TATCCGTTCCTGAAGTCGAATGCGAATAGCACAAAAAGTACAGCAACCTTTTTTCAAAAATGATAACATGAGGTTGGGAAAAATCTGGAGTGATCGTGAAATCAAATACGAATCAAGGAAATTTTGGAGTACCCTTCAGACTTTTTCTGAGATCTCGAAAGTACACCAAAGTAAAGACGCATCGTAGAAATTACGTTCAATACTATAATACAAATACAAAGTACTGAAAATTTATACAGTACTGTTATTATGCACAGTGCAATATAAATTTTAAAATCAGATGAAAAAAGTACTTGACGAGGGATGATGGAATTGATACTATAGCTACAAGTTAAGGAGACAGGCAACGGTCAAGCCTCTCAGCCACGTAGCCTGGAACCTTAACAGTACTGCAATGATGGTTGCCCCCTGATTTGCAGTCCTCTTACCAGAGGTGTTCTCTTCATTGCTTAGGAAACATTAAGTACTAAGCGTGTTAAAAATTTGAAGTACTTTATAGTACTATGCAGTGTACATTCTACTAAGTCATCCTGCCAATAACTTTTGAATGTATAGTGCTAGTACTATATCTTTTTAAGTGAGAATATTAGTACTGTATAAGTACTGATGAATTACCAAAGTACAGATACAATGAGGGTATATGTTGTCTGAATTTTGGGTGTACTATCCCTATCTGCTATCTTCAGATGGATAGACTTCTGGCGGTGTAGATGGCTGGATGTTTAAACGTCTAGACTGCTATCCTTCTGGATGGCTAAAAGGCTAGATGGCTATCCGTATAGATGGATAGACGTTTAGACGGCTAAATGATTTTTTCTGTCAAAATTCCATTAGCTCCCCTTCCGCGACTGGATAGAACCAGGCAGAATCGAAAGTCGTCTTTTCGTGTTGACAGGGATATAATACCACACTGAAAAACAATTGCAAGGGATTTTTTGCAGAAAAATAAATTTGACAAGTGAACCAGGATTATAGTACTATATAAGCAAGCCAGAGAAATGGCCTAGCCCACAGGGTGCGGAGATCCGTCTATTGCTTTTTATTTGAATTTTGGACACAATTCCGCACCCTGTGGGTCAAGGAGTTTCGCCTCCATGTAAAGTATTATGCCAGTACTGCGAACATAATGCAAGGACTTTTTACGATTTTCTTTAAAAAAGTTTCCCCTTCTATATACGTATAAAGGAAGCGTTTAGAGCGTGTCAGATCCTGGGGCTTACAGTTTTGTACTTTATACTTTATAAAGCCGTGTAAAGCGTCCTATGCGTTCCTTGTACGTGTATACGTATATAGAGAAGGAAAAGCCTGTTAGAAAGAATCTTATAAAAACTTATATAAAGTACTTGCAAAGGTTTTTTGGTGTGATAGTATTAATCCCGTCGAACAGGACAACGCTCTTTAAAAACTTGCTGGTGAATACTTAAACATGCCTCCAGGTACTTTGAAAAAAGAATCTGAGAGAATGAAAAAGTACTTGACAGCAAGAATAGAAAGTGTAGAATGTTCAATATCGAAAGGCGGTAAGGTTCGCCGGATGGTAGGAAGCGGTAGCAGGGCGATAAAGTACTGCTACAGTGATAAGCCGGAAGTGCTATCACAGCGTTATAAAGGTTAACATAACTGTTAACGTCCTATCTACTGCCTTTTGATTCTTTCAGTACGGTAAAAGGTACGAAAGAATAAAGATTCAGAAAGTTATCAAAAAGTACTTGACGGACTGAATCGCACGATGTAAGATGTTAAGTAAGCCGAGTGGCTAACCCAAAATTCAAAATTTAACTTTTAAGAAGGTATATATCATGACTACTACTAACAACGCTAAAGCTACCAAAGTTACCCTGAACTCTATCGTTTTCGCTCCGGCTCCGGTACTGCGTGAACTGAAAGAAGGTGAAAACTACACCAAAACCGAACTGAAAGCCCACGAAAAAGAAATGGGCGAATATCTCCGCACCACGTCGCACGATTTGGCGATGTACCTGGTAAACAAAACCGACAATACTGATACCATTGTCAAACTGTTTGCCGCTACCGCCGAAGCGATCCCTACAGTACTGGCCGAAGTACTGAAACAGCGTGAAGAAGAAGAAGCCGCTAAACAGGCTGAACGCGAAAAAGCGGAAGAAGAAAAACGTCGCCTCGCTGAACAGGAAGAAAAAGAACTGCAAGCGAAGAAAGATGAAATGCTTAAACACATGACCGATGTTCTGGGGCTGGATCTGGATGTTGCGAAAGCTGCGGTTGAAACGGTGGCGAAAAAGCTGAACGTTGGCAACCATACTAAAAACTCTTATGAGCGTGTAACCTGCACCATTGAAGGCAATCAGTACGATGTTCCGGTGCGTGGTAATATGTCTCAGGCACTGAAAGATCTGGCGGCGAAATATGGTTTCGCTGATGACCGCGATGGATTCATCGAAAAATTCCGCGATGAACCTGCAACTGCTGATGCTGACAAAGATACCGCCGAAGCGTAATATCAAAAGTAATGCGGCAAGGGGGCTAGAAAGCCCCCTGAGCCTTTCTAACAGTACTGTAATACCTTTCCTCAAAGTACTATTAGAAACGCTTAGAATCAATCCTACAGCGTTTTAAGATGTATACTTATTAAGTGAGAATAAACGCTATGGAACTAAAACCACTTTCTGAACTCCGCGATAAAAAAACCATTGTCGCCAGGACAATGATCCACACTTCCCCACGTCAAAAGGTTTTATCTGGCTATCTGGTTTTTGTGCTGGATGGTAAACTAATACAACGTCGGATCTATGATATGGCCTATAATAGTACTTTTATGAGTGCTATGTATATAGTTTACAAAGGCGTTAACTATGCCGTAGATCTTGCATGTAAGACGATTAGCGGGGCTTTCAGCGTCGAAACGTTGAAAGTATAAGCCTACAATCAAAAGCCCTTAGAAACGTTTCTAGGGGCTTTATATTTGATTTTAAAAAGTACTAAGAAAGTACTTGCAATTTATTTTTGAATCTGTAGAATACTCGTTATTGAAACACGTAACGAGATTTAAGAAATGCAAGTAACACTGAACGGATTTACTTTTACAAAGAATGTTGATGGTACTGATAACATTCAGTCAGTACTTAAAAACAAAGATAATAAAGCATTAGGCGGGATTGTCAAAGATGCTAAGAAGATGGCAAACTTACAACGCCTGAAACGTTCGCCTGATGTTCTGGTATTCCTGGCTAAAGTACAGGAAGAAACTGAAAAAGTTTACTTTGAACAAAAGAAACCAAAACCTTACAATAAGTACAAAAGGAAATTTAATCCTTGCATTCATTCTATAAATGTGTAGAATGTCTTATATCGAAACGCGACGGAGTAAACAAGATGGAAAGTAAAGCGAAGTTAGAACAATACAGATTAGTACTTGATGTACTGATTCAAATGAAAGATTGTATTGACAAAGATGATACTTATACTACAGTACTGAATAAGTCATTCAATCTTTCTCGCTCCCTGGGTATCTGCTGGCATGTATATGTTCACACTCCACCAGCGGAGATCACTGGTATCGGATCGGACTATCTTGAACCTGCATTCATTGCGTTAGGGCTTGATCGTGAATATCCGGTTGAATGCCAGGTTGATACTGATTCGCCGCGAATCCTGCACTTTACACAACGTAACCTTTACGATCCTGATAACGAGTGCGGAAAGTTGCGGATCAAGTTGGTTAATGATTTGATTCAGTACTTTGAACAAAAGTTATCGCAGTAAAAATCTTTACAAAAAAGAGGTTGACTTCGGTTGGCCTCTTATAGTACTATATTAATAAGCCAGAACAAAGGCGTGACCCACAGGGTGCGGAGATCCGTTCAGTGAAAAGATAATGAATTTTAGATATAACTCCGCACCCTGTGGGTTAAGGAATTTCGCTTCCATGAATAATAATATACCACTGCTGGAAAGTACTGTCAAGGAAAAAAACAGGGGAACTTTCATGTTCCCCCTAAATGCGACAAAGGCATATATCGGACTTTGTGCGAGCTTCGTTGATCGCATGAGTACTATATCACAACGGCCAGGCGAGTGCAACTATTTGATCTGTGATAAAAATATACTTTCAAACGTGAAAAGTACTTGCAAAGAATGATTAAAGGAGTATACTTAACTTATCGAAACGAACAAGAGGATTTAAAAATGGCTAGTTACAGTGCGTCAATGATTGTTAAGGATTTAGCAGGAAAGCCGTGTTTAGCTTGCGGTTCCTTTGGTAACATTGCGATAGATGGTAGATTATCTATTTCCAGGGCGATAGAGATAGCGGAGGAAAGTTTTAAGAAAGAATCCAAATTTCAAAACAGCGAATACTTGGGATTTGTAATTGAGAAAACTTCTCGATTCGTTGAATATCGTAATCCGAGTATTATCGGTAATAAAGAAGTAAAAACTTTTAAAGAACTTGAACGATAATACTTGCAAAGTGGGTAATGGTTTAGTACTATTACCCTATCGAAACGAACTGAGGATTTAAAGATGGGAACTCCAGCATGTATCGCAGTAATGAACGACAATAAAGAAGTTACTTGGACTTATGTTAACTATGACGGTTATTTAAACGGCGTAGGTAGAATGTTGATCGAGCATTACAACGATCTGTCAATAGCTAAAAAATTAATTTCAATGGGTGATATTTCAACATTGAAGCGAACGATGGATTGCCCCGTTGGTCACTCATTCGCTACACCTGCACCAAATTGCACAGTATTCTATGAGCGGGATCGTGGTGAAGATAATGTAAAACCACGTCACGGCGATTATGCTATGTTCCTGCGTTGTAATAAAGGTACAATTAGTTATATCTACACGGATGGACAATGGCACATAGTACGGGAAACAAGTAAACGCGGTGCAATTTTAGACCGTCATAAATTGTTAGTACTTGGCGAAGTGTTATCCGGTTTATATGATTTTTCGCGTTAATTAAATTGTATATAGTACTTGCAAAATTCTGCGAGTACTATATAATTACTTATATCTTAAACGGGAGAACAAAGAAATGAAAGCTATCGAATTTGAACAGAAAGTAAGAGAATCCTTTTTGAAGTACTTCCCGAACGGGCATATTCGTTTATCTAAACTTGCTTTAGGTGGCGGCTTACATATTGCTTGCGGCCTGATTGCAAACGTTAAAGAGATCACCGCAACGATCAGACAAAACGACCCGTTAAACGTTTCTATCTTTATTCATGATAACTATGTATTCAATGATTCAGAAACGGATCTTGATAATGTAGTACTTGAATTTGATAATTCTCATGTATCGGTTATTCCTGATAATCCGCACATGTACAGCCAATCGCACAAGATCGCAGCACGTAAAATTAACGCTGCACCAGAAAAAGCACTGGTAAACCTGGATAAGTATTTTAAACGTGTTAAAGATGTTGTCACAGAGCAAGCGGCATTAAACCGGATTATCAAACAAGATACAATCGATCCTAAGTATCTGTAAAATTATTATCAAAAGTACTTGCAAAATGAATGCGAGTACTTTATAATAAAGTTACATTATTAATCAAGAGGAAGTAACAAATGGTCACTATCGAAAAAGTAAAAGAAATGCTGGAAGAACTCCGCGATCAGGGTTTTGTTGTTGCTGATACTGATGACGAATTAGAAGCAGCGGCAGAAATAGCATTGACCGTTTTAAATAGCTAATTAAAAATAGTACTTGCATTAATTTGTGAGTACTATATAATTACTTATATCGAAACAGCGGAGTAACTTGCAATGATTGAATTTCGCAGAACTATGGAAATGTCTATCACTATCACTGACCCACGTTATACTGAGAAAGAGATCGCGGAAGGGTTATCTGACGGCTCAATGAATATGGGCGAAGAAGATGGCGAAGATGCAGGAAAGATTTTTAATAGTGCATGGGATGAAATCGCTACTATTGATGATCTTCATGTATCGGATGTTATGACGCCGGATGTTCAATTTTCAGTGATTTAATTATCAAAAGTACTTTGACAATTTTGTTAGAGTACTTTATAATTAACTTACATTAAGCGAGAGGATTTTAAAAATGTTACAAGTCAGAGGTTATGCGGAAGGTGGTTTCTGTTTCATGTTGGATGATAAAGCGGTATCAGTACATGAAGCATTATTAGCGAATGGGGGTAAGTTTCATAAGAGAACCATTAACGCTCTTAATCGTAATAACCTGGCGAACGAACAAGATCTGGCAGAGTTTGAAAAGCTGGTAAAGGTTTTACATACTGGCTTAGATGCCTTTAATGCTCGTAAAGTACTGCGTGATCATTTCAATATTGATGTATTGAAGATTGAGAACTATTATATTTTAACTAGTTCTGAAATTTATGATCTCATGAAAGTATATGAGATCTGTAAGTACAAAGTAAGTGTAAAAAGTCCTGCACACTCAACGATGTACTATTTCTTTGAGTACTTAAACCGGAAAGATGTTCGCCGCCTGGAAAGAACATAATTCAAGAAAGGGGTTGACTTCGGTTAGCCCCTTCTGTATACTGTATTCATTGGCAGATAAAGCCGCAAGCCCATAGGGTGCGGAGGTATGTCTGTAAGAATATAAATTTGAATAAAGTACTTGCAATCTATTTTAAAAGGCGTATACTTATCTATATCGAAACAACACAGAGGAAAACGAAATGGAACAGACTACCCTGGTAAATGAAGATGCAATCATTGATTGTCTCCTGAATGTAATCCTTAACGCTGGCTATTGTGTAAGCGTGAATGATGGGGAATGTACTGTTATTAATCGCAGTACTGACAAAGAAGAGATTATGTCTGAGCTTCGCGGTACAGACAGCGATTGGATCAGAATTTATAAACCTGGTGAAGCCTACCATGTTGGATCTGTTGAACTGATTTACAACAATGGATCGGACGGATTAGATCTTATCAGTAATACAGCGGCAAGTGATTTAGAAGCCCTGGATGAATTACTTATTCCAGTATATGAATTGATTGATACGCTGTAAACATTATCAAAAGTACTTGCAATTAGAAAGCGAGTACTTTATAATGATTATATTAAATCAGGAGGATATATGGACGAACTTTTAAAACTCTGGCAACAATTCAGTACTGTATCAGTTAACGATGATGATGAAATTGAAGAATCATTTTTGCACTTTGAAAAGGGAACAGACAGATTAGAAGTGTGGAAATGGTTTGAGAATCAGAATCCTGATTTTAAAGTATCTGATTTAGTTTAATGTAAACATTATCAAAAGTACTTTACTTATTTTGTAGAGTACTTTATAATGATTATAGTTAATTAAGAGAGAGGGTTTAAGAAATGAAATTATATGCTTATGCGTCTAATAGTGGTGAAGCTATTGCAGTTGGTAGATCTGAGCGTGGTGCTAAATCTACTGCTACTAAAAACAAAAGTACTGAAATAGGTTATATCAGTACTATTAACAATATGTACATTCCTACTCATAAAAAAATTAATAATAAGTGGGTATCAATTTAATGTATATAAGTACTTGCAAGTTATTTGTGAGTACTATATAATGATTGTACTTTAAGTGAGAGGAAAGAAAACATGAATCCAGTATATGAAATCCAGGCAGATATTTTCAACACGTTCTCTGAGATCGTTACACGTGGTCATGATGAGGAATCATACAAAAGAGAACAGGCCAGAATCCAGAATGATATTAACCGCCTTAAATTAGTGCGGGATCGTTATGCCTGTAATACTCTTATGACTAGCATGTTTTGCAATGTCATGTTGCGTAAAATGTGCCTGGCTTATCGTTATGAGGGTATTCTTTATTGTACGGCTAATAATGTCCCTGGCCGTCCAAATACTGACTACTTACATACATTAAACTTAACATCGGATCAATGGGATAGTTTAAAACAATTCCATGTATGGATCAGTACTGGCGATGTATACGCTCCAGTGCCTTAATTAACTATAGGGGAACATTGTTCCCCTTTTTAAGTGAGATCCGCCTATGAATATTTTTTATCAAACTAACAGGTTATGCGTTGCATTTGATTGTGATTCTGATAAAATACAATGCGTAATCTACCGGAAAGGAACGGCGGTATATGATAACTGGAAAGTACTACAATCATATACAATGCGGCGTAAAGGTTTTAAACGCCTGGATAATCGAACACAGAAAGCGGCCTTGCGACAAATGATCAAAGCAATGCGGAACCGTCAAACAATGGCTTTAAACATTGCACTTAACAGTAAGGAATGATACAATGATTCATGATGTGGTTATTACTCTGACAGTACAATCTGATAATGAAGTACTGACTAACGACGAAATTATAAAGGCGATGGAAGAAAAACTATCCCTGATGAAAGCCGAACCGCAAATGGTTAAAGAGCTTGCGGAATCCGCAGAAGTGTTTGATTAATTAAAAAAGGGGTTGACATATGTTAGCCCCTTCTGTATACTGTATTCATTGAAATAAATTAGCCCACAGGGTGCGGAGATGTATCTATTAAAAAAGTACTGTATACTTAACCAGTACCTATCAAATATAAATTCAAACGAAAAAAGTACTTGCAATGGATGATAAAAGGAGTATAATTGTTTACATGGAAGGGCAAGAGGTGAAAGGTAATGAGTCGCAGTACTGAAATAGTTCTGTTTATCTTTGTACTAGTAGCACTATCTATTAATTTTAATTGAGAGGATTCAAAATGTCTTTATATGATGTAACTGTAAACAGTACTGGTATTGGTCGTTCTGGTACTACTAAGATGCTGGCTGTTGCTTTCTTTCCTCATATGAATGAAGCAAGACAAGGTATCAATGAGTGGGTATCAGAGAACTTTGTTGCTCCGGTAACTGTGAGTGTTGAATTAAAATCTCACTCAAATATTATCTATCCATCAGAAGTCCAGGGATATGAGCGTATTGTAATTATTGAATAATTCATTAAAAGTACTTTGACAAAATGGTTAGAGTACTTTATAATGTAGTTATTGAGTGGGGAGGAAACAAAATGCAATTTGTTTTCGGTGCAATTAGTGGTGTACTGATTTATCTGAATTGGGATGTTATCAGTCCCTGGATTGAATCAGTACTGAAATTTACATTAACCTTTTTTAATTGAGAGAAACAAAAATGGCACAGAAAGATCGTCGTTATGCTATCGCTGCTGAGTTCACTGGTCACGCTTCTGGTAAGAAACGTTTTGTACTGCGTTTTGAAGGTACTCGCGTATCCGATCATGGTTCCCGTTATGAAGCGGAACAGGAGATCGCGAAGTACAAGAAAGCGGGTACTATCCCTAACGTGAATGGTTCACGTTTGCTGGTGGAGGCGTAATGCGGGAGTTTGCATTGTATGACAAGGTACACATGGAAAGGGAATATCCGTTAAGTACTAAGAAAGTACTTGATACTGTACCCGATATTTCTGATCATGAAGTTGAACGTATTATCAACATGAATGTATCAGAAAGTATTGAGATTGATAATACTATTATCATTCGTACACTGTAAAAAAACATTATCAAAAGTACTTGCTAATAGAATGCGAGTACTTTATAATGTACTTATATTAAGCGAGAGAATAAAGAAATGAAAAGACTTCAAATTGACGTATCGGAACAAGCATTCAATCAATTGAAAGAATTGAAGGGTAAATGTGAAAGTGCTAGTTACGCAGATGTTACCCAAAAAGCATATAAAGTACTCGACTTCTTTATGAATGCAAAAGCTGATGGCAAATCTATAATTGTCGTAGATAAAGATGGTAAAGAAACGATAGTAGAAATGCTTTAACTATATTATCAAAAGTACTTGCTAATAGAATGCGAGTACTTTATAATGTAGTTATTGAATCAAACAGAGATAAAGAAATGAAAACTCCACATCATAAAGCGTATGAATATCATTATTACTTTGTTGGTAAAGATGGTATTCCTTATGTAGCAAAAAACTATCTCGCTGTAGTTCCTGGCGTTAATGTTGAAATGCTGATTAAACGCTGGAACCTTGCTGCTGGTCATGGTCGGAAGTATGTTCTTAAAGGTGAGGTGGATCTTAAAACAGCTTTATATACTCGCGGCAGTACTGGAACTATGATTGCGAATGATTGGAAGTTACTCGATCATATGCAATTCCACGGTATTGAATTTGAAGTAAAACAAATCGCAGCATAATTACAAAGTACTGGTGAAATATCCAGTACTGTTTTTATGTACAGTACTATATCCATTGAATACATCTCCGCACCCTGTGGGCTGTAGCATTGTTCTTGCTATGTGATAATAATATACTAGTACTTATATAATGTCAAGGAAATAATTATACTTTCAAACGTGAATTTGTCCTTGCATTTATTAATTAGTACTGTATAATACTTGTATTGAATCGGGAGAACGAACAATGAACAAAGATTTAGTACTGTATTCGATTGCAATGATACTGTCAAGCATAGTAGTATACGTTGGTATCGATGAAGCAAGATCCGGTATCTTCTGGCAAGCTACGGTCATTGCAGAAAACATCAACGATACATGGTTTAACTTTATAACTCATGGTATCAATTCGTTGTTCTTTATGGTGGTATGGATCGGCGTTGGTTCAATGATTGCATTTGTTTTTCATTTAGTGTTTGACAACGAGCAAGAGTCCTGATATAGTACACGAATTGAAACGGAGAGATACTATGAGAGTTCAACCGATTGCACCAATTTTTAAGTTAGCCAGCAGTACTGTTAAAGATGAATATCCGAAACATATTGTTGACAATCCTTGTAGTACTGTAGTATCTTTGGGTCAGAAAACTTTTGCACAGTTATATGACAAACAATGTAAAATCAAATGAGGTTTTAAATGGGTAAGTATATTTCGTGGGGTATCTTTGGGGTTATCGCCCTTGCAGTAATGGCAGCGGTATTTGGTGCATCATTCACAGTAAAAGAAACTGAGCGTACTGTACTGTTGCGTAATGGTAAGTTCGTGGAAGTAGCACAGCCGGGTTTTCACCTTAAAATGCCTTTCATTACTGACACAAAAGCAATTCAGGTAACAGGCGAATCCCGCCGTTGGGAAAAGCTACAAGCATATTCACGCGATCAACAACCTGCGGATATGGCTGTATCTGTATCTTTCAACGTACAGCCTGGACAAGTCGAACAGTTATATAAAAAGTATAACAGCATTGACGCGATGATTTCACGTGTAATTGATCGCCAGGTGCCGCAAGCACTGGAAAACGTTTTCGGCAAGTACACAGCAATTTCAGCAGTACAAGATCGTACTAAGCTGGTGGCTGATGTTAATAAAGCCGTTAAAGAAGCAATGGCTGATGAACCGGTAACAGTATCGAGCGTACAGATCGAAGGTCTATCCTTCTCTGATGCATACGATAAAGCAGTTGAAGATCGTATGACTGCACAGGTTGCGGTTGAACAATCCCAGCAAGATCTGGAAAAAGCTAAGATCACTTCACAGATTGCACTGACTAACGCTAAAGCCGAAGCTGATGCAAACTTTGCGAAGTTAGACGCCGAAGCGAAAGGTATCAAAGCAAAAGGTGACGCCGAAGCATCTGCGATTAAAGCGAAAGGTGAAGCCCTTAAACAAGCTGGTGATACTTTAGTAGCATATATTTACGCTACTACGTGGAAAGGTAATTCACCTACTACCGTAGTGCCTAATACCTCCATCACTGGCTTGAGTCTGCCAGGGCAGCAAAAGCCGCAATAAGTACTGAATACTACAAAAGCCTAGCAATGTCTAGGCTTTTTTATATTTCGAAAAATATACTTTCAAACGTGAAAAGTACTTGCACAAAATGATCTGATGTAGTATTATCTTTATATCGACAACGAACAAGGAGAAACAAATGGAACAACATTATGTACATATCCCTAGCCCTCTGTTGTTTTCGAGAGAAGCTAGATTGTCTCGCATTAAGTACTTGAGCAAGGCAAAGGCAAGTACTGAGAAAGAAGATCGTGAATGGAACTTGATTATGGCGAAGATGATGAAGCGTCATGAAAAGCAATGGATGGAAGTTTACAAAGAAGACTTTCTGAAGTAAACATTATCAAAAGTACTTTGACAAAATGGTTAGAGTACTTTATAATGATTACATCAACCACTAAGAAGGAATGTACAAATGACTACTGAAGAATGGCGTAAACTTTCTCTGCAAACATCAATAACTGAGAAAGAAAAACAGCAGAAGACTATGTTTAATAGACGTTTGAAGTATCCCCCAAGAAGTGAATTACGTCGCTTGTGCGTTCAATATTCATGGTGGTTTCGTCACGAATTAAATGATTTTCGTGTACGTTTGGCAAAAATTCAGTAAACATTATCAAAAGTACTTTACTTAATTGATAGAGTACTTTATAATGATTACATCAAATAATGAGGAAATTGAAATGAGAAATTTATTATTAGTACTGGCGGCATTTGGTACAGGTTTAATGTGTGGGAAGTTTATCTACAAAGAGAATATCTCGTTTGACTTGTTTAGTGAAACAAAGTATACTTGTTCATACAAAGCTTACAGTGAAGAATTACTTCCAATATCAGACAGTAATACTTATACTGAAAAAGAGTTGAAGAAGTATCAAGAAGGTGATAGTATTATGGGAATGAAGATTGTTAGATTGTTTCCATTCCCTGATGCGTACAGTATGTTTGTACAATCAAATACGAATCCTGAACACAGTATTTTAATTAAGTGCGAGAAGAAAAAATGAAAACTTACGAACAACTGAAAGGTGTAGCTGGTAAGATTGTTGACAACATTCAAAAGAACAGAATCAATGAAGCAGTATTCACTACTGTAACAGGCCGCAAAACTAAAGCTATAGAGTTGGGTACTTTGGTCGGTATGGTATCTGCGGCATGTTGTGAACGCAAGATTGATACTGCGATCTTGGAATTGTACTTGCGTAATGTTCATGGGTTTGAATATCGCGGTGTCCGTAACATGAGCAATGCAATGTTGGACGCATACGCAATTAAAGTACTTTCACATTGTGGTGATAAAGTTTTACGGTCTGGACACTTCAAAAAGATTGAAGAACTCGCCGCACAAAATACACCAGTAGATGAAGCAGCAAAAATCATCTTAGCAATGTAATTATTATCAAAAGTACTTTGACAAATAAGTTAGAGTACTTTATAATGATTATATTCAACGAGGGGAATATAATGAGCAAACAATTTACTCATGCACCAAAAGCTGGTGGTGGTTATGAAATCATGTTCGGTAATAATGTGATCGATAGTGCTGATACTTTAAAAGAAGCACGTAATAAAATTGCAAAGTTCAAACGTGAAATGAAATTTTCTAATCTGGTGAATAAGTACTTTAATTATTCAGACAACTTAAAGAAAAAATAGCTTGCATCACTCGTAATTATGAAGTATAATCTTTACATCAACCACTAAGAAGGAACAACAAAATGTTTACTACTCATTACTTTGAAACAAGAACCCTGGCTCGTAACAACGTTGCTGTACTGAACGGTAAATTCAAAGACTTCGGTACTGATGCACCGAAAGGCCAGCGTTGGGCTGTATTGGTTGAAGCACAAGAAGCACAACCAGTGCCGGAAGTCAAAGAAGAAATTAAAATCGAACAAGCAACAACTGATAATTCTTCTGTCAGTACTTCCATCAAAGATCTGCATGTTGCCGCCATTGCAAATGCTATGCCAAACGTATCCTTTACGCCAGGTATGAAACGCCGCGACGATCTGAAAACGCCTAATGGTAAGCCTGTACGCCTCATGGTACGTCGTTCGATGGTGGCTGTACGGTTGGCTCAACATATGGCTAACTACGCTTAAAATTCGATTGGGGGCTTATATGCCCCCATAATTAAGTAAGGATAATACCATATGCCAATTACTCCAGTTGTTTTGTTAATTGTGGTGTGTATAATAATTTTTATATTGTTGAGGCCGCGATGAAAAAGATGGTAATTGATAATACACAATTACGCATACACTTTAAAGCAAGTACTAAAGTACTGGACAAAGCATTAAGGGTTGTGCGAGAATATACAAAAGGTGAAGTTAGACCGAGGCGATTAGGTTGTGGATTGTTTGAAGTACTGGACGTTTCGCATAATGAGCGAATCGTAATTCAAAACAGTAAACTTAACTTAATGACTCATGAACAATATAATAAGTTCGTTGAACGCCGTTGACATAATCCCCTAAATATGATTATAATAAATTTATAGTCATTAGGGGATTTTTTATTATGCCAGGAACATTCCGCAGTAAAAATAGTGCTACCCTAGCAGGTCACTCTGATAAATGGAGTAACTCTAATCGTAGTGCGTCAAGTCATGATGCTGGTCAAGGTAGTAGAGGAAGCCGAAACCAGGGAACAGGTATTCAAGGGAAACTAAACACTATGCCATCACAAGGCGTAGACACTTCCAAAATGAAACCAGAAGAAAAGTTAAAGTACTTTAAATCGTTGGGGTTAATGCCTGGTGCAGAACCTACACCAGAACCAGAAGTACAACCTGAACCAAAACCAGAACGTAACAAAGTACAAGCATTAACGCAAGACCTACAGAAAGTATTTGCTAACACTCCAAACTATCTGCATAGTATTGTACAGCAGCTTAAAGAAGTGCCACCAGCACAATTTAAAAAAGCTGTATTCGCGGCGTATCGTGCAATGCAAGAAGCTACAGCACAAGCAAACGTAGATCCTAAAGCAGTACTTAAACATATAGAAGATGCAATTAACCAAAGTATCTACGATTAATATTTGACAGTACTCAATTCATCTGATAGTATTAAGTTATTCCAAACAACAAGGTACTATCAAATGAAAAGAATTTTATTAGTCGGACTTCTGTTTGCAAGTACTGTTAACGCTCAAATGTTAACTTGCTCTAACAGTACTCTTTCTTTTCGTAATAACGATGGAAGTTATAGCGAAAAGGTAGCAACAAAACTTTCAAACATCAACGTAGAAGTACTGGAACAAGCTATAACGTTCTATGCTGGTGGAATTGATAAACTGGAATTTTGGAAAGATTACAATGAGTATCGTAATGATACTGGTAAGGTAGTTCGCTCAGGTGATACTTTTTCATTGTATACCACTATTCCAACTGATACAAATAAAATGCAGCCTGTTAAAGTTGATTATGTCTGCAAATAAATTCAAATAAAAGGTTGACTTCGGTCGGCCTTTTTTGTTATACTTACTTTATTGGCAGATAAGCCGTTAGCCCATTGGGTGCGGAGTTATGTCATTTTTAAGTACTTTCTATTTTGAAAATATTATACAAAAACTTATAAAAAGTCCTTGCAGATAATTCTGATTCTGCTATTATAACCACATCAAGACGGGGCAACGTCTTAGAAAACAAAATTCAAATATTAAGTGAGAGGCAGTACAAAATGACTAAATCAATCAAAGTTAAAGCTACTAAATCAGTTCAGGCAAACAACGTAGAAAACATTAAAAGACTGCCTATTGGTACTGTAGTAGTTCATAACTATGGTGAGTTTACCCACGGTGTAATTGTAGGTCATGCAGAACATGCTTACCAGGTTTATTTTAGTGCTGATATGTCACCGATGCTTCCAAAGTATCAGGCTAATACCGATGAAGCAATTAAAGCACGTATGCGTACTATTACCCTGGGCAAAGGATTCTTTGTAAGTCGCTTCAAAACAATTGAAGCAGTTCGTGAAGCACAACGCAAATATAAAAATCGTGGTCTGGATCTCGAATCAGCAGCGTAATTGAATTTAAAAAGGAGTTGACAACAGTTGGCTCCTTTGCTATACTACCCATAAGAACTTAATTGAAGTACTTTTTAAAGGCATATCATCATGAGAAACATTTTAGAAGAACTCCTTAAAGAACCAACCGAAGAAGAAATGCAAGCCAGTGCAGTACTGCGTGATCTCTGTATTCAAAATGAGCTTGAGTTTCCTGAACAATTGTTCATGTTGCAGTATTTTGCAGGTATTGAACCAGGTCTGATCGTTTCAAAGGTGAACGCATTAAACACGCCTTTGATTGAAAATGCAATACACGTAATGCACTAATTAATTCTACAAAGTACTTGACTCCGGTTGAGTACTTTAGTATTATATATTCATTGGCAGATAAGCCGTTACCTACAAGGTGCATAATTGTATCTGTATAAAAGAAAATATAAATTCAAATAAAAAACTTGCATTTATCCGTCAGTACTGTATAATGATTTACATGGATTAGGGAATGGCCTTAATCATTTTAAGTGAGAATACTATCATGAAATTTGAAGAACTGAACGAGCAACAAAAAGCTAGAGCACTTGACAAACATCGTTATATTAACGTTGATTATGACGAATGGCATGATTTTGTCAAAGACGATCATCATTCGAAACTGGAAGCCGTTGGTTTTGAAGGCGTAGAGTCGCGTTACAGTGGTTTTTGTTCCCAGGGCGACGGGGCAAGTTTTCTTGCAAGTAACGTTGACATTGAGAAGTTTCTGCGTTCACAAAAACGTTGGACGCATTATCGTGCCTTGCATGAGTTTATTCGTATCAATGAGATCACGGCGAAAGTAGTTGCGTTACCTTCTCATTACGTACACTACAATACAACTCAAGCGGAGTTATCAGGCGATTGGTATATTGATTTTACTCCTAAGCAGGAAGCACTATATAAAGAACTCGAAGAAGAGATCGACGCATATATCACACAAGCGGGTAAAGATTATTACGCTGATCTTGAAACTGCGTACTACGATCTTACCAGTGACGAACAAGTAGAACAAACAATCATCGCGAATGATTTAGATTTTGAAGAAACAGATCATTCAGTAACTTATCTTTGACAAGTACTAAAACTTTATGATATAGTACTCGCATAGAAAAAAACACGAGCAAACAACTATGCGAGTACTTAAATCACATAACGATATAATTTTCGCTACTTATGGCGATTGTTATATGGTTAAAAAAGGGAGGATGAAAATAGTTTGTAATAATCCCGTAATTGCTTTATACTATTACTGTAAACTTTTAAGTGAGAATATAAAATGAGAAAACCTAACGTAGAAATTCTTTGTGATTCGCATCATGGTGTACATATCCCGTCCATCATGATTCAACGTCTGGTAGATGCAGGTTGGCGAAACATTCCCGCCGATGCCGTAGAAGTACTTTCTTCCGTAGACAATGAAGGTTATTGGGATTGTTGGGAAGAAGTACTTAACAATGCAGAATGGCATGATGCAAGTACTGGTCAAGTATTCAAGTTGCACCAGGACGGCGATCTGTTTGCTTATTGCAAGGATAGTATGACTCCGCAAGAGTATCATCATATGTTTGGTGAATATCCAGACTGGTACAATCAGGAAGAAGAAGCATAATTAAATTTAAAAAGTACTTGACTCCGGTCAGGTACTTTGCTATTATGTATACATAGCAAGAACAATGCTTTAGCCCATAGGGTGCAGGAGTGTAGTTATAGTATAAGGATGTAGTACTGAAAGAAATATAAAGTTAAATGAAAAATTCCCTTGCTTTCTTTCTTTCGTGTGGTATACTTTAGTTATTGAAACAGAGCGGAGTTTGAAAAATGTCTAAATCAGGAATCGAATTTAAAGTGCGGAAATGGTCTGAGCATGGTGCAAGACGCCCATTCGATGTAGTAGCACTGGATCACGACAACAACAAACAGCACTACCAGCCAGGCTGCACTTTCAGTACTGAGGATGGGGCAGAGCGTCACGCTCAAGTACTGGCACAGCGTATTAAAGACAATGCAAACACTATTAAGTTTATTCGTGATTGCTGGCCTGTAGACGGCGGGATCGAATAAAAATTCAAATGAAAAAGTACTGGACAATCTAAGTTTAGTACTTTATAATTTAAATACAAAACGAATTGAGGAACTGATTATGTTGAAAATGTATAAAGGTATCAATGGCTTGGCACTGAAAGCTAACCGTCCACTGAACAGAACTGAACTGTTAGAAGTTGTACCTTCAATTTTCGCTATCGAAGGGCATTCTTCACGTAGTTCACGTTTTGCACCAGTTGCTACTATCGACGTGGTAGACCGCCTGGCACAAGAAAACTACTTCCCGATGTACGCGATTCAATCGCAGACTCGCGATGTATCTAAACGTGATTATACTAAACATATGATCCGTTTTCGTAAGCCTGGCGATCGTGAAGGTGAAGCAAATGAAATCATCCTGGTTAACGCCAACGATGGTACAAGTGCGTATCAGTTAATGGCAGGTCAATTCCGTTTTGTTTGTTCGAACGGTTTAGTTATGGGTGAAATGTCTCATAACACTAAGATCTACCATAAAGGTACTGACATTATGGATGATGTTATTGAAGGCGTTTATACAGTAGTTAAAGACTTTGACGAAATCGAACGTTATAAAAAGGAAATGAAACAGATCCAGTTAAGTACTGCACAACGTGATTCATTCGCAATGACGGCGTACATCATGAAAGAAGGTTTACCAGAAAACGGTGATTGGGCGAATGCTGTATATCAACCACGTTTGTTACTTTCTGGTAAAGATCTTAACACGGATGATCGTTATGATAACAGTCTGTATAGTACTTTTAACACTGTACAGCAACACATGATGGCTGGTGGTCAGCGTGGATATAACCCGCAAACTGGTCGCCGTCGCTCAAGCCGTGAAGTAACTAACATCGATAAAAACATCGAACTGAATAGTAACTTATGGAAAGCTGCAATGAACATGGTTGACCAGTACGATTTACTGAAAAACGCAGATCCAGAAGAGATTCTGCAATTTTAAAAGCTAAAAGGGGTTGACAATTGGTTAGCCCCTAAGCTATACTCATATCTGACAAGTAAACGGAGTAACGGAACCATGAGCATGAATTTTTTCATCATGACCAATACAACGAAAGACGGTCACACAGAGTACGGCAATACTGAGTATGTAATTGTAGGGCAGGATCGTTTAGGTCGCCGTTACCGTCTGGATTCATCAGCATTGACGAACGCAGATAAAACTGATCGTGAATGCCGTGATATACAGAACCGTCGCATTATGCGTATGCTTCAAAGTATCGCGTATGGTCAGAAGGTCGATCTTAATAACTGGACTGAGATCGAACCAGCATACGAATCTGAGGCTTTCTATAAGTTAGATACTAAGAAGCGTATCACGCTGGAACAAAAACACGTTGAGATGTACGGTGTTTAACTTATAGTACTGCAAGATCCATGCCAGGGCAACCAAATAACGGTTGCCCTTTTTTGTATTCAGCGTATAATAAATTTCGGTTAAATGTTGATTTATATCAAGTTTCTTATTGCAGGTTTTGTAAATCATGCTACGGTGCTATTGACAGATTAGGAGTAGTCTGAGATAATAGCCCTACGTTGAGCGAAGCGAGTAATAATAATATGATCAGTGTTGGCAGCAGTGAATTAGAAGCATTAAAGATCCGTTGGTATCAATTAGCCATTGACGGCAAGCCAGTTATCGGAGAAGATAAGAAGTTGTTCGACTCTTTAAACTGTTACGTACAGGACGAATTAAAAAAGGCATATCTCTTAGGCGTTGGCGACGAACAAGAAACCTGGATGATACCACAAAATCAATCCAGTACTAATAAAGTTAGTCAAAAACAATAATCCAAATTCTTCTAAAAAGGGTTGACTTAGGTTAGCCCTTTTTGCTATACTCTTTTTACACCAACAAATAAGAGTACTTGACAATGTTAGACATTTATATCAGAAGTGACTTAGTGCCAGATGGTTGTGATGAATGCGGTACTCCAAAAGAAAAAACAGAGTACTACATTATTGCTGAATCAGAAACCGGCCAGCGTCTTAGATTAGAAAGTGTTTCCATTGTGAACCGCGATTATACGGATGAACAATGTGAAGCGTATCTTCAACCAACTGTAGATAAAATTAAAAATCATTTAGCTGGTGGCGGTAAACTTAATCCTGATTATTGGTGCGAGATCGATCCACGTTACGGATCTAAACGTTACCAGGATTTAGATAGTACTGGCTTCTTCTATCAACGCGAGAAACGCGAAGATACTTATCGCGATTAAGTAAACACCAATTCAAGATAATTTCGAGTACTTGACAAATCAAATACCAGTACTCGAAATTTTCATTTAGTGATCAGCAGTTGTCTAAATTTTCGTGAGTGCGTGAACGTGTATACGAATGCGTATGATATGTGCGTTATATACTTGCATATGTATCTGTATACGTGTATACTATCTATAATGAATAAGGAGATACAACATGACCAAAGCACAGTTTGAAAGTAAAGTCGATGATGTTATCAACTTAGTAACTCATTCCAGTATCACAATACCAGCAGCAGTTGAAAAGGTATGCGGCGAACCCATCAATAAAGAGAATAGCGAACTGCAATTCTCATTACAAGATGCAGTTGAAAAAGAATTGCATCCTGAATGGTGGATTAAACAATAAACTTTGTACTTGACAACTATATATCAGTACTGATATACTAACCACACATTAAGCGAGAAAGGAAACATCATGGTACAGGTAGATTTGTCAGAACTCAGAACGAAATGGTACAACCTGGGGAAAGCGGGTACTGCAATTGCTGGTACTGATGCAGAACTGTTTAACTCACTCGATCCGTGGCAAAAACGGGAACTCCGCAACGCCTACGTTGAAGGAACTACGGAAGCCCTTTCAACCGTAGCATAACTCTAACAGGCTATCTTATCATAAAAGTGTTGGCAAAGTCCAGCACTTTTTTTCGTTTTGAAGCAAAAAAATTCCTTGACCTTCCCTGCGATATTTGAGAGAATACCTACAAGCCAGAACAAAGGCGTAGCCCACCGGGTGCATAGGCACGTCCAAAATTCAGTACTCAAATTTTAGATAGATCTCCGCACCCTGTGGGTCAGACCGTTACACCGGTTTATGTACTTATTATACATCAACCACGAATCAATGCAATACCCTAGAGAAAATAAAATTATAAATTCAAACGAAAAAATACTTGTATTTGTTTGCTGGTGGAGTTAATATCTATTCATCGAAACAAACAACGGCAAGACGAAACAGCCGATAACGTCAAGCCCAACTACGCCTAGAGGAATTCATCATGAGAGTAACAACACTGATTAAAAAACTGTTTGGTGAAGATTCAATTGCTGATTACATGGAAACGCTTGATTCAGAGGACAAAGAATCAGTACTGGAGTTTTATACTATCCAGCGTGAAGAAGATGCAAGTGAACCAGATTACTTTGTAAAACTTTTCACCGATGGTCTGTACCAGGTTAAAGATCTTAAAGGTAATACTATCGTTCACACTTATGATGTGAAAGAATTAAAAAAACAATTAAAAGTACTTGCACAATCTTCTAACTAATAGTATCTTATCTGTGTCGGACGGGAACAGGGTTACATAGTGTAACCCGCTCGCTCCAGGAGATTCATCATGACCATCATCGCCCTTCTTTCTTCTGTTGCTGCTGTTGCTAACCTAGCTGATGTTGATTCCGTTATTATCATGGACGGTGAAAACAACTACTATGATGATTCCGATTTTTACTATGTTGGTGTTAACATCAAAACAGGTGAATACTTCAAACACTATCATAGTACTACACGTGCTTACGGTTTCAGAGATCTCCCAAAAAGTGTTTGCATTAATGCCCTGGCTGACAATGTACAGGAAGACGTTAGAGCTATGTATAAACAGGCTTGCATCAATGAAGCACGTCGCCTGATGGATACTGATTACGATTATATTATCAGTACTGGTGATACTGTTAAAGTAACAAACACTCGTGCCAGAAAGCACAAAGGAGAAACTTTTGTGGTTACTCATACCAGTACGTATGAAGATAACTATGGTCGTACACAGACTGTTTACCTTCACGGCGGTGATGATGTTAAGACTAGCCGCACTAACTGCACTCGTATTGCAGTAGGCGATGCAGTCATTAACAAAGTAGCAGAACGCTTAGCGGTAGGGCTGGCGATTAAATTCTAAAAGTACTAAGTACAATAGTACTTGACAAATACGAAAGGCCGCTGTCATAATGACGGCGGCTTACTTTATGGGATTAACTTTATGTTTAATGTGATTGGATGTTTAGGCGTCAGTGTTGGACAGGCTGACAGTATTGATATGGCTACGCTGTTAGTACTGCGACAGATAGCAATAGGAGCTAAGAAGGTACGCACCATGCGTAACGCTCTCTCACGCCTTACCACAGGGCAGGAATACCACGTGGAATACGGTGGCTCAGGCTGTACCATACGCCGCTTATAAGTGCTTACAGAAAGGATTTAAGTACTTTTATCTAAGGTCAAAAAATATTTGATTCAAAATAAAAGTACTTGACTTTTAAAATGCATAGGTAATCCCTTCATATTTCTATATGTAACATTGTTGCACTATGAAATAAATTTTTGCTTACTAAAGGCCAGTAACGCTTAGCGAGGCATAATTCCGGTATTACCTTATACATATAGAACATTCGGGGAAATTTGGAGAACTATGGATATACAAAAATACGAAGTACTGAAAAACATATACTTGAATACTTGGGAGCATATTGTTCCCATGATGCAATTCAGGGTATCTAAAGCTATGAAGAAACTCGATGAGCGGTACTCTGCGAGTTACGGTACTTGGCAAGAGGGAGAAGGATTCAATCACTTTTTCAGACTATTCGATGCCGAGCACAATGAATATATGGATGGTGGTTTAGTATTTGAGATGAGTTACAATACTAGTACTAAGTACTTCAGTACTTTCAGTACCGATAACAATAACAGTATTCGCATTGCTCACTGGAAACCTGATCATCCACGATTCTACGCACTGTACGATCCAGACAATGCTAAACAGGGTACAAGTCATACTTTCATTCAATTTCCTTGCGATACTGATTACTTCTTTCAGCGTATGCTTGTGCAGGAAACATTGGATTACGATGATTACGAACTGTGGGATACAGAGGTACAGGTAATGCGTGAAGTACTGAAAGATAGTCCTGCGGTAAGTGTTGGTATGATGTGTAAAGACCTTGAATTACATCCTGACGTAATAGTGTACTTCGCAAAAGAGTTTTTTAAGGAATAAGAATGAAACTAATGTTATTTCTTAAACTGGTAGATAAGCTAGTACTGATAAGTAATGAATTACAGGATGCAAGAGATACTTCTTATGGTTCATACGTACCACAAGAGTTGAGTACAGGGTTGAAGTTCACTCTATCTAGTAATAGTACACGTACACAATTGGAAGTACTGGTAGATACAGGATACCATATGCTAGTGAATTTATATTACTGGCAGGAGATTCACAGTACTTTACGTAATGATGAGTATCTTAAAATTTGTACGTACTTACCAGCGTTCTACAATAATAATGTTCATCGTGAAATGGACAGAGTGTTGTTTAAGGCTCCTAATACTTTTCCTGTACTTCCTTACGATCAGTGCTTTGATGAAGATGTACTTGAGCCTTTAATGTTTCAGCTTCTTACAAAGTACACGGAGAATGAAGTACAGTCTATGGTAGCAGTTCGTTACTTATGTCCACTCTTAACAGATGTTGAACGATTTGCTATAGAGTACTTTCCGGTTATAGGCTTAGATTTTAGGGCTTTATCTTTCTTGAGTGAACAAGATATATTAGAACTGATTGATTACATTGATGAGATAAAAAATGTTACAAGTACTACAAACATATGAATGGTTCAAGGAAGTACTGAAGCGTACAAATACTTTTGAGGATATTCTTTTACAGGAAATTCTTCTGTACGAGTATAATGGTGTACGATTAGAATTAATACGATTAGAATTAAACCGTATGAGCAACGCAAGAACCATATTAACGGCAACTGCAATAGGTAACGATGTTGATTATGAAATATTCAAGTACGTAATATATAAGGATATAAGTACTGTTCATCCTAACATTTATTGGTTTAATGAAAATGATTGTAATCTTTCTTATTCCGTATTACACAATGATACTATTAGGTTTAAACAATATAAACGGGATGGTTCTGAAGATACTAGCAGTATTGCAGTACTGGACTATCCTTTACAGGAAGAACAAGTATTTCAGCAATTAACTCGTTTTGATATTCCAGAAGAAGAGTATATAAATCGTTTTGTACGGGCTTCAGAAGAAATCATGTCTGGATTACCTGAGTTGTGTAATATTACTTTCAGGGCTGGATACATTTGTAATCAAATAAATGAAACGAATCATAAAATTATGGTACAATCAGTTATGGATTGCATGAGGCATCTGGAGCTTGAAGAACAGATGCGGATTGAAAAAACGCGATAATTATGAAGCATAAATAAGTGTTATCCAAAATTTATTTGTTCAAAAAATAGTCAAAAAAATTTCCGCTTCTCATTATAGTATCAAGATAAAATGGCGGCGGCACGTGGCGACGGGGGAAGGTTCAGGCAGGATGAAGAATTGTGAGTTATTAAAAGAGTTTCATGAAAAGTACTACGATTTTATTTCTGTCGCAGAAACTTTTCGTACAGCATTAGTTAATCGTAAATCTGAATCACCACATAAGACTTGTGATATGGGTGGAACATGTGGAGATTACAGTGCACGGTTTAAAGTATATGACGATTCAGTTGCCATTAAAATTAATGGAAATGATTTCAGTTTTACATACTATGCTATGTTTGATAGTTTGACTGGAAAAAATGTCTTTTTTGGTATTGACAGTACTAGTGAAATTGAATTCGGTAAACCAGAAATAAACAATGCCTTTCATATCTGTGGTGAGAACATTGATCGTGAAATGCAGTATCCTATTCAGGAAGATCAGTACTTTCAATTTTTAACTATTGCACCGTTGAGCAATGAAGAAGTGTATAAGTACTTCATGGATATTGATATTGACCATACGTGTGATATTCAACTTATTACGCAAGATAATGGTGTACAAGATTTCCGAGATTTAATGCAGAATGGTTCAGTTATGAAAGAGCTAAAACGGCATCTGGATTTAGTTAGTGCTGCATATAGAATGACAAATGGATTAGTATTATGAGTGAGAACATTTACAACAAAGCAAAGTTTTACGTTGACAAAGTACTTTACATATTTGCTGGTTTAGATAAGTGCAAGCAACAATTAGAACAACGTTCATGCCAATATTATGTGAAGTATAAATTTAATAAAAACAGCTTCTGTTACCGTTACGACAGATTTCAGAGTTTTAGAATACTGGCTCAAAGAAATGATAGTAGAGGGTTTTTTAAAAGTTCAAATAATTACTGGATAGATCATAGTGGTACAAACTCTATGCCTGGTTTTGATCGTGCCTTTATGGAGATCCATGAGTTCACTGAAGATGTGGATTTCATGTTAAGTACATTATTTGATGATAAAGATTTGTATCATTATTATGTAGGTTCTCTATTATACACATCAGGTTTTCGTGGATTTGTACAAAAAGATATTAGTCATAATACTCTAAACGCATTAATAAGACATGTTGATGATATGTATGTAAGTCGAGATAAATTATGGTACACACCAAAAACTTCCCCTACTTTCAACTTTTAGAAATAGTAAAAGTACTGGCGAGAATTCGTGGAAAATCTGTTTCTCATCACTGGAACGATGGTGAAGCACGAAATTATTTTCATGGTGGATCAAATACGACATATCGTTCTCTAACTTTCAGTATTAATGAGACAAGTACTTATACTGCTAAACATACTCGTTTTAAGTTATCGTGCTGTACTATACATGATACTGGTGTTGCCTTTAGTGAAAACTGTACTCTTGATGTATGCTTTGATGTTGCGTGGTTCATGAGTGGTATTAATCATCATAAAAATAAAATAGTACTGAACAACATAGAAAGTGATGTTATGCAGATTGGAATAGATTGTGATGACAATTGCATCAATTTAAAGGATGAGAATTTTACTGAAGAATGGTTATTTCAGTTAATGACTCGTTATGACATTCCACATTATGAGGATATGTTAGTACTTAAAGAGATGCGTCAACATATGATGCAGTACGATTATCCATTTAGTTTTTCTCTTACATATAACAATGAAGAAGATTTGGAATTGTTTTTAGACAAAACTTATAACTTTTTACTTGAACAGGAATAACTTCAGATGATTGTTTTCCATGCTGGTACTGTAAAGATTGAGAAATTTTATATTCCTTATGGTGGAATACATAGTGCAATAGAATGTGCACTACGTCACATACATTATGGTCGTCTTAAAGGACATGATATAGATACTATTCACATTCATCGGTGCGAACTTCTCAGTACTTCATTCTATGAGAGTGAGGATATGGGCGGTGATAGTGCATGGAAGAAATTGAATGATGAACTATTTGACCTAGACGTTGATTTTGATTTCATTAAATATATCAACAAACATGAACCTGATGTGGTTCCATCGTATTGTACTTTCAGGACTGGTTTAGTCAAAATTATCGATCACAGTACTATGCATATGGATGTAGCTGAAGATATTTTAAATGGTACATACAGCGATGAGTACCGGTATTCTTATTGAAATGGATTTATAAATGCTCAATATACTAGAAAATATCGACCCAATAAATTATATTATTCAGGATGTTCTAAGTAACATCAATGGTCTTGAACTAGCACCACGAAATAATTTTTACATCGGTGATGGTTATTCACTGGATGTACAGGAAGTACGTAAGAACATGTACAAATTAAAAGTACGAACACAGAACTTGCAGGATCTTTGTAACATTGCAATTGACAAGAAGAATCTTATTATTCGTTACAGTCCTGAATTTTTCTTTATACAAAATGGTCCATTCTTGAACACTAACTTGTTCGATGAACGTTTTGCATTAGAAGAATTACCTGATGTGTTTGAACAGAACAATACTATATTCGGATTACCCGTTCAGTTCGAGTACAGTACTATGCAAGAAACTATACAAATGTGCCGTAGAGTTCATGATGAATTCTTGCGGAAAATTGCTTCGTTGTAATAAAAATGATACTCAAGGATGAGTATAAATACTTTTAGAGCACTGATGAGTGCATAAAAGGGTTCAAGGGAGTGAACGCATGAATATTATTCAAAAAGAGAATGGGCCGATTGATGATGTGATCACTCAAGACGGTTTTGAGGTACATGGGCTAATGTTTTCCATGAAAGATATTGTACAATGTCTTTTTCTATGTAGCTCAACTATGTACGAATTTTTTAATAATCCGATGTGTAATTGTTTTGCAGTAACAATTAACAGTACTGATAAGTGGATTATGGCAACACCGATGACAATGAATACAGAATTTAATGAATGTGTCATGCGGAACAATAAAGGAAAGACCCCACAATCTGAAGTGGAAAAGTTACGTAATACTTATACTAAGCCTGATGAGAAACATGTTTTAATGTTCATCTCTAAGGGTTACGTAATGGATAATTTCACGGTACGTGAAAGTTATCACGATTTTCTCTTTACAGAGGGTGAGCCTCATGTTATGATAACTGCTGAAGACATTGAGAGCTTAACACAGAAGAACCCATACTTGGAGTAATAAATGGCTAAGTCGAAGAAGACTGAAAAAGTTGTTGTAAACAATCCAGTTGCAAAACACATGGAAACGTTCAATAAACCAAAAACTTTTACGGATCGTAAGAAAGATAATAAAAACGGTAAGATTAAACACAAAGGACGCTATGATGCGTCCTTTGACGTTTCAAAGGAATGAAATTATGGTGTCTGGTGTTGGCATATATGATGGCCCGTCTGGTATCAACAGAAATAAATTAATTTATAATATTTGGGCGGCGATGATCAAACGATGTTATTCTGAAGATTATCTATCAAGAAACCCTTCTTATATAGGAACAGAAGTATGTGATGAATGGAAATATTATTCTAACTTTGAAGAATGGTTTAAACAAAATTATAATGATGGTTATCAATTAGACAAAGATATAATTGCGGGTGATATGAAATTATATTCACCTGCAACATGTGCGTTCGTACCATCTTTTATTAATACAGCAATTTTAACTAATAGAATATCATCAGAATATCCTTTAGGTGTTTCATACAAGAAACATAAAAAATTTGTATTCGCAAAACCATATGTTTCACAAATTAAAAAATTTGGTAAAGTAAAAAGTTTAGGTATGTATTCTACACCTGAAGAAGCACACAGAGCTTGGCAGTTAGAAAAAATAAAATATTTTCAAGAATTAATAGAACGCTTTTCATATCTTGATGATAAAATATTAAATGGAATTCAACGTAGAATTTTTCTGTTAGAAGATGATATTAAAAATAATAGAATAACTAAAATATTAAACAAGGTTTAAATGTTAGATTTCAAACAGTACTCAATAAAAGAATGCATAGAACAAGCATGTTTTGGAAAGTGGCACTCTCCTTTAATAATTGGAACTACTGAAAACAAATTCGATTCATATATTGGTCAAACAAGTTTTACACAGTACTATACATATAATGATAAAAAATTTATGGCTTGGAGTACATGGTATGATGGCAGAGAATATGAACCGAATCAAGAATTTGAATTCTCTGTTAAAACACAAGAGCCAGATTTTCGTGAACGTTCTTATCATTTGCATTATATACTTAGAAGATTCGAAGAAATTTTAGAACTAAAGAATAGTGGTTTCTCATATAAAATTAAGAAAGATGGTACAAAGTACTTAACTAAGAAGCGTTATGAATTCAAAGATAGAACTCTTAGAATGGATTTATTACGCAATGAATATACTTGGTATTATAAATCTCATCGTCATATGACAAAAATAAACAAGAATAAAACGTCAGAGCATTTCATACACTTTAAAGAATTTGATGTTGATATTCGTGAGAATTATAATTCGAAGGGTATTTGTACTAGAAGTCTACTGCATGTTAGTGATGGGCGTTCTATACAAATGCATTTAAAGAAAGGTGTAGTTAGTGTTTACTGCCAATGTGAATTTGGGACTTTAAAGAACTTCACAATTAAATTACCAAATTTAAAAGATGCATCAGTACTTCATCTTTATGATGCTTCTAATTGTTTTATTCTAGATTTAATGTTACCTGATAATGAGTTATTCGTTGCGTACACTAGTACACTTCGATTATTAAAACAATGTGTACAGAACTGTTTAATGAATGATACAATTATCAATCCAGTACTAAGGACTATGTTGGAAAGTATAGAAGAATATGAAAAGAAAAATTAAATTCAGAGATGGTATTCCTAAATTTATCTGGCTTGGTGCACGTGGATTTCCGAGAGATAGTGATGTAGTTGAGTATCGTGATGATACATTAATTCGAGTTAGTACTGCACCAAATTATCGTGCAGCATTAGAACGAATTTACACTTCTTCGCAACGCATGGAAGAACAAGATCGGGAGAAGTATTTGTTTGCATTGCTTCAGTACTTGGATGATGAAGACGAAGATACTTTCTATCTTATGCTTATGGATTTCAAAGACTGGCACAAAGTGATGGATATGGATCACAAAAGTGAAACAGAATAATTTTTTATGGTATAATGTACGCACCTAACGAGAGGGTTATATAATGAACAAGACACATTCAGGATTTCTGAAAACCATTACTGGAGTAGTTCTGATCACCAAAGACGGTGAAGATATGCTTTGCTGTTTAGAAGATATGCAAAGTACTAAACATTTTACTATTGGACAAATTTTTACTGCGGTACGAGTACTGAATGGTAAAAGTGTTAATGACTATGGTAATCTCTGGCCTAAATTCCGTGTGAGTTCGAATGGTCCAATATCAAACGATTGGATTGCATTACAACAGATTCATTCGAATTGTGAATCAGACTATGAATTTTTAGTTGCGGTTTGCGAACAACTTAAAGAAGAAGTACCAGATGTTGTTCCTCGTGCTAAAGTTCAAGAACAATTAAATCTGTTCAAAGAAATCATGGCAGATTTAGCTGCTGCTAATTAATAATATAATATAAAGGATGATATTATGTCAAACGGAACTGACAAATTCAACATGTTCGAAGGTTTTGAAGAACCAAAAGTACGCAAAGTACTTCATGATGATTCACAAGATGAAAACGATGTTGACAATGAATACAATGATGACGTTGAAATAGTTAGCGTCACAATGAAAACTGAAAGTCGTAAGAAATTTGCTGCATCAGTAGTGTCTCGTTCACAAGAAGAATATGAAACATTTATTGAATCAGTACATTACGAAACTCTAACTCATCCAGTTAGTGGTGTAGAATATCAGGTGAAAGTAACTGTACTAAAACCAGAAATTAACCCACAAGAGCTACTTCGTCCTGCTTACGCTTACAGTACTAACCATTAATATTAGGGGCTTAATTGCCCCTTTTCTATAGGATTTAATAATGAACTTAGCTGTGTTCTATGTAATAATTGGTTTCCTGGTTTTAGTTTATGTAGTACTTGCACATCTATACGCAACATGGAAATACATCAAGCAGCTTTATACTGCTAAGTATGTTGAACCAAAGAAAATCAAAACATACTTCGGTTTCAAATATTGGTCATGGTCAAACAATGATTCGTGGATTGAAATTGTTGGTTTAAGTACATTAGTAATGTTGCTATGGGCTTTAGTTAGCTTTATTGCATGGCCTCTCACTGTAATATTCTTCTTGAATAATAGTATTGAGAAAGCTCGTGAACGTATTGAAAATGGAGATTAATTTTTGAACTTGCGAGAAATACAAGCATTGCAAAATCAACGTGACGACGAAATTCGTTACGTTGCTAATAGCATTGATCCTAAACTTATGGGTTACTTAAACTATCAGGATTTATTCGATGATAAGTACATGGATAATGCTCTTATGAGTGAATATACTGAAAAGTTATCTACACTTGTACATCAGGCTAATGTTAAAATACAAGTAGAAACAGAGCAGTACTTAGTTAATTTCATTAACGATATGAGTACTGTCCTCGATAATACTGGTTATCTTACAAGTACTGGAGAAGAAACTCATTCGTTTTTGAACTTTGATAGTATTCCTGAATCATATGTTCCTAGCGTAGAAATTGAATCTGTATGGACTGCTGTACATGAACTTCGCCACAAATATAAGTATTCACCATTCTGGAAAAAGCATGGATATACTTTATATGGAAATGGCGAAACGGTATGTGTAGTACCTGCCAGTACTCCGCAAGAATTCATACAATTAAATCGTGCTCAATTTACTAAGAGTTTTGGTGATACCAACTTAGGTAAAATGGAACGTGCAGCTAGGATAAAAGAAACTAAATTCGATTATCCAATTTATGTACCTGCCCTTTCTCCATATGAAGAACGGAATATTCCTAGTTCATACGAAGAAGCTATTCGTCGGCATCTTATTTTGAAAGAAGCGATGGAAGGTACTTTATCAGATGAGTATATTGAATATCGTTCTATTATTGATGCTGAAGGTAATGTCACGCTTGAACCACTAGGATATTTCTAATGTTTTTAAGATTCTTTTTATCCTTTACTGATTCACAACGAAGTGGATTTTCTGTTGGGAGAAGTCGTGCTGCAAATCAGGCATCAGATGCACCTGATTTCAAAATCCCATTACGTCAAAGAACAACATTCGGTGCAGTACTTGCAACAATTGCTGCGAAGATGGACAGACGTACACAGTACTTAAACAACTATTATCATTCCAGAGAAATATTGGTCAATCTTTCCGAGGAATCAATGTTTCAACTGGAGACATTATGTGTGTCTGAGTATTGTTATTGTACTTACAACTTAGAAACTAAGATGATTGGTTTTGGAAATACTATACGAGAAGCATATGATGCATCCACTGAAATAGGATTTCCTGGTGTGTCTATTGGTGGTGTATCCAATAGTACTAAGCCTAATTATATGATTAGGTTTTATAAAGAAAAACCAGAAAAAGAAAAGATGGAATTCACATGTCCAGATGGTTTTTATGAGCAAGTACTTAATGAATTAAAACCATATATTGTATTCGAAAAGAACTTTTTCTTTAAGAATTGCACTGATATTCTTGAAAGAGAAGGACAATTCCTAGATGAAGTTATTGATAACTATTATGATACGACGATTGCTAATCAAATAAGCTATCATGGTAGTACTTTACATAGTACTGAATTCAAGTACACTGTAAAAATGTTTATGGAAGATGATCCTGATATTTTACAGAACAAAGATTATCACGAATCTGGTTTTCGTCTATTAGGTGCTATGTGTCTTAAAATCATGCTGATGACAGATGAAACATTTTAATTTTTTATGCTATAATGTATAGGACGGTACAGTGTATCGTCCTTTTTTAATTGAGAAAAACTCTGAATGGCCTTGAAGAACAAGGATAGTTTTTACCTGATTCCGATGACAATGTAATTGGACAGATGAGTAGTTCATTCAGTACGAACAGCAAAAGAAACCCGTTAGATGTTGGCATAGTTTGTACCACTCACGGCAATGCGGCTGTATAAAGAAACATTACAATAGTGACATGTTTCCTAGATAGACATATAAGGATACTACCTTACCATACTCTATAAGGGAGTAGTATCAGATTTTGTACAATAAAGTTGCGTCCAAAATTTGAGATCTACAAGTACTATGTTTGATTGTATAGACATGTACTAAGCGAGCTAAGACCTCGACCGTTGTTAGAACTGAGATAAGAAGAAACCGAACAACCCGCTTCTGTACTGCAAAGTAATTCTCAATACAATATTGTTATGACTATCATCGTCAGATTTCATCTCCCCTGCGGGGGATGAAATTGTATCAACAAATCTCGTCAGTAATAGAAGTGTTGAACGTACAGTAATTATTAAGTAAGAGAGGTAAATCACTACAGAACTGAAACGTCAGTGGAAGTTCAAAAGTGATTTACTGGAACATCGTGAGATGTTCCTTGTATAATGAATCAGCTACGTACTGATTCCTAAAGTGAGATGTAAATGAAGATCGTGTACAAATGTAAGCAAACAGGTGAAGTTAGAAGTACTGTAAATTTGAATGAATTTAGTGGTTATAAGATACAGATTGAGCATAATAAAATAAGCAAGATAACGGAATTGTTAAACAACGAAGTACTTGCTTTAATTAATTATCGCCCGACTAAAACCACACTCATACATAAAATTGAATACAATGGACACGTAGAATACAGGTACAATAATAATAAAGTTGACTCAATGTACTTTGAATTTAATAACAAACGATACGGTGAATATAAGAAATTTAATCCATCTGGTGAACTAGTAGACAGGAAGTACTACTATGAGAATCGAGATATTACCGAAGAAGTTATGCGATTCATTGGGTACAAAGATGATCCGAATGATTTCAAATATTACACATTTCAGGAAGATGAAGTGTTTAATTTGATGATGAAATACGGATTATATTTTAGGTTTTGTTTTGAATCTGAAAGGGAAAGTTCAGAGTTTGACTTGATTACTGAGTACTGTCAAATTAACTAAAAAGGAATTATCATGGAAGATAAAAACATGTCAGTGCATTACAGTTCAGCATCGAATACTTGGGATACTCCCGATGACTTCTATCAGAAACTACATGCAGCATGGAATTTCACATTAGATCCAGCAGCAATGGATGATACTGCTAAATGTGAAAAGTACTACACTCCTGAAACTGATGGCCTAGCACATTCATGGGCTGGGGAAACTGTTTGGTGTAATCCACCGTATGGTCGTGAAATCAGTAAATGGTTTAAGAAATTCGATGAAGAATTTAAAGAGAATGGTACTACTATCATTGCTCTACCACCAGCACGTACTGATACGCAGTACTTTCACAAGTACGTTCGTAATTCTGCTACTGCTATTTGTTTTGTTAAAGGACGTTTGAAATTTGATAACCGTAGTCTTCCATCATGGACAGAAGATGGTTCTCATAAGAAAACTGGTGCTCCATTCCCAAGCATGGTTGTTGTGTATGATAACAACATTACTGCTGAAAAGTATGAAGTACTGAATAGTCTTGGTTTCGTCGTTCAACCTTTTATACTTGGATAAAAAATGAAAAAGACTTGTATCATGGTGTACGGACGTTTTAATCCAGTACATTTAGGCCATGCGGGAATCTTTGGTTATGGATTAACTATGAAGAATTCTATTCCGAATTCTGATTTGAAAATCTTTGTAAGTACTACAACTGATAAAGAAGATAACCCATTGCCTTACTCATTGAAGATAGAAATGATAAAAGATTATTTTCCAGCGTTTAGTGATTATATTCAAATTGAACAGGGAAGTACTTTGTTCGGTACATTAGAAATGTTAGATCCCAAATATGATGATTTAATCTTACTTTGTGGATCAGACCGAGTTGTTCATTTCGATTCAGTACTGAAAAAATACAATGGTACACTTTATAATTTCGATAAAATTGAAGTTATGAATATGGGTTATCGTGCTACAAGTCCTTATAGTAGTACTGTTATGCGGGATGCAGTACGAGCAAATGATTTTGATACATTTTGCTCTTGTCTTCCCCCTGGGGAACATGATATGAATAAGAAATATTTCGATTATATTGCAGCATGTATGGGAATTTATCATGATATTCAAAACTAATCATATGTTTTGGGATGAGAATGAAAGTACTGGATACCGTCATGTTTCGGTTGAATATAATGACCGTGTTCTGATGGCTGTAACGTCCTACAAGGTGATGGGAGTATGGGGTGCACAGGTCATCCCTATGGGCTTTTCGTTCAAGCAGGATGAGGTACAGGCGTTCTCAGACATGTTTTCAGTACTGCCTAAGCTTATGGAATTCATGTGTAGTGAGAGCTTAACTGTTGAAGAAATGCAAGAATTTCTCTTGACAATCCAGTAAGCGAAGCGGTACTATGAGATTTTCAACTCTATAAGGGAAAATATTAATGGCGAGTTATATGACAAAAACATTCGCAAAGTACTTGCGTTTAGGGATTACACCTCGTCCTGTCCGTGGTAATTGGAAGGATGGGGATTACATGTACAGCATTTATCATGATGATGTACAGTACACTATTGATGACATGGGTGATTATGAAATTGATTCTGATGTTTCATACATTCTTGAATGTCTTCAGGCACGTGATCTAATTATCGAACGTAACCACGATGTAGTTCGTTGTGTTTATGAACATCTTGTCAAGTACTTTGATACAGATATTTGGGTACGTGTAAACAGTGGTATTCAGTTAACCTGTTCATTTGGTGATCGTGATGGTGTGTTTGCACATCTTTCAATGGACTTTGTTAATGCGGCAGATTATGAAGCGGCTGTTAACAAGTTTAAGAAAATGATCAAAAATGTTCCTGGATTTGAAGATGCAGAAGTACCTGATGGTTTTGTCATGATGGTCATTAGTCCTAATAAGTCACAAGCATTTGATGAGTTTGAGCATCCCAAAATCAAAGTACTAAACATTGGTGATAGCAAATAAAAATAAGCGGAATACCATTCCGCTTTAACGGATTTATATGAGAAAAGACAGAAAGAGTGAAGACCGAGATTACTTAAAACAATTTGAGAATAAGTCTGTAGAAGAACTTCTTGATATTTTAAGTAAAGAGGCAGAAGAATTAAAACAATTAATCAAGAGTATCTTGAATCGGGGTGATAAAAATGGAAAAGACTGAGTATACAAAATTACGAACTAAAGTACTTGGTATTATTGAAGGTTTAACTTTATGTGAACCAAAGTACTTTGATGTTCGTCGTGCAATCATTTATGCAGAACAGATACATAGCAATCAACGCCGTGATGGTAATCCAGAATTCTCCCATCAGCTTGAGATGCTTAGTCTTGCATTAAGTCTTCATAACTCGCTCCTTAATCCCTATGAAGTTTATATGGCAATCATTATTCATGATACCATTGAGGACTATCCAGAGTACCAACAAGAACTGTCTCGTATGTTCCCTGACACAGTTAAGTATGGTCGCACACTATCTAAATTTGTTGATTCAGATTCGGATAATGGTAAGACTTATTATGAGTATTTTGCACAAATAGCTGAGTGTGCAGTTTGTTCAGTAGTTAAAATGATTGACCGTATTCATAATCTCAGTACTGCTGTGGGTGTATTCAGCCTAGAAAAACTTGCTGAATATTGCGATGAAGTAGAGAAGTACTTTGTTGAAATGGTTCACTCTGCTAAGAATAAATTTAATCAGCGTGAAGTGTACGAAGTACTGAAATTTATGCTTATGACTGCTGTACGCACGATTCGTTCATTTTTAACGATTATGCATAATAATGAATTGGAAGCCAACAAACAAGTAGTGTATGATGAGTTGATGGAACGAATAAAAGGTAAACTATGACCAAAAAAATCATTGTATTCATTGAAGTACTAACACTCATATTATTATGGGTGTGTACTTTGTTCCTGAATGCAACAACTGGCCTTCTATGGGTCAACATTGTAAGTAGCCTTGCAATGAGTATTAGCTCGTTAGGAACGGGTTTTATATTATACGAAATATGGAAAGAGTGGAAAGAAATTGAATCTAACAAATCATAAAAACATTCTCCTACGTGGTCTAGGTGAAGATGCAGTAAAACTTTTAAAAACTACTAATGCAATTATTGCTGGTGGTGCAATTACCTCTATCTTTAGCGGTACTGAAATTAATGATTACGACATTTATTTCCGTTCGCATGAAGATATTATTACCTTTATTCGCAATACTTATAATGAAGAAGGTGATGCCGAAAAAGATGACGCATTTCCGTTGACTGAAGAAACATTTCTAGATCTAGGTGGCTTTGAATTCATCTGTCACAATCATACTTCTCGTAGTATTTCATATACTCACAATGGATTAAACCTTCAACTAATTCATTTTGAATATTTTCAAACGGCACATGATGTATTCCAGAGTTATGATTTTCATATGAACATGGGTGCATTCGATTTTAAACTCGACCAATTTGTACTGCATGAGAATTTCATCACTACTGTTGCTTCACGTAGACTTACTTTTAATGCTGGAACCCGTTATCCTATCATGAGTTCTTTGCGTGTATCAAAGTACTTAGAACGTGGTTATACCATTTCTCGAAAAGAAATGTTCAAAATTGGCTTAGCTATTGCGAATCTAAATATCGATTCATGGGATGCACTTGAAGATCAACTAAGCGGATTTTATGGAATTGATGTAAGTGATATGTTTGACCGTACAGTACCATTTAGTATGGAAGTTGCGATGGATATGATTAACTGTGTCCAGGATCTTGCACAAACTCCACATAATACGCAACCAACTATTCAACAACTATTCTTCACAGTACTTGGAAATCCACACCGTGAACAACGTGTATTCTTCAAACGACTAGTAGAAGATGCTGATGGAACATATTCTTATGTTTATGATCGTGATGAAAAGTATAAAATTGAAGAAACAGTAAAAATCAAGAAAGTGCGATTCGATACTGATTATGAAGAATTGAAAAACAATTCACATTCATACTGGCATTTTGGTTCAAATAATCAAACACGCATTGGTGTATTTGTACTTGAAACTGATGGTCATAAAATGAATATGGGTCATTCTGGTTTAGAATTATCTGGCAACATTAAGTTGATTGCAGTGAAAGACCCAACACAAAATTAAGGGAGTAGTAAAGCAGATTTATTCACAAGGAGTGTGGAGCGATGGTAGATCGTATTAAATTTGCAACTGAAATGGCTAACGAACTCAATATGTCAAACTTTCAAACATTAACATCCGTTATGGCAGAATACGCGACTGCTGGATCTGTTGATGGTGTACAGTGTGGACAAGCTAATATGTTGGCTGATGTTTACAGTACTTTAAACAGTACTCAATATTCAGTCAAAACATATAAGGATGATTTCGTTGCTTTATATATGAACGGTGCTGTTCAGGAAGAAAGACGGTACACCGATCCTATTATTGAACGTAGGATTAGTGGTGTAACAGATCCAAATGGTGATCCTGTTGATGTATTGCGGGAAGTACTAGAGGATATAAAAGATAATGAAGCCAAAAGTCTAGAACACTATGGAGTTAGCAGTACTGAAACTATCTTAGTGGGATATTCTGAGGATGAGACTCATTATTACTTCAGACTAACTGAAATGCCTTATGTTTATGAAGAACCTGTGATGGTAGAGGTGAAGTACTTTACTGAACGCAGTAAGAACTTTAATAGACACGAAGGTAACCGTACATCAATTGTTGGGTACAATGCGGAGGGAATTCAGATTTATGAATGGGTTCATCCTAATAACTCAACTTACACGAGATGTTTGAAGAAGCGTTATTGTTTAGAGAATGCAGATTCATTCTATTTCAAAATTGAAAAACAATCATATTCACGTCCTGATGATTCAGTACTAATGGGTATGGTACAGTTGTACTAATTATTCGCCCCGAAATTCGGGGCTTTCTTTTTAAAGGAATATACATGGCTATAAATGCTCGTGGTATAAACGCAATGAAAGTAATTGTTCGTGCAGAATTTATTGAAGATGGAACTACTGTAACTAAGGTTAAAGGACAAAAAACTTATACTCTAAGAAGAAGTATTAAGATTTATGGTGAAAATCGCAGAGAAATTAAATGCGATCCTGGTTGTGTATTTCTAATGGACAATGACGGAAATATTGATATGGTTCCTGGAGATAGAGAACTTGTTGTTCATGTTCATCCAGAAGATCTAATGTACGATATTCAAGAAGCTATGGAAGAAGATGAAACAAAATGATAGACTTGAATAATGATTCGTACATAACAGTACTAATAGAGGCTGGAAAGATATTAGACGGTACTACAGTCTATAAACCATCTGGTGATGTGGATTATATTCTTTGTTCAGAAGAACCCACTTTTAAATCTATCATTTACACTGATACCAGAAGATATGGTAAAGGTAAGGGAATGGTTTATTTAAAGCACAGTAATGACAAGTACTATGCTTATCCAAAGAATAAATTATTGCGTGTTCGTATTGATAAGTACGATTTACAAAGAATAATTGACGAAACAAGCGAATACTGACTTGACACGAGGCAGCAAGAGTGTTACAATACTTGCCTTATTAACTTAAAGAGATAAAAATTAAATGCGTACTAAACAAATTTTTGATGATTTAATGAATCTTACTGCAAAGAATGATGCATTTATGTGGAAAGATTTTGTTTCTCCTGCTGGTGGTTTATTCCGTATTTTTTCTTACCGCCTCGCAAGTTACTCTGACTTCTTGGAGCCTAATGCTTTAGAATGTCGTGGTTCAATGTTTAAAGTTGATGATGAAGGTAATTTTGTTGGTATTGCTTCTCGTACCCCAATGAAGTTCTTCAACGCATATGAAAACCCATTCACTATGTATGATAAAGATACTTTAAGTTCTGAAATTGCAGTTGTAATGGATAAACTTGATGGTTCTATTATCAGTACTTTTATGGATGTGGATTTTGTTGTACGTACTAAATCTCATGCATCACTGCATTCTGACCATGCGTATAACAGTACTGCAATGTTGATTGCAGATAAAGAATTATACAATGAAGTTCATTACGCAGAATCAATGGGCTATACGGTGAATATGGAATATACTTCACCTGAGTATCGTATTGTACTTCCGTATCAGGAAGATAATTTAACGGTACTGAATCTGCGTCATCGTGAAACAGGTGAACTTCTTATTGGAGAACGTCTTAAAGAGTTTTCTAAAATTCTGTATGAACGTTCTGTATTTGCTAAACATGGCGAAATCGATGCAACTTTCCCTATGAAGGAAACTTTAAAAGAAAGTATTGATGCGGTTCGTGGTATGGCTGATATTGAGGGTTATGTATTGATTCTCAAAGATGGTCGTATGTGTAAGATTAAGACTGACTGGTATTGTGCACTGCACTTTACTAAGGACAGCATTAATGTTGATTCACGTCTATATGATGCGATCATTACTGGTGCGTCTGATGATCTGAAACAAATGTTTAGTACTGATCTGTACGCGATGAAAAAGATTGAAAAAATGGAACAGCTAATTTTTTCATGCTATAATAAGCTCGTACATGACGTAGAAAGTTTCTACGAAGAAAACAAACATCTTGAGCGTAAAGAATATGCATTAAAAGTTCAATCAACATTACCGAATGAACTTGGTATGCCAGGTTTAGCGTTCTCCCTTTATGCATCGAAGCCCGTCGATTATAAAGGTCAGATGTTGAAATACATGAAGGATGTACTAGTTAATTTCGAAGTATAATTAGTACTTAAATAGCTTAACACAAGGATACGTGATGGCTAAACCGAAGTATAAAGTAAAGAAGGGCGAAGTACGAACTCCTGAAGAACATAGAAGAATACTACAAGAGATTGACGCTAAGCAGTCTGAACGCTCAAGGAAAGGGGTTCAGAAATCCGCTAAGCGTCTTAAAAATACTTTTGGAGTTAGCAGTACTATGTACAAGAAGGAACGTAAGCCCAAAAACAAAAAACCAAAAATTTATGATTTAGGACGATACGCACGTGAGTAATCAACAAACTATTCACACAGTGAAAGTACTATATAAAGATCATGAATTTTCAGTAATCCCTAAAAACGTATTAACTAACCGAGTTATGACTCAGATGGTTCAATACGTAACACAAATTGGTGACAAAGCTTTTATCGTGGACGGTGAGATGTACTTCGATGAAGGTGCATTCTTCAATCTAACGATGAAGTACTGTGACGAGTACCTAATTATCTAACTGGAGAAACCTATGAAAGTAGAAATGCAACACAGCATTGTGCAAGATATGACCGTAATTAAATTTAATTCATTAAAAGATTACTTTCGAGCACTTGACTTTTTGGGTTCAACGGGGTTAGAATGGACTCCACTAAAATATAGTTCAAAAAACGATACTGCGAGTATTCGAGTGAATGAACACGTTTTGAACATTTTTTCTAATAAATTTGGGATAGGAAAATCATGCCAGTATTAACATTAACAGTAGGTTTACCAGGATGTGGAAAAACTACCTGGGCGAAAGAACAAGTAAAGAATGCACGGTCTAAGACTGTTATTGTTAACTTAGATGATATTCGCGAAACTATGGCAGGTTCACATAGCAATTATAAATTCCGTAAAGATAACGAACAGTACGTGCAAAACGCTCAGTACAGTGCAGCATCTCATCCGGCAGCGAATAACTGGAACATCATTGTTGGTGATACCAACTTGAATCCATCAGTTCGTAATAAGTGGAAAGAATTTGCCAAAGAACATGGTTATACTTACAAAGAACAAAACTTCTTTGAAGAATTCAAGAAAGGTAAAACTTTCGTACATGATTTCTTTGCAGTAAAAGAATACGTTAAACTTTGTAAAGAACGTAACCTTCTCCGTGAGAAGTCTGTGCCAGAAGAAGTTATTGATGGTATGGCTGAAAAGTACTTCTATGATAATCTTCATTTGAATGTACATGTCGATAACGTTGCTGCGTTGTCTGAAGCAATCATTGTTGACATTGATGGTACTTTGGCTCACATGAACGGTAAACGTGGACCGTATGAAGAAAATAAAGTTCTTGTAGATGATCCAGATCCTGAAGTTATTCTTTCTGTACTGGCTGAAAAGAACTATTTAAATCGTACTGTGATCATCATGAGTGGTCGTCACGAAACGTGCAAAGAAGATACAGAAGCATGGTTACAGAAGTACGGTGTACCATACGATCATATCTTCATGCGTAAACATGACGATAACCGTTCCGATGACATTGTAAAGTACGAACTTTATATGGATAACGTGTTTGGGAAATATAAAGTAGTTAAAGTATTCGACGACCGTCAGAAAGTTGTAGAAATGTGGCGTAAACTTTTAAAACTTAAAGTTTATGCAGTTGCGGAAGGTAACTTCTAAACAATAAGGGATACTTCGGTATCCCTTCTTTTTTAATTAAGAAAAGGAGTCAATCATGGCTATTAGTGTTGTTTATATCATTAAGAAAAAAGGTATGTCAGCAGTTCATGACATTATCACACATACTGATCAGTACTGGCTAAATTCTGGTTCATATTATGTAACTGGTGGAGTTCGTGCAGAAGTTGAAAAAACATATCCTGGTTCAGAATATGATATTGAAGTAGAGTTTATTACTCATCCGGGAAATCAGTCTGATGCATAATGAGGAATAATTATGGAAATTATCTTTACTTTAATTTGGGTATTAATGTTTATTTGGACATTAACTACTGCACGGAATAACAACCGTTCAATGATTGTATGGGGTGTAGTTGCACTAATCTTCTCTCCACTACTATCTCTAGTATGTCTTTGGATTTTGGGTAAGCATTATGACCTCTAAAGAAGCATACGTATTTCCTGAAGGTTCAGAAGAAGTACAATTCGATTACGTTGCAAACATGATGGATGAAATCGAAGAAAGTACTATGAATGAACTAGTATTCAAAATCGACACTAACTATAAGCAAGAGTGGATGGTAGAAATCTACGAACATGCTGAAGAAGATGACGAAGACTCTTTCGATAGTTTAGAAATGGTTGACTGGTATACAGGTAAAAATTTAAAAGAAGTATTTGATTTTCTGATGGAGCGTTATGTATGAGTGAACGTGAATTTGGTAAACATCAACGTGAACTAGAATTAACTGGTATCTGTACTGATCCAGATTTTCTCTTTGAGCTTCGCACGATGTATAATTTAGCTGTAGAGTTTGACAGAGAGTACTGGAGCGATGATCCAGATGCAGATCCAGATGACCTATTTGAAAACTTTACACCACTTACTCTTGAAGTACTACAAAATATTGAGAATGGTATTAAAGTTGATGGTGAAATGGTTTCAAGCGAAATTGATTTCATTATTGATATTCTTGAAGGTGGTGATCAGAATGATGCATTCGGTTCTTCTGGCTGGCGTCACCAAGTAGGTTGGGATTAATATGTTAGAAGTACTTGCATATATTGCACTGATATATTGTATCGGTGCAATCATTACATTCGGTGTACTAACATTTGTACATGATGGTGTGTCCGATACTTTTGGTATAGGAATGATGATTACTGCGGCAATGGCTTTTTTCTGGCCTTTCACTGTACCAGTAATGATACATGTAGAATGGGAAGAACGACAAAGTAAAAGGAAAAAAGATGGAAAGGGAAGGAATTGAATTTACTCTCCTAAATTCATGGGAAGGTTGGGATGAACATGGCGTAGCAGATTTGTATTTCTACGATGTTCAATTGAAGCCTGAAGTATTTGGTGAGGACTTTATTAAACAATACGAAGGTAAGAAAATGGATTTAGGTATGTACCTATCTATTTCTGTTATTGAAGTATATGTTGAAGGTGAAGAAGAACCAGTACTAATCAAAGACGTTAAATTGAGTTTAGTATGACAAAGAAAATTTATGTAGCATTTGATGGTGCTGAATTTGGCACTAAAGAAGCGTTGATGGAATATCATAACCTACTTAAAATTGGTGATGAAAAATTAGCCGAACAACGCAAACAGTACTTAGTACTGAAAGAAGCACAAGCAAAAGCATGTCTTGCTGTTTTTAATTTCCGTGAAGAATGCCAGCACGAATATGTAAAAATTAAAGCATGTTCTGATACTGGTAATTATGACCGTTCACAAGACTCATACTGGTACGAGATTGAATGCAAGTGCTGTGAAAAACGATGGAATGAAGATCAGAGTACGAGTAAGTACAAAACATCTGATCGTAACACAGAGTGGATTAGATAATGATTGTAGCAATTTATATTCAAAGTGAATCATGTGACAAATACCTTGAGCTTTTTGTCAATGAAACAGTACACGAAATCAAAGAAAAATTATATGACAACATGGAAATGTATAAACCGGTTTGTGAATATGATGTAGTATTTGATGCGAGCACCACTGAAAAAGAAAAACTTGATGTTGGTGAAATGTTATCAGAGTGGTATGACGATTCTTGGAATCGTGATGATGATGAAGAAGATTACTAATATCGTGGGGAACTAAGTTCCCTATTTTAATTGAGGGAAACACATGACGACTATTGAAGCAATCGAAGCACGTATTGAAGAATTATCTAACAAGCGTGAAGCGAACAAAACAAAAATGCAACCCATGTTCAAAGAAAACAGTGCACTTACTGACGAAATTCAAGAACTGCAAGCACAAGTACTAAAACTAAAAAGTGAAGCTATTGAAACCGAAGAAGATATGATTAAGTTCTATATCGTGAATGATGGTCATTCTGAAGGGATGGATCATTATCATGCACGGAACCGTTTCTTTGAATCTCTTGGCATTCGAACTTATGGTTATTATCCAGCAACTAACCAATCTGGTTTCCAGATTATGTTGTATAAAGATGGCTCAAATCTTGAAGAAACTTTAAGTGGTATTCAGAAAGTACTGCCATATATTATTCCTATTGATGGAAAAGAATATGACCGTACTAATGTAATTACAATGTCAATTTTTGAACGTACATGTTCTGAATACGGTTCATACTCTTTAGTATATGACGTTGACAGTACTGAATGGGCTTTATCTATTATTTCATGGCATCGTCGCCGTGAACTTAAAGTATTCAAAACATTACGTGAAGCACTTGAGTACATTAGTGTTGAGCACTATTACGGTTATGATGACGAAGAAGAAAGCGAAGAAGATTATTAATGGCACATGTAAAAATAATTGATGTACCTGATGATAAAGATTTATATATCATCGGGGATGTTCATGGAAATTATGATTTCTATGAAGCAACTCTACGTGAACTAGGAATTACTGATGATGATGTTATTATTAGTGTTGGTGATTTAGTTGACCGTGGAAAAGATAATGCGAAGATGTTGTACGAGTTCTTAACTAAAGAAAATCGTCATATGGTTCTAGGTAATCATGAAGATATGATGATTCGTGCACAAACAAGTCGTGAATGGAATTTAAACTGGTTACACAATGGCGGTACTACTACACTTGAAGAAATTGGTCAAGCTGGTATTACACATTTTTGTGAAATGCTTTCGGATATTCCACATCTTATAGAAGTGAATCATCGTGGATATAAACTAGGTATTGCTCATGCAGGAATACCACATTATCCAAGTGTAAGTGATTGGGATACTATCAAAGAATGGGCTGAAACAAATGCAGAATATCGTCACCAATTAATTTGGGATCGTGATGCTATTCAGTACGCTCGTTTTGATTATGATGTTCCAGAAGCAGAAAAACTAGAACGTATTATTAGCGGTGTTGATTATGTCATTCATGGTCATACTGGTGTTCCTAATAAGTTCCAGTTCGGGAACCGAGTTTGGATTGATACTCAATTCCGTGCGAACAAGTTTACTTTAGCATACATGGACACTGAAACACATTTCATGAAATTTAAATCAGTACTGCCAGATCCGTGGGGTGCAGATCAGGGATATACAATAGAGGAACAATAATGCGTTTATATGGTATTACTAATATGTACATGGCTGGCGTACACGCTGGCATTCAAACACAACACAGTACTGGTGAGATGTTTCTAAAATATCCACACACTACACCACAACATAGTACTATTATGACATATCTTCAGTTTCATAAAACTACGATTGTTGTAAATGGTGGAATGCATGATAATCTTGTGAATATTTTAGAATTGATGGAGAAATGGGAAGCTGAAGAAGAATATGAAGTACTTCCATTTGCTCCATTTTATGAACCTGGTGTAAATAACGCACTAACCAGTATTAGTATTATTATGCCACAAGATGCTGTTGACTATATGGATGCAATTCGTAAAACTGCTTCAGATTCCGAGGAATATAGTAACTTGAAACTTGCTATGTATAACTCATATGGTCGTTATGGAATTCCAGTTTTAGAAGCAATCGCATTTTTACCACTAGCAAAATAAGAGAAAAACAATGGTAGCTATTCCAGAGAAATTTTATGTAACACGTGTATATCGTTCAGCAGAAGAAGTACTTGGTTGGATGGTAGTAGCTGATAAAGAACATACTAAAGCATTCCAGGAAGCAAAAAGGAAAGCTGATGCATGGGCTACACCATATCACCGCCACGGACAAACTAATCCTGATCCTGGTATGGAAGCAATTTACGTAGACAACACTCCACGTAAAGGTTTTCGGATGGTTACCAATGTTAGTCGTTACAGTACTTCTAATGTGGTTTGGCGTATTATGCATCCAGAAGGTTTTGAATTTGAAATTACTTCTGATAATTTGTGCGACCTGCTTGAAACAAACACTATTATTGAAGGTGAGTTTCAGGATGAAATGTTCTTTACTCACAACAAAAAATTGGTAAATGAGAAAACTAAACTCTTTGCTGATTTAATTGAACGTGAAGAAAAGAAAAAAGAATTAAAAGAAAAAGCAAAAGATATGCCTCTTGGTACACGTTTAATTTATAAACACTATAAAGGTAATCGTACATTTATGTACTGTGGTAAAGCACATGCAATTACTGTTAACGCTAATAAACCATTCCAGTTGAGTGCGAAAAGTTCGTTGCGTATTGTAGTGAAAGAAATCAGTACTGGTCAATATCATATGCTTAGTTCAGTTTCGAGTGATTATGAAATCATTGAACAATTCGGTGACGATGCTATAGATATTAATGAAGTAGTTCAGCAAATGAATGAACAAATTAAAAATTCGACTAAGCAACACATGAAGTACTACCACAATGGGTACGTTCCAAATGAAGTGATACCAATTACAACTTCTGTGAAGCCATTTAAGCGTGAACAGCTTAAACTTGAATATACACCAGTAGACCCTAAAACCATTCAATACATTAACGGTGATAAAGTCTTCCTATATGATAATGCAATGATTTTTGGTTTTGCATGGTGTAATACGCAACATTATGGTCGTTCATGGCAAGAAACTGCTGATGCATCATATTATAGCTCTCATCACACAATGACACACTTACGTACTTATCCAATTGCGGGTGTTAATGAAAATGGCTATCCAGTACTAGATATTGATATTTCTGGTCATAAGACTATTGGTTATGGTCGTGGTGATAGTGTATTCCGATCAATTAATGGTGGTAGCTATGATCGTGGTATTGAATTGAAAACTGTTCCAATGCCTAATGAAGTACTAATGGGTCAATATGTAATCGGGGAATAATATTCCCCTTGTTATAAGGATATAACATGTCTATTTTAGATATTATTTTAAAAATTAAAGAAACAGCTAGTACTAATGCTAAGAAAGATATTCTTAAAGAGAATAGCGATAACGTAGATTTGCAGCGTGTAGTTAAACTAGCACTTGAACCCTCTATTGTTAGTGGGATTAAAAAGATTCCTGAACCAATCAGTACTGATAAAAGCCTAAGCCTATCTGAAGCTTTAGATTCTCTTGATGTTCTTTATAAGCGACAACTTACAGGTAATGCTGCACGTCAATATCTAGGTGAACTTCTAGGTTCTGTAACCGAAGCCGATGCTGATATTGTTCGTCGTGTAGTACTGAAGAACCTTGATTGTGGTATTCAAGAGAAAAACGCGAATGATGTATTTGGTAAGAACTTCATTAAAGATGAACCTTACATGCGTTGCTCATTAGTAACTGAAAAGACTATTCCAAATATTACATCATTCAAAACTCATGGTTATGCTGTTGCAGAAATCAAGATGGATGGACAGTACTTGAATAGTGCTGTTGTTAATAATAGTCTTCTTTGTACTTCACGTAATGGTAAAATTTATGACTTCTTAGGTCACAAAGATGATGACATGATTCGCCTTGCTACGAATGTTCAGAACTTGGATAAACGTTTTGAAAGTGGCGTAGTATTCAACGGGGAGTGTTTAGTACTTGATACTAATGGCAATATCCTTCCTCGTGAAACAGGTAATGGCATTGTTCAGAAAGCTGGTAAAGACACTATTACTAATTCTGAAGCAATGCGTGTAGTATTTGTTCTTTGGGATGTTCTACCATATGATGCATATATGGATGGTATTTGGGAAGTTGAACGTAAAGAACGTCGCGAACTTCTTGAAGAAGCCATCAGTACTTTAGATTCTGAATTTGTTCGTCTAGTTGAGTACCGTAAAGTTAAAGATATTGGTGAAGCATTTGATTATAATACTGAAGCTATTGAACGTGGTGAAGAAGGTGTTATTCTTAAATGTGAAAGTGGTATTTGGAAATCTCATACATCTCCAAAACAACTCAAACTAAAACTTAAAATGCAATTCGACTTGCGTGTAGTTGGTTATCGTGAAGGTGAAGGTAAACGTGCAGGTATGGTCGGTGCATTAGAACTACAATCAGAAGATGGAATTATTGAAGTAGGTTGTGGTACTGGTATCAAAGAAAAAGACCATGAGTGGACATTTAAAACCATGATGGAACGTTGGGATGAAATTAGCAATGCAATCGTAACGGTCGAAAGTACTTCATTAACTCGCGATAAACGTACTGGAAAAATGAGTATCTTCTTACCAGTATTTGTTGAATTCCGTTTTGATAAAGACAGTGCTGATACATATGAGCGTATTCTAGAAATTAAAGAATCTGCTGTTCGTGTACTTCGTGAGAAATTGGCTCGTTTAGAATGATTATCTATACTAACTTCGGAAATGGTCAAGAAGTAGTGTTCATTGTTCCTCCTATTTCGGAGGAACACAATGATAGTACTTCTTTGATGCAACGTTTTAATGAGCGTATGACAACTGGAATGTATCGATATTTTTCACGTTCATTCGTATTACACTGTGACGAAATAACTGTGTACAATCCTTGTACAGAACAGTACATGGGATTGAAAAACCGCAGATTTCCGGTTGACAAAACGTGGAAATCTGGTACAATAGCTGCACGTTTGAAAAAGAACTTTGAACTTGGAACTTTCCATAATGGAAAAGAATTCTCACCATTTGGTGACAGAACAGATTTTCGTACAATAACAGTCAGTCCAGAAAGTACAGAAAATCTGGAAGAATATTTGAGGACTTTAGATGAAATTTATCACTTTTTCTGATACACACGATTCGGTTGATTTCGTAAACAATGTTGCTGGGGATAAAGAAACTATTCTTTTACTTCCTGGTGATATTGGTGAAGTTCGCCGTTTTAATAAGTACAGGAATATGGTTGAAGTACTTTCATCTAAATTTAAAGAAGTACTTCTGGTTCCTGGTAATCATGAGTACTATCGCTCTAACATTACAAAAGTTCATCGTGTTCTGAAAGAACTTGATGATTCAATTTCTAATTTTCACTTTCTGCAAAACGATTTCAGGATATTTGATGATGTTCTGATTTTGGGTGGCACGTTGTGGACGGATTATGATAACGGCAATCCTGTAACTAAGCTTCAGGCACAGTTAGGAATGAATGATTACCGTTGTATTCGGCATGGAACACCTACCGAGTACTGGAAACGTCCATTCACACCGGACGATGCAGAATTTTTTCATCACGAAACTAAAAGTTTTTTGAAAGAAACCCTTGACAAACAACGTGAAGTATGTCATAATTTAAAGACGGTGGTGATGACGCACCACGCACCTAGCTTTGCTAGTGTTGACCCAATTTACGTAGGTGATCATTTGAACGGTTGTTATTGTTCAAACATGGATTACTTCGTTGACAGTTTAAATGTTGACGTATGGATTCATGGTCACATACATTCATCTCATGATTACATGCTAGGTGATACTCGTGTGATTTGTAACCCTCGTGGTTATGAGTTTGGAACACAACACGAGAATGGTCAGTTTGACAGTACTTTCACTTTTGAGGTGTAATATGCCTGGTAATGATGCATTATCAAAATTAATGTCGATGGTTGCGAAGAATACTAGCGTGACCATTAACAATCAAACCATGTCATTTAGTGAGATGGTAATAAAGAAAACATCTGATGGTGGTACTGTTGTCATGATTGACGGTGTACCAGCAATAGGTGACGACACTGAAATCAATATTGAAGTGAACGGTGATGTTGAATCTATTACATTAGGTTCAGGCAACATTCGTTGTATGAATGTGACCAACGGTGTAAAAACCGTATCAGGTGACGTATATACAGAAAATGTTTATGGTAATATTACAACCACATCTGGTGATGTAAAATGTAATGATGTTGCTGGGAATATTTCTACTGTTTCGGGCGATGTACAATTAAAAAATGTTGGTGGCAACGTAAGCACCATTTCTGGCGATATTTCAAAATAAAGGAAAAGTTTTTATGTTCATGAACACAATTCAAGATACTACTGATATGACCCCAAGCAACTACAGTATTCCTTTTGTACTGGAAAAAACTGCTGATGGTGAACGTTCGTTCGATCTAGCATCACGTATGATGCAAGAACGTATCATTATGATAGATTCTGATTTCAATTCACAAATGGCTCATATTATTAAAATGCAGCTTATGTATCTTGATTCACGTAGTTCTGCACCAATTACTCTTTTTGTGAGTTCTCCTGGTGGTTCAGTACACGATGGTTTAGGTATTAAAGATGTAGCTAAAAACTGCCGTTCCCCAATTAAAACTATTGTAATGGGATATGCAGCAAGTATGGGTTGCTACACACAATCAGTAATGGGTACTCCAGGTTTCCGTTTGATGGGTGCTGATTCTTTCATCATGGCACACCAGGTATCTTCCGGTACTAAGGGTCTGATTACTGATCAGAAAATTGCACTACATCATTCTGAGCGTTTGAATGAACTTTTAACTTCTCAAATTGCAGCAGCATGTGGTGTTTCTCACGAACAGTTCTTAAAAGATGTTGATCGTGATCTGTGGCTAAATGCTGAAGAAGCACTTGCATATGGCACTAAAGGTTTCGTAGATGGTATTCTCGTAGGCGAACGTAACGAGAAAGGTCAGTACAAAGTAAAACGTCGCGATGGTTCTTTTGATTGGGTTTAATTTAAAAATATAACTTATGAATAAGATTCTAATTCGGGGGAACGATGTTCCCCAAAACTCTGAAGAAATTAGTACTTCAGAATTTATGAATGTAGCTCTGGAGCAAATCTCTAGTACTGCATTGTCTGTACAAGGTTCAGATGAAGCTGAACCAGTACTAACAGCAATGTCCGATATTTTGGAATTAATGTGCGAGTATTTGAAAGCTAAAAACATCGCACCTGATTCATTATTTGAACATGCAGAAGAATTACGAAATACACAAGGAGCTTTCAATAAGAAAGTTGCAGTACCAAAGGACTGATTTAAATGGCTGATAACAACAATCAATACAATCTAGGATATTCTTTTTTCCAGGATAAAAACAACGAACTTCTTTCTCAAGAACAATTGAAGCATATGCATCCACTATTTCGTCGTGGATACCGTACTGCTCAAGATGATTACATGAAAAAGACCAGTCGTAATTTCCCAACAGTACTTTCGGACATTCCAAAACGTCCAGAAGTATTTGTACCGGATTGGAATGATATTCTGGCTGCGACTCGTCGCCCACGTTTTGCTAAACTTCATAACACCCCAGCACTGGCTCCAGTACTGAATGAAATGATCAAAGCGGTTGAGAACAAGAAACATCTAATTAAACGTTACTCTGATGTAGTACGTTTAGTGAATGAAGCGTTTGATATTGTTCTACAATACGGGTACGATAGTGGTATTCTGGATGAACATGATCTCAGCAAATACAACTACGCACCAAAGTAATAAAAAAGGCCACTTAGTTGTGGCCTTTTTCTTTTAAGGATTAACATGAAATTAAGAGCATTTACGCCAGAAGAAACTGATGATTTGATCAACCGTTTTACGGTTATTGCAGAATATGCGTATTCAATCAATGAAGCTGCTTACGATATTCTAGTACAAAAACATCTTAACTATCTGAAAGATTTTAAACCATCATTGTTTCACTGGAAAGCACGTGATTTTAAGTACTTCGTGAGTAAATTAAATCGTGATGATAGTGCGAGATTTGTAGAATGGGAACTTAAAGAATACGAAGACTTTTTCCGTAAAAATTTATTCAAGAAAAAAGGAGTATTTCTTCGTGGCGTTCATTTTTATGATTGCTATACTCATTATATGAATAAGTTTAGTAACCAAGTACTATCCGATGAAGAAAAAAACATTTTGTGGGATGCTGTATCTGTTTCTGAATTTTCTGTATTCGGATATAAAATTCATGAAAAATATCGTGCTCTTATGAAATATGCACATAAACCATTTGAATTTGATGAAAGTGATATTGGATGGTTAGAAAATGTTGAATATTACTACAAAAAGGCGGTTGAATGGAATTCAAACTAACAGAACGTCAGTCATATGAAATTCTGAAACATTTGGGAAATCATCGAGCTATAATTGAGAAAGTTAATGCTGAAGCATATGACATTCTAGAACGCTATTATGAACGTTATTCATCAGTACCGAAGAATTATTGGTTTAAACCAATGAGTAAATCAAAATTCTTGGAAAAAATGTGTAAAGGTTCTGGTAGTATTCATACAAGAAATGAATTTGGATGGAGAAAAGAAATTTATACATTCAATGACGCCGAAATAAACATTGAATATTTGCGTAAGTTTGGGATTCCCGTAGAACCAGTTGCACATATCATTATTGATGCGGCGTTAGATGCACCATATCTAGGTTCAAGTGAAGTAACAACAGTAGATAACATGTATAATTTACTAATGACATATAATACTCCACCATTTGTTGCAGATGTTGAACTTTTAAATATGTTCCATAAAGTAAAAGAATCAAATGAAAAACGAATTGAAGTACTTAATAACATTGGAATAAAATATGAACTATGAAACATTGACAGTTGAACAAACTGGTATCTGGATTGGTAATATTGAAAAGACTATTTCATTGCTTGAATCTTTGACAAAAATTTTTGTTGATCGTTCTAAATTGATGGATGAGCAATATACTGCACGATACCGGACAGGATGGCGTAAATTCTTTTACGAAGCTGACTATTGGATTAGTGCAGGTGGTAATGCATATCCATTGGGTTCATTATGCAAAGCAAGTAAAGTAGAACCATTCAGTGAAGAAGAAAATACCCTTCGTTATTTTGTAAATGATTATACATATAATCACCGTACTGAGTATAAAGATGTGTCTGAGCGTTGGGCTAAATATGCTAAACGCCCGTTTGAAGTACATGAAAGTGATATAATCTTTTATCAAAAAATGAAACGCTATCATGCTAAAGCGGTCAAAATGGCAAAACTTATAGGAATGGAATATGAAGCATTCAACTTGGATGAAGATAGCTAAAATTGTAGCTGATGAAAGTAAATGTGTATCACAGCATGTAGGTGCGGTCATTGTAAAGAATGATCGCATTGTTAGTACTGGATACAATGGTACACCATCTAAACAAGAAAACTGTTGTGATGCAAATTCACATTTAGTACATAATGGTGAATTTCAAAATTGGGTTTCTGATGAAGCCAAACATGAGCATCACACATGGAGCCAGTTGCATGAATTACATGCAGAGCATAATGCACTTTTATTTGCAAATCCCCTTGACAGGGAAGGAGCAACGTTGTATTGTACTCTACAGCCGTGCTTCGTTTGCTCGTTGCTTATTGCTGGGTCGGGAATAAAACGTGTAATTTATGAAACCGAATATCATCGAACACCAACAGAAGCACTTGACGTTCTCAAAAATGCTGGTATAATTGTAGAAAGATTATCGGACGTAGAGGAATAAAATGAAAATTTTAGTTTTAATTATCTTTTTGGCGTTTGCAGTAACTATACTTGCACTGATTCTTGCACATGTGTTCAATGATAGTAAGCCAGTTTCCCGCCGCAAGAATGTACGTAATTTTAAAGTACGTTTCGATGCTGCAAAAGAAAAGTACTATATTGTAAACCAGCTTGAAACTCATGATGAACCTGTAACTAATAGTTTTGGTTTTCGTGTAATGTATAAAGACAAGCCAAAAGCTGAGTTTGTTGCAGAAAAATATAACTCATAAAAGAAAAGGAGCCATATGGCTCCTTTTTTATTTTATACTTTTTAATTAAGATTATGGTGCTGGTGAAACAGTAACTGCACAAGTAGCTGTGAAAGAACCATCAGCAGTGGTAACTGTGATAGTTGCAGAACCAGCAGCAACAGCAGTGATTAGGCCAGTACTAGAAACTGTAGCGATACCAGTTGCAGAAGAACTATAAGATACAGCTTTATTAGTTGCATCAGCAGGTGCAACGGTTGGTGTTAGTTGTTGAGTACCACCAATATCTAAAGTTGCAGTAGTTGGAGCAACGGTAACACCAGTTACATCAACAATAATATCACCTTGACCTGAGTAATCTTTTAAGAATACAACAGAACCATCTTGTAGAACAACTTTGTTTAGAAGTAGACGTACCGCGAAACCAGCAACATCACCATCTGCATCTACAATACTAATGCAGAAAGTACCGTTTGGTAGTGCATCTGCAAGAGCAGCAGCATCATCAGCAGGATCAAGATTAACACCAGCTTTATCTACACCAGTAATTTTAACGAAAGGATAAAGAGTTGCACCATCAGCACTGATCAAATCAAATACATTGATTGAACGTTGCTTACTGATACGAACGTTAGTTAGTTTAGTACCATCAGATAGTACAGCCGCATCAACATTGATGCCATCAACACCAAATGGTGACTTATTACGACCAGCAATAGGTTTTCCCATAATTATAATCTCCTAGAGAATCATTTATATATTAATATTTATCCAGTACTTGCACGATTTAGTATTAATATCCCTTGACAGGAGATAGAATCTTTGCTACACTTAAAAAAGATGAGTGCTTTTTAAGTACTTCGAAAATATTTAGCTGAAAAATCTTGAAACGTAAGGAATTTTTCTGCTATAATGTACACAACAAGGTGAAGTAGCCTTGAAATCAAAATGACTAAGGGAGTCTTAGATTATGAAAAATGAAAAAGTTTATGTATATATCGGTCGTTTCCAGATGGCACATTCTGGTCACGAAGCGACAATCAAACATGCACTTGAAAATGCAGACCGTTTGGTAATTCTTGTTGGTAGTTCTGAATTAGCACGTGATCCTAAAAATCCGTTCACCTTCGCAGAACGTCATCAAGTACTGGATGCTATGAGTACTCGTTTAGCACAGGAAGAATGGGCTAAAGGGCGTTCGGTTAAGATTAATATCTTACCAATCCACGATTACGTTTATAACAACAGCAAATGGTTGAAAGAAGTACACGAACAAGTTAAATCTGTAACAAGCAGTTCTAATATCTTTATTACTGGTTGTCAGAAAGAAGCAGATGACAGTACTTTCTATCTGAACTTCTTCCCACAATGGCAGCAGGATTTTATTTCTGAACAAAAAGTAACATCATTAGATACTCGCGGAGTTCCTAATACAGCGAGTACTATTAACAGTACAGAAATGCGTAATCAATTCTTCAGTACTAAACAAATTCCTGAAGAACTGCCAGAAGAAACTAAAGAGTTTCTTGAGAAGTTTATGCACACTAAACCAATTGTGTTCGATAATTTGATCGGTGAATTCAATTTTGTTCAACGCTATCGTGCACAGATGAAAGAACAACTGCCATATGACAACATTCCATTCTTAACGGGTGATTCAATGGTTGTTTGTGCAGGACATGTTCTTCTGGTTAAACGCCGCACTTTCCCAGGTAAAGGTTTGTATGCACTTCCTGGTGGGTTCTTTGATGCGTGGCAGGATAAAGATCAAATTCAAACTGCATTACGCGAACTGAAAGAAGAAACGAAAATTGATGTTCCATTGAAAGTACTTGAAGGTTCAATCCGTGAAAGTATGGAATTCGGTGACTTCAATCGTTCATTACGCTGGCGTATTATCACCAAATGTGCGTACATCCAACTTCAGGACAGCACTTTGCCTAAAGTAAAAGGTGCTGACGATGCTGAGAAAGCATTCTGGATGCCACTTGGTGAAGTTGTACAGAACCGTGACAAGTTCTTTGAAGACCATTTAAGTATTATCGATACTTTCTTAGGTATTCTTTAATGTTTAGGAGTACTTCGGTACTCCATTTTAAGTAAGAGGAAATATGTTGTATTGTCAACCAAATGATTTTTATTCTGATATGCGTTATGTGTCAGATAATAATAGTACTTTTATAAAGAAGTTAGATGTATCTGAATACAAAGTACCAGATGATATTGACAACATAGACCCAATACCGTATTTGATAAAGATGGTTTTTAATGAACCACGAACTTCAGAAACGAATCGAATTTTTGCATTAAGAACATTCGGTACATATAACTCTCTTAAAGTCAAAGAGACTGACCGAATAATGCAAGTATACTTTGCCACTGTAAGTAATGGTTGTTTGCATATATCCAATCCAAGTGTTTCGAATATAATATTTGAAGATGGGGTGATGTATTATACAACCACTGATGAATATGCAGATGAGTACTGGTTTACTTTAAAAGATATTGCGGAAGATGCATATAAAAATCCATATTCTATGTATGCTTACGTAACATTGAATGAGAATATATTTAAACCAGATAATTTAATGGCAAAGATACCTTTTAATTTATTACAGCATTTGGTATAAACCAAAATAACCGAAAGCGTTGTAGCTTTCATAAAACTTAATACTAAGGGAGTCTTAGATATGAACACTAAATTTAATGATAATGTAAACTTTATTCTCAACGTTGATTCGTACAAAACTGGTCACGGCTTTATGATGAAAGAGGGTGTTGTAGCTCTTGAATCGAATATCATTGCCCGTAAACCTTCCAAGTACGCAACTCATGTCGTAATGGCTGGTCTTCAGTACTACATTCAGAAGTACTTGGATATTGTCATTACCGTTGATGATATTGATGAAGCAGAACTTGAAACAGAACAACGTGGCGATGATTTTGATCGCGGCTTTTGGGAACACATTGTTGAAGTACATGGCGGTAAAATTCCAGTACATATTCGTGCAGTTCCAGAAGGTACAGTAGTTCCTGTTGGTTGTCCACTAGTACGTTCTTTCAGTACTGATCCTCGTGTTTGCGTAATTGCAAGTTATATCGAGACTCAGCTACAACGTGCAGTATGGTTCCCAACAACTGTTGCAAGTAATGCTCGTAGCATTAAAGAATTTTTAGCAGATACAATGGAACGTCATGCAGGACACCGTTTCGTTGATTATCAGCTTCATAACTTCGGGGATCGTGGTGCGTCAAGTTTCGAATCAGCAATTCTGGCTGGTATGTCTCACGCAATGGTCTTTAGCGGTTCTGACTGTTTATCTGCGAACCGTTACATTAAACAGTACTTCCACACTACTAAAGCATATTTGAGCAGTGTGACAGCAAGTGAACATAGTGCAACTTGTTCTAATTCTGATGCGGATCGCCGTGATGATTTCAACATGGCAGTTAAAATGGTTCGTTTGTGGGAGAAGAAAGTTGATAAGTTCATTGCAAACGGATCAAAAGGTGTTCCACCAATTGTTTCTGTTGTAATTGATACTTATGATGCGTATCGTTTCGTTCGTGAATTTATCGGTACTCGTCTTAAAGCAACAATTGAAGAAATCGGTAAACGTTGTCCTGGTGCTAAATTAGTTATGCGTCCTGACAGTGGTGATCCAACTACTATGCCAATTGAAATCATTGAGATTTTAATGGAAAAATTTGGTCACACAGTTAACGAACACGGATATAAAGTACTTCCATCTTATATCGGTGTTATTCAGGGTGATGGTATTAACGAAGATAGCATTCGTCAAATCGTAGCTAATCTTGATACTAAAAAGTTCTCTATTGAAAACTTAGCATTTGGTATGGGTGGTAAGCTTGTACATCCAGAGAAAGGTCGCGATACTTATAGCTTCGCTATGAAAGGTTCTGCACAACAACTGGAAGACGGTACTTGGGAAGATCTGTTCAAAGATCCAATTACTGATGTGGGTAAACGTTCTCTCCGTGGACGTGTAACTACTTATGAGTGCACTAATACTCATAAAATTATTGCAGAACGTATTGAACTACAAGAAGTCAATCCATTCTTACGTGATATGATGGTTGACGTGTACGTGAATGGTGAGATTATGAATCTCAGCAACTTCGATGAAGTACGTGAACGTGCAAACAAAGGTTTATAATTTTTAGGGGGCTACATGCCCCCTTCTTTTTAAGGTAGCGAAATGTTAGAAGTAATGAAAGATGTTGCATTGAGCATTGCTGTAATAGGCTTTGGATTAGCAGTACTCTTACCTGGTGTAATTAATGTATTTCAAATAGCTGGAGTTAATTCATATTATGAACGAAACATCTTCATTAATATTGGTTGGCTATTAATCGTTTCTATAACAACAATTTTATATGCATTTTATTATGTAATTTCATTTTATTTTATTTGGTGGTAATATGGGTTCATTTAACACATCTTGTGCAATTTCGCAACTTCCTATTGGAATGGGTGATGAAGTAAAACTATTCTTTATTGTTGCACATCCAGCAGTAGATCGAAATCATTTATTTCCAAATCATTATTACGACATGGTAGGTCTACCGTTGGATGTTGTTTATGATGATTATGGAAAATACGAATTAGTTGATAATGAGCGTAATAAATCAATTTGGGAAACTCATTCACGTTATTTCAAAGAAGCACTGGTTTCTGTTCCAGCAGGAAAACGAAGCCGTGAAGAAGAAGTTGACCCAAATAATATCACATTTGAATCTATTCAGGAACATATTTGGGAAGGTCGTGCACGTGTAAAATATAAGTTCTTTGATATGCCTGAACAAGAACTTGCACTAGCAGTTTATCCAATTCATGCAGAATTGTATAATGAGTTCAGTAAAAGTTACAAGTACTGGAATGGTGAAATCAATCTGGAAGAAAAACTTCAAGCATTAGAAAGCCACCCACATTATCCTTATTATGTTGACCATGTTAATTTCATGGCAAATTACGATGAAGATAAATTGGAAACTGTTGGTGAAGGTGAAGAAGAAGACTTGTCTGAAGAAGCAAAAATTCATTTGTGGGTTCATTCTGATATTACTCTTTACAATGCATTAACAGAATTTCGTCAAATTCCGATCATTTATCAAGATATTGGACTTCATTTTAATGCAAATAGTGTTATGAAAACTGTTAATTACGAACTTGATGAGTATATGACATTTGCTCGTGAGTTTATCAGTTCTCATATCTTTAACTGCTATTTGCACAAATTGAATATTCAGATCACCCCTAGTCTTACTAGTGGACAAAGTTATTTTTATCGTGACCACATTGCATTTCATGAGAAAATTGCATCAATTGCAAAAAATAAGCTCACCGAATGCGAATACCGAGATGATTAAATATGATGAAACTAATACTGGTTCTAACCATCATTGCGTATATTGTTATAGGATTTCTTACCTTCTGTGAATACAAAAAGAAGTTCATGCTTGAAAAGAAATTCTCTACTAAGAAAACTATCTATATAGTTGTTCACGGTTTTTTGTATATAGTAATTGGGTTATTCATTACAGTACTAGGATACTTAATTTTAACCATGTGAGGATAACAAATGGCTGGCAAAGGATTCGTCGGCCTTTCTCTGGATAAGGATCAGGGAAAGGAAATACAAAAGATTTTTAAATTAGCGGGTATAGACTGCTTGACACCATCGAAATTTCATGTTACAGTTATGTACGATGAAAGTGAGCCTGAAATAGAACTACTTTCTAATGATAAGACGTATAAAGCGAAAATCACTGGAGTAGAGCGTTTAGGTAAACCAGGTGGAGAGTGGGAAGCAATTGCTCTATTACTTGATTCACCAGAAATTGAAAAACGACATAAAGAATTACAAAACGCAGGATTCAAACATAAGCATCCTAGTTTTAAATGTCATATGAGCATCGTGTATAAACCTAAAGATACAGATGAAGATTTGATTAACTTAATTTACAATTTGGGAGTTCTACCCGAAGAATTAATCTTCGGTGATGAACATTTGGGAAAAACAGTTTAAAGAGTAATATCATGAAACGTGATGATGAAACTGAAGAAGAATATGAAGAACGCAAACGATTAGCAAGGGAACACGCACGTAAACTTAAAACTGGTGAATGGATAGATGAACATCCAGCATCAGATAAAATAGTACTGTGTGTTCGCTGTTTATCAACATATCATATTCGTAAAGCTCCACGAGTAATGAACGATAAAGTTGATATTAAAGAACCTGTATGTCCTAATTGTAAATGTAAAATATACTATTCTTAACGGGAAATTTGAATGAACCTCAATGGATTTTTAGCTAATAATGGAGTACCACGTCTAATTTTTTGTACTGGTGCTGGACTATCAAAAGAATCAGGTATTCAGACTTTCCGCGATGCCGAAGGTGAAGGGTTATGGGATAACGTAAGTGTTGATGAAGTTTGTAATATTGCAACCTTCCATATCAATTACGATAAAGTACATAACTTCTATAACGCAATGCGTAAAGGTTTACTGAATTATCAACCGAACGCTGCACATCATTTTATTGCAGAAATGCAACGAAAGTTTGGTCATGACCGTGTTATGCATATTACTGCTAACGTTGATGATCTAAGTGAACGTGCTGGCGGTACTGCGATGCATGTACACGGTTTCCTGAAAGAAGTAGTTGAACCGTACAGTACTAACACCAATGACTATAATGTTCTTGATGTTGGGTATACAGAATTTGTTCCAACACCAGGGATAATTTCTAAACCAAATATTGTTATGTTTGGTGAAGGTTTCTGGTTCACAAATGGTGTACGTAAAAACATTTACGATGACCTTTATAAAGTACTAGATAATGTGAATTCACGAGATACGATTATTGTAATCGGTTCTTCTGATACTGTTATTCCGTGGTCTATCTATGCTGGGGTTGCTACTCCTGCTGAAGTACTTAATGTGAATCCAGAAGCACATAAAAATGATGATTTCTTCACGTATAATTTATACGAACCAATTACTGAAGCTTTAGATGTTATCGAAGAATATGTAACTAAACGTATGGATTATGAAGATTTCACTGGTCAAGAATATTAAGGATTTGTTGTGAATATGTATCAAGAAATTCCATTCGGTACACGGTCTGAACGTTATGATTGTGTATTCGTATGGATTTATGCAAAGAACTGTACTCCGTACTCAAATTATCCGTACAATGATATTCCTAATGTAAGTTTAGTACTGTCAGAATTACGTTTTGATGGGTTACTAGGTGCAGTAGGTGGGATGGTAGAACATGATGATCCAAATCTTGAAGTTGCTGTTTACCGTGAAGCCAAAGAAGAAATCGATTATGATTTACCAATCGACCGTCTGGAACCACTGGTAAGTTATAAGAATACAGTTGTTGGTTCACACAACCATGCATTTTCACTTGAAGTATCTTACGAAGAACTGTTAGAGATTCGTAATAACGCACATAATGGTGCACATTTCAGTGCTGAGAATGCTGGTGTTAACCTTTTACATACTTGTCGTTATTTGAAAGGTAACAAAGTAGAGTGTGGATGGAACACACTATTAGAACAACGCTTTGTCGGCACTGCAAAAATGGAACTGATGAAACTTGTTCATGCTAAAAATCTGTTGATTGATTATGTTGACGATGGAAAAACTGAAGCATCATACAAAATGTTCTTAGATGATTTGCGTGATGTTAATCAGTACTATCCAAATGAAGAATTCATTGTTTGCCGTACTTATCAAGAAGCAGTTGATTATGTCAAAGAACATGGGATTCCTTCATTCGTATCATTCGACCACGATTTAGGCGATACTGAAAACGAAAATGAAGAAACTGGATATACATTTGCTAAGTTCTTAGTGGACTATATGATGGATAATCAAATTGCTAAGCCATTTGAATATCACGTTCATAGTGCAAATCCGGTGGGTGCAATGAACATCATTGCTTATTTGGACAACGCATTTAAATTTATTCGGAGTTTGTAATGAAAGGTTTTGTTGTTTCGGTTATTCTTGCTGCTGCTTTTACTTGGGGAATTACTGCAATTATTGGTTCAGTAAAGAGTACTGAGCATCAGAACGTTTATTATAATGTCGGACGAGTTGTATCGTTAGGTCAATGCAAAGATGGTACTTGTTCATATGGATATACAGATATGAACAATGAATTAAAATATGCAACTCTTAGTAGGCCAGTTAGCTTAGGCCAATTGGTCTATCAAGAGTGCTGGTACGAAGAAGCACAAGGGAACCAGTGCTACGTAGATTATACTCCCAGCAAAAACTAGCAGTATTGCGGAGCATTAAATACTGTTAGGAAAACAAACGTGTTATACACACAAACAAAAAAGGATGTTTATGAAAAAATATGTTCTTGACACAAACGTGATTCTTGGTGATCCTAATGCAGTCCTAGCATTTGAAGGAGCACATGTAATTCTTCCGTTTAAAGTACTTGAAGAATTAGATTCCATAAAGAGTCGCAAAGTTGACATTAGTAGAGATGCACGTGTTGCTATTCGCAATATTAGTACAATTCTAGAGAATGCAACTCACGAAGAAATTTCTACTACTGGTGTTGAAATTTCAAAAACCCATCCACACATCAAAGGTGATACTCGTCTTTTTGTTCTAACTATTGAAGAACTAACAGCAATTCATCATTTGGCAAATCCAGATCTTGGTGCACCAATTGTTGATGCTAAACTAGAAACTTTAATGAAAAGTACTGTACCGGATGATGAAATCATTCTAGTTGCAAAACTATCTCAGTCAGTACTCGTAACTCGTGATATTAATATGCGTATTAAAGCACTAGCATATGGTGTTGAAGTACAAGATTACCGTCATGATATTACTATTGAAGATTCAGATTTGATTCATACTGGTCATCATCCAATTGAGGGTGATTTTTGGGAACACGCTGGAGACACTGTATATTCCAACCAGGAAGGTCAAAAACTAATTCAAATGATTCCTGAAGAAGTAATTAAACCATTCTTACCAGAAAATCTATGCATCGGTGATTATATCTATGATGAAGCAGATGGTCTGTTTGTGTTTGAAGGTTATATTTCACTTCTTGATGCTGATGATGACCGTGATTATTTGGGCTTCAGTGACGTAGGTCAGTCTAAAGCACTATCACGTAAAGTATGGGATATTAAAGCCAAGAACATTCAACAAGCGATGGCAATTAATAGTATCATGGACAAAGACGTACACATTACAGTACTTCTAGGTTCAGCAGGTACAGGTAAAACTCTAATTACCGTTGCTACAGCACTTGAGCTAGTACTAGAGAAAAGAAAATATGATCGTATTATCTTCTCTAAAACTCAAGACTCACAATTCGAAGAAATTGGTTTCTTACCAGGTTCTGAAATGGAAAAAGTAATGCCATTCTGTGGTGCTGCAATTGATGCCCTAGAATATCTACACAAAGATGATGCTAACCCACAAGGTTCAATTGAAGAAATTATGAAACGTAACATCTTCCAATTTAAAGCATTGAACTTTGTTCGTGGTCGTAGTTTCATTAACACAATTCTAATTGTTGATGAATTCCAAAACATTACTCCTGCACAGGCGAAGACAATTCTAACTCGTGCTGGTGAGAACTGTAAAGTTATTATTATGGGTAACTTATCTCAGATCGATAACAAGTTCATCAGTCCAACCAACTCAGGTTTGACTTATGTTACTGAGAAGTTTAAAGATTGGGAAGGTTGCCGCATTATTGAACTAGAAGGTGTTGTTCGTTCACCACTAGCTGCATTCGCAGAAGAAAATCTATAACAAACTTTTGGGGATACTTAGGTATCCCCTTTTTAATTGGATAATGTATGAAAATTTCATTCCATATTGAAGCTGACCCACAAGTAGGTGATGGTGAAGCAATCTTTTATAAACTGATTAAAGTACGCCAGTACTGGATTTTTAAATTCAAGACTCAAATAGCTTATGGTCTTGAAAAAGAAATGCAAACTTTAGCAAATAATCTTACTAAAATTTATGGAACACCATAATTTTTTATGGTATAATGTACATATTAATCGACAAATTGGCATTCATTTCTGGCCTTCTTGATTATAAACAACATAAATAGTTACATAATAATAAAAATATTTTTGACTCCATGTTGTTTATATTTCATTCTTTTTAAGGCCACGCAATGTGGCCTTTTTTATTGGAAAAATAAAATGAACGACGAAAAAATGTTAGTAGTCAGTAAAATTTACGAATATTTCCAAGAGTTGGGTTTCCACAATATCGTCGTTTATGGCTCTTATATCGAGCAGATGCACGGTTTTGACGTGGTTCCGAACGATATTGATGTGACTATCATAATGGATGAAGAACCGCCTGAGAAGCGTCACAAGACGTTCTATTTGGGGTTCTGTGAACTACCTATTAACGTTGAATTCATGCATCGCAAATCATTTGAAGCTGAACTCAAATCAATGCAACCAAAGTACTTCATGTGTCTTAGTAACCCTGCTATTGCTAAAGATATTGATGTTGCCTTTATGAGTAAAGAACTTCATGAAGTACGTTCATGTATCAGTTCCGTTTCATCGAAAGCCTTTGATAAAGGTAAAAAGAAACTTACTGTAGAAGATGATTATGATGAAGTACTTGGATTGAAAAATATATATCATGCTTTTAAATTCATCTATTACGCAAAATGGTTTTATTATCCTAATGCAAGTACTTCTAAAGAAGCAGATACATTGTACTTAAACGAAATCCACAAAAACATATACGAAATTTACGAAAACAGTACCGGAACTCTTGACGAGCGATGCCAAACTGTGTTAAATTATGCGAAAGGCATGTATAACGCAGAAATGACAGGCTTTCGAATTTTGTTTCCAAAACAGGTGAAAGAATGACATTTTTTATAGTATTGGGTATGGTTGTATTGTTCGTCATTGGACTATTATTAATAGTCAGTAGTGTAGCGTCAGTAATGTTTATTGGTGCATTCTCTGGACGAGTGAGTTTTAGCGAATTTATTGTGGCATGTATTATGTTCGGTATAGGCGTAATTGCATGGTACTTGGTGTTTTCAAATGTGTCTATTGGCATAGGATGATAATTAATGGAAGTTCTTTTCGAATTACTGTTTGCACTAATTGAATGTCTTGTTGAAATGATGTGTATGGGTGCTAAAGGTCGCTGGATACTTCTTGTACTTCTGAGTATTGTAGCAGTTATCGGCTTTGGTGTGTGGACATATACTTATAAGTAAGGAATAAAAATGAAAAAATTAACTAAAGGGCGTATGACTTTCTATTAAGGTACTTTAACTAATAGGAGGAACATATGTTCTTTGATCAAACTTTTAAAATCTTCTTCGATAATGGAACCGTTGTTGAAACAGATGATCTTCTTTCATGGATTAAGCATAACTTTCCAGGCAGTGTAGAAGTTTTCTACTACCGCATGAAATGGGTTTGCAAATACGAGAAAGAAGCATTCTGGCAGTACGGTTACTATAACAAATGGGATACCAGTTTTTACGGCGAGGCATTTTATTTGTACACAAAGAACAACGTAATGGTTTCACCAGAGTTGTTCCGCAGTGAATACAAATCTAAAAACAATCGTGAATTCTGGAAACGTATTGAAAAACGCAATCGCGAATGGTTAAATCGTCCGTGGAGGCGTGGTCATAGTACTACTTATGATCGTAAAATGGAAACCATTGCAGAACGCCGTGCTGTTTCTGGTGTTGTAAAAGAAGAAGGTGAACCAGAATTTCGTGGTCGTCGTCGTAATCTTCCCAATCCGTGGGATGACATTATAGCACGTCGCAGTCTTTCATGGAAAGATTGTACTAAACGTAAACGTCAACACAAAGGGAGCTAAGCTCCCTTTTCTTTTTAGGATACTAAATGAACTCTGAAAAACTAAGTCTAGCTCGTGAACTTCTTCTGCATATTGAACCAGGGGAAGTAATTAGTACTCAAATCAATCATGTATATAATCAGCGTACTAATTATGATAAATTTCCAGGGGATGTAATTGCATGGCTTCATAACTCTAAACTGCTAGTACTTGCAGATGTTATTTCAATTTCTCAAAATGCATCAATTGAAGTATTCAAAACTACAACTCTTGGTGAACAATTAGCCGAGTTTGCTAATCTTGTAGATTGGTTCAATGAAGGTGTTTCTGGTGAAGAACAATTCTTAATTACTGGTTCAACTATTCATCGTGTGTTAGAACAATATAATGATTTAGAAGTAGAACCACTGGTAAAATTAGTCACAGCAGAAGAACAAGAAGCATATCAACATTATTATCGAATTGCTGCAATGAACGCTTTAAAGGGTCGTGTTGATAATAAGTGCAAAGAGCCAGAAGATACTTTGAATATGGAAGATAGTTATGTTGTAGAAGTACTATCATCTGGTTTAGATAATATGTTTTGGTTAAGCAAATTTCTTGGCGATAAAGGTACAGATGAAACTCGTACCAATGATTATGTATTCAAGAAATGTATGGAAGAACTTGGTGAAATGGCACTGGAAGACCAAATTGCTAATGGTCTGAGCTATAAAGATGCTGGTTCCGATGGCGTTGCTGGAGAAGCAGTTGATCTTGCAATTTGTGCGATGGATATGTTTGCATTGCAATTTCCTGGAAAATCGGATATGGAAATTCAATTTATGTTCTTAGAATATATGAATAAGAAATTACAAAAATGGCAACAAACTCTTAAACAAAGGATTTAAAATGACAGATCATGCAAAGACAAAAGCGTTAATGGACGTTATTGCAGAAATGAATAAACAAGATGCTAAATGGGGTGCTGACCGCAATCAACATCCTTTCTTGTGGCAAGTAATTTTAGGTGAAGAATTCGGTGAAGTTTGTCAAGCGATTCTTCATGATGAATTTGGTGGAGATCACGCTGGAACAGCACGAGAAGAATTGGTTCAAGTTGCTGCCGTAGCCTTGCAATTTATTGAGCAGTATGATAGACTTAACGAAGTTCAAAACAGCGAGACAAAAAATAAATTAGTAATTTTAGAATCTCCATTTGCAGCTACCAATGGATATACCGTGCAAGAGAATATTGAATATGCACGTAAATGTGTACGTCATTCTCTTTCATTAGGTGAAGCACCTATTGCGAGTCATCTATTGTATACTCAGGATGGAATTCTTGATGACAATATTCCCGAAGAACGTCAATGGGGTATTGATGCAGGTTTAGCATGGAAAGAAGTTGCACACGGTTCTGTTGTTTATACTGATCGCGGTATTAGTAAAGGAATGGAATACGGTATCGCTGCTGCTATCGCTGCTGGCCTTACTGTTGAATATAGAAGTATTGAGGAAAAATAATGAATATTCGTCCAGTGTATAATCACATCATTGCTAAGAAACATGTATATGAAGCAAAAAGTGCAGGTGGTATTTTACTAACTGCAAGTGGTGAAGATGAATCTACACATGCTGAAGTACTAGCAATTGGTCCAGCATTTAAATCCGATGTTAAAGTTGGTGATATTATCACTTATGAAGAAGGTGATAAACGAGTTCATTCTGAAAAGATTGATAATGAATATATTCTAATTATGCCTGAAGATTGCGTAATTGGTGTTGTTGAACAAAAATCAGAATAAGGTAAAGATATGCATCCGGCATTAGTTGAATTACAAGAACGTGAATTAATCAATCAAAGTACTGATATTGAAGTACTGTCAAAACTACTTGACGAAGGTTCAGCAGTATATTGTGGTTTCGATCCTACTGCCGATTCTTTGCATATTGGTAGCTTACTACCACTGACTATCATGAACGTGTTTAAAAAACACGGCGTGAAAGTTATTGCACTTATTGGTGGTGCAACTGGTTCAATCGGTGATCCAAGCTTTAAATCTAATGAACGGCAAATGATGGATTGGGATACAATCGACCGCAATGTTGCTGGTGTTCATGCGGTAATTCGTGATGTTCTCGGTGAAGATGTTGAAATTGTCAACAATTATTCATGGTCTAAGGACATTAACATGCTTGATTTTTTACGTGATTACGGTAAATGTTTTACTGTTAATAACATGATTAATAAAGAATCAGTACGTTCTCGAATTGAACGAGATGACAAGGGTATTTCATTCACTGAATTTGCATACCAGATTCTTCAGGCAATGGATTTCGAACACTTATATGAAATGCGTAATTGTAAAATTCAAATTGGTGGTTCTGACCAATGGGGAAATATGATTGCAGGGATTGATTTGATTCACAAACTTCATGGTAATGATGCAGAATGTGGTGTTATTACAATTCCGCTGGTTACTAAAGCTGATGGTACTAAATTCGGTAAAACAGAATCAGGTACTATCTGGTTAACAGAACAACGTACAACTCCGTACCATTTCTTCCAGTTCTGGCGTAATCTGGATGATGCTGAAATTCCAAAGTTGTACAAGTACTTCAAACCATTTGGATTCAGTGTTGAAAGTATTGAATCAGAAATGAAAAATGGCGATCCAAATATCGTCAAATTACAATTTGCAATTGCTATGACAGTACTGGTTCATGGTGATTATAAAGCAGATTTAGCACGTGATATTACTGACTTCTTACACGGTAAAAAAGAAATTACCGAAGAAGCAGTTGATATGATGATCAAGAGTGGATTTGAAGTTTCTGAAAGTACAGATAATCTTGAATTAGTTTCGTTGGTTGTCAGTACTGGATTAGCTGATTCCCGTAAAATGGCACGTGAGTTTATTAATAATGGTGCTGTAAAAATTAATGGTCGTAAAGTAAATGAGTTTTACGATACTGCAAATTGTGAATTTACAGAAGATGTAGATTTTGTAGATGCAAAACATTTTGTATTGCAGCGTGGTAAAAACACATATGTCGTTGTAAAAAATACAAGGCGTTAATATGAAGATTGTATACGCAATATTAATTGCATTACTTTTAACGTCATGTCGTACCGAAGACAAAGTTCAAAACATTGTACTGTACGGTAATAAAACACCTTACCCTGAAGTACTAAATGCTACTTTAAAATTAGATAACAAAGAGTATTCTTGTACTAGTTTTGACGGAAAGCATGATCAACTTGTTTTCGTGTGTCGTAAGAAATAAGACTTGAGAAATACAAAGCCGTGCATTCTGGCAAAAACCAGATTTAAGACCGTTTACGCTTCAACGCTAGTACTGGATACTCCCTACTCGTTAGACTACCAAATTCCAGGGCGTTGTATTTCTTCTTAATTGAGAGAGGAACAATATGAATATCGTAGAAAAGTACTACTGGATTACCCAACATCCAAAATACGTTCCGTTTGGTGATACGGCAATCATCGAAATTACCCCACATATGGTTTGTCCAGAAACAAATTGTATCGAAGATTTACAACTGTTGAATACGAAGCTCCGCTTTTGGGTTGAGTTGATGATTCCATTCTTCGATGAACAATTCAAACAACACTGTCATGCACATGATTACGAAGTTGATTGTGGTGGAGATACGTGGGAAGAAGCTGTAGAAAATCTGTACAAACTAGTACTGGAAAAGTACGGTGATTATACAGAAGAAGATATGGATAAGCACCGTGAAGAAGCAATGAAAGGTTTCGATTTAGAGAAATGGATTAAAACCGTAGATTCAATGGCGGCAGATAATCGAAAAACCGATGAAATTGTAATGCTACCAGATTATGAAATCGAACATATGAAACATGAAATCGAACATCTGGAAGTACTCGAAAAAGTACTGCAAAAGAAATTACAAGATGCATCATTAACAATGCAGGAATACAGTGATGTTCAATTGGAACTAACCTGTGTTGATCATGATTTATATGTAATGCGTGAAAGTGTTAAGCATGGATATGATGTAGAGAAGTACGGTCTAAGGAATGAAGATTGAAAAACTGATCGGGATATTGCGTGAAATGCCCCAGCATCAGCAAGTGAAATGCACACGTAAGAAATACAAAATTATTGCTTGTGCATTAGATAGAAAAGGAAAAGTACTGGCGATGAGGACAAACGATTATGAATGTTCTCATCCATTACAAAAACATTTCGCAGTACTTGTTGGAAAACCAGAAGCAATTTTTCTACATGCTGAAATCGCCACATTAATTGCCGCACGAAAAGAAGTTCATAAATTGCTGATAGCAAGGGTAGATAGAAATGGTAATCCACTATCAGCTAAACCTTGCCCTATTTGTGAAAAAGCAATAGAAGCCTTTGGAGTAAAAGAGATTGAATATACCTAATGAAGAATTTTTAGGTTCTATTATTAAGTACTATAATGGATTAAATTTCAAGAACAAATTCAATTTAAGTTCAGAAGAATACAAGTACTTACGAAAGAAATATAAAGTTTATCGTTTAGTTCCACGTAATGAGCGTCTATGTTGGGTATGTGATAAACCAGGACTAAGTAAAAAATATCTAAGTTCAACTATGTGTGATAAGTGCTACGATGCAAAAGTGAATAAGTACTATAAAAAGTATTATCATAGAATTATCACACCACAGCGTGTACCATTAATTTTCAATTTGAGGAACACCAATGCTTAATCAAAATCAGATTGATGAAATTATCAATCGTTATCCTCACGAAACAGTTGCATTCATTAGTGATTATCTAGGCATCAGTCGAACTACAGTTCAACGTATAGCAAATAATATGAATCTTGTTCGATTACATTTAAACAGTCGCAATCCTAGTATTGAGTTTTTAGCATCATATTATTCGATTGATATTTCAGTACTGAAAGAAATTGAAAAAATGGCAGTGTATCGAAAACCATTTCCAGGTACATTACCTGATGCATTAAAGAAAACATTATGGCGAAAATTTGGTAAACCAATGACAGAGCATCAATGGAATTCAATAAGCGAATTAACATTAGATGACATACGCCATATAATGATCTATTTCCCATCTCTAACTAATTCGGCATTAGCAAAAGATTTAAAAATAGACAGAAGTTTAGTTTTGAAAGTTGGAAAACTTTATGATCTAGAGAAACTTCCAAGAGAAGAAATGTTTTGTGATAAATGCCGTGTTGAGCATTTACCACCTAGAGAATATAAATCTGGTAATGTATGTAAAAAATGTTGGACAGAACGTATGTCAGAATATCAGTACATTTATTATCCAGCTAAACAGGAAGAAAAAAGAAATGCTAAGTAAACCCTTACAAGACATTATTGATATTTTAAAGAATGGTGGAGAGTCAGATGCTTATATTGACACAGTAACCTTCTTATTCAATCGTATGTTAGAAGATAAAGAAAATGGAACGTTTGAGAGGGATAAGTACATTGAACCTGCTCTTTCTATTCATGTCCGTTTACGCAATAGACATAAAGAAGATTTTAATGGCTCTCTATTATCATGGTACAGAAGATTCATTGAATTATACGAGGAAAAGAAATGAGCGAGCCAAAACTTCATGTAATTGACAAGGAAACCGCAGATATACTTATCAAACGTTCTCTTGACAAAATTCGTGCAGCCCAATTTCAAAAATCGTTACGTGATTTTGAAAATGAAGTAATTCCATTCTTAGATTCAGTTTCTGAACTGGCAAAAAAGTTTGGAGAAACAAAGAATGACTGGAAGAATAATTATTAACAAGGAAGATATATGAATACTATTATTGTAAATTTAGTGGGCGGGCCATGTTGTGGAAAAAGTACTACAGCAGCAGGTCTATTTGCAAAAATGAAATTGCATAGTAAGCAGAAAGTGGAAATTGTAACTGAAGTAATCAAAGATTACGTGTACGATGAAAACAAAATGGCGATGCAAGATCAAGTACTAATTACTGCGAACCAAAATCACCGCCTATTCCGTTTAAATGGAAAGGTGGATTTTGTTGTATCTGATGCTTCATTATTAAATGGTATTGTCTATAACGAATTTTACGATGATGCAAATAATATCAGTTCAATTATTGCACATAATTTATATCATCAATATGAAAATGAAGTTTTTTTACTTCCACGTAAGCCAGAATATGATCAATATGGTCGTACTCAAACACTAGAGGAAGCAAAAGAAATCGACCGATTGTTCGTTGAAAATCTTGATGCATTAAAAATACCTTACATTGATATGCGTCAATATACCCATGAAGAAATGCCTGAACGTATTTTAGAAGTACTTTCTGCAAAATATGGGTTCGAAACTCACTAAAAATGAGTTGAACAAACGTTAATCAAAGTACTAAAATCTTGATCTAGATCAATACAAATACCCCTGTATATGGGGTATTATAATTTTTAAGTTCGTAAATAAATTCACCTAAAATTAGACATGGAGAGTCGTATGAATAGCGATAGATTGTACAGTGATATTAACCAGTTTTTGAACCAAAGCAACAAAGATTTACTGAATGAGAATGCCAATAAAGATGCCAAAATTGTTAATACGCATCGTGATTTATTAGCAGGTATCCTATCTAAGCATTTTGCCGAAGATATTATTTCAGAAGATTTGATGCAATGGCATAAAAATGGTTATGGTCACATACACGATCTGGATTATTTTATAAGTCCACTAACTAATTGCTGTTTAGTGAATTACAGGGATATGTTAGAGAATGGATTTAAAATTGGGAATGCACAAGTTGGCACTCCTAATAGTATCGGAGTTGCAAGTACTGTCCTAACACAAATAGTACTGGCAGTTTCAGCAAGTCAATACGGTGGTCAAACACTTGCACATATTGACTTTGGATTAGAACCATATGTTCAGAAGTCCTACAACAAGCTCCTAGAGCAGCAGAAGGAATTTGACCTACCGGATGAGTACGTTGAAAAAACCCTTCAGAAAGAGGTCTACGACGCTATGCAAGCGTTATTGTACCAAGTAAACACCATCACTTCCAGCAATGGTCAAACGCCGTTTGTCACTATTACTATGGGATTGAATACTTCAAAATTCGGTAAAATGATTACGGATTCGTACTTAAAAGTACACGAAAAAGGTTTAGGTGTTGACGGCACTACACCAGTATTTCCTAAAGTTGTGTTCTTCCTAGAAGATGGCGTGAACATGAAAGAAGAAGATCCTAATTATGATTTGAAAGTGCAGGCAATGCGTACATCAGCTAAACGCATCTATCCTGATTTCGTTTCTGTACCATTGAATAAGAAAGTAACTGGAAGTACTTCTATTGCAGTTTCTCCTATGGGTTGTCGTTCGTTTTTAGGCAAATGGGAAGATGATGGTATTGAAAAATATGATGGTCGATTTAATCTTGGAGTTGTATCAATTAACCTACCACTACTTGCGTTAGAGTCTAAATCTGATGGTGAATTCTTCGGAAAATTAGACTATCACATGTCAATGGCATATAGAGCACAAATGAATCGTGTTGAACGTTTAAAAAATATGAAAGCTCGTCAAAACCCAACTATGTTTATGGAAGGTGCTATTGCTAGATTGAAAGCTGATGATACCATTGAAGGTTTATTTTATGATGGTTATGCAAGTATCAGTATTGGGTATGTTGGATTAGCTGAATGTTCTGAAATCATGTTAGGACAACTAAGCAAAGACTATTGTAAATCTATCTTGCATTATATGAAATATAAATGTGAGCAATTTAAAGAAGAAAGTAATATAGCATTTAGTTTATATGGAACACCAGCAGAAAGTCTATGCTATAAATTTGCACGAGCAATTGAAGAAAAACATCCTAATATTCTAAAACGTGACTTTATTACAAATTCATTCCACCAACCAGTTTGGGTTGAATCATCACAATTTAAGAAGTTTGATTATGAAGAAAGTTTTGCTTATCTAAGTAATGGTGGAAATATTAGCTATGTAGAGACTCCAAATCTTTCAAATAATCTCAAAGCATTGGAAACTCTTATTGACTATGCGTATGATAGAATTCCATATTTTGGGATTAACCAACCAGTAGATAAGTGTTATAAATGTGATTTTGAAGGTGAGTTCGCAGTTGATAAAATTGGATTCCATTGTCCACAGTGTGATAATCGCGAAGAAGGAACTATGTCAGTTATCCGTCGAGTATCAGGATATTTGAGTGCACCTAATAGCAGACCTTTTAATACTGGAAAACAACAAGAAGTTATTCAGAGAATAAAACATGAAGAAGAAAAAGACACAACGAAAAGAGAGAACGACTGAATCCTCTTATCGTAGATGGATATTTGACGATCCTAGACCTGGAGAATCCAAGAAACGTGCTAAGACATTTCATCCTAAAGGAAAGAAAATGACGGTCGATAAGGCTTTCGATATTGTAGTACAAGGATTACTTAATGGTAAAGGGTTACACCCATCATCAAACGAAATTTGGTACGCTGAGAAAATTGCAATAGAATGTAATCTACGAGTTGATACAGTTCGTCAAGTACTACACAGATTGAATCTTGAAGGTTGCTGTTCTAAACGGATTATCTGGTACAGTGCAGGTGGTCATTGGGGTGGGTGTATGCATACCCGCCTTGATTATATGGATCAAGTTGTAATGTGGGAAGCAAAACAGTACCATGTTTACATGGATAAACTTACTGAAAAGTACGGGAAATAAACCAATATGATACACGATAAAGTTAATGTTAATTGGAATAATGTTTTCAAATCATCAGAACTGTTAGGCTATCTTCCAGTATTTGATGAAGATTTCAATGCTATTTCATATTATTCTTGTGAAAACTTACATCCAGATTCTGAATTCAAACGGGTAGTTCCATGTTATCATTATAATGTCAGTGATGATTGGCAGACAGATGTAGAAAGATTTTTTATGCAAGAAACATTACATAAAAAAGCACGAGAAGATCAAGTACTGCGACATGAAGTTTATCGTGATGATTACATTAAAAATTTCAATGAAAATAAATTTGTTGTTATTTTTGTTGGTTGTGATGATGGTGATAAGATTATGCGTTTTAAAGATCGTAATCATGCCATTGAATTTCTTGAAAGCATCTCATACTACGATGAAATTTATGATACAAATGAAATGCTTATGAACTATTAAAGGTATTATAATAGTTAAATAATTATTTAATTTGGAGATTATATCATGTTACCGTTCAGTCCTTTGATTGTTTATGGAAATAAAATAGCACCTTATCAGATATTATATGAAATGAAACAAACTGCTGCTACACAAACGTTAAGTTATACAATAACGGAAGATGTTAAAATTGTCCATGTTTGTATTGTAGGACATGGTGCGGCATCAGGTGGTGGTCTATCTTATAGAAACAATATACCAGTTCAAGTAGGAGATGTATTCACCATAAACTTCAGTGCTACTGGTGCAAATTCAGTTTATAAAAATGGTTCTGAACTAATATGTGTTGCGAATAGTGGATCACTGTGGTCAGGAAGCAGCAACATTGCCTATGGCGGTAATGGTGGTAAAAATGCTAACATTATTAATGATGGTGGTGGTAACGGTGGTACAGCCACACAAGGTGGTAGTCGAAATTCAATAAAAGTACTTGGTGGTGCTGGTGGATATTCAGGTTCTGGTGGTAATGGTGATTTAGGATCAACTCAAAAGAATTGGTACGGTGCACCAGATCCAAATTCAGGTGCGGGGGCTGGGGGTGTACGTAGATTTTCATCATCTGGCGGTCAGGCACTTGGCGGGAATGTTGGTCTTCGTGGAAAAACAAATACTCCTACAGGAAGCTCATCTGCATCAGCAGATGTTACATATAATGGTGAAAATGGTTCTGTATCAGGAGGCATTCTTTGTGGTGGTGGTGTAAACTCAACGACTTCAAATTTCAATGCAGGAGTAGTTATACAAACTGGTAAAAATAGTGAATACAAATGAATTATCAAACAATAGTCAAAGATGACTTAGTAAATGGAACTGGTGTTAGAGTCAGTTTATATGTATCTGGATGTAGTCATGGATGCGATGGTTGTTTTAATGAATCAGCGTGGGATTACAGATCAGGTACACCATTTTGTGAAGAACAAATCAATATTATTCGTACTGAATTATCTAAGTCATATGTTGAAGGATTAACACTACTTGGTGGTGATCCTCTTATGCCTAAGAATATCAGTACTGTTATTGAATTATGCAAAATGGTGAAAGAAGAATTTCCTAATAAAAATATTTGGTGCTGGACAGGATATACATTAGAAGAAGTGCAAGAGAATCATGCTCATGATATTTTGCAATACGTTGATGTACTAGTTGATGGGAAGTTTGTAGAAGAATTAAAGAATCTAAAACTCCCATTCAGAGGTTCAGAAAACCAGAGAGTACTGTTTAAGGGTAAAGATTATGACTGACAAAGTTATATATGAAAAGAAATTCAATGGGAATGGAATTGAAGACTTAGACCCATTTGATATTCTGTACAGTGATGATATTGTCACTGATGCATTTGGGGATGCACACGGTACATTCACTGTCACTGTAACATATACTCCACCAGAATACGATGTTGATGAAGAATAAGCACCTGCAAGGGTGCTTTTTTTGTTTATACCCCCAATAAATACAACAATGATTATCTAAATTTTATAGGGATAGATTATGGCAAAACAAGTAAAAGGTACGTTGGATGTAGCCCGATACGCCACTTCTCAAGGACGAAATCTTGCACGGTCAGTGAGTGATTTGAACTTTGATACAAATGGTAATTTGGTCATTGATGCGTACACGACTGAAGAATTCAACAAAATTATTAGTGTACTACCAATTTCACACTATGGTTCATTTAACTACTTACCTGCGGGTGTGTATGGTTCATATGAAGGTGCGAGTGATGTTCCTGGTTATCGTTATCGTAAAATATTTGTAGAAGATAGCGGTACATTAACAATTCTACGTTCAGGCACTAACGGTGCTAAGCGTGGATTGTATTATTCATTTTTGGATAATATATTAACGACAACAAACTTAAACACAGCTATTAACACTAATAAAGAGTACAAGCCAGGATATTTTGGTAGTTCTTATACTGCTAAAATGGCGTATGCCAGTGATGCTAGAATATGTGCAGGTATTGCACTTAATGCGTCAGGTGATGCATATACATTTATTTCATGGATGAATAATACATTAAACGATACCCAACACGTAGGTTCAATTGTACCAGCAAGTACTATACAACCTAATGGTGGAACAATGCGTTTCGTAATGACAGGAAATACTGAGATTTACTTCTTCAATGAAGTCAGTAATGGTAATGAATTGGTAATTGAATTACGTTCTGTTCCAATTTCTCAAGTCCGTGCATCTGCTACAACTTTAACTGTAACTGAATATGCCAACTGGACAACAAATGGTTTTTATGGTGAAGCTATCGCCAACCGAAATATAGTACTTAACAAGATGAAATTTAGTTCTAATGCTGCCGATAAACCATATATGTTAACTCCATCAACAACTACAAGCACTGAACCATATATGACAGGTGTGGATTTGTATGCTGCACAAAATGCTTCTGGTACAATTCGATTGCGTGTTGTTGGAGATGCGTGGTGTACAACTGTGTCAAGAAATACACGACCTAAACATAGCTATAGTTTTTTACTAAACCCTAGTACTAAAGTGGCTACATTAGAAGCCGGAAATACAGCCCCATTAACAATTACAGATCCTGGTTCTGGCACTGCATTAAACGTTGCTGGAAATACTTATACAGCAGACCCTATATTAACATATAATGGAAATAGAGTAAACCAAATAATGGGATATTACTATTTTGATAATGGAACCATTATCGCAATTGCTACTGAAAACTTAGGAAGTGCTCCGACAAAAATTGAACGTGCTCAATATCCAAATGCAACTTCAATTTTTGATACATTACAAGTTCGTAATCATACAAGTACCAACTGGATTACTGGTTCAATGAATACTGCATTTGGTTCACCAGTAGGTTCTGAAGTTATGAGTTTTGAATGGCTACCTAATAATAGATACAAGGTTGGTTCAACGATTACTGGAAATGTTTTCAGACAATCTGTTAATCAATATAAACCAAATCCAACATATACATTTGGATCAGTATCTATGGGTACAATCAAAGGATTTGAACCAACTACAAACCGTTATGCAACAGCATGGAATGTTAACTATAACATTTTCATTAACTACATAAATGGTACGAATGTTACTACTAATGGTGGAATTTTCATTGAAAATATTCGTCAAAGTACTGCTGTAAGTTATAATGAAGATATGATTGGTACAGGTTCAATGAGTATTAACAATACTCTTTTAACAAACTTAAAAAACCAACAACTGGCTAATGCAACATATCCAGTCGATACTTCGAATACGTCAGTACTTACACTATTTGTTCCACAACAAACAGACTGTCCTGCATTTGCATTAATTAGTGGAGTTACTACATCATTAACAAACTATCTAAAAATTGTTGAAGTAAATGTTAACACCAGAACTGGTGCTATTACCACATTAACTTTCAAGAGACTTGTATATGAAGGTGCTGGTGATTATGGTGGAATAGCTTCACCTGCAACTTATGGTATAACTTATGCTTCAGTTGGTATTTCAATTTATGACGCTGGTACATTTTATGTCATAGGTGGTGCTGACCCATATATCTATAAAACACAAGGTGACACTAATAGTGTTACATGGAGAGCAAAGGTAACTAAAAGTACTGGTCAAATAGATCATTTCGAAGTTATGGGTAGATACCAAACACATACACCAAGTGATACACAATTACCTTATGCAGTTCCTGGGGTGGGATTCGGTTATATTGATTTCGAAAGAAACGCTGCTGATGACCGTGTTCGTATTATTTTCCAACCTACCGGAACAACATTAGCACAATATAATGCATGGGCTGCTGTAGGAAGTCCAATTCTACTAGCATCACAGGATGTGGCTCAAGGATTTATTATATACTTCACTGAAAATACTTCAGTACTGTTGAGTGGTAAATCATTTACCATGCCAATTCAAAACATAAACTTAGCAAACGTTAAGGCAAACCCTGCTAACAGCACATTCCACATTTATGTAACTATGGAAGAAGGTCTTGCCAAGTACTTAGCTACTGAACAGGTTATTGCAGAAACTGGTACAACAGCGTATAATACATTCTGGATTGGAACTGTAACTACAAATGCTAACCAAATAGAAACAATTAATATTTTTAAACGCAGCCGATTAGATGTATTTGGTGCATCACTAGAAGCAGCAGGTTCTTCATTCCCTGTGAGTTATGGATTACCATCTGCAAGCGGTATTATTAACTGGTAAGGAAATCAAATGGCTTATACAATTAAAGGCGATATTCAAGCTACTAGAATAGTAGTTCAAGGAAAAACTGTGGGTGCTGGCATCAGCACCACTGATAACAGTATTGTTTATACTGCCGACACGTCAGGTCATCTAGATCTGCCAATTCCTTCTGCATCTGATATAGATTATGTACTAAATCAATTTCCATTATCTCAATATGGAGCAATTAATAATAATCCTATCGGTGTTAGCGGAACGTTTGATGGTGGTAGTACTATAGCATATTATTCCAGTATGCCAGTATTATTGGAAAATGATGGTACGTTAGCATTCTTACGCCCTGGTTCAAACGGGGCAACCATCAACTATTATTATACGTATATTAATACACCAGAAACAAGCACAAAGCCAAATACTACAATTCAAAAGTATTATACTGGTTCAAGTAAGAATATTATTTTTTATGATTCATATACAAAAGACACGCTAATATATGAAGATATTGATAATCATGTAATTCATTTAGTATTAACAAATGGAACTTTACAAAAAAGCTATCACAAAGAAGTAAGTTTTAATAGAACTATTCTTCCATATAATATTATGAGTGCGTTAAAAGTTGATTCATATGTGTATATTTTTGCATTATATAATCCATCATTTAACTACAACAATCCTATATCTATTAATAATATATCTAACGTTGAAGCTCAATTTGTTGTATATAGAGTTCCAGTATCACAAATTGAGTCAGGTGGAACTATCAGTAGTATAGAGCAAGTATCTGGAATTAGTGGCACAAATATGTACGGAACTGCTGTTACTGATTCAAACGCAATAAAAATTGCTGATACATGGTGCAGTACAAATGAATCGGGAACGCAATCATTTATAAAATATCCTGGTGGATTGGGAATCGCAGTATCTCCGATCACATACTCAATTAACGGAGCTGCTAAAGCATATTTCGATGGTACAAATATTATTTTTTCATATTATACTAACTGTACATCTACGAATTCATCTGCACGACAAGATACTATGTATGGGTTTACTATTACATTCAATCCATCATCAAAGGCTTATAGTACAGATTTGAGCAATGTTCCATTAACCGTTTCTGGTGGGTCAACTGGAACCTTAGTTTGGAACAATCCATACTCAATAAATTCAAATAAAATATACGGCACTGGAAACGCAATTTCTGATGGTAATTCTAGTTCATGGTATATTAGTGAATCGGGTATACAATATGCAGTGAAAGAAAAATATGTACTTCAAGATTTTTATATGGTAACTCGATGCTCGATAAACGGATTTACAAATAAAGCTGATGCATATAAAATACGTAATAGAAGTTTAACATTAACATCTAGTACTAAAGTTCCTGGTGATTATGCTTCTCGTGTTGGTGATCAATTAACAGGTGGTTGTCCAATTAGTAGTACGCGGATTATGTTCACTGGTACGGGTTCATATCAGGGAGTTAGCTATAATAAGTACAGTCGTGGGATTGCTGATATTGGTACGGCACATACATACACATACAATTCTCTTGATAGGGGAACTATCGTTGGATATGCACCACAAAATTATCGAGTTCCTTTTGGTGATACTAATGAATCTTTAACACGTTCAAAGATTTCTTTATGTGATGCGGCAGGGAACGTAAATGCATATGGTTGTGCATTTATAGAAAATAGTGGTCTTAGTGCTGGTTTTAAATTAAATCCAAACACTCTTTCCTATGACACTACTATCAGTATATCTAACACTACGTTAGTTAACTTAAAAAATTCTATACTTGCAAATGCAGGAATAACAAATCCAGCCGATGCAAAAATTGGATTATATTATGTTCCAGATAGCTCTTATTGTAAAAGTATTGCTACCGTTGCAGTATATAATGGTTCTGGATTAGGTGGGAGATATTTATTTGCAACGGTAGATTGTACTTTATCTGGAACAGTAGTTAATACTGCAACGCTTAATACTGTGTTTGTCAACAATCCATATACAAATATGCAGAGTATTAATATTGATTCTAATGAAATATTTGCAAAATCAGGACTGTCATGCGTTAAGTATGCAGATTTTACATATATAGCTATTAGTGGTCTTTTAACATATCGTGTTCCTGGAGATTCTAACGAATTATCATGTGCTGGTGTAGTTGATGGCAATACAGTTTCTAATGCTATCGTATCTGCAAGCTACCATGTTAAGGGAAATAGTTCTTCAGCTAGAGAATACAGTTATATTCCGAACTTAGGTTTTGGTTTTTATCTTTATGGAAATACCGACAAAGGAACTAAGTTGATATTCAAAAACTGTGGTAATACATTAGCACAATTTAACTCAAACATTGTATCTGGTACTGGAACTGATGTTGTTATTTTAGCACAAGATATTCCTCAAGGATTTTATATATACTTTACTGAAACTACTCCATTGTTTATAAGTGGGCAATATTTCGATGTGCCTATTTCGGTAATTAGTTTGGATCAAGTTACTGCATCCCCAGGAAACAAATCTTATTTTATATACATACAATTAGTACTAGGCACTCCACGATATGTTGCAAGCTTGACTGAACTTCCTGAAAGTTCTACTACCATGTTTATTGGTACAGCTACGACTGATGGAACAAAAGTATCTTCATTAAATATTAAGAAGGTTTCACGTTTCGATGTGTACAGACCAAGCTTAACACAAATCGGTTCTGCATTCCCTGTAAGTTCGGGTAACCCAACACAGAGCGGAACTATTGGATGGTAAAAGGAATTTTAAATGTCTAAAAAAATCATAGGTGATATGAGCGTTCAGAGGAACGCTCAATCAAATGGTAGAAACACAATTCGTGATGTTAATAATATAGCCGCTGATGTTAACGGTAATATTAATCTACCATATTATAACAAAGAATACATCAATAAAGTAATGTCAACAATCCCACTATCTCGTATTGGAACAATGGATTACCTACCAATGAATATAAATGGTTCATTTGAAGGTTCTAGTAACTATATTGGGAAAGGGGTATATCCTATTTTATTAGAGAATGATGGTACATTGGTTTATCTTCGTCCGGGTACAAACGGAAGTACATTTGGATATTATTATTGCTATGTTTCTAATGCAAGAACCGTACTTAACTTAGCTCCAGTTGTGACTAATGAAAAATTTACACCAACAAATTTTACATCATCACACACCTTAGACTCTTTCATAAGTACAGATGCTTCTGAATTATTAATGATGCGTACAAATGATGGAACAAACGATACTTATACATTATCATTAACTAACGGAACGATGAATAGCGTTGCACATCAGAATTTAGAGTTCCCAGCAAGCACAATAACTGGTACTGATCCACAATATGCAATGGTTGTTGATAATTTAATTTATATATTTTGTTTAGATGGATATAGTAACACTAGTGAAATGGCTATATCAGTATACACTTTACCAAAAAATAATATCATATCTGGAACCTTTACTGCATTGACTAAGGTAACAGGATTCAGTGGAGTGAATTTATTTGGTACTAGCATCAGTGCTTCTCCAAATATAAAATTAGCTCCTATGTATTTTAGTAATACACCATCAGATAATTCATTGTATTGCGTACCAACTGGTAATGTATATAGAGGGTTCTCTTCATTTTGGGGAAATAATGAAGGTACACTTCATGCTGAACGAAATGATAGATTAATACGAATTGCATTTGTCCATGCAGCAGAAGCGACAACACAGCAATCAAACACACGTTCGTTGTCGGCAATAAGCTTAGTACTGGACACCAGCAACAAAAAATATACACTAGACAATACAAATACGGGTCAGGTTACAATAACAACCAATCCCACTACTGGTGCAATAACCTGGAATAATCCGTACTCCGCTAATATGGAAAATTACTCTGGTCTTTCAGTAAATGGTTCACTAAACCGTGTACCAACTTACGCGACAACTTCAGATGGTGTTCAGTTCACATCTACTGCAAGACATGATTCATCACCAGAACACTATATAAGCAGATGTAAAATTAATAATTTTGTTTCACGATATAATGCCTGGAACGTTACTACTCGTTCAGTAAATTCGATGTTGCTTAATATTGTAAATCCAGTGTTTGGTTCTGTAATTGGTGAGAACTTGATTCACCCAACAATTATCTCAAGTTCTAAAATATTAATGCATTGCAGTGGTACATATAATAATAATATCACAGATTATAACACAAACGTTTATACAACATTATCTGGAAATCCTGATTATGTTTATAAATCAGTATCTACAGGTGGCACAATAAATGGATTTAAACCAAGTGAAGAACGTGTCATTTTAAATAATCCAGACTATAGATATACTGGTTGTGTAACTATTATGAATCAAGATGGAAGTACTAAAGTGTATGGTTCATCATTTGTTCAAGATATTAATAAATTCTCTGCGTTAGAGATGAACCAGAATGATTTTTCATACTCTCAACAGATTACGATGAATAATACATTACTTAATAATTTAAAACAAGATGTAATGGATTCAGTTACGTTACCGTATCCTGTACTACAAAGTTATATCGTTTTATATTATGTACCAGATAACTCTTACTCAAAAAGTTATGCTGTTGTTACTATGTTATTTGACGCACCTACTGGTACTGCTAACTCATATCACATACTGTCAGAAGTTGATGTTACATTAAGTTCGAATTCTGTTACTGCGTACAATATTTTATCTAGTTACTTAATTAACCGAAATATTGTTGCAAGATCTATTAATACAGGTTTAATTGAACGTATGGGTGGTATGATAATTGCTAAATATCAAGAATTTACATACGTTGGAATTCCGACACTATTTGCAGTGAATACATCGGCGGGTAATTTCTCATCTTTAATTTGTAAAGTTGATAATAGTACTAAAATGATTAAATCTACTCCAAAAATGATTTCAACTGCTTATAACTCAAGCACTGCAAATTCATATCAAGTCGGGGTAATTCCAAAGTTAGGTTTTGGATTATTTGAAAATGGTGCAATTACAGATATAAAAACCAAACTAGTATTCAAAAACTATGGAACAACAGAAGCACAATTTGATGCTATGGTGGCGAATCCGGCAAGCAATCCTCTGTCTAGAATAGTTATTGCTGCTCAAGATGTTGCGGAAGGATTTATTATATATTTCACACAACGTGTTCCTGCTTTTATACAAGGGAATTATTTTGAAATGCCAATAACATCCATTAATTTGAATGATATTACTTCTAATCCATCCAATAAAACTTTTTACTTGTATATTACGATTGTAGAAGGTGAGGCGGTATATCAGATTAGTGAGTCGTTGCTTTCTGAAGAATTATATCGTGTATATATTGGTACTATAGTTACTGGTCAATCGGCAATTACATCTATCAGTACTGAGAAAGTTACAAGGTTCTTGAACTATAGAACAAGCACGACTAAGCGTGGTTCTGCAATTCCTACGAGTACTGGCGTACCGTCAGGTACAGGCACTCGTTGGCATTAATTTAAAGCGGTCACTTGACCGCTTTTTTCTTTTGTGTTACACTCTTTTCAGCGTTAAAAAAATAGAAAAATAATTTTAAAAAAGCCCTTGACATGAGGGCTTTTTGTGTGTATTATTAACAGGAATTAAGTTATGGGCTATCAACCAAAGCCGAATAAGAAAAATAAAGAAGTTAATATGATTTTTGTAAGTGAGAAAGCTAAGGAACTAGCGAAGGAAATTGGCTATCACAAACATATCCTTCTTCTACGAAAAAGTGCAGGTAAACTCCGACAATACATGGATTGTTTTGTAACAACACAATATCCAGCCGGAAGACTTATTGAAATCAAATATCATTTTAGTCAATGTCGTCCAGAAGTACTTGCTATTATGGAAGCAATGGCTAAAGATCCAAAACGATTTGAATTTGAAAGTTCAGATACCAATCGTAAAGTTTTTGTTGATACAATTCATGGTACTCGTTTTCAGTACTACGATTTTAGCTCTAACCGTTCCAGAGTACTGCCTAAACTTTATATTAATGGCAGAGAATTTCTTACTAAAATAGAATTGGATTGTATTGCATCTGTTATTAACTCTATGGATGTTATGCGACAAAATGAATATAAACTACAAGAAGAACTAAAGGCATTAGAGGAACAGGAAAATGTTTTCCAAATTTATCAAAGTGAAAAGCTGTCATCCCGATAAACTTTATGAAGTACTTTTAGATCGTCATTTTAAAGAATCATATCATTCTTTATCTAAAGTTGTACTGCATCATACCATGACACATCGTGACGGTAAGATCGTAGTATCTCTTGAATTTCGCTTCATCGATAAGATTGTATTTTCAAATGCACATGTCTTTATCGATCAAGATTATGGTTCTATTAACGTTTTTAATATTGACAAAATTACGGAGTACATGAAATGAAGCTTGGCGACCGCATTAAAACTTATGAAAAACTAGAAACTTCGGATCGCTTTATGCCGATGCTACCCATCTATGCTCGTATTGATGGACGTTCATTTAGTAAATTCACAAAAGGTATGACTAAACCTTACGACAGCACACTTAGTCGTATCATGATGGAAGTTACAAAGTATCTGGTTGAAGAAACTGGTGCATGTATTGGTTATACACAAAGTGACGAAATCAGTCTTGTATTCTTCCAAAAATCAATGGAAAGCGATGTTTTCTTTAGCGGGAAGAAACAAAAGATGGTATCAGTACTTGCAGGTCTTGCAACTGCAAAATTTGTAGAACTTGCACTGAAGTTCTATCCTGATGAATGTGCTAAACGTCTTCCGGTATTTGACTGTCGTGTATTCCAGGTTCCTTCTAAAGTAGAAGCTGTGAATTGTTTTGTGTGGCGTTCACAGGATGCAGTACGTAACAGTATTCAGATGGCAGGACGTGCAGTGTTCTCACATTCTGAACTTGACCGTAAAAATCAAAGTAATATCCTTGATATGCTACTTAATGAAAAGGGTATTAACTGGAACGATTACCCAAAATTCTTTAAAGAAGGTACATTCTGGCAACGACAGAACTATGAAAAGATTGTTGAAGGTGTACCAGTAATTCGTTCAAAAGTAGATGAAGTACTTGTTGGAATCAAATTCGAAGATCTAAGTACTGATGAAAAAGTTAAACTTATCTTTGGGGATGAAGATGTTATTCAAAAAGAAAACGAACAAGCGGCATGAAGATGAACCATTTCTGATTGCTCATGTTCTTCGTGGTTCAGGGAGTGTTAGCTCCCTTTTACATTTCATCAGTACACATCCTGGTGGTGCTGATGCTGCACGAAAGGACATTATCAAAATTAAGTACTGGTATTCTAAATGTTCTCCAGTTGTTCAGAATATTGTGCGGAAGATGGTAAAAGATTTCCAGAAATTTGATGTTGAAGAAGATCAATGGCGTGGTGTATTCGATGATATTACTCAACATTTCATTATAAAAGATACTGATACACGTTTGGTATTCAGGGTTGATAGTTCTTCTTGTAAGATTGAGATTGCAGGTGGTAATGACCTATCAAAAGACCCACATGATTGGACATTGTTTTTGTACGCAACACGTTCAGTACTGTATATTAAAAACAATATTGATGAAATGCGTAAATCACAAGCAAATGAACGTACTAAACAAAATTATGTGGAAGCTTATAAGTAATGGAATATATAACACCAGTACTTGTAAATCGACATAAAGGTGAGTTTGATATTTACATCGGGCGTGGAACGATATGGGGAAATCCACACCCAATCGATCCAGGTCAAGGAATTTCAAGGCAAATTTCCATAGAAATGTATCGAGAGCACTTGTACAACTGTCTGGAAGATGGTACAATAACCGTTAAGGACGTTCTTTCACTTTCTGGAAAACGTATAGGTTGCTCTTGTGCACCGTTGCCTTGTCACGGTGATATAATTATTGAAGTGTTCAACACCGTTGTTGAAATGCTTGACGAATGAGGTTCAAATGAAAAAGTCTGATATGTTGTTTGCACTTCTACGTAAAAGTGCAGTACTGAAAGATTGCGTTAAAAATAATAATGATCGTACATTTCTTATTAATTTAAAATATCAATACGCAAAACTTCAACCAACATTACGTAATATGATTCGTACTATGGCTACCGATATTGATCGTTTCAATATGGAACATGGTACTGAACAAGCGGTTGTTGCAGTACTGAACAACTATCATAATAGTGGTAATGAACGTCCAGAAACAGGTGCAGGTCATCCAGTACTGGTAGATACTGTTACTGAAAATCGCTTCGTTATCATGCGTAACACTATTGTTGTGAACAACGTAGTAGTTTTTAAAGAAGAAGATCATCAGGCATTTATTGTTGCATTTGGTTGTTTAGCTCGTGCAAAAGAACGACAAGAAAAAATCATTCGTGATAATGCAGAAGAACAACGTCGCCTGAACATTTTGTCGGAGTTTTTATGAGTTGGAACCGTACAACAATGACTTTCTTATTATTAAGAAAAAACACAAAGCTCTTGAACGAATATATCTCTAAGGGTCATGATGCTGAAGTACGTAGCCAACGCAGGGAATATATTATTAGCTTAAAGCAAGAATTAGCTGCTTTGCCACCTGAACGATATAATTTAATTAAAACCGTAGCAACTGAAATTGATCGCTTTATCATAAAAGATATAACTAAAAATTATGTTCCTTATGATGAAAAAGATTATCATGTTATGCAACACATTATTCAAGGTACTAATATTGTACTACGAGAAGAAGTAGTTCATCATTATATGATGCCTCGTATGTGGTTGGATACATCAGAAAAAGCAAAAAATACAATGCGAGGACAACCACCATCTGAAGATCCGTGGATTTTGTATGATAAAATTCATAACATTCACTTTTTGATTTACGATGAGAAAACTGTTGTTGATAAAGTAGATTTGTTTACAGGTCGTGAACATGGTTGGTTTATTGGTATCTTCAAAGCACTTCAAGAAATGAAAGAAGCTGAAGAAGAAATTATGAAACAGCAACGTGTTTTAGAAGAACTTCGTAAAGAAGAACGACGCAAAGCAGGTATACTTTCAAAATATTCATAAGGATATAAATGGATTACACTGGTAAATTTACGCACCAGAAGTTGGAATTTGATACTGGTACAGTCATCGTTATTAATGGTGATTGTGTCGAAGTACTGAAAGAATTAAATGAATTGGGATTTAAGTTCAATACTGCAATAACTTCCCCTCCATATGCTGAACAACGTAAAGATGTATACGACAGTATATCTCCAGACGATTTTCCAGAATGGTACACCAATGTCAGTACTGATATAATGAATGTCATTCGTGATGATGGCTCATACTTCTTTAATATCAAAGAACATGTAGATAAAGGTAAGAGAGATACTTACGTTTATCGAACAATTATTGATATGTCAGAGAAGTTTAACTGGAGTGATGAATACATTTGGAATAAAACTAACCCGTTCCCAACTGGTGCAAAAACACGATTGAAGGATGGATTTGAACGAATCTATCAATTCAATCACACAACAAAATATAAATTCTTTCCAGATGAAGTGAAAGTACCTAGTACTTCAAAGTATTTGGAAAGTGAGAAGAAACGTAAGAATAAAGGTGAACATAACGTTACTAATGGTTCTTCAATGAACATGGCTAAACGTATTGCTGAAGATATGGTTCGCCCAAGTAATGTTATAACTTGCAGTACTAGTAATTTGAACATTGGTCATCCTGCGGTTTTCCCCATCGATATTCCAAATTTCTATATTAAACTCAGTACTGAAGAAAATGACTGGATTCTAGATCCATTTGGTGGTTCTGGAACTACTGCGTTAAGTGCTATTCAAAATAATCGAAATTGTTTAATTATTGAGAAATCTGAACAGTACTATCAACTAATCATAGAAAGACTATTACAATATGGTCGGGAGAATTATGTATGAAACCATCACGTGAAGATATAATTCGTTCAGTCAATGAACAACGTAAAGAATTTTCAGACAGGATGAATGAAGAAGCAAAAGGTATGGTAGTTTATGACTTAACTACACAGGAAGGACGTGATCGTTTCTTGGTAGATAATTCACACATATTATTACCAACTGAATTAGAACCAGTACTTGCCAAGATTCACACTGTTGGTGAACTTGGCAATTCATCATGGTACGAAGTAGTTTATCATAACGGTACTGAATGGTGCTGTTATGCAGGTTCCGACACATTTAAGGACGGTGAGCATGTTCTACGTTGGAAGTACTGCAAAGACATTTTATAAGGAAGATAATGAGCGATAATCATCTAGACAATCTAATTGTAAGACACCTAGCGGGGTCACAAGCATACGGTACAAGTACACCAACATCTGATACTGATTTTCGCGGTATCTTCATGGCAGATAAAGAGTTTATTCTAACACCATTCTTTACTGTAAATGAAGTTTCTGACGTTTCAGAAGAAGATACAAAGTACTACGAACTTAACAACTACATGAAACTCTATCTTGACGCTAACCCAAATATTTTAGAATCACTATGGGTTGATGAGTCAGATATTGTATTCAGTACTGAACTATATGAACATCTACGTGGTTCACGTTCTGAACTTCTATCTTCTAAGATTGCGTTTACATACACTGGCTATGCACATAACCAAGCAAAACGTATGAAAAACCATCATAGTTGGATGGATAAAGAACGTACTGGCGTTCGTATGCTACAGGAAATTTTTAACGACTATCCATGTCAGCAAACTATTGACTGGATTGGTGATAACTTCCCTGACTACATCTTTAATCTACTAGATGTAGAACGTGGTCGTGGTCTGTACATTAAAACTATTCTCGCAATTAACTTCGAGAAATATATGAGAAATGCATCTCTACAGATGCTAAGTACTCAACCACTAAAACAATATCACTTTATTAAACTAGTTCATAACTATTTTGATTATCAAGTACTGGATCGTGATTTCAATATCCTAAACTTTAATCATGGTTATCAACTTGTTCCTTATGGTGATAACACATTTGGTCTAGTGATCAAAGAAGGTAGTAGAGTTTTAAACGATGATGGTAGTATTCACCGCATTGACACTTCAAATCTGACTCTTGAAGAAGTTAAAGAGCAGCCAAAGATGATTGTCAAATTCAACAAAGATGAATATGAAAAAAGTTCTGATAACAGAAACAACTATCATAGTTGGAAAAAGAATCGTAACGAAGCACGTTCTGCACTTGAACAAGCTAATGGGTATGACACCAAACATGCGATGCATGTTGTCCGTCTTCTACGTACAGCAGAAGAAGCACTAACTACAGGTGAAGTTCTGGTTAAACGGCCTGATGCTGAAGAACTTCTGTCTATTCGTAATGGTGCATGGACATTTGATGAAATGATGGAGTACTGGACAGATCGTGATCAGTATATCCGTGAAGTACTTTATAAACAAACAGAATTACCTAAAACTCCGAACATTCATGCAGCAGCTAAGCTACTAATTGAACTTCGTGAAATGCAATGGTACGGGAGCAAATAATGACTTTTCTAGAACAATTTAAAACTGCACGTGAAGTATATCTATCTCTAATCAACGAACATGGTGCAGATATTATGCGTGAAATCGTTAAAGAGATCGGGATTAATCATCCAGGTCTAACTACTGGTATGATCATTGGGTATACACCAGAATGGAACGATGGTGAAGCATGTGAGCACAGTACTGATGTTCAGATTTCCTATCTTGATGAAGACCATGTAATGCAATTTATGGAACTTGAAGAAGACCATGAATTTAATAACGTATCAAGGGAAGAAGGTCGCATTATTGAACGTGAGCTTGATCTTGTTGACGTTATTCTACAAGAAATTTACGGTACTAACTATAAGTTTGCATTTACCATCATTGATGGCAACATTACAATTAAACACGAAGAATACTACTGCGGGTACTAATAAATGACAAATCTAGAAACTTTCATTCAACTAAAATCTGAAGTTACACGCACAACAATTGAACTATATGAATTTATTCGTGATAAGAAAAAAGACTTAATTTTAGATATTGCTAAGGAACTTAAATCTATTTCTGGAATGAATAAAGTAATCGTGAAAGGTTATACTCCAGGATTTAATGATGGTGATGCATGTACCCATAGTAGTGAAGTGTATTACAACAAACGTTATGATTTTAGTGAAATCGCAGAATATGGTATATATGGTCTAGCAGAATTTCTTGGTGCACCCGAAGAATTTGTAGACGAAGAAGATGAGCTTTATAATTGGGATGAAATCAACAACGTTAATACATATGATGATGCTGATGAAGATAAAGTTAAAGAGCTTATTTCACTACTCGATGACCTAATTGAGACAACTTATTATACTGATTATATTGTTTACATCGATCTAACTACAGATGAACCAACAATTACTCATGAAGATTACGATTGTGGATATTAATACTCTAAATCCAGTTGGAAGTATTGAACTAAATCTTTTTACTTGGGAGGTTCCAGAGAACCTTCCAGTACAAGAATTTAAATACGCTTCACCAAAAAAAGTACTTGACAGCATCCCACCAGAAATGGCACAATTAGTGCAAAGAATGATTGACGAAATTAAAAAATATGATTCTCGCTCAATCGTTGTTGATTATCGTGTTCGGGAATTAGATTCTGGTGACAGTGGTTCGCAAATTTATGGGTATCATCTGGATTGTACAAATGATATACATGATGATTTTGAACCTGAAACCCATGTTATCTTTGGTACTGTACAGGGTACAAGTTTTGTAATGAACCCAATTAATAGTATTGGATACAATACTGTTGAGGATGTTTTGCGTAATGAAGTACTGGTTGAACATGTAGCAGCCACCAATACTGCACATAAGTACACAAGTAAGGTACTTCATAATTGTCCACTAATTGAAAAACCATGCCAGCGGTTACTAATTCGTGTTACTGCTGGATTTAAAGAAAGGATCGAACATGTCAAATCTTCAAAATGTGAAGCGTGATATTTCCGCAGCTTATTTTAGTACTAACAACACTGCTGAACGTTACGATATTCTTCACGAAATTTTAGATCACATTGATGAATTGCGTAAAACTACTTTACAACAAATCGCGAGCGGAAGTTTTGAACTTGTACAAAAAGATGATGCACTTTCTAAAATTCATCAAATTTTGTCAATAAGTTCATCTATGCACATGGATTCAGTGAAAGCAGTAGTTCATGCTGATTCTAAAGTATCTCACGTTTTCACAGAATTAAATTTAGATTCACTTGATTACGTAGAATTTATCATGGAAGTTGAAGAACAATTTGATGTTGAGATTTCCGATTATGATGCTGAACAATTTGATACAATTAATGATATTATTCGTATCGTCACCAGCAAATAATTCATGAAACCCGTCATAAATGGCGGGTTTTCTATTAAATATGGTATATACCTAGCTTCAGAGGGAGTTACCATGTGGAATTTTATTAAGTTAAACAAGCTACCAATAAGTATTGTTGCATTCTTTTTGTACACAGTACTAATGATTTTTGGTGGTTGGAAAGTACATACGTACTACGATGGCTATCAGGCCAATTTAGATCATAAAGTTGAATTAATTGTTAAAGACGGTATCAGTAATTATCAACGTGCTCAAGCTCAAGGTTTAGAAGACCAGAAAAATTTGCTTGAAGGTGCAAAGACTAATACCATAATTAAAGAAAAAACAATCCTACAGCAACCAATTTATTTGCAACAATGTATGGATCAAGCAGGTGTTGACCTATTGAATGAATACCGCAAAGAATCGGCTAATATTATCAATGGGAAGACTAAAAAATGAAAAAAATAAAAATCTTTTTTGTTGCTATTCTTATTGCTTTCACTTTCGCAATTAGTGGTTGCAGTACTGTTCCAGTGAAAAATACGCCTATTATTGAACAACAATCATTACTACAACTTTGTGGTACTGATACACCAATTCCTACCAATTTTGTTATAAATGAAAAAGGTGAAAAGGTGTATAATGGCAAGGAACTATACACTGTACTAAGAGATTGGCAAACATATTATAACCAATGTGCAGCGATGCATAACCAATTAGTACGTACTATTCTTGAACTTCAAGATATGAAAGACGTACCTAAAAAATAGCTTGATTTTGAGCTACATAATTGATATAATTAAGGAAATCGTGAGATTTCCTTTTTTCGTTTGGAGTTTTGTAATGCTTAAAGATTTAGAATTTTCCCACCTGGAAGTTATTAGTGCAACTAAAAACATCAATGATCTGTACGACCAAAAAGATTTTAATATCACAATAACAATGGTGCGTGAAGAAGATTCTTTTGCACATTTAGAGGGCATTGAACGATTAATTCATGAAACTCGCCTACATGACGAAAAGAAATTTATTAAGTTAAGTTGTACGTATAGTACAAACGAAGATGGTCAGATTATTCTTCCTATTAAAATTGCGTACAATGGTGGTACTGAAAAGTATTCTGTTCGTGCTTATTATGATCACGACCTTGAACCAAGTATTTTTGAAGATATTAACTTTGTAGAGAACTTTTTTGATCGTTCTCCTAATGATTTAAAACGTGTGTTTATGTAAGGATTAAATAATGGATGATGTATATTACCGTATCATTCGCACAAGCGAAGATGATACACTACTAACCGTTGTGTGTATGCAATGGTTTGATGAACATGATTATGATAAAGATCGTTTCCTATGTGAAAAGGGTACACGTAATCGTTTATCATTCAGTACTGAAGACGAAGCTATTGAGTTCTTGAATGTTAATATTAAATTGGAAAATATTGATCCAGAATATCGTAGGCAAACACAAAAGTACAATGACAATTTCTACAAATAAATGAAACGTTTTTGAATTTTGTGGTATAATGTAGGGGAAGACACTAAAAGCGTCTTCTCTTGTTTAAAACTCTGATTGATCCAGATATGGAATAGTTGAAACCTGCACTGATGAAAATGTAATTGGTGAGATGAGTAGTTCAATCAGTACGAGTGCAATATATTTTACCCGTTAGGAATCGGCATAGTTTGTACCGACCACGGCAATGCGGCACTTTAAATGCGTCCTTGACATGAACGCACTAGATAGGCATTAGAGGCATACTCACCTGTTAAAAGGGAGATATTCTACGGAATATCAATAGTATTTGTTGCTGAATTAGCAAGTACTATATGCGAAGGAATGTGAAATCTTCGACCGTTGTATGCGACTGTAGTAACTGGAAACCGGACAACCCGCCAGTGTTTACTACAAATTTTAGACAATATAGATCCGTCCAAAATTTGAGTAAAATCTACAAATTCAGAGGTAAGACTACCACCGTCAGATATATTCTGACTTTTTTTTCGTTCCCCTTTCGTGGGGGGATGCAAATGGATCAACAAACCCCGTCAGTATAACAGTATTGAACGTATTAAATATAAGTACTTCGAATTGAGTTTCATTGTACAAACGTCAGTGCAGTACAATAAACGAAATTCTTGGCTAACGGAGTTAGACAATGAACCTATCAGAAAACAAGTATTTCTACGATGTAATGAGTAGATACTTCCTAATTTTAATTGAGATGAATTTGTACCAGTACAGATTCAATAGAATTTTTCTTAATGAACACAATGATGATAAATCTCTTGGTATTTTTGAAGCTATGAAAGAATTAGCTGAGCTAGGAGAAAAAGTCGTTTGTGTTAATTTCGATCCCAATTTTCCTGTACAAGAAATAGAAAATCTATCATTCATTGATAGTAAACTTTACGGATTCCACCAAGAAGACTGTGATTTTCTTTTTGTGTACGGGCATTTGAATTTCAAAATAATTAGCAATATCAGTCGTGACTACAATCCAAAGTTTATTTTCCACTGCTAAATACGGTATCTAAACTAAGGAGTTAGCGATTATGAGCGAACATTTTGATCCTAATGACATACGTAGTATGATGGATTATGTAGAAATTACTGACGATACTCACGAAGATATTTTAATTAAATTCGTAGAGAACAGTATTTTTCTAGAATCACAAGCACATCACTGGCATTTACAGTGTATGTACTATTCTAAACATATGGAACTTGATGAGTTCTATAAAGGACTACCAGAATATGTCGATGATTTTATCGAAGGTATGATGGCTGAACGTGGTCCAATATTCAGTACTGGAAGTTCTTATGTATTCCAACCACTAGAAGAAGCAATTCCAGTACTTGAAGAATATGTACAGCATTGCAACAAGATTCATGAAATCTTAGACAGTATTGGAGAATATGGTTCAGTTAACAAGCTTGAAGATATTATAAGTTTTGTTGACAGTATACTATACAAATTGAAAGTACTACAATAATAATAAGGACACCTAGCGTGTCCTTTTCTTTTATGGAAATTATATGAAAAAACTATATAGATTTGAAGTTGACTACGGTAGAAGCGGTAATTTAAGTGGGCTATTTGTAAGTACTGATGAAGATTTAGATTTGCTTAATGACACCACGATTTACTTCGGTGAAGTACTTGGTAAACATTCTGAAGTTTGGATTGATAACTTCCAATGGCAAGAATATTGTACCGTTGTAAGTGATGATTCAGAAAAAATTGACTGGTTAGTTGATATTTTGGGATATTCATTAAGTGGTTTTAATCCTGAAGATTATTATGAGTACTATGATTCTGACGAATATCAAGATGGTTTTGATAGTACTCCAGAAGATGACTGTCCATATGAATTGGATGGTGAACGTGCACGTTGGTTCAAGGGATTGCATGATCGTTTGATTCATAATGCAGAATGTGTAGAAGATGAGGAAGAAAGTGAAGATTAAAGATGGATTTTTATTCTTTTGGGTAAATGAAGATTATATGTCTAACTGGTACAAATCTGAGTTTGTACTTCATGGCTTGACGTTTAACTGTGCTGAACAGTACATGATGTACTCTAAAGCAATGGTGTTTGATGATACATATCATGCACAAAAAATTATGGAAACAAAATCTCAATCTAAGCAAAAAGGTTATGGTCGTAAGGTACGAAACTATAATGATGATGTTTGGAGTGAAGTACGAGTAGAAGTTGTGTATGATGCACTAATGGCTAAGTTCAGGCAGAATGATGATATTCGTGAACAGCTTCTAAGTACTGGTGATTTACACTTAGTAGAGGCATCACCATATGATCAGATTTGGGGAATTGGTATGGATGAAGATGATCCTGATGCCACGAATCCTGAAAAATGGGATGGTGATAATCTCTTAGGCGAAGTGCTTATGGTAGTACGTGAACACTTGAGGAAAGAATATGAAAGTAACAATTCGTAAAATTGTTTATGTAGATGAACAAGTAGACTTGCTTGATTTTCTTGATAGTCATGACTGTGTACCAGAGTTTATTGACTTATCTAATCCCTATTATGGTGAAGGTTACAATTTTCCTGGATACCCAACTGAAAATTTTATTATGGTTCATCAAGAATCATATGATGGTGGATTACATGAACTAGGATATATTCTTTGTGAAAAAGAACCACCTTGCTTAAAAACATATATTAAGGAACATATCACAGAGTTTGTTCCATTTGAAGAATAAAAAGGATTTTTAATGGCTAAATTGTATTACAAATTTAGTTCCATGAATGCGGGTAAAAGTACTAACCTACTTCAAATTGCATTTAACTACAAGGAACGTGGTTATAACACATTAATTTTTACATCTGCACTTGATGATCGTTACGGTACTGGTAAGGTGACTTCCAGAATTGGAATAGATGCAGATGCAATTATAATTCCTAAAGACGATTTAACAGTACTGAACGGGTCAAGAAACTCCTTGATTTCGAATCAAATTGCTGCTATATTTGTTGATGAATGTCAGTTCTTATCTAAGGAACAAGTTGACATTTTAGGTGAGATTGTTGACGAATACGATATTCCAGTGTTCTGCTACGGAATCAGGACTGATTTTGAGTCTAATTTGTTTAGTGGTTCACAACGCCTATTCGAAATAGCGGATAGTATAGAAGAATTGAGAAACATCTGTCAGTGCGGAAAGAAAGCAATTTTTAATGCTAGATTGGTTGATAGCACCGAACAAGTGCTGATTGGTGGTAATGATGTTTATCAAAGTATGTGTAGACGTTGTTATCGTAAATTTATTCAACAAAAACCTTGACATAGAATACAATGGGCTGATATAATCAGTCCATATTTTTATGGGAGAACGATATGGCAACTGCAATGTTGTGTATTCAAATTTTAAGTATATTTTGGTTCTTAGCTGGGCTTGCAAATAATGGATACATGGGTATTCGTATGCAACGTCGAATAAAGTTTTTACTTCGAACTACTGACAAAGATAGTAGTTCAATGATAATTCGAATTATCGAACGATACAATAATGGTGAATTCACTGTACAGAAAAGTAAGTACAATGACAATTTACTATTCACTAAAGTCATTGGTGAAGGTGCGTTAAGTTACGATACTCAACGTATGTATGTTCAAGTAGATGAACCATTAGATAAATGTTTTGGATGGGTATCTGATGAACCAATTCACGTTGTACATTATAAACAGAATTTCAAAGACCTTTGTAATGGACGTGGAGCAATTTCATTTGAGGCATGGTCAATGCTCATGGAATTACGTTCTAAGTTAAATGAAGATTCTGAAAAACCTGTTCGTCATGGTTTCTTCAAACGTAAACATAAAAACGAGGAAGTACATTTATCATGATTCTTGACATTATTGCAGTACTTGTATCTCAATTTGGAATTACTGGTTTGTCAATTTTAGCATATCATCGTTTTATAAAACCAACTAAACCGATTGATAAAAATGAACAAGAAACTTTACCGGCTCTTACTATTACACAATCATATAAGGCAGGTGAGTTAACACCATCGGAAACACTTGGCTTGGTTGTTCAGGAAATTGATGAACCTGTTGAAACAATTACTGCTGAAGAACATCTTAAACGATTAATCAAAATGTATCCACATGCAGCAAAAGATTATGAAAAATATCATGCAGATAAGCGACTGAATAATCGGGCAGACCGTTATATTTTACGCATGATACTTGCTGTTGAAGCAGGTGAAATGAGTGTGAAGAAAACTTCACACCATATGGAATTTAGTAATGGCGATACTATTTGGACAAGTAATGCTTACTATGGTTATGGGAATCTCGATCACTCACCAGACAATCCACATTGTAAATTCGCAAGTGGTGAAGCACGTGTAAGTTTATACACATTTATGCGTATTGTTCATTTAGATGAAACAGAATTTGAACCAATTTTACGATTAAAAAATAAAACAATTAAGGTAGTAGCATGACTCAAGAACATTCATTTTATAAAGAAGTTGCTCGTTGCAAAACTTCTTATGTAACAATTCACATGGCAGGTGATTACGATACTGCGGTAACTTGTGCACGTAACTTCACATTCGAAGAAGGTGCTTGTTATCAACTTTCTCAATGTGACTATGTTTACACTGGTGGTAAAGAAGCTGGGATTACTGCTCGTGTTATTTGTTATCCACGCTTCCCTAAAACTGATGAACAGTTGATGGATGAAGCAACTCGCTTTGCATATATGTTGGCTGAAGCTTTATGTCAGAAAAGTTTCTCTATTGAAAGTTCAAACGAAACAATCTACTTCCAAAGTAATAAACCACTACACGGAAAATAATATGAAAAATGCAATGATAGTACTAGCTGGTGTTCTGCTATGTGGTGTTGGTGCAATAGGTTACTTCAAAGATTTAAATCTTTGGGGTTTATGGGTAATTGCAGGGATTATCATAATCACTACACAGGTTGATTAATATGACAGCACGAAATAAAGTTATTAATAATCCACCAGAGCCTCATATTATCGAGCCATACAAGCCAGGTAATACAGTTGTTGGTGAAACATATGAAAACAGCAAAGAAATTTCAAAAGGACTATTTGCTATTTCAACTTATGTTGATTATAAAAACAAAAAAGGTGAACTAATTGAAGGATACCTTTTGCGTGTAAGGTATGTAGAAACTGCTAACCGTTTACCAAATACCTCAGACCTTTTGAACATGCCTATCGCAAAACTTGATTTCTATCTACAGAATGATACTTTTTACGATAAGGCATTTCTAGAGAATATGGTTAAACCAGTACTGAACCGTAAAATCAAAGAAGCATACCGTGTTCATAAATCATGGTCTAAATGCTTATTGAATCCAGTACTTCGTAAGATCCAATTCTGGACTGATAAACCATTTGTAATTGCTTCTAAAATTACAGATAACCATGAGTTCATTCGTTATACTGCGAAACGTATGAAACTTGTTAGTACTGAACAGATTAATCCACGCAAAGAAACTTATCAATATAAGTTCCGTGGCTGCTGGTTTAAAACTCTACAGTGTTTCTTCTTTGGTGAGTAAAATGGAACATGAATATACTGGTGAATTAAAACCGTGTCCATTTTGTGGACACTCACCATTACGTTATAATTTGATTGATAGTCTTCACCCAACTGGTATGCATTGGTTTAAATGTCCATCATTGGATGAACGATGGTTCGGTGAAGATATTGACTATGTACATTCCCATCAGAATCCTTTGCAATTGGTACTTGAACGTGAAATTACTGAACAGGGGAAGTACTGGCAATTTAGTTGCCTTGAAACCGAAGGTGGTTGCGGTGCAACACTTACTGGAACATCATGTGAAGATGTAATGAAAAAATGGAATACTAGGGTTTAATCATGAATATCAGTACTTTTATTGAAGAAGCATACAAAACTGTAATTGAAGAATACCGTAAAACATTTAAACATCGTGCATCTTGTACAGATGAACGTACATGGATTATGGCTGAATATCCTCATTTGGTGCGGGATAGTAATATCAACCCGATCCTGTACGACATGAATGTGAATTCTTATGAATCCCCATTAGCTACCGGCATTTGTATGCCAGTAGCATTATTTGTCAAATCGTATATGAAAGATGTACACGATGTTGATGTAGAAATGGTTGGATTGTGGGAAGGTCATACATTCTGTCATTGCATTATAAAATACAAAGATAAGTATCACGATGCATTTTGGCCTGAAGGCACTAATGATGCTTCTAAAATACTTTTTGCTGATGAATGTGTTCATGGTGATGTTGAACGTATCATTAATTTGTATCGTTCTCATGAAGGTGCTGGTTTCCTTAAAACACATTTGTTTGATGCAGTCAAATCCCGACTGTACACAGAGCATGATAAAGACCAAAATTTTGTTCAAAATTTAGAACAAATTGCTTGACATGGCAGTGAGTATCATATATCATGCTCGAAATTAAACGAAACAAGAGAAAAATAAAAATGACTGAATTAGTAACTGAAGGACGTAAACTGGTCACCATTCGTAAAGTTAATGCAGTTGACCCAATTGAAAATGCAGACGCTATTGAAGTAGCAACTGTAGATGGTTGGCAGGTTGTAATTAAAAAAGGTGAATTTACCCCGACTAATTACTGTGTATTTTTTGAAATTGATTCTTTCTTACCTGCTGATAATCCTCTTTTTGGATTCCTTATTCGTAATGGAACTAAAAAAGATGAAGCTGGTGTAGAACGTATTCGTTTACGTTCTGTTAAACTTCGTGGTCAGATCTCCCAGGGACTTGCACTACCAATTGATATTATCAATATGGATACTGTTAATTCTCTGGCTGATGCAATGAACATTAAAGAATCAGACGGTGTAGAACGTTTCTTTAAAGTACTTCGTACTCTTGAAGAAACTCGCGATGGTATTGAAAACTTTTTAAATGTCACTAAGTACGAACGTCCTGATGAACGCAATGGCGGTACTGGTGCAGGTAAAGCTAAGGTTGCTGGGAACTTCCCAATCGTAGTACCGAAAACTGACGAAGATCGTATTCAGAATGTATTTGGTAAATTCAAACAGACTATGCAGGGTGTTCCGTTCCGTAAGTCTCTTAAACTGGATGGTTCTAGTCAGACTATTGCATTCTTCAACAATCCAGACTTCTTTGTTGATAAAGTAGACGACGAAGTTGTTCAGTGGGATGAAGAATCTCAGGAATTGAAAGTAATTGAAGTTAAACCTTATCCGTTCCAGTGGGAAACTTGTCAGGTAGTTGTATGTTCTCGTAATCTGGCACTGAAGTTTGATGAAAATGCATCATTCTGGAAAGCAGCATTGAAAGATGATATTCCTGCACGACTGAAGAAGTACTGTGAAGATCATGATCGTCAGCTTGCATTGCAGGGGGAATGCATCGGACCTGGTATTCAGGGAAACCGTGAACAATTAGAAGAACATGAATTCTATTGTTTCCGTATTTGGGATGTTGATAATCAAAACTTCCTTGATGATGCTGATTTTCTTGAAGTAACGAGTATTCTTGGTATTAAGATTGTACCACAAGGTGAAATTGTAAATTTCTTTGATGTATATGATACCATCAAAGATGCACTTAACAGTGCAGAACATGCAAGTATGGTTCATCCAATTGCAGAAGGTGATGTGTGGAAGAGTACTGTTAAAGTAAATGGACAAACTATTCACTTTAAAGTGATCAATAATGAATATCTATTAAAGTCAGAGAATTAAGATTGTATAAAATTTGTGGAGTCGGTATCAATGATGCCGACTATAAAGTAACTTTTTATAATAATGATGGAAAAAGAAGCCACTGTCCTTTTTATAGACGATGGTCGAGTATGATAAATCGGTGTTATAATGGTAAATTTTCATCTTATAATAATTCAGAAGTTTGTGAAGAATGGTTAACTTTTTCTAACTTTAAAGCATGGATGGAAACACAAGATTGGGAAAACAAAGAATTAGATAAAGATTTAATGTTTCCTAATAATCAAATTTATTGTCCTGATAAATGTTTATTTGTTCCTAAAGAATTAAATTCTTTATTTGTGGATAGTAAATCCAATCGTGGTGATTATGCAATTGGTGTGTCCTTCGAAAAACGAAGAAATAAATTTGAGTCATATATTTCACTTAATAATAAGAAAAAACATCTTGGATATTATCCAGATGAATATAGTGCACATTTTCAGTGGCAAATACATAAATTAAATTTGCTAGAAAATAGTTTATCGTTGTTTTCGGATCAAATATATTTGTCTATTATAAATTTAAGAATTGAAAAATTAAAAAATGATATGGAAAACTCAATTATAACTGAATCATTACATCATTTTTGAAAATAAATGAAACGCCACAAAAAAATGTGGTATAATCATAGCATTAGAGGAAGTGCTGGGGAGCACAACTTCAATGAGTTTAAGAAGTGAGTCAACAAAAAATTAATCCATTTCTGAAAAGGAAACAAATATGTCAGCATTTAAAAACGCAGTAAACAACGTAAACACAACCGCAGCAAATAACCGTTCTACAACCGCTAATGGTGGTGCATCTCTAAAGAGTACCCTAAACCCATTGGTTGATCTGTTCTTCATGATCGGTTCTCTACGTAACAAAGATCTTGGTGCGTACAAAGCTCAATTTGACGCAGCATATGCAGCTAATTCAACATTAGCATTGCAGATGATTCTTTGGGCACGTGATATTCGTGGCGGTGCTGGTGAACGTAATACACCACGTGAACTTTTAAAGTACTTGGAAGTTAAACATCCAGAAGATGTTTTGCGTGTGATTCCAGTACTTGCAGAATTCGGTCGTTGGGATGATCTTTTGATCTTCAAAACTGCTGCTGCTAAGTCTGTGGCTTACGCTGCAATCGCAGAAGCACTACAAGCAGGAAATGGCCTTTGTGCAAAATGGATGCCACGCATCTATAAGTTCAAAAAGAACGCACAAGGTGTTGTTGACATGAATACCACGGCTAACAAAAACCGTGCACATAACAACAAGATTGCTCGTGAAATCATGTCTGTGATGAACATCAACGAGCGTACTTATCGTAAGCTACTTTCATCTTTGAGCAACACTGTTGAACAGAAGATGTGTGCTAACGAATGGGATGAAATCGAATACGGCAAGCTTCCATCAGTTGCAAGTTCTCGTTATCTACCAGCATTCATGAAACGTGATGAAAATCGCTATCGTGAGTACTTAGCTTCTCTTGAAAAAGGTGAAGCGAAAGTTAACGCTGGTGCATTGTTCCCATACGATGTAACTCGCAAGTTGAACACCACTGCACAAGCAACTACTCTTGCAGTAGCACAGTGGAATGAGTTGAAAAACTTTATGGGTGAAAACACCGCAGTACCAATGGTGGATACCTCTGGTTCCATGACTTGTCGTGCTGGTGATAGCGGTCTGTCTTGTATGGATATTGCTATCTCTCTTGGTCTGTACATTGCAGATAAACAAGAAGGTGCGTTCAAAGACTTGTTCTTGAACTTTAGTACTCGTCCTCAGATTTTCGAACTGAAGGGTAATAACATTGCAGAGAAGCATCGCGATCTGTTCCGTTATACTGACAGTCGTTATTGGGGTGGCAGCACCAACATTGAAGCAGCTTTCCAGGAAGTTCTTCGTGTTGCAGTTGCACAGCAGGTTCCTGCTGACCAAATGCCAAAGAACTTAATTGTTCTTAGCGATATGGAGTTCAACGCATCAACTTCTGGAGCATGGAATACCACTGCGTACAATAAAGCGAAAGCTGACTTTGCACGTGCTGGATATGAATTGCCAGTAGTTGTGTTCTGGAACTTAAACGCACGTGCGGGTAACAACCCTGTGAAGTTCGACCAGAACAATGTAGCAATGGTAAGTGGTTTTAGTCCAACCGTACTAGAAGCAATTCTAAGTGGTGAGGATGTAGATCCAGTACAGGTTATGCTACGTGCAATCGATACTCCACGTTATCGTGTACTAGGTTAATACCTACAAAAGCCTCACTCCGGTGGGGCTTTTTCATTTAAAAGGAACTTATATGAAGAATATTAGAAATCACTTCTTAGGACTTGTGATGATGTATAAAACATCGTTTGCAGTCAATCCCATTATTACAACTGTAGGAACTATTGTAGCATCTGCATTTGTATTATCTTTAGCTAAAATCTTTGGTTTATAATTGACATTACAATGTAGATGTGCTATTATAAATTATAATAATAGAGGTGCATCGTGTCTGAGTATATTGAATTGGAAGGGTATATAGAATATGACCCTGACCGAAAGGAAATGAAAAGACGCACTCAGTATTGGTGTGTTTTACAGTTACCAAATGATTTGGTTCGATATTATCAGTACTTTGTGCGTAAAGAAAAACATATTGAACTTGAAATGCCAGCGTGGGGTGCTCACTCCAGTATTATTCGTGGCGAAAAACCAGATGATGAACATATTCACTTATGGAAAAAGTATCATCGGAAAAAAGTAAAGATTCGTTTTAAACCTGAGATTGTTGAGGTTAAAGACCGAAAGAAAGAAGGTAGTTTTTATATTATCAACTTTGAATCTCCTGAATTAACTGAAATTCGTCGTGAGTTAGGTTTGCCGGTTTATTCTGAGTTCCATATTACAATCGGGCGAACTTATTATGACTGAAAATAAGTATAAAATTTTAGATTTAAAAAATGGACAATATGTTGAGATTATTACTGCTAACGGTGAAGTTGTTAATAGTCCTTTTGGTAAGATATTCCCAACATATGGTCATGCACTTTCATATCTTTACGAATGTCAGAAAATTAGTATTAACAACCAGAGATTTTTCAGATTAGATAGATTTCAGGTTGAAGAACTAAAATTGATGAGAATCGGTTCTCTCACAGTGAATGAAACTATTCAAGGTGAAATAATGTCCGATCCTGATTCGGATGAAAAGATTGGCTGGTTAAAATCTATACTGAAACAATCAGTACTTGATGGTTTTAACACCATGCAATCAGACTTTTTAAATTTTGTCTTGACATATGATAAATATGAACCTATAATGTCAGAAATAGTGCCGCCTCATATAATACAATGTATTGATGAGTTTAAAACGGTAGGAATTTTAAGCTGTGATCTTGACCTTTTGGGGTCAGTTTCCTTGACAGCAAGCGAGAAACAGCATAAAATGTTTGACATTGACGGCTTGTTCAAGCGAAGAACAGAAAAAGCTTCGAAGTAGTATTCGTACTATTGTAGAAAGTCCAAAATGCGACTTTGTGCAAAATAAGGTCGCACTTATCATCTTCCTTATTTTGTATTAGTTGCGAAACAAAATATGTAATAAGGAGGAATTTTGTATAAAGCGATACAAGAACTCAAGACTCGTGCTGGATTGAAATATATCTTAGTAGGTTTTCTGTTGCTTGCCGCTGCATTTGGATTAGGTTTTATCTCACATGATCGTACTACATCATTAGTCTCACAAGAGGCAGTAGTACAACAAGAACCACAAATTACAATTCAAAAGCAACCGCCAGTTATTGTTCAGATAGAGCCTGAAGAAGAAACTGTTAGCAGAAAGCAATACAAAGTACTAAGTGGTGATAGTCTATGGACTATTGCGAACCGTATTAAACCACAAAATGTAGAAGTTAAAGAGTACGTAAAAGTACTTAAAGTGGTTAATCAGGATGCTGGAATGCATCCAGGTACAATGTTTGAAATTCCGAGTGCAGACGATTTGAAAGAAGTTATGTTACCTGACGTATTAATTCATTTTGACATTACCGATGAAACAGTAATTAATCATCTCAAGAAAGCAGAAGGAACAAGTGAATCCCAAGCTGTATTAAAACGGCGTTTACTTGGCGGTAAAGTTGGCCCATCTTTCAAAAATGGGAAGTTCTATCCGTACCGTGACAGTACTGGTCATTTCACGATTGGTTATGGTCACTATCTCGGAAAGAGCGAAAAAGATGCTGTAAAATATCGCAATGGAATTAGCAAACGGCAAGCACATAATTTGTTGCTAAGTGATATGGAACGTACAATGAACGATTTTGTTTTATTGTTACAACGTAAACGAGCAGTAGATTTAACCGTTGACCAACAGCGTATACTTTATGAAATGGCTTATACTATGGGCTGCGATAAATTAGCGAAGTTTAATAAACTTTGGAAAAGCGTAGAAAATAGTAATGCACATAAATTCAAAAAAGAAATCAAAAACTCATTATGGTATAACCAGGTTGGTTCCAACCGTGTTGACTTATTATTGAGTAGTCTTTGATTGGTACACTAAGGAGTACTTTATGATCCATCATGAAATTGTTTATAATGATAACATCTCTGTGTCAGAAGAATTAGAATTCCACACCTTTGACGCTTTCGATAAACTTGAGAAATTTATCGGGAACGATAACGTAGATTTCCGTACTACATATTCAAAAGAAGGCAATTCTTTTAAAGTTCATTCACACGGTGTTCATAACGGTGTGCAATTTGATGCACATGCAGTAGATGATGATGTGTATAAAGGTGTCGATCTCACGGTTGCTAAGTTGGAAGCACAACTTCGCAAAGAGAAAGGTAAACGTACTAATATTAATCGTGATATTGACGTTGTTTCTGAAGAAGAATCTGAAGAATAAACCTTGACAGTACGATAAAAAAGTGCTACATTAATAGGACAGGCAGCGATGCTCTGTCCTTTTTTATTTTAAGGTAGATTTAAATGGCAATTTACATTAACGATGTAAAAATAGAAAACGATGCATACGGTCATGGGCGTTTTAGAATTGAATATAAAGATAAAGCTGTAGTAGTTGAACGTTATCATTTTAATCATTTGTATGATACGTTAGACCATCGTCAAATGTACAATTTTATAGTACGCGAATTCTTCAATGAGAAACCTGATATGATGTATGATGAATATTTCGGCACTGATTCATATGATGTGGATCGTGAAACTGAGCGTCTTAAAAAATTAAAAATAGAACAATTCGAACGTGGTATTCGTGGCGAAAAAGGTAAAGAACAAAAGCCAACTCCAAAACAAGTTAATGATAGAAAGCGTACATCGACTTTTTGGGGTATGTTGATACAACAGGATATTATCGATGGAATTTCATGAATTAGAAGATGCTATAAGATGGCACATCAACTACATAACTACTGTAGTGAAACCTGATTATGTAATCAAATTGAATGAATCATTTTGGGGTTCATTGTTAGTTGAGGATTTCATTGATGCAAACAATTGATAAAATGTTTGAGTACGATTTTGGGATTGATTATTCTGACACTCGTAGCTCAGCACAAGAAATTGCAAGACAACTACGTGCTGTTCGTGAGAACCGTAGTCGTGAACGACATAATGAAGTACTAATCGATGTACATCAAAAAGAACAAAGTTTTTGGTACTCTCTTATTAAAGAAGATATTATGAATAAGGTAGAAAAATGAAAAAATACATTGTTGGTGGTTTCGTTCGCGATAAACTGTTGGGTTTACAGCCAAAAGATAAAGATTATGTACTGGTTGGTGCTAAATCAAAAGATATTACGTATCTTGAAAGTATTGGTTACAAACAAGTCGGTGCAGATTTTCCAGTATATCTATCACCTGAAGGTGATGAATACGCTCTGGCTCGCATCGAACGTAAAACTGGTACTGGTTATGATGGCTTTACGGTAGAAACCCAGGGTGTTACTTTGGAGCAGGATCTATTCCGACGCGATTTAACGATTAATGCGATTGCATGGGACCCAATTACCAAAACACATGTTGATCCATATAATGGTAAAGAAGATTTGAATAATAAAGTACTGAAACATGTATCTGATGCATTTAAAGAAGACCCACTTCGTGTTCTGCGTCTTGCACGTTTTGCTGCCCGTTATTCTGATTTTAAAGTACATCCAAGTACTGACGCTATGGTTCGTAAAATGGTAGCTGATGGTGAAATCAATCATTTGACCAAAGAGCGTGTTTATGTAGAATTTGAAAAAGCATTCTCAGAGAAGACGCCAAGTATTTTCTTGAAATACTTAAAAGATATTGGTGCATTATCAGTACTTTTGCCTACATTCAATTGTACTGCAAAAGATCTGGAGCTTATTGACCAGATCGTAAATACATGCTCTGAACAATATCGTGATGAGTTTATTTGGACGGTGATTCTATCTAACAGTACTGCGAATAGTGAGTACATCGTTGGTGGAATTAAATTACCTGCACGTATGGTGAAATTCAGCAATTTCATCAAAAAACATGCTGAACGTTTAATTAAATTCAGGAAGCAAAAACCTGAAGATATGGTTGAACTGTTCACGTCAATGAATATCAAAAACAATGGTGGTGAAGAATTCCTTTATAAAGTAACTGAATACTTCATTGTTCGTCGTGAAATGGATAATGAGCTTGAGGATTTAATTGTCAAGGTATTTGATCGTTTTACTGATGCACCGATTGGTAACATTGAAGAAATGGTAAAAACTGGCAAACTCAAATCGTCAGAGATCCGTAATTATATTAAGAACATTCAAAACATTGAAGTTAAAAAGATGTTCGTATAATTATGAAACAGCTTTAAAAATTATGGTATAGTATAGGTATCTGATAATTTTAGTGAGAAATTCATATGCGTTATACATGTGGGATAATTTTTTACCGCGACGGTCAGATACTTATAGGTCATACAACTGGTCAAACTCATTGGGATCTTCCGAAAGGAAAAACCGAAGAAGGTGAAACCTACAAAGAAGCAGCAGTTCGTGAATGTTATGAAGAAACAGGATACGAAATATCTGAAGACGACCTTCTCTTTATAGGGGAGGTCGCTTATCGTAAGGGAAAGCGTTTAGTACTATTCTTTTACACGGCTCCAGATAAACCTGATGTTGAACAGTTAGAATGCCTTAGTACATATACGAACCGTTATGGTCAAGAAAAACCAGAACTAGATAAGTTTATGTATATTGACGTGGAAGATTGTCAGTACTACCTAACTGAACGTATGTGTAATAGTATAATTAAGGCTGTCACACAATTCATGGAAAAATAAAATATAAACATAATAAGGGAATATTATGAACGTAAAAATGTATGGTCGTGCACAAGGATGTAAGTTTTGTGATCGTGCTAAGCTCATTTGTGAAATGAATGGGTTTGATTTAGAATTTATTGATATGGAAGCACAAGGTCTAAGTGCTGCTGATTTAGCAGAAATCGTCGGTGAACCAGTACGAACAGTACCGCAAATTTTCGTAGATGAACAGTACATTGGAGGATGTGATAAGTTTGAAGCTTTTCTAAAAGGAGAATAATATGAGTCTATATAAGACCATTCAAACGGAAAGACAAAATGCACTCGGTAATAATCGAGTCAAGTATAGCCTATTTGGTGTAATTATTGCTGAAGTACAACGTAAAACAACTTCTGCTGATGTAGAAGATTCTGTAGTTATTCAAATTATCAAGAAACTACTAGAGAGTGTTAATGAAACTCTAGCAGTTGCTAGTACTGAACAACCAGAATTAGAAGAAGAAAAAGTACTTCTCACCAATCTCCTACCTAAGCAACTATCAAACGATGAACTACTTGCTATTATGCAAGCAGCAATCGCTGCCGATCCAGCAATGGCAGAGAAAAAGAATATGTTCCCTTACCTAAAAGCTAACTATGATGGTCAGTATAATGGTAAAGATGCAAATACTCTATTCAGTCAGTTAGGTGCATAAAAATGAAAAGACAGGATTCGTCAGATATTAATGCGTATATTCTTGATGAAGATACTCATTATAAAGTCAACAAGTCTCACTTTACTTTAGGTGAACGTAATATTCGTGATATGCATCAGCGTCATCAGGAACGTTTGAAGAAAGTACAAGAGCTTGCTAAACAGTTAGGTGTAGAATATGAACCATGTTTGCCAAGTGCAAATGAAGTAATTACTCACACTGAATTAGTCCAAAAGTATTATCAAAACAAAGAGTTATACGATTCTGTTTTGGAAAAAGTACTTTCGGTGTGTACACCAGAAGAAGTTTTAAAATATATCGATGAGCAATTGAATAGCCCTAAATAATATTGAAGGAAAAGAATTCCTTCAGATTACAATTTGGGAGAGAAATTATGCTTAGTTTCCGTGAAAAATTAGCCAAAGGCATTTTTGAAAGCGTTAAATCAACAGTAAACATTCCTAAGAAATCTGCTTTCTTAGGTACGATTACCGAAGATGGGTATTGCGACTATGAAGTACCCGAAGACACATGGTACTTATTGAAAGATAATAAACGCGGCACAAGACTTCACCAAAGTAATATTGCAAGAAAACATCGTAAAGAGACAAAACGAATCCGTTTCGGATTAGAATAATTCAAAGGGCATCTTAGGATGCCCTTTTTTCAATTGAGGAAACTATGATTAATTATTTTTATGGTAATCTATTCGAACTAGTACTGAACCAGCAACAACGCTGGGAACAAGATGTACATTTCATCATTCACGGTTGTAATGCACAGGGTCGTATGGGTTCTGGATTTGCCAAAGAACTACGTTCACGTTTCCCAAATGCATATGATGATTATATTGCAGCATATGAAGCTGGAAATAATCGTCTTAAACTTGGAACAGTTGTATATCATGCGGCTGAAACTGACCTGATTATTGCGAACGCCATTACCCAAGAATTCTATGGATATGATGGTGCTAAATATGTCAGCTATGATGCAATTGATGATGTTTTCAAAGAACTGAATCATACTGCTTCATTATTAAAAACTGTTTCAGGGAAAGAAGAAGTACATTTCCATTTCCCTAAAATCGGATCTGCTTTAGGTGGTGGTGATTGGGATGTTATTGAATCAATTATCAATCATCGTGTAACTGAAGCAACAAAAAATTTATATGAACTGAAATAAACAACAACAACACAAGGATGTGTAAAATGGCTCAGATTAAAGAAGCAAGTAACGTAAAACTAATTTTTCTAAATGGTATTGGACCAATCATTGCAACTATCCAAAGCGATGTTACTGATGCTATCGTTGTACGTAACCCATGTCAGTTCGGCCTAGATGAGCAAAACGAACTAACTATTCGTGATTATCTAGAAGGTATTAGTAATCCAGAAGAAGATGTTATTTTCATGAAGTACAACATCGTATCTGTAACTACTCCTGTAGCTGAAATTGCTGCTGCGTATGTAAGTGCATTAGAAGCACTCGAAGATAACAGTCCAAAACTATTTGTACCAGACCAAAAAATCATTCTATAAAGGTAACACATGAGTGTAAGTCAAGCAATAGTGGTTGTTAAAGGACAATCACCTATGGATTTAGTACGTATGGCAACACGTGCAGGAATGGAAATTATGTATCAGTTTGATCCATCACGTTCTGCATATGCAGGTGTAGCTGAACATAAGCAATTTGCAGCGGATTTCACCGAATGGGCTGAAACTGGATACGAGCAAAATCTATATATTGCTGAAGATTCAGATATGTTGGTTGAAATCGAACTATTTTGTAACATGGAAGGTGCACCAACAAACTTCATCGATGGAGAATCAGAAACATTAATTCTCGTAATTGGTCCATTTGATTCTGACAGAATTAAGTACTTCACTCAGAACTGTACAAAGATTTAAAGATGAACCCCTAAATATGATATACAAACATGTTTAGGGGTATTTTTATGTCTTATAATTACGCTGGTAATCCAGATTCTCCACAGTACGATCACCGTGAAGAAATGAAACGTGTTATTACTGTTATGCTTGGTGCGGGTGCAGTTGAAGTTGAAATAACTGATGAACAATTAGAAGTCTGTATCGATAATGCTGTTGCAAACTATCGTGCATGGGCGGCTGCTTCAAAAGAAGAAGCATTTCTACATATGAAATTCTATGAGTCTGATTCAGTATATGAACTTCCTACTGAAGTTGAAATCGTGAAAAGAATCTATCGTCGTGGTAACGGTGTAGTTTCTGGTTCAGGGGCAACTGTTGATCCATTCTCACTTGCTTATAGTAATACATATCTATTAAGTGCGGTACGTGGAAGTACAGGCGGTGGTCTTTTAACATATGACCTATATCATCAATTTGATGAAACTGTTGGTCGTCTATTTGGTCGTGAAATTATGTTCCTATGGAACTCTGTGACCAAAAAACTAACATTAGAACGTGATATTCGTGGTGAAGAAGAAGTACTTCTACACGTATTCCATAATAAACCAGAACCTATTTTGTTCAAGACTCAAAGTACTTATCCGTGGTTACGTGATTGGGCTTTATCTGAAGCAATGATGATTCTAGGCCGTAACCGTTCTAAATTTGCTACCCTACCAGGGCCGCAAGGATCATTCTCAATGGATGGTGCAGACTTACTTCAAAATGCTATCCGTATGCAACAAGAATTGCGTGACAGATTACGTAAGTATGAAGATGGTAGTAACCCATTAGGCTTCATTATTGGCTAATATAAATACACCATAATAGAGATTATTGTGGTGTGTTATGAAATATCAAGCATTTTTGGGTACTGATGAATTCACCTATAGTGGTGAGATTACAGAACTATATAAGAGAATTGAAGCATTTGTTGAAAGTACTGCTGAAGGTAGTACCAGAACATGTGCGTTTGAAATTCTTAACGATGTTGTGGCAAATATTCCACATTTTTACGCTTCGGTTGAATTCCCAGCATGGGCTGAAGCACTATTTTTAATTCAATTTTATGAATATAGTTGGGAACTTTTGGAAGAATCTTAATAGGGTTCTTCCTTTTTTCGTTTAAAGGAAATATAAACATGGAACGTAAATTAATTGCAATTAATGGAACTATTGGTTCTGGAAAAGACACTTTTTCACAAGTATTCATTGACGAAGGTTATCATCGTGTATCATTTGCAGAAACTTTGAAAGATGCTGTAAGTGCTATATTTGGCTGGGATCGTGAAATGCTAGAAGGAAGTACTAAAGAATCTCGTGAAATTCGTGAGCAGCCTGACGAATATTGGTCAGCTAAACTAGGTAGAACTGTAACTCCACGCTGGGTACTTCAAAATTTTGGTACTGATGTATGTAGAAAGTACTTTCACGATAACATTTGGGTATTCAGTGCAGAAAATAAAATCAGAAATGCCGAACATGATAAAATCATTATTACTGATTGCCGCTTTCCAAATGAATTAAAAATGATTCGTGAAAATAATGGAATCATAATTGAAGTACAACGCAATCTACCTGTGTGGTATTGGGATGCATATAAGCATAATCAGCTTATTGCTGCTGGGGAACAACCTGCAATCCCACTAGAATTACGATATAATATCCATTCATCTGAATACGGTTGGGTAGGTTTGAATTATCCAGACTTCATTGTTGAGAATAATTCTACCATTGAAGATTTGCATAAACAAGCTTATACAATTTTATCACAAATTGGCTGATATATTAGTTTACATACATAAGATTTAATCCTCTAATAAATAACATTATACGAATATTCGAATAAACCCAAAATTTTTGGAGGATTAAATGGCTGATTTACTATCACCTGGTGTAAGTGTAACAGTTACCGATGAAACTATTAGTTCTACTAGTGGTGCAGGAACAGTACCTTTGTTTGTTATCGCTACTGCTCAAGACAAACTTGTTACTGGAAGTACTGCAATTGCTACTGGTACTACTAAAGCAAATGCTGGTCAACTAAAACTAATTACATCACAAAGAAATGCTCTTGAAACTTACGGATCACCTATTTTCCAAGAAAGTAATGGTTCTGTAATTCAAGGCGACGAACTTAACGAATATGGTCTACATGCATTATATAGTTACATGGGTATTGCTAACCGTGCTTATGTAGTTCGTGCTGATATTGACCTAGCACAATTGGCTCCATCAGGAGTAGCACCAACTGGTCCAGTTACCAATGGTACACTATGGTTAGATACAAGTGCAACACAAATCGAAGCGTATGTTTCGAAGATTGCAAACCCACAAAGTTTTTATGATTGGGCTTTAAAAAGCGTTACAATCGTAAGCGAAGAAGATATTGATGATGTTGATACTTCTGGACTAAATGTTGATGATTTAGTACTACGTCATATTCCTAGTACTGGTCAAATGCTAATGTACAAATATGAAGCTGTTGGTTTAGTTCAGGTAGAAACTTATCTATCACCAATCAACAAAGTTCCAACTGGTAATACTGTCGAAAAAGGTAACATCTGGATTCGTGATGGTTATACTAAGAACGGTTCTAACTACTTCGGTACACGTTTTGTTATTAAGCGTTATGCTTCTCTAACTTCCGTATGGTCTGAAGTGAATGTATGGACTGGTAATAGTTTCTATGAAATTGAAGCAAAATCTGGTCGATTTGACAACACCTACTTTGGTGCACTATTTGATGAAGATAGTAAGAGTTTTTCTCTTTATACTAAAGCTGGCTCAATCGCGTCTATCAGTGCACCTGCTACCCCAATTGGTCAAAGTTCTTCATCTCAAGCAACTGCAATCGGCAACCTAACATTCAAATACTTGAATAAGTCAGTAACTGTTGTTGGCGTTAAAGTGAATGATATTATCAACACTGCAACTCTAATTGCAAACCTAAACCAAAATGCAGAATTAATTAATGCAGGTTTTACATTTACTGGTACTAATTCACTAGTTGTAACAAACAAAAATGGTTATAGTTTCCAAGTTTCTGCAAGTGGACAACAAATCTTCACTCCTAATGAACTAGCTAAACTAACTGTTGATAGCAATAACTATGCTCTAGTTAACGTGAACAACCTACGTGTTTCTGCAAGTACTCCAACTGCTAAAGCAGCAAACGGAACATACTGGTATAACTTCAGTAACTCTGATTCATTAACTGTTACTCTATATACAGCTAATGTTAGTACTGAAACATGGGATCTAGTAGATGCAGCGACTAATCAGTACGTTCAACTTGACGAACCAGCAGCAGACCGTGATTTTTGGGTTCAACCACTATCACAAGGTGTTGATGGATATGTGTTCTATCGTAACGTAAGTGGTTCATGGGTTAAACTAGACAACACTGACCAAAGTACTTTAAATGGTATGATATTCGATGACTTTACTACTGGTGATGTTCCAAGTGCTGAATTGTATCAAAATGGAATGCTTGCAGTTGACTTAGGTACAACTGAGGGTGTTGTTAAAGTAATGAAAGACGGTGTATGGACTGTAGCAAGTGGTGTTGCATTAGATGGTGCTGGCCTATTTGGTCGTGCTGCACAACGTAATATCATTGTTGAAGCTTTAGCGGCTGTTGTTGTAGGTAACGAAGATATTCGTGCTGAAAGCGTAGACTTTAACCTAATGTGTGTTCCAGGATACTTCGAACTAATTGATGAACTAGTGACACTAAACACTGATCGTAAAGAAACTGCATTCATCGTAACTGATGTTCCTGCACGTTTAGCACCAAGTGCAACCGATGTTCAAGCATGGGCGACCAATGCTAACAACGCTGCAAGTAATGGTGATGACGGTCGTATCACATCTTATGCATATGCTGCACAGTATATGGGATGGTGTCTAAGTACTAACGTTGATGGTTCTGAAATTGCAGTTCCAGGAAGTACTATTGCAATGCGTACCTATGCTTACAGCGATAGCGTAAGTTATGTATGGTATCCACCAGCAGGTACACAACGTGGAGTCGTTACTAACGCTACTTCTGTAGGTTACATTAATGACGAAGGTGAATATGCTCCAGTAGTATATAATCAAGGTCAACGTGACACAATGTACGTTAACAAGATTAACCCAATTGCAATGCGTCCTAATCGTGGTCTATTGGTATATGGTGATAAAACTCTAGCTCCAGACGATACTTCTGCTCTAAGCCGTGTAAACGTTGCTCGTCTAGTAGTTTATATTCGTCGTCAACTAGAAATTCTAGCTGAACCATTCCTATTCCGTTTGAATACTGCAAGTACTCGTCAAGAGTTTACTTCAGTGGTTAACAACTTCTTAGCTGAAATTGTTCAACTAAATGGTTTATATGACTTCCTAGTAGTTTGTGATGAATCAAATAACACCACAACTCGTATTGACCGTAACGAACTATGGATGGATATTGCACTTGTACCAACTCGTTCAATTAACTTCATCTATATTCCAATCCGTTTGGAAAATAGTTTAACTAACTAATAAAAAGGAGCCATATGGCTCCTTTTTTGTTTTCTACAAAGGTGTTCCAGAGTATAAAAGTTTATAAATACATTAAAGATATTCCTTAAATTTTGGGAGATTAATAATGGCAAATTTACTGGATAAATATGGTGTTGTTATTCCTGGTGCAAGCCGTGCACCAATGAAACAGCCTAAGCCAAAGTACCGTTTTCGTGTAGTTTTCTTCGGATTCGGAAATACTGAGGATGGCAACTATATTACATTGGATACAAATACCGTTGGTACACCAAGCGTAGAGCACGAAAATATAACTGTTCATAGTTATAACAGTTCTGCACACTACAAAGGCAAATATACATGGAACACAATTGAAGTAGCATTCCGCGATTCAGTAGGTAACATGTCATTGAAAGCTTTATGGAACCAAATGCGTAAAGAGTTTAACTACTACTCACAAGAATCTCGTACTACTGGTTCTCAGTACAAATTCGAAATGTGGATTCAAGCATTAGACGGCTCTAATAGCGAAAATACCACAAACCTATTCGAAGGTACTTTACATACTTGGATCTGTCAAGGTTGTTTCATTACTGATTCTAACTTTGGTGATTGGGATTACTCAAGTTCAGAAGCACAAGTTATTACCATGACAATTCAACCTGATGGTTGTGTGCTAGTTGGACCAGAAGGTCAAGCTCTTGGTGATGAAGTTACTGGTAACGGTACTCCAGAGAACGCAGTTTCTATCACAACAAGTCCTACTGCAATTGATGCTGGAACTCTACCTGATTCCAACTTCTACGAAGGACAATAATATTACTAATGCCCTGGACTTGTCTAGGGCTTTTTTATTGCTAAATATAATATACATTCCATATTAAATAGGGGAAAATATAAATGGCAAATAATATGATGGATAAGTATGGTGTTCCTCTGCCAAGTGGTCGTAATAGAACTATGAGTCAACCGAAAGTTAAGCATAAGTTTCGTGTTGTTGTATATAATTTCGGTACTGATATTGATGAAAAAGATTATGTCGCACTAGAAGTTGAAGAAGTTGACCGCCCAAGCATTTCTTTTGAAACCCATCAACTATATCAATTTGCAACGAATACATCTTATGTAGGACGTTGGGATTGGAAGCCAATTACTTTAACAATTCGTGATGCTGTGAATAATAAAGCTGCAAAATCTATTATTCGCCAGCTTCAAAAACAACTAGATTTCCAAAGACGTATCTCTGCGAAATCTGAACAAACATTTGCTGGATATAAATTCAGGATGATGATTGAAACAACTGGTGGTGCAAACCCTGATGATTCATTAACGAATTTAGGACGTGATACCGCTATTGATGCTGCAACCGCAATTACTAATAATGCTGGATTAGTCAATGCTATCGATGATTTTGTTGGTGGTAATGGATATAACGCTGTAAGTACTATCGACCGTTGGGTATGCTATGGTTGCATCATTACTGATATTGAGTGGGATTCATTAGATTATGGTTCTTCTCAGTACTTAACTATTAAGTTAACTATTAAGCCTGATAACTGTGTTCAATACGATATGATTGAAGAAATGTATTCAGACAGAATTAGCTCATTACTACCAGATAGTGTTGACAATGCTCTAGATATTGTTGATAAAATCTTTGGTGGTGCAACATTATAAGGAGTACTAAATGAGTAATTTTCTAGATTCTTTGATTAGTACTGGTACTGATATTGTATCAAATGTTGTTAGCTCAGCTACTATCATTAAAAACCCACCACTTGAGCAGTATAATGCTGCTCAACGTGTTTTTAGTTCTGCTGGCGAAGGTGGATTTTCACTATACACCTTACCAAAACTAAAATATAGTTTTATTGTGGAATTCGTTTTAAGTACTTTTGCAATAAACTTTATACAGACACAATTACCAGATACACATACTGGATTTGATGTTAAAAACGTATCATGTTTTGTTCGTGATGTAAATTTACCAAGTACACAATTTCAGATTGATCAGCTTAATCAGTATAATCGTATTCGTTTACAAGCTGGAAAGCTGGATTATAAACCAGTAAATATGACCTTTTATGATACTTCTGATGGTGCTGCTTTTCTTTTAATAGATGCATATCGTAAGTATTACTATGGTGATTTTTTCACCAAAAGTACAGCTTCATTCAGAAATGACGTATTAAGTTCACCAATTGAATTTGAAGCTATGGGTTCAAATTGGGGTCGTTCAGTAATGAACAATGGTAACTCCGATAAACAATACTTTTTTAAGCAAATAAACATCTATGAAATTGATAATGACACATATACTTGTCATAACATGTTTAACGTTTTTATAGAAGATATTGCATTAGAAACAAAATCAATGGAAAGTGCTGGCGAACCAAGTGTACTATCAGTAACACTACGTTATGAAGGCATCGGTCATTTGGGACCTGATGGTTATAACTCTATCAGTGTTCCTACAGTTGGTATTGGTAGCTTAATTACAGATACCACTGGATTAGGCAAGTCTGGATTCTTTAAGTATTTTGGGCAAATGGATGATAAAAATGTTGGTATAACAACAATTGGTAAAATCATTCGTGCTGGTACTGCGGGTTATGACATTATAACTTCAATTGGTGACATTTTAAACGGTAATATTAGTCCTGATACAATTCGAAATATTGGTAGTGCAGTAGTTAAAGGTGCAAACAGTATTGGTTTCGGTAGCATAATTAGTTCTGCCAATGAAGCATTCGGATTAGGAAATATATTAGGAGATTTTTAATGCAAAAGTTTAATCCAGCTAAAATAAAAAATACTAAACAAGCACAGGGTGTATATTCAATACAGAATATTAAAAAATATCAATCAACAAACCCACCAATTTACAGAAGTTCGTGGGAGAAAGATATTATGATTGCACTTGATATGAATCCTGCTGTACTTGAGTGGTCAGTAGAACCATTTCCAATACCATACACATGCCCTGTAGATGGTAAAGTAAAAAATTATTGGCCTGATTTTTTGGTTAAATACATTGATGTTAAAACTGGTAAAGAATGTATTCAGCTATTAGAGATTAAGCCAGAGAAACAATGTTATATGCAATTAGCGAAATCCAGAAAAGACAAAATTGTAGTACTGGTCAACCAAGCAAAATGGGCGGCAGCAATCGCACTTTGTCAACAAAATGGTATTGAGTTTAAGCTAATTACAGAGAAACAACTTTATAGGAAGAATTAATATGAAAGCTAAACGTGGAGTCGAAGAAGCATTAGGCTTACCAAATTCTGATGAATTAAAAAAGATACTCGGTGATGATTACGAAGAAGATGATTATTACGATGACGAAGATGATGAAAGTACTGAAATCACAGGACTTGAAATCGAAGAAGCTCGTCGTTCAATGAATCAACTAAAAGAATATCGTGAACAATTAAAAGATATTCCTGATATTACTAATCGTAAATCACACTTGGACAGATTAGCGAAAATGGCTGAAGATAAGTTTGAAGATATTTTTGACCGTGCTTTTAATTGCGAAGATAGGTTTGCATCAGAAATGATTAATGCTGCAAATGCTATGTTGAAAATTGCTTTAGATGCTCATTCTAAAGTAATTGACTCTGATATTAAATTAATTGATATGCAGATTAAGAAAGATAAGATGGAAATCGAACTCAATCAGAAACCTAAAAATCAACAAGCACTTGTTGACAATTCCGACCCTAATGCTATAGAAGGTGAGAAGGTGGTAGCAGTCAAATCTCGAAATGAGCTACTAGCTTCTCTTAAACGAGATAAATAAAATAAAATACTGTGACTCGGAGTTAACATGAACAAATTACAGAAAATTTTAACAGAACTTACTCCAGAATATTCATATCGTGTAAAATTTGCGTGTGAGCCAAGCTCCGAAGAATTACATAAAGTCGTTGCTAGGCTTACAGATCGTTATGATGCTTTTGAAGTTGGTCCATTAAAGAAAACTATTTTCCAAGACCGTCCTATTGATTTTTATAATCTAGATTGTGGCGAAATTTGGATGTTCGATTTTAAATGTAAGCGTGGCGTACAGCCTCAAGTACTACTATTTGAAATTGGAAGTCTATTGCAATGGTCTGAAGCGTTAATTCATGTACGTAATAATTTAGAACCATATCAGGAAGAAATTGCTGATTCTGAAGACGACATTGAATTTGATGAATACGAACCACGTCTTTTAGACCCTGAATACAAAGAAGTTCCTGAAGTAAATGCTGAAGAACTTGGTGGTCAAGGTCGTGCTGATACAGCAGTTAAAGATGCAATTGACGATTATAAAAAAGGTAAAACACCATATGCAGAATATATGTCTGCTGGATTTGGTAAGAAGGGGTAATCATGAGTCTTTTAGAAGAAATGTTTGATGGTGCAAAAGAACCGTTAAACGAAAGACCTTATGGTCGTACACAATCAGCAATTGATTCGGCAAAAGGTAAAGTAAAAGGTATGTTTGGTTCAGGACAAGTTGAGCAAGGTGCACAAGAAACTGGACAAATGGCAAACCAATTGTGGGCTGATTTCAAACGTTATATCGGTAGAAAATATGGTTCACATCCACAGGCAGTTTCTTACGATGATGTTGCAGCATTTTTTAAAGGAAATAAACTTGATACATCTTTCTTAGGAAATAATCCGCGTCGTTCATTCAGTACTAAAGATGTAGGTAATGCATTACTTCAAGCTGCTCAAAAACTTAATACTGATTATTCAAATGAACCAGATGAAGAAGAACAAAAACCTCAAGATCAAAATCAAGGTCAACCAAAACCAGAAGACCAACAAGGTTCTAGTCAAGGTCAAGGCCAACCATCACAATCTTCAGGTGGAGCAGCTTTACCAGACCGTCTTTCATCATTGAGTGCGTCAGATAGAGCAAAACTACTAAAACTAATTTCTTAATAGGAGAAGAATATGTTTAAATCACTAGATAATAACAGTTCGATTCCAAATAATTATGTATACACTTCAAACAAAGGTACAGAATATATGTACCTTGATGGTTCTTGGCTAAATTGTGAAACTATGAGTACTGTTGCTAGTACTCATAATTTCAAAATGAATCAATCAGCTATTAGACAAATTGCAGAACACAACCAATCAAATACTTTGCAAATTGGTAAGAAATATATCATTAATGAGTCAGAATATGTTTATGTTGGTCGTAATAACTTCACACTTCAAGGAAGTTTACTAACAGAGAATATTAATTCACGTGTTAAAATGCTTCTCGAAGCTGGTGATAGTTCTCGATTCAAAAACATTAAATTAGGTAGTACTGAAAATATTGAAATTCCTGACAAGTTTAATATGGATGGCTATACCTATAATAAAGAAAAAGGTCAGTGGTGGGGAAAAAACCGTCGAGATGATGGTCAAATGTATACTGGATATGTTACTGATAAACAAATGAGTGATGAACTTACTTCAGATGCAATCGAACGTATTCAACATTATAATAAAACTGATCCATATCCTGTTGGAACAACGGTAGATTACGATGGTAAAACTGCTGTTTGGAATGGTGATAAATTTATCGTTCCTGGTCGTGGTGAATTTCCAGATGGATTCACTACTGCGTTTAATGACTATTTTGAAACAGAATACAAACCAAGTCAAGGTAAGAACGAAGATACTAAACAAGAAGATTCAAGTACTGGATCAAGCTCTAATAATTCGAATGCTTCTGGTGCTTCCAACAATGCAAATTCAGAATCAAGTACTGAAATTCCTAATGGATATGTTTATACTTCTGGTAAGAATAAAAGTTATTATAAGAAAAATGGTCAATGGTTCTCTGCTGACACCAAAAAACCAATCAATAGTTCTTCTGCTGTTCCATTGGAACGTGCTGCAAAAGCTGCTATTGACAAACATAATGCTACCGCAGCAGTAAAAATTGGTGACACCTTCAAATCGAAGAAAGGAATCACTTATAAGTATGTTGGTGGAACACGTTTCATTTCGGACAATGGTAAATTACTTCCTAAAGATACTGCACAAACTGTTCTAAACAACTTGTGGAAACAAGCTGATGAACGAAAGGCACAAGACCAACAAAGTAATCAAGATGAGCAACCAGTGCAAGATACTGCTCAGAATGATCAACAAGGTTCACCTGCTCCAGCACCACAACCTGAATCTGACCCATCACAAAATGATAATCCATCTCAAGGTAATGAACCGTTAAAAGGACTTGCAGATCAGATTAAGTCTAATCCAGAAGCACGTAGAATTATAGTACTTCTAAGTCGTGGTGATGATTTGTCATTGTTGGCTGCGGATATACTTCTTTCTGGACAGCAAAAGGAAGTTGCACAGATTCTAAATTCATTAAATAATGAAGAATAATTGAAAAGGAATTGATTATGAAAAAACAAATTAATGAGGCATCAGTTCGTATCGATGTTCAAGGTTTAGAATCGAATGATCTTGAAACTCTATCACGTATGCTTGCACTTGCTGGTCAAGCAGAGAATAAAGGTCCACAAATGGGTGGAATGACTTCTGTTCCTGCAATTGCTCCGCTAGATTTAGATAGCATGGGTGGCGAAGATGAAACTCAACCTATTATGAGTCCTGATATGGCTCCTAGTGCTGATGATATGTCAGGTGCTGGGGCTGACGCTCTAGGCTCAGCAGTCAGCGATTTAGCTGGCTCAGTCACCGATTTCGGTGCAGATTCACTTGACGGCGGCATGGATGATGGTGTACAATCGATGGAAGTCGGTAGTGAACCTGAATTCGGCTCTGAAGATTTAGATGTGGCTGGCGACGATGATTTTGATATGGATCGTATGTCCTCACTAGCTGGTATTCACGAAAGTCAAGATATTGATGAATCTGATGACGTTGCTGATGATTCAGAAGACGAAGCTGACGATGAAGACCAATCTGTTTCAGAAAGTCTCCTACCAGATTTATCTCTTGATGAAGATTCTGTAGCTACAGAAGCCGATGCACAAAAAGAATTTGGTCCATTCCGTACTGAATTCGAATGTGTTCAAGATGGACAAAAACAAACTAATGGATTCGAAGGCGATAACTTCATTGTAATTCCTAAAGGAAATGCTTTCTATTGGAAACGTACAATGCAAGAAGAAGTTCAAAATGATCCTGAACCTGAATTTTATGATGACGAAGGTATTCGTAATTCCCGTCATGCTTATAAAGGAAAACAACCTGGTACTGCATTAGGTGACAATCCACTCGTTCATGAAAATGAAGATGATGAATCTGTAGATTCTATCTTTGAATCAATTAACGAGAAATATAAAAAATTCATGGAGGGTCTATAATGAGTAACCTAAGAAAACTAATGGAATCTATTGACGATATTTACGAAGCAGATGATGAGTCAATGGAACAAGAAACTGAACAATCTGCACCAGATCTTTTAAAAGAAATTATTGGTTCTCTTAAAGAGCTTTCTGGTATGATTGCTGATGGTTCAGTACAAGATTTGAGTACACTAACATCTGACCTAAAAAATATCTCTGCATCTCTACAAGAACTAGTTGGTTCTGATGGTGATGATTTTGAATTTGATGCAGGTGAAGAAGAAGATTCTGAGGAACCTGAAGAAGAATTAGAAGAAGAATATGGTGCTGAAGGTATGGGGCCATCTTTTGATGCAGACGGTACGCAAAACTATGAGAATCCACAAGGTTCATCATATCCTGAACAGAAAGGTTTTGTGGGAATCTAACTTATGATACCAAAAACCAACAGTACTGAATATCAATACCAGGTTTTAAAATCCATCAGAGAAGTTCATGAATTCGATTCTGAACTCTCTGATAAAATGATTTTAATGTCTATTTTTGATAATTACAGAACTGGTGGTGGTCTAAGATTGAGTGAGTTGGGGTATCAAATTTGTAACGACAATTCTTTATACGAGTTTCTACCAGTACCGATTAAAAAATCGGATCGCAATTCAAACGTTTATACATCATTAGACCGAATTTGCACCACTCCATACTATGTTCGTGGAGATACTTTGTACTTATCAGATGATTTAGTAATCGCACAACTTACGTTTTGTTGCGATGACTTTGCTAAATTGTTTGCTGCATTTTTGTGAAACGTCTAAAAAAATTGTGGTATAATAGCATTGTTAATAGATAAATGGATACATTAAAAGCACTGAAAACTCAGTGCTTTTCTTTTTATCAAATGGATTTGAGTAGTTCAATTATAACTAAGGTGTAAAAGAGAAGTATGAGTGACGCAATCAAAGAAGTACCAACAAATATTCTAAGCTATGATCTAAAACCTGCTCAAGTTGTAGAAGCAATGTCTGTGGCTGATGAAGTACATGATAGCTTAATGATTTGGGGTTCTCCTGGTATCGGTAAATCCGCAATCGCATTGCAATATGCAAATGAAAATTATCCTCTCCTAAAAAATAATAAAGGCAAACTACATTATCTTCTTCAACGTGCCGAAGATCCAGAAGATACATTAGTTACCATGCAAGATTATCATGATTTTAAAGATTCACTATTAGATCAAGAAACAAACTTTATTGATTTTCGTTTATCACAAATCGAACCATCAGATCTTCGTGGTATTCCAATTCCAGTAAAAATGTATTATGATGCAAATGGAAAACAAATCCGTGAATCCGAAATTAGTCTCCACCCTGACTATGTTGAAGAAACTGGAGTTGTATGGGCTTCACCAAGTATTCTCAAATTACCTAAAGATTGGAAAGGCGTAATTCTGTTTGACGAAATCAACTCTGCAATGCCAATTGTTCAGGCAGCATCTTATCAGTTGATTCTAGATCGCCGTGTTGGTGAACTAGTACTACCAGAAAACGCACTAATTCTTGCAGCAGGTAACCGTGAAACTGATGGTGGTGTAACGTTTAGTCTAGCAACCCCACTTCGTGACCGCATGACTCACATTGAAATGATTCCAGATTATAATGATTGGATTGAAAATTATGCAATTCCAAATATGCTAAATCCTGGTACGATTGCATTTATCAAACAAACTGGTTCGCGTCTATTCAATACACTAAGTCCTAAAGACCCAAGTCATTCCGGTGGTTCATCACCTCGTTCATGGACACGTGTATCAGATATTGAAAATGTTCGTAAACGTAAAAATACTTCTTCAGCAGTTTATAAAGCACTAATTGCTGGACGTGTGGGAAGTACTGCTGGTATTGAATATACTACTTATATTGAAAATATGGCTTCACTACCTGATGTGATGGATATTCTAGAAGGTACTGTTACTGATTTTGGTGAACATAAACAAGAAGTTTCAAAAAACTACTTTATTACAATCAGTCTTACACAAAAAATTATCGAATTTGGTCGTGCTCGTAATGAACGTAAAGAAGTTCCAGATGAAGATTGGGCTAGGTATGTTACTAACTTTATCAAGTTCATTGATAAAGAATTTTCTAAAGACCAAACCGAACTGATCATTTACTCAATTCGTACAATTACTGATGCTGAAATAAATATCACCTATAATGATGTTCCTGCATTCAAAGACTTTGTACGTAAGTACGGTCCATTTATCCGTAAAGCACGTAGTATGAAGTGATTTTAAGGGGCATTATGCCCCTTTTGTTTTATGAGGAAGTTATGTCAACTAAACCAAAACGTGTTAAATATGAAATTCCACAAGATGTTATGGATTCATGTTATGAACGTATTATTATTGCTCGTACCAGTATGGTAATGGCATGTCCATTCTTTGGAATTCTCGCTGCACAACTTAAATTAGTACCTAATAATACTTGGTGCAGTACTCTTGCAGTTGATGGTAAACATTTGTATTATAATGTTGAGTTTATTGAGGGAATAAAAGACCCTGTTCGAAAAGCTGAATACGAAGCCAAGTTACGAGAAAGCATTGATGACTTGACTGAAGAACAAATTCATGATGCATTAAATGGATTATCTCAACAAAACCTAATTGCAGCAATTTGTCACGAAATTCTTCACTGTGCGTATAATCATTTCCTACGTAAAGGTACACGTGACCGTAAAATTTGGAACAAAGCCGCTGATTATGCAATTAATCAGATTATTAAACGCAATAGTAAAATGGGTGAAATCCGCAAAACATGGTTGTACCATGAAATGTTTGAAAACATGGCTGCGGAAGAAATTTATAATATTTTGATTCAAATGGAAGGTGATGGTAGTGGAAGTGGTGGTTCTGGAAATTCACCAAAAGGTGGAACATTAGATCATCATGACTTACCACAACAAAGCCAAGATGGTGACGAAGATACTGATGAGGAATTTCCAGATTATTCACAAGAAGAACTTGAAGAATTTATGGAATCCTTTAAGGATGCAATGATCAGTGCAGCAATGGCTGACGGTGCTCCACCAGAAATTCGTGCAATGGTTCAGGATTATAAAGAACCAAAAATTGATTGGCGTTCTAAATTGAACCGAACTCTACGTTCATTAATTAAAAATGATGTAACGTATATGAGTCCATCTCGTCGTTCATGGTCGAATGGTATTGGATATGGTATGCCAATTTATCCAGGATTAAAACCTGATTTAGACATTGATATTTGCGTAGCACTAGATGCTTCTGGAAGTATCAGTACTGAAATGTTACGTGATTTCCTTTCTGAAGTATATGGAATTACTCAACAATTCAGTCAATTTAAATTACGTATTCTTACTTTTGATACCAGTGTCTATGAAGTTCATGATTATGTAAACGGTCAAGAGCAACAGATCCTAAACTATCCGGTAAAAGGTGGTGGCGGTACTTTGTTTACGGCAGTTTGGGATTTCATGAAAGAAGATGATTACTGTCCTAAACAGTTGGTTATGTTTACTGACGGGGAGCCGTGGGGTTCATGGGGTGATAAAGACTACTGTGAAACTTTATTCGTCGTGCATTCAAATCCAAAAGTAGAAGCACCATTTGGTGTTACTGTTCATTACGAACTCGAAGGTAAAAAATAGTAATACTAAATAGAAGGTCGTTATGGATAACGACCTAATTTTTATGAAACGTACCAAAATTTTATGGTATAATATAGTTAATTTCAAAAAATACATGGAGTGTATATAATGAGTGAACAAATTCAAGATCAAGAAACCGTAGTTGGACCACAACTAGAATTCATTGATATTATCAATGCAACTAAAATCATGGAAGCTGCTATTGAACGTGGTGTTTTCAACGTTAAAGAACTAGCAGAAGTTGCTCCAATCGTTTCCCGTTTCCAAGATTTCTCTGCTGCAATTCTCGCAGACCAAGAAGCTCGTCAAGCTGAATTCGAAGCTAACCAAGCAGAAGGTGAATAATATGAGTATTGTTCGTCACTGTGGTGTTGTTCGTAGTACTGGTTCTCGCGTATTTGTAGTATGGCGACAACTTGAAAATGATCCTAATCATTGCCTAGTAGTATATCGTGATTCTCTACCTGAAGTTTATTCTAATCGTGTAGCAGAATTAGTTCTAGGTCGTGGTCAAAGCTCTATTGAACTTTGGGATGTGATGGATAAAATCGGAACCCTAGAAGGTGGAAACATGCTTTCCGTACTTCACCGTATGGGTTATATCCGTAAACAAAATACTCTAGATATTGACATGCATGTTGGTGGAACTAACAAGATTCCTCTAAATGTTCTAAATGAAGAAATTAACCAATCCGCTGTAGTTCGTGACGGTACGGTTAAAGAGTTCAATCCATATGAACAAGCACAAAATGAAGTCAAATATCCAGAACAAGATTCTATCGTAAGTCGTCTGCTAGAACAAGCAGAACAATACGAACAACTTGCTCGTGAAAACCGTGAACGTGCTTATAACCTAGACCCAAGTCTTCGTCCACAAGCACAAGTATTCGAAGAAAACTTTGTAATTCTACCAAGTGATTCTGCGGATCAACAATCAGAAGAATCAACCTCTCTATTTGTTGAACTTCCAGAAGGTATTTCACAAGCTAAAGCTGTAGAACTTGTCAAGAAAGCATTGAAAGAACGTAAAGGTGAATAATGTCAAAAGTAACTAGGGATATGATAATTCAATTGATTATCGAAGAACGCTTGAATCAAATGAGCAACCCAAATACTTTAGCAGATCATCTCAAAACGAAAAATGATTGGACAGGTCTAGCAGGTTACTATCTATTTGAAAGTGCATCTAGACCAGATAAACATGTATCGTTTGATGAGTTCAGACAATCACTAATTAAATCAGCAGCCGTTATCTTAGCGGCTCTTGAGACAAGTTTCTCTTTAGAAGATGCAAGTATTAAAGACTTACTTTCTAAATTGGAAGAAAAAGAAGATGACTCGAACTGATCTCGCTGAGATGTTGTTAGAGTTGCAAAACGTATGTTTTAGTGGCGGTGCTGCGGGTGCAGACCGCCTTTTTGGTTTGTGGGCTTCAGAGAATGATCAAGATGAAATTCATTTTTCATTTAAAGGTCATAAAGCACATGTTAGACCTGAAACAGTACTAGAACTACCTTCTGAAATGCTAACATGCACAGAAGTAACAACGCAACTCAGAACTGCAAATAAAAGTCTAGGAAGAAGTGTTCCTAGATTTGGTTATGTTTATAATCTATTAGCTAGAAATAGCTATCAAATATATTGTACTGAACGTGTATATACCATTGGTGAACTTGTTTCTCCATCTCAATTAGATGGTGGTACTGCATGGGCGGTACAAATGTACTTAGATTTACCTGGTGATACTAAAGAAATATATCATTATGATATTATAGATCATAAGGTTTATAAGTACTGTAATGAAACTAAGCAATTCGTTGAAACTGAAACTGTACCAAAACCACACGGACGATGGACAGGGATAGGAACTCGACGAGCAACGGAAGAAGACTTACGTAATTTTGAAAAGAAATTTGAGTAATTAAATATGTCAGAAGAATGCGAAGACGAATATGAACGTGGTTATGAATGTGGGTTTGATGATGGCTATTCCGCAGGAGAACAAGCAACGATTAAACACTACGAAGATAAAATCGAAGATATTGATCGTGACCATGAAAAAGAATTAAAAAAATCACATCGAGAAGGTTATGAAGAAGCTGAAGACAAATACCTTCGTGAAATCGATAATATTACGGACAATGTAAGCACTCTGCTAGATAATTTAAATTCAATTATTAAAGATTTGCGTAAACAAAATTATGATCTAAGGAAGGAAAATGCAGCAATTACACGATCTATACAAAAAAGTACTTGAAGAAGGTGTACATAGCGATGACCGTACAGGTGTCGGTACAATAAAACTTGTAGGTGAAACGATGCGTTTCAATCTACAAGAAGGTTTTCCAGCTACGACAACTAAGCGTTTAGCATGGAAAGCAATGGCCTCTGAACTATTATGGTTCGTTGAAGGTTCTCATGATGAACGTCGCCTTGCAGAAATACTTTATGGTACTCGTGATTGGGATAAGAAAACTATTTGGACTGCAAACTATGAAAATCAAGGTGTAGCACTAGGATATTCAAATGGTGAACTTGGGCCAGTATATGGTAAACAATGGCGTGAATGGGATGACACTGTTATTTCCAATGATCCAGTTGAAATTGAAACACTAAAAGCACGTGGGTATCATGTTGTGGATAGTACTTTCTTCCACGGTGTAATTCTAAAAAGAACTATTGACCAGCTTGAAGTACTTATTGATGGATTGAAAAATAATCCTGATTCTCGTCGTCATATTATGACTGCGTGGAACGTTGGTGAACTTGATAAGATGACTTTACCACCATGTCATTGCTTTAGTCAATTCTTTGTAAATGATGGAAAACTATCATGTATCCTTTATCAACGTAGTTGTGACTTATTCTTAGGAGTTCCATTCAATATTGCATCATATTCACTACTAACTCATATGTTAGCACAAGTATGTGGATTAGAAGTTGGTGAGTTTGTTTGGATGGGTGGTGATGTACACATTTATAAAAACCACGTTGATGCAGTACAAGAACAACTTGCTCGTGAACCTAAAGAATTACCTACACTTTGGATTGACACTAGTATTACTAATATTGAAGATTTCACAATGGATTCTTTCAGATTAGAAAACTATAATCCAGATGCTACAATTAAAGCACCAATGGCGGTGTAAAAAGAAAGGGAGCAAAAGCTCCCTTTTTTTGTTATTGATATTGTACAATCACACGACCGTTAAAACGTAAATCAGGAGAAGCAGGTACAGAAATTACTGCGTTCGTTGGAGAAATTACGATGCTATCAACTTCAACTGGAATATAGTTAGAACCACTTAGTTCTTGAACTGCTACTTGTTGAATGTTAGCATTAGTTACAGTATATGTATAATAGGAACCATTTAGTACCCAATTCGCAATAGCAAATGTTGTTGCAACACCACCACCGGAACCGACAGTCGTCCATGTTCCATTTGATTTTTGAACTACAGTATTTCGTTGAGTACTGTAAGCAATCATACCATTCACACCAACAGAATCATCAATTGGATTTAGTACTGGTAATTGAATACCATAACGGTTAAATCTAGTACGAATAGTAGAACCATCATAGATAGTAACATCATTAAAGTTCGTCATGTTAAAACGTAACTCAGATGCATCTTTAGTAATAGTTGCAGTATTAGTACCTTCAAATGATAGAGTTGAACCTGAACTGAATACAGCCCCTAATGCAAATCGGTTAGTAGCATTGTTGAATAATGTAGTTCCAGTAAAAGTACTAGCAGCATTAACCGTTAAAGTATCAGTTCCAGCATCACCTAGAATAGTATTGCCATTTACAGTATGATTTCCAGAAACAATAACACTTCCATTAAACGTACTTAGTTGATCTGCAAATTTAACTTGCTCAGCATTTTTAACACTAAAACTTAATGTATTATTAATTCCGCTAATTCCAGGGTTATTTGTATTTGTTGATGAATTAAATTGCAACGCTGGATTAGAACCTACTAAAATACCAGTTTGATATAAAGTTACTTTTGTATTCTCGATTCTTAATTTTTCAATACCAGATGATGAAAATCCAATGCTTCCAGTTCCAGGATGGAAAATACCAGTACTTGTATCAGACCACAACGAAGGGTTCACACCCGGATCAGTTGCGGGATCAAATGACTTGTTATTAAACGCAATAGCAGGGGCTGTGGCAGTACCATATGTTACCCCTAGTCTTCCTGCACCTTGTGTACCATCGTTGTACATGGTGTCACCTGTGCGGCGTAAACCCTGTAATAGAAGGCTATCTATGATAGTTTGTACTGTACCTGAAGTACCGTTAAAACTACGATTTGAAGACGCTAAGAATGTGCGATCAAAAGAAACTGCACCTGCACTAATACTAATACGACTTTGACGAAGACGAACGTTTTTAGTACTATCAGAGATTACCCAATCACCATCAGTCAAACCTAGTTCAGAAGTCTTATCTACAGTTGAAGTAAATGCAGCAGTTAAATTTGGATCAGTAGCTAATGATACTAAACCTTCGTGACCAGTACTAGGAATAGAAGCAGTAACAATACGTCCAAATGCGGCAACTACAATTTTATTTGCAGTATTTGTTGGGTCTGTATCAATATAATATTTGATTTGAATCCAGTTACCCTGACCACTTGGGTTAGTTGGAGTGAATGTCACGGTTGCAGTTGTTGGATTATTAGCTCTAAAGTGTGCAACAGCAGCATCATATAATCCACGGATAATATAGTACTGTCCTGAGTTTGCAGATGTTGCGGCTGGTAGTTTTGCGTAAGTTGCATCAACTGGTGGATCAATATCATCAGAGATTGGTGAATAAGTACCAATCCATTGCATACCACTTGTAACGGTATCTGGTAATTGTGAAGTTTGTAGTTGACCATTGTCATCAAGTTGTGCAAAACGTCTGTAGCTTAGGCTACCATCAGAAAATTCTAATACACCTTCAAATGCTTTCCATTCTGAGTTGTAGCGAATCATACCTGCACGTTCAGCGTAGGTTGTTTGTTTGGTAGGAGCTTTAGGTAATTCTAAAAAGTAAGTACTATTAATAATTACACCTTCAGCACCTTTTATAGTAGAAGCACTCATTAAAAATTCCTCAGATAAAGGTTATATCCAGTATTTATTCAGTACTACAAAAAACAAAAGGCCAACATAAGTTGACCTTTTAATTTATTATAGAGCTTCGCCTTTCCAGTTAGCAGCAGCACGAATATCTTCGTATGTTTCTGCGGCATCGATAGCGGCTTTAACGTTACGTGCTTCGATGAACAATTCACGTGTAAAGTCAGCTAATGCTTTAACGAAAAGTTTAAATGTTGCCAAATCCATTGGGATTTGTTCATTATCTACGGTATCCCAAACTAAATCTGATGGGAAATCTGCTTCATTAATTAGAGCAGTCATCATGATTAGTTGTATATTGCTGCGATTAGAAACGCCAGAGAAGAAAGTTTTACCCTGGAATTCGAATCCAGCGAAATACAAAGTATCTCGCTTAGAATCGACCCGACCTTTAAGGTCGGATCTAATATCAGCTAAAGGCATTAACTCATAGATGTAAGTATTAGTTACTTCGGCGTTTTCTTCACTAAAATCAACAGTTTTCTCTTTGAAGACCATGAACTCACCTGTGTTTTCATAAACATCTTTTTGAGTCCAGAAACCTTCATCTCTGCGAGTATCCAAGTCAAGCTTGGATATATCGCCATAAGTATTTCCTGTTTTATTCCCAACTACGTTAATTGGGTAAGTGATTGTTTTTAGAATTTTCCAATCACCGTTTGCATCTTTTACTACTGATAAGTAAATCATCCTTTATCTCCTATTATGGGCGTTGTGCAATGAATACGTCAAATACTGAACCAATACCACAGTAAACTACTTGACAGATACTTACTGCGTTCGCAGAGGTATTTACTTCACCACCGATAATCTTGTATGAAGAATCCCAAGTTACGGTACGGCCACCAGTACTATCCTGAGTGATATAGATGAACCAAGAACCTGCTCCACCCGCCGCTGCACCAGTAATAGGTTGAATTGCGGTGTTAGAAGAAACAGTAACGTTATAAACGTTAGAAGTTCCATCTGGTGTATAAGTAGCAGTACTTACAGTTTCTTGTGCATGTTGTGCAACGAAATATGTTCCAGTTTTGAATGAAGTGGTTGTTAAATTCGCCAAATCAACATTCAATGTACCAGTAACAGTAATATCGTCAACAGTTACAGCACCAGCAAAAGTACTTGTTGCATTAACAGTTAGAGTGTCAGTATCGGCATCGCCAATAACAGTGTTACCATTTAACGTAGTAGTTCCACCAACGGTTAGAGCACCAGTTACAGTACCAGAAGCAAGAGTTGCTAGACCAGAAGTACTTAGAGTACTTAAAGTAGTAGCACCAGTTACACCTAGAGTTGTAGTTACTGAAGCACTGTTTAGTGTTGCTAGACCAGAAGTACTTAGAGTAGTTGCTGAAACAGCAGCTAATGTACTTGCACCTGCTACGTTCAATGTAGTACCAGAGGTAATACCTTCTGTAGTAGTTACAGATTTGAAAGTAACATCTGAAGTTGTTTGGTCTAGAGTACCGATAATTAAACCTTGTACTTCTAAGTTACCAGTATAAGTAGCGTTACCATTAACTTGTAGGTTGTTGTTAGTGCTACCAACATCACCTAGAATTGCAGTCTTAGCAGTTAATGAAGTACCAGCAGTTAGAGAACCAGCAGCACTAATACTACCAGAAGCAGTAATGTTACGTGGTGAAATATCACGTGAAGTTAAGTCAATCGCAGCGTTAATAACACCTGTTACATCTAGGTCACCAGTGATTGTTGTATTACCAAATACATCTAGAAGCATACCTGCGTTACCAGTACCAGTACCAATTTTAACAGCATCAGCAACAAAGTCATTAACAGTAGTTGTAGTACCATTAACAGTTAAGTTACCGCTTAAAGTAGTGTTTCCAGCGACGGTTAAAGTATTACCGATAGTTACATCAGCTAAGTTACTTGCACCGCTTACAGTTAGAGTACCGGTGATTCCGTGGTTTCCAGAGTCAACACCTGCTAAAGTTGTTAGGCCAGTTACACCTAAAGTTCCACCAATTGTAGTGTTACCAGTTACACCTAGTGTTGTACCAACAGTTGCACCAGCAGCCAAATCAATACTATTTGCATCAATATCTGCACCGCTTAGATCTAGACCACCAGCAGGAGAGAATGTACCAGTTACGGTTACATTATTAGCAAAAGTAGTGTTGCCGTTGATTGTTGGAACTGTTAAAGAACTTAGTGTAGTTGCACCAGTTACGTTTAGTGTACCAGATACTTTTGGTGAACCAGTAATTACACCAGTTGTTAGAACTAAGTCAGCACCAACAGTAGTGTTACCAGTACTTGTTAATGTTGCAGCAGATACATTAGATGTACTTAGATCGAATGTACCAGCAACAACTAAGTCACCACCTACGTTCACATCACCAGTAGTATCTAGAGATGCAGCATTAATTGCTGTACCAGTTAGATCAATACCACCCGCATTTAATGTACCACTAACAGTTAGGTCACCAGTAATAGAAGTACTTTTTGCAATTGCTACAGTTGTGTTTGCAGAAGTAATGTTACCATTAAATGTTGCAGCACCAGTTACAGTTGCACTAGCTAATGTTGCTAAACCAGAAGTACTTAGAGTACCAGTGATTGCAGTATTACCCGCACTTAAACCAGCAAGAGTTGTTGCACCAGTTACGTCTAATGTACCGCTTGCGGTAATATTCGCAGCTTTTAATGTACCAGTTACGTTACCAGTTACCGCTAAGTCTCCACCAACAGTTACGTTCGCCGCACTTGTTAGAGAATTTACATCAACATCGGCAGCAGATAAATCTAGGCCACCAGCAGGAGTTAGTGTACCATTAACAGTTACATCACCAGTTACAGTAGCATCGCCACCAACAGTTAGGTTAGTACCAACAGTTGTTGCACCAGTGCTTTCTAATGTTGCACCTTTAACTGAAGTTGTCGCAACAACAGAGTTAGGTTCAATATCTAAACCATCAACATTCGCCGCAGCAGTTACACCAGTAGTAGTACCAGTAACAACTAGGTTATGAATTGTGGTTTGACCAGTAGTTCCACCGAATGAAGTATTGCCATCAACAGTTAGAGTTCCACCAATATGTGCGTTGTTTGTAACGTCTAATGCAGTTCCAGCTTTAGTAGTAGTGATTCCACCAGCAGTACTAATACCACTAACGATAACTTCATTACCACCATTACCAGCTAGAATACCAGATACGGTTACGTCAGTTAATGTAGTTGCACCAGTTACATTTAGAGTTGTATCAACATCTACTGAATTTGGAACAATATCTAAACCATCTACGTTAGCTTGTGCAGTTACACCAGTAGTAGTACCAGTAACAACTAGATCTTTAACAGTTACGGTTTGACCATTAACAGTTACGTTACCACCTAGTACAGAACCACCGCTAACACTTAGTGTTCCAGCAGATACTTGACCAGATGCAGTTACAGATGCAGCATCTACACTAGTAGTAGAAGTTAGAGAGTTTAAAGTAATATCTTGACCTGTTAGATCGAAAGTAATACCACTTACAGAACCAGTTACTTCTAGATCATTTAGAATTGTTTTACCAGCAACAGTCAATTGTGCACGAGAAGTACCAGTTGTACTATTACCAACAATATCTAGATAATCGATTTTAGCAATACCAGCAGCAGTTAAGCCTGGGTTACTAAAGGTTACATCACCAACTGTGATATAGTCTAGATCAGCATTTTGACCCTGGAATGTACTTGAACTTACTTTGTATGGCTCAATCGCAGATTTAATATCTAATGGGCGAGCAGGATCATTGTAAGAGAACTGTACAACACCAGTATTACCAGCTACGGTGAAAGTATTAAAGGTTGCAGTTTGTGCAGAACCAGTTACGTTACCAGAAAGAACAACACTTGACAAAGAACTTTGACCAGATACAGTTAGAGTTTCAAAGTTGCCATCCTTAATATTGAAACCACCAGTTAATGTACCGTTGATAACTACATCATTGAAAGTCGCAGTACCAGTACTTTCTAGGTCAACAAAGGTTGCCTTATTAGTGAAATCTGAAGTTCCAGCTACTGTCATATCACCAGTTACGTTTAGGTCAGCAAAGTTTAGACCAGTTACAGCACCAGTAATGTTTAAATCACCAACAGTTACAGCACCAGTAAATGTACTTGTACCAGCTACGGTTAGTTGTGGACGAGATGTACCAGTCGTTGAGTTACCTTTAATATCAAGATAATCAATAACAGCTTTGCCAGCAGCAGTTAAACCATAATCAGCGAATGTTACATCACCAACAGTAATACGGTCAATATCAGCTTTTTGTCCCTGGAATTCACTTGAACTTACTTTATAAGGTTCAATTGCAGATTTAATATCTAAAGGACGTGCTGGATCATTATATGTAAATTGAATTAGACCAGTTTGACCTGCTACGTTGTAAGTTTGGAAAGTAGCTGAACGAGTAGTACCAGTTACGTTACCAGAAAGAACAACACTGTTAAGGTTACTTTGACCAGTTACATTTAGAGTAGTGAAATTACCATTTGCAAGTGAGAAATTTCCACCTAAAGTACCGTTAATGATTACATCTTCAAAGGTAGCAGAAGTACCAGCACCCATTACTAGGTCGCCATTTAGGTTTGAAGTTCCATCAACGGTTAGAGATTCTAGATTAGTAGAACCAGTTACATTTAAATCACCAACTAAGTTAGTAGTTGAGTTGATTGTTAAAATGTCAGTACTATCAGAACCAATTGTTACGTTATTTTTAAAATCAGAAGTTGCGTTTACTGTTAGTGTATCAGTGCTTGCATCACCAATAACAGTATTGCCGTTTAATGTAGTATTACCATCAACTGTTACATTACTTTTTAGGTTAGTAGTAGAGTTTACGGTAAGAATATCAGTAGAGTTTTCACCGATAGTCACATTGTTTTTGAAATCAGAAGTTGAATTCACAATTAATGAATCAGTACTAGAAGCACCAACAGTAACATCATCATTGAATGTTGCTGGAGCAGCAAAAGTACTTGTTGCATTAACAGTTAAAGTGTCGGTAGAAGCATTACCAACAACGGTATTACCTTCAATTGATACATTGCTTTTTGCATTAACATTCGCATTGAATGTTGTAACACCGTTCACGGTAACAGTATCAGTGCCGGAATCACCGAGAATTGTGTTACCTGAAACTTGAACGTTGTTCAATGAAGCAGTACCAGTAGAGTTTACGTTGTTAAGATTTGCTGTACCTGTGACGGTAATCTGAGTAAATGTCGCATTAGCGAAATTAATCGTACCACCTACGGTAAGATTATTCGTAATGACGGCATTACCATTAACCAAAAGATCTTTAGAGATCGTTTGATTACCAGATACGCCAAGATCAGTTTTTATAGAATACATGTAATCCCTCCGTTGGATTGAAATATGGAAAAACTTTATCCCAAATCATTATTTCAAGTATTTATTATCTCTAGACAATTTGAGACATGATTATAAAGAAAAAATCCAGAAATGGTTTTCCTGGATTTTTATTAAGATTAAAACTAATTTTATTTTCCGCTTACAACAGCTTTCCCGCTGAAACGTACACTACTTGTTAATGTAATGTTACCAGAACTATCAATTGATGTTTGTACAGCAACGATTTGATATGGTGAAGAACTTGTTGCACCATCGGTAGTATTCTCATATACTGCGATGAAAATTGCACCAGGAACTTGATCATGAATAGCTTGTGGAATAGAAAGAGTGAACTCTTGACCAGAAGTATTCCAATCAGCTTTATTAATTAAACGACTAAATGGTGTAGACAAAGTGGTATCTCCTATTATTACTACATTGACGTTGGATGTTGGTTGAGTACTTAGTTTAACAGTAATGTTACCTGAACCATCTACTTGTGTATCAGTATTTTGTACATCACCATTTTGGCCTTGTAGCTGAACAATAATATTTGAACCACGACCATGAGTTGCGGCTGGTAATGTATAAACATAGTCTGAACCAACTAAAGTGAAATCTGTTGGTGCAGCTACCGTAGTAGTTACATACGCAGAATCAGTTGGGGTTGAAAGAAAAGGTTTCCAAATTCCTGCATCTTTAATATAAATTTGTAAGATGCTAGTGTCGTTTATCTTGTAGTATACATCACCGTCAATCCCTAAACTTGGAGCAGGATCTACTGTTCCACGTAATGCATTTCCTGAACCACCGCCTGAGTGTGAATTGAAATACGATAAGGTTACTAGGTGAGTACCGTCAAGTGGGTCAGCCGCACTGATAGGAATAAGACTTGTTCCTTGATAATTATATACAGATAGTTCTGAACCATCAGTAATTAGTTTTGCACCATTTTTACCAAGAATGAAAGACTTTTTCATGGTTCCTTCTAAATTAGAAAAAACTGCCATCGATACTTTCTCCTAAGAATGTTTGTTTCTTATATTTATATCACAATGAAAAAAGGGAGATAAGTATCTCCCTTTCATATTAGATATTGTCTTCGATTGGTGTAATCGGAAGTTGTTTTGCAATAGTACAGATAATAGTCATTAGACCAACAGAGCTATTGTTCACTGATTCATTAAAGATACATGATAAAATTTCTTCTTTATCACTAATTTCATGATTGACTTCATCAACAATGTAACGTTGTACACGGTTAATATCAAAATAATCAGGTGGAGCAATGATAGTACCATCAATTTCTGATTGTGCAGTACCACCAAAACGTACCGATAATTCGTTAACATCTATATCGTATGGGTTTCGAATGTCGATCTCAATTCGTGTTACCAAATATCCAGCAGGAACATTACCAATTACTAATAGAGCATTCTCATATGAAGTATCAATTACATTTTTGATTGCATAGATGTTGTTAGAATCTTCACCTGGTTCACCTTTATCACCCTTGTCACCATCTTCACCTTTTGGACCACGGAATAGAATACCGTCGCTCCAAACTTTTTGGGTAACTGGACCATTTTGAACTTCCTGTACATAGAACAAATATCCAGTATCAGTGTTGTAAAAAGTATATCCAAGATTCAAATTAGCGATTGGTGGGAATTGATCACCTTGTGAATTAATGATAAACTGACCTTGTAAACCTTGTGGACCACGCCATTGATATGGAGCCGACCATGAGGTTGTATCTAAATCATAAACAAAAATTTCACCAGTACTAGTATCTAAGAAGGTATAGTTATCAAAAAGACCAGTTGTAGGTTTAGTAGTTCCTTGTGAGTCAATGTGGAATGGAGAACCCATTTCACCTTTTTCACCCTTACTAAATGGTGCACCTACCCAAGTTGCTGTTGGTTCATTAGCAGCATTAGTTTTAAAATAAAGTGTCGGTACGGTTTGTGTAGAATTGACAGTTAGGCTAAGGTAAGACCAGCCAATATCTTTATCTAATCTGAAAGAAGCATCTGGAATATCAAAACCTACTTCATTTGGATAAAAATTAGTACCATTTGCACCATCGTGACCAACGACTAGACCAAGATCTTCAATGGTATTATCATCGTATGTAACAATCAAATGACCAGCATTATTGATCACTAAACTCTTAATACCAGAACAATTATTACATGAAGATCCCGAACCATTATTAAATGAAATTGTCATAGTTCATTCCTTTTTATGTTATGTCATATTACAAATATTTATCCTCTAAATTTGCAATGACGGTACTATAAATAAGTAAAAGTTCATTATAGAGGACTAAAGACAATGGCTTTAAGATCAAAGAATTTTCTTTTTAGAAGAATAGGAAAAGACGGCGAAGAAATGGATTATCAGGATACTGACTCATGGTACAATACTAATAATGATTATCACTGGAATGAGGTTTCTTTGCCATTAGCTGCTGGTGGTTATTATGGCAGTACTTCTGGATTACACACAATTGCATTTACACTACGAAACTTCATTGGAAGAATTTACGTAGAAGCGACTTTAGCAAGTAATCCTACTGAGGCAGATTGGTTTCCAATCAAATTCGAAGAAAGTTGCAAATTTTATATAGAATTTACTGATACAGTTATCTACAATCCAGATTCAGAAAAAACCATTTATCAACATGGTGTAACTGGAACATTTGCAGAAAACGTTATTGGTAACTTTACTTACTTGCGTGTAGGTGTTCGTCGTGATTACATTAGTGTAGAACCAACTGAACTACAAAAAACACTAGCAGGTAAATTAGAAGAAATTCAAATTAACTACTAAGGGATTAGAAATGAATAACAAAATTGAGCAACCAAGACTATTTGTTAAAGGACATGTGCTAATTACCGATATTACTGATCCTGAAAATGTGTCAATCGTTGTTGATAAGTCTAACGCAATTCACCCTGAAAATATGAGCCAAGCAATTGCAAACGCACTTGCAGCAAATGTTGATTCGTTGGGTGTAAGTTTAGGTGCTATTTCAGAAATGAGATTCGGGAACGGTGGTACAGTTGTACTAAGTACTGGTCGTGTTACGTACAAAACCCCACGTATCAGTTCATTCGGGGGCTTGTACTCTGAAACATACGCAAAGAAAATTAATGCTAATGTAAATGCTGGTGTTGAATCTGAATATAACAATGTAAGCACTGTTCATATTCCTGGTCAAGTTTATACTGATATTGTATGTTTATGTACACTAGGATTAGGTGAACCATCTGACCAAAACGTAAGTTCTACTACAGATATGGAAGGTAATTACGTTTTTGATGAATTGGGTTTATATACTGATGGTACATCAGGAATTGCTCTATCGCACATTATTTTCCATCCAGTCGAAAAGAGTGCTAACCGTATTCTACAAATTAAGTACACAGTACGAGTACAGTTACAATAAGGAGCAATAAATGATTAACTATATTATAAAGCGTAGTAATGGTAAAATTTACGCTTCAGTACCGAATAACGTTATTCTCGGCCCAAATCAACCTAACTCAAACCCTGTTCCAATTAACTTACTTGGACGTGATAAAGTTGGTTATGGTCAAGCATTGAACGAAAACTTCCTATGGTTGGCTGAAAACTTTGCCGGACAAAATAGACCACTAGGCTCTGTTCCTGGTCAGATTTGGTACAGAAATACTTCAGGTACTGGTGAATTACTAATTTCATTAGTTGATTCTGCAAGACAACCTGACAATACTAATCCAAGTACTGAATTAGATTGGGCTAGTATTCCAATGATCACATTGTTCAATACTGTTCCAGATGGTGATACTTCCATCATGGGTCGTATGGTATTAACAAACAATGGCGATTCATTAAAAGTGCTAATGAAGAATAAAGAATGGCGTGAAATTCAAACTACACGACCAATTAACAAACAATATGAATCACTACTAGATATTAACTACGATACTGGTGTGAAATATATTTCATTTACACAAGGTACGCCAACTAAAACAATTGCATATTTTAACTTAGGTGGTGCAAGTACTACTGATGCTAATGGTTGGGTGACCTTCCAGAACGGCGAAAGTGTGTTACAATTTGGTTCGAACTATTTTTATGAATTAAAAATAATGGGTCGTCAAGTAAACTTAGACACAAGCGGTAATGTAGTTGCATTCCCTAGCGTATACAGTACTTGGATGATTAAAGGATCGTTTTATGTTGATAACGCAGGTACAATTGTCCCTGGTCAAGTTACTGCAAGCCAAATTCCAGATCCAAGACGTATTAAGGATTTAACTCAAATTGTTGACACTATTGATAGTATGGATCAAACTTGGGCGGTTAAGGTTGTTATTAATGATGCAGATACAACATTGCCAAGTGCAAATGGAACTACCAAAACTGATTACAATACATATGTAACGGCTTCGTTGAATAGTCCTAAACATTTAGGTTTTAGGATTGATGCTTCAATTAATGGATTAAACGCAGGTGAAACAACACGAACACAATGGTCCGCGTTGTTACAATTGACAGGTATACCACCAGTTGGGGTATAATTTTTAGAAATGATATGGCAGACTGTTTTCAAATGGTCTGCCATTTTTTATTGATTCCCAAAGAGAATTAAAGTCAGTTACAATGTTTGTATTGTATAATGTACTTTTAGCTCCAGGGTGAAGGGGTTTAGGCCAGTTTCCTATTTTAACCCAAGAATATCCAGCACTTTCATCATTAAGTTCCGGTATAAACTCATCCGGTACTACCACAATAAAAGAATAATATCTGAATTTCTCGTTCTTAGTACAGAAAACATCAAAAGGAATTATATCTTCTATTGGGGGAACAGAATCCCCCAATTCTTCAGCTATTTCTCTATATAGAGCTTCAATAGCAGTTTCATCATTTTCAATCTTACCACCAACGAAGCCCCAATTGTTTGAGTACGTAACTGTTTCAGAACGTAAGTTTAGCATCATACGTCCAGTACGCTTTGATAAAAATATAGCTCCTACTGCTTCGTTTGTCATAATATTTCCTTAAATGCTTTTAAAGGCAATTCTCCAATAACCTTGTCTGTATTTGTTCATCACTGATTGATGCCAACCCACGACTTCGTTATATTTGTAAAAATGTGAATCATTTGAATTATATACATAATTTTCTACTGTATTAGGGTCTATAATAGTAGCACCATTATTTTCGATTTTGAATAAATCGTTGGGTTTAATATTAGTACCTTTATACTCTAAATTATGTTCAGCAATGTTTATAAACATTTGCTCAGGTAATACGTTTTCTAATTGTGAATTTTCATACACAAATGATTTTATAGGATAGTCTACTGTGTAACCTGACGTATCTACTTGAACTGTCATTTTGTTAGGAATTTCAGTCGTTGCTCGTTTAATTACATCACCACGGATTGGATTAACTTCTTCAATACCTTGTTGGAACTTAATATATAATTCTTTCTCATCAAAATCAGGATCTAGATATTTCAAATACCTATCCCATGAATATACATTTCCGTTAGCTGATAGAGGATTCAAACTTGAACTAACCAATGTTAGTTCATATATTTCAGAATTGATACTATTATCTACTCTATCAACCAATATGCACATATTCTTAGGAGTATAAACATCCGTAACGCTATCAATATAATTTCCCAAATCGATTTCCAATTCATCCTTTGCAGTATTGATATTGGTAACAATTTGTTGTATTAGTTTTGCTTGTTTAACGTTGGCTGGTAGGCTTAACCACATTGGACATTCAAATGTTAGTACCATAATATCCAAATCAGTATCAGTTCCTTGAGGAAATCCTCTAGTACTGAACTGGCAATCAGTTAATTCTATATCAACAACACCTGTCCAATCAAGAGGATTCTCTGACAACTGTAAGGTAACTGATGGATTGAACAATGTTGCAATTTGTTCAAACAATTCCATTTTGTTTGTTAATGTAGTTGTCCAAATATTGACGTTAAATGTTAGTTTCCACGGAGTCGGATTGTATCGAGTTATCTGATATTGTTTATCAAGTTCATCTACATATTCATTTTCACGTGGACTAACATTTGTTCCCATCACGGTAGTATATGCTGCTGGAGCACGAAGATTCGATCTATCAAATTTCAATGATTGCACGTTAATTGTAATAATAGGAGCAGTTGGTAAAATATTTTCAGAGCCACCATTAATATAATATGCTGCCATTCTGGAAATATCTGCATAGCGAGCTGGAACAACTTTATATTTTTGGTTCCCAGCGTCATCTACTCCATTTTTTACTTGAAATTCTCCAAAGACTCTGATAAGATGTTTCAACAGACGGCGAAATTGACCGTCATAATAATAATTTATTTTCATTTGTTATCCTTTTTTCTATAAACGATATTTGGTTTAACAACGTCTTGAATAGAAACCCTATCAGGACTATTGATGAAATTGGTTTGCTCAATGTTTGCACCTGTCCACGGTAAACGACCACCATAGTTGAACTGTGACCATGAAGAATTTTCCGCACTATATTGCCATAATGTTACTGGCACATAATCAGTACGATAAAAGTAACTTCCATCTTCTGGATCACTTGGGAACATAGAACCACTGTTTTCATCTGTTTGTGTAGGTGGAATTGCAGAACGAATATCATCATGTGCAGTTCTGTTCGCCGCAATATCTTTTGTGGTAAATGGAACATCACTATGTGAATCTGGTGGAATTACCCATGTTACGCCATCATCTTCTACTTGATAAAGTTGAGGTTTTTGATAGTAACAGTAGAAATCTTCTGCATCATCAGGAACAATGTTTTCATCTGTGTAAGGTAGTATACAATTTAACCATTTTTTATCACTTAAATAGTATTGATACAATGAATATCCAGAAACACTTGCAGGATCTTCTAAGAAGAAGAATGAGAAATCTTCAGCTTTTCTTGGAAGTTTATTACCATATTGTGTTTCAACAATAGTCCAGTTATCATTAGTATCTTTCTCATAAAGTACTGGTAAAGTAAGTTTTATGAAAAACATATTTTTGGATGGATTTGCAGGGAATTCATAACCACTAATAACATAACGTGCCAATTCATTAATATCTGAAAGGTCATCATAAATGTGTTCGTTAGTCCAATGAATATAAGGTACTTCTGAATCTGCTTGTTGAATGATTCTGTTCATAATATCCAGTTCAGTTTGACCAGTACTGATGCCACCACCTGAACCATTACCGTTTCCGTTATTTGGGTCATTTGGGTTATCAGGGAAAGTATTGTTGTCAGGATCTGTAATATCTGAAAACTCTGGTGAATCTGTTAATGGTTTAACACGCAATTTAAAAATGTGATGTTGCCATGTTGCAGAATAACCTTCAGATGTTCTGAAAGCATCTTGAACAACATAAAATCTGTTTACACCAACGTCTCGACCTAGCACGTCGAAATCGCGTAGGTTTGGTAATTCAATTACGTCACCGGGCATGATTTTTCTTCCCACACGCTGCATCATTGTGTTATAATGAACCGTTATGTCCATCGTATCAAAATTAAAAAATAAACCTGGAATTTTTAGGTCAGGAGTTGCTTCTTGCACTTGATAAACAGCAGGAAGTGTGATAGCTTGAACGTTGTAGGAACGTTGTGTAACTTCTCCGAATACGTAGTCACTTAAACTTGACAACGTAGCTGAACCATCAGTATAATCAGGTAAAGTTTGGTCAGTACTTCCAGCATTGCCTTTTGGTCCTTGATATGTATACAACCACATATCAACACCACCAATGTTATATTGTTCAGCAATGGCTTTATCAATGAAGTTGTAGTCGTTAGTACGACCTTTTTTCCACATTCTATAAGACATATTCTTAATCTCCAAAAAGAAATTTATACCGTATTTATTTTTGGAACGACCTAAAAAAATGTGCTATAATGTATAAGTGCAGATAATTTAATGAAGGAGAGCACAATGAGCTATAGTTTCGAAGATTTTTATCAAGAAGGTGAATCATTAGCACGTTCTATGGGTCATTCAATTATGACAGTAGATCATCTGACTGTTGTTGCCCTTGATGTACCAAGTATCGTCGAATTCTTAAATGAAATTAATGTCGATGCAGTAAAACTTAAAAAACGCATCACGGATTTTCTCGAAAATTCTGCTGCACCAGTTCTGCCGTATTCTGTTGAAGAACAGCTTGGCGAGAACATGACTCCAGTTTCTTCTATGATGACTAAAATCATGGTTGAACTACAAAAGAAAGCAGTTATCGAACAACTTAAAGAAAATGATTATACCATTCAGGCGTATTTCATTCTGTTCGAATGTCTTTCTTTCCCAAATACAGCATTAGATACTGCACTAGATGAACTTGATCTTAGCCGTACTGCTGTTGCTCGTGAATTGCAAAGTTATATTCACAGTCGTGACTTTGAAGTAGATCTGCGTAGCAGTACTGCTGATGAAGAACCGCAGGAAAATGAAAAGCTACCATACCAACGTAAAACTAACAAACGTAGCGAAGAAGGCAGTAAACGTAGTATCGAAAGTTACACTACTAACTTAACGGCACTTGCATCTGAAGGTAAACTTGATCCTCTTATTGGTCGCGAAGTTGAATTGGACGATTTGATTCAGATTCTATCTCGTAAAACTAAAAAGAATGGTGCACTTGTTGGCGAACCAGGTGTTGGTAAAACTCAAATTATCGACGGTCTTGCTCAGCGTATTGCTGATGGTAATGTACCAGATTCAATGAAAGATGTTGAAATTCTTTCTTTGAATATGGGAGCATTTACTGCTGGTACTAAGTATCGTGGTGAGTTTGAAGAACGGGTAGATAATCTACTTCAAGAACTTAAAGAACGTGAAGATGTAATTCTGTTCATTGATGAAATCCATACTATTATGGGTGCGGGTTCTTCTGGTGGCGGTTCTTTAGATATGAGCAATATGCTAAAACCTGCTCTATCTCGTGGTGAAATCCGTGTTATCGGTGCAACTACATACGATGAATATCGTAAACATATTGAAAAAGATGCAGCACTTCAGCGTCGTTTCATGAAAGTTGATATTCTTGAACCAACACTTGATGAAACTCGTCAAATCGTTGAAGGTGTTAAGGTAACGTTTGAGAAGTTCCACAGTACTACTTATTCTGCGGAAGCAATTGCAGCAGTACTAGAACTATCTAACAAGTTCTTACAGAATAAACGTTTCCCTGATAAGGCAATCGATCTTCTGGATGCTGCTGGTGCACGTAACCGTACTAAAGATAAACCAGCCGCTGTAATTAGCCGTGCTGATATTGAAAGTGAAGTAGCTCGTATTGCGAACCTACCTCTTGAAGTAGTAGCATGTGAAGAAAGTGATCGTATGCTTTCTTTAGGTGATAATCTTCGCAAACGTGTGTTTGGTCAGGATCAGGCGGTTGATAAACTAGTTGAGAACGTAATGGTTGCTCGTGCTGGTCTACGTGGTAAAAGTACTATTCAAGGTGCGTTCATGTTTGTCGGACCATCTGGTACTGGTAAAACTGAAATTACCAAAGCACTTGCTGATGCAATGGGTCAAGAATTGATTCGTTTTGATATGTCAGAGTTTGCTCAAGAACATAACGTATCTAAACTTATTGGTTCACCTCCTGGTTATGTTGGACATGATGCAGGTAACGGTCAACTACTTGATAAAGTTGAAGCACATCCTAACTGTGTTCTACTTCTTGACGAAATCGAGAAAGCGAACAAGAAAGTACTTTTAACTTTCTTACAAGTTATGGACGAAGGTCGTTTAACTGGTTCTCATGGTAAAACTGTCCACTTCGACAACGTTACTATTATCATGACAACTAACTTAGGTGCACGTGATGCTTCAGTACTTTCATTAGGTATGGATTCATCTGGTGATGATGGTATGGATTCTGCAATCAAACAACATCTACCACCAGAATTTATTAACCGTATCGATGCAGTTGTTAAATTCAACGAACTTGGTCACGATGTGATTCTAAATGTAGTTGATAAATTCATCGGCGAACTTAACGCTGATACAGCAGTTCGTAACGTCAAAGTAGTTCTTACTGACGCAGCGAAAGAAGTATTGGCAGAGAAAGGTGTAACTCCAGGAATGGGTGCACGACCAATGAAACGTATCATCAATGATAAAATTCGTGTTCCACTATCTAAAGAGATTCTATGTGGCTCTCTAAACAAAGGTGGTGAAGCATTGTTCGATGTTATTGATGGCGAAATTCAGCTAGTCAAATAAAGAAAAAGGGAGCCATATGGCTCCCTTTTTTGTTATAGTAGTTGTCCAATTTGTGTACCAGTTACAGTATATCCAGTACTGAATGTGTTTAATGGTATAGATGGGTAGAAGTTATTATAAACATTCCAATCACCTTCTGCTCCAAGAATCACGCCAATATTGGTATACGTTGTTCCTGCTACATAGTTGTTTTCTGCTGTACCGTACATTCCACGTAACATATGACGACCATTACGTAGTAGAACAATCTCATTATTAACTGCTACAAGATTAGTATCTGAGGCATTTGATGAAGTCAAAATACCATTCGCAATTGATGTACTTTCAACATGTGTAGGTTTAGCAACGTAACCCATACCTTGAGCGGTATCACGAATTGCAACAACCAATGATGCATTTTTATCACTAATATACACACCATCAACTAAGGTTCCGGTATAAGTCCAATTGTTCCCGTTCTTAACTGGTTTGATTGATTCCACTGGATATTCGTAAACGAATATTTGTAGACTATCATCCATTTTAGCTCTTACTAGTTCACTTAGAACACCCTTACCATAAATTGGTAGATAATATCCATGATCTACTTCAACACCATCAATTTCAACAATTTCATTTGATGTGTACCAATCATCATAGTCATCAGTACTAAATGCATTTGAGTACTTTGAACCGATAATCATTCTATCATAGAACATGTCATAATCAAGAACACTTATGCGGTAAGAACGCTCTGTGCTGTACATTGCAACTCCAGCATTCACAAATTCAGGATCAGTAAATGATGTAATGCGAACTACGTTGATTGATGATGCAGATGGAACCATTAACGTATCGGAAGTACTGTCATATGTAGAGCTAAATGACAATCCACCTAAGCGAATTGTATCACCAGATACAGATGAAACAGTAAAGATACGTGGTCTAGTTCCATTCTTAATGTTAGCAACAGGTAGAATTGTCTTCATTGTGTTGTCTGACATTAGAACATCATAATCAGTACCTTCTGGTACGAATACCATAACTTTTTCACCAACTTTAAAATCATTTTTCTGTACTAGACGAATTGTACCAGTGGTATTAATTACGTCTTTAATACGGTATGAATAACGAATTTCATTTTTAGCAATTAAGTTCTTTTGCATGTATTCGATTGCAGCTTCATAACGAGGAATACTTACGATAGCTTCTTTCATGTTATAAGGGTTTTGAACAACATATCCCTCAATCTGGAAGTTACCTTGTGATTTAAGTTGGATATTACCAGAGGTATTATATCCGTAACCATTCACTGTAAATCTCATTTGTGCTACATCTAGACCTAGTGGATTAATATCACTAATATCAACATAAACTGGATCTTGTGTTGAATTAACAGCACCAGATGCATAATATGTAATATCTCTTGTTTGAGATTCTAGACCAGAATTATCAAATGCGTTAGCATCATCAAGATATTGTTTACCAGAAATAGTTTCAAGTACATTTTGAATGTTATCATATAATGGGTTATTAATGTCTAGAGCCAAATCGTTTAAGTCAGGTTCTAGTAAAGTAACAACATCATTATTGATGATTAACCGTTCTTGCATAAAGTCATCTAGACTCACATCCATCGGAACTTCTAAGAATTCTTCAGTAGCAACGTTTTGTACTAGTACTAATTTACGTGGTATCATTACCATACAATACATATCAATAGTAGGTTGTGCTAGAATTTGACGAGCAACTTCAAATTGGTCAACTGCATCTGGATTATATGTATTACGCATTGCGGTTAGTACATATAAAGTATCTAGATAGTTTTTACCATTTAGTGAACCTGTATCCTCATCAATAGAATCCATATCAACTTTCCACGGATACAAACCATATTCATACACTAGGTAATCATTGATTTGAGCATCAGTAAATGATGGATGAGATTCTTTGACTAATTCAACATAATGTTCATACAAGTCTCGACTATACATAATGTAACCATAGTTTTCACTATTAACTGCTGAGAAACCAAATGGCAATCTGGTATTCAAGTTGTCAGTTAAGACACGACCTTTAAATGGACAGCCCATTTCTTGGGAAATATTGGTATCAGTAAGTTGTGTATATAGTCTTCTTCTATTTGCTAATGTGTTATATTGTGTATATTGTTTTGCAACTTTAACAGTAGAATCGCTGTTAAGTACAGAGTTATAAACTTGTTGTAGATCTTTATCAAACTGCTCTGACGCCGCAACATCATCTTTCAATGATTCAAGCATTTCATTAATAGCATCAACTAGTGGAATTTGAGTGTTAAATTGTGGATAAATCGCACTAATTCCAACACTTACATTAGAGTTGATGGTACTGCTATCAATCTCTGGATAAGTAAATGCATAACGTTGTAGCTTATAATGATTACCTTGCAATAATAGATCATCTTTATTACTCATGAAGGAGTTGTTCACAGCTTCAAGAGTTAATCTATCATTCAAATCTGCATCAGGTGTACATTGGAAATTATCATAAACGAACATTTCATAAGATTCTTGGAATCTACGGTTCGGATAAACGAAATCTGATGGTAGTGAGCCAATAATTTCCCATTTTCCAGTAGTACTGTTATACTGAGCGTATTCATGATCCCAAATATCATCTTGAGTCTTAATCCACGCACCGTTTGTGAAAATATACCCGTTAGGGTCAAGGTCATTTGATAGACCTAGCATTTCATCAGTGTCAGATGTTTTCTGCTCAATCTGAGAACGAATTTTAGTTCGGTATGGTTTAACTTCTTCGAAGTACTCAACAATTTGACTAATCAAGTTATCAGTAGCGTTATTTTGTTGTAAAGATTGCTCTAAACCAACAATATAAATGTAAGAAGTTTTGAATACCCAATCAACTACAGTTTGTTCAGTGTGTACATATTTTACCATGTCAAAAACTAAGCGACTCTGAGTAGTGTTGAATGAATTTTTCAACAATGATAGTGCTTTACGAACGTTAATTTCTACGTTAGTTAGTGAACCATCTTCATTATATTGTTTATAACCATTATACAACTGATTATTCAATGCTACAGTACTGTTTTGTCTAGCAACTGCTTGCCAGATAACAACATTACGAGACAATGATTTAACATATAATGTCCAAACGCCATCAGCATCAGTGATCCGAATTACATCACCTTCTTGATAGTTTTTCTGGTTAGCAGCATCAATACTTAACTCATCAGTGTAAGAAGTATTTTCGTTATAACCAATATCATACCAATCCGCAAGTGACCAGTACTGTGTCATATCAAGAGATGTTCCTAGTGATTCGATATAGTCAGCTTGCTTAATCATTTTATGCTGACCTTCACCACGGTTTTCTAAAGTAATATAAACTGCTGAACCACCAGTACTTGGAGAGTTCATTAGACGAATATAGTTATTTTCATCGAAGTGTACAAAGTACACAGTAGTTGAATTCAATGGAGAAGGTAGAGTACCATTGGAACTAACCAATACAGCATCATTTTCTACAAAGGCATCAGTACTTGGATTAATAACAAGTTCGTTGTTAAAGTTTAATACTTTGAAACTGATTAGATTTGGGTTTTCTTCTTCAGTTTTGACATTGAATACATCATTCATAACAACAGTATTTGTCGTTACGTTGATGGTTTTGTAAATTGCGTTAGCAGAATCAACAAATGTTCTACGAGCCTCAATTGGATCTTGGAACCAAGTTTCTCCTGGCAAAATACCGTTATCGTTAATTGGATAAATCAAATTAGAAGTTTTTCCGTCAGGTAATACTTCTTGTGAAATTAGAGAATTCCACATTGAATTCCAAATAACAGGGTTAAAGTTATAATCTAAACCTTCTTTACATAGTTGATACTGATCATGTTTAATGACTTCAGTAGCATCGTTCTGATAGGTTATAGATAGAATGCTCTTATCATCTGTGATTTCTTGTTGGAGTCCACTGATGATGAATGAATTAGTACTAATTGGTGCGAACCACGGAGCATTTAATAACGATGGTTCTTTTATAGTTCTTGCCAATTCATTACAAGGTTTATTTCTGTTCTTAACTTTTGGAACGTAAATTGCGTTCTGAACCCAAAAATAATATACAGTCTTATAAGAATTAGTACTTACATCGTACTCTTGGAATTCTGAGTAGTAATCTTCAATTGCATCACCACTTGGAACCCATGCTGTGCTGTCTTTATTCAACTTAGCTTGACGTTCACAGTACTTAGCCCAATCATAAGGTAATACTGGAGAGGCTACCCATTCTAGAACATTAATTTCTGAATTTGGTAGTAGTTTACCCCAATTATAACGCTTATAATTATTTGTAGCTTCTTCATCTACGTTACCTGATGCATCATAAATTGGACGGGTATAGTCCATAAAGAATGCATTAGTTGTATTCCACCATACTAAGCCAACTTTTTCAGAACCCCATGCTTGTGTTGTTTCTTCATCACTGTTATACTTAGCAGGATCAACTGGACTTACGTAAGTAATGTCGCTCATGATACTACCAGGAATAACCCCATTAATTGGGTCATATGTGTTCATATACAATTCAGTAACGTTGTTTTCTTTATTGTATGTAGTTGGGCGTACAAATAGAGTACTTTCTGGTGCATCATAAGAGTATTTCTTAGTGATGTACGCATTTTTCTGTTCTGTAGTACTGAAACGGTTTACATAACGATATAAAACAGGGTTATCACCACTGAAGGTAATCGTGTTAGTAACGTTCAACGGAATTACGAAGCTTGTTGGATTTGAACCAGTAGTAAAGTACTGAGTTTCCGCTTTTAGCAAATCTGGCATATATTCAGATTCATCCACGAAGAAGAAGTAATCACCATCTTCCATTCCATGTGCTGCACTTAGTTGTAAAGTACAATGGTTTCCAGGATAGTTATCTTCATCACCAATTGGAGTGATTGAATTTAGTTTAATTCCAGTATTAACTAGTTCGTAGATATTCCAGTTATTATCCATATCACGGAATACCCAAACAGAAGTTGGTGTAGAATCCGTATTGCTGATAAAGGATAGACGGTCTGCATAAGCTGTGGTAAAATCACGAGTACTGTAAGATACTTCGTCAAGTGTCACTGGTCCAATGTCCGGTAGATGGATTCGTTCACTTTTACCTGAACGCATTGGAAACGCAAATTGACCTTTAGGACGAGTAATCCAGCGTGAGTCTATACCTTGTGTACCATAATAAACAATATTGTTCTCTGAACTATCTGATGTTGCATTTTGATCAAATGTAAACAACTGTGGTTCTTGTGCAAACTCATTGTTAATTAATTGGAACTGAAGGTGTTTCTTACCATAAATGTTACCATATTCACCAATTTTAAATGCCCATTCCTGCAATGCTTTGTAGTTATCAGTATTGTACGATTTAGATACACGAAGTACACGTTCAAATACCTGATTCGTACCTTTATCACGAATAAAGCCTTTATAAAAATCGATTTGTGATGTATCACTAGTAATCATTTGAGAAATATAATCACGAGTTTGGAATCCAATTAGATGACGAGCTAAGTTACGTAGAGTAACGTTGTCAACAGGATTATCATTATCGTAATAATGTTGGAAATCATCAACTAGTTTTTCGAAATCTGGCATAGTACCAGCTTCTAGGATAATAAATCCAGGTGCTTCTAGGCGACCATTCCAAGAACCAGTTACATAACCATACATTTTAAGCATTTCATGGATTACACCATACTTAGGAACGTAGATATTGTTTCCGAAAATAGTTTTATCATCAAAGATTACTGCATGTTCATATGCAACTACACTTACTCGAATTAGAGCCATACGCTTATCAGATTCATCATTTAAGCGAACGCTGAATACGTTACCAATACGAGAAGTATCAATTTCATATGGACGGATACCAGTGTTTGTATCATCTAATAATGACCATACACCGCCGTTAAATTGAGTTACGGATTGTACTGAACCGAAAGTTGTGCCGAATTTAGCATTTTTAGTACTTGGAGATACTGAAATAAAGTCACCTACTGCTGGAGATGTTGCACTCCATGAGATGAAATCTTTACCAATAACTGACCAATCTTGAGTAACGCCATCTTCGTTTACATCTTCGAAAATCCAGCCGCTATCTTTTAGATATTCGCCGTAACCACACAAGAAGGTATAAACTTCTTGATAAGTTTTTAGTAATGTTCCATATTCATAAGACTCGTACTTATCTAGATATTCATTATAATGAATAACTGAACGTTTACCAACTTGAATTGATACACGACGGCCTGTTTTATTAGGAACTTTATATGTTAGTTTAGCACCAACTAGATCATATCCACTAATTGCGAATCCAGAACCAGTCCATTGAATTTTAACAGCACTTAGTACTTCATCACGGAATGCAGCACTTTTTACTAATCCAATATGTTGATTCTCCTGAGATACTAAACCGAAAGAATCCGAGCTAAATGTTAATTGATCTTGTTTTGTATAACCACCAATACGATGACCAACATTCACATAAGATGAACGTAAGATATCACCATAATTTGATGTTACATCTTTATTCTGGTACACTAGGTAATCACTTACCCAAGTTTGATAACCAAGAATACGTTGATTGTTTTCTGTATGAACAATAGTTGTATCGTTAAAGTTTAAACGCTTATTGCTTTCTCCATATAAGAATTGTTCACCATCACTAGCAATTTTTTGAATAGTACTTCCTTTTGTATCATAGAAGTAGTTCGCAAATTGGCCTGGTTTCGCACGTAATAGAGCCATAGCTTTATCATATGCGTACATAACGGTGTTCATATATGTGAATTCCATATCGCCCATGTCACCATAAGCCCACGGTTCAGAAATATGAGCAAGAGCACCACTGACTAAACCTAATACTTCAGGAGCAATTAGATTTAATTCGCAGATTTCTTCACCATCAGTTGTGAATACACCAGTTTTTACAATTTCAAATGGTTGAGTGCCGAAACGTTTGTAACGATCATATTGACCTGCACGAGCACCATGTAGAATAGTACCAGTACTTGCATCACCTTGACCAGAAGTAGTATCCCATAGTCCACTTGGAACTTCGTCACCATTTTCGTCAATTACATATGCAGTATAAACATATACATACTCAGTTGTTCCTTGACCTAAACGTACTTTAGTTGGTTCATATTCTTGGTTAAACCAATCTGGACGTTGAGAGAATCCAAACATTTCCCACGGATGGGTATGTGGACGGTAAGTACCGAACATGTCAGTATAGATTGCTCTCCATGAACCACGTGCTGGAATAGTAGTTGGTTGACCATTTACAACATAAGTTGTTCCTGTATAGTTCCAAGTCATCCAGTTATTAGGATCATAGTCATGTGTACTGTTATCAATACCATTCGTTGCGATAAAGTTTACATATCCACGTAGTTCAAGTTGATTATATTCGTTGATAGAATATTCAGTACTATTGAAGTACGGAGTTGGTTTTAGTAAATCTTCATCCATTGCTGGTTGAAAGTCAACAATTTTAAATGCGTTATCAATACTAGAGAAAATACGATTTTCAAGTTCATAAATTACATCATCCATTAGGTCAATACCGTTGATAACTCGATATGCCTTGCTTGCAACACCCATATGGTCGATATTATAACATCCAATATCACGACCTAGATGTAGATATGTTGCTTTTTCTGGACGGAAAGCTTTCAAAATACCCAAAAATTGTGGTGTAGGTGGTATAAATGTTTTACCAGTAGTGCTATTTGAACCTACATTATCTAGTGCAAATGGGAATGAATTATCTTTACCAACATTAATTTTGGAGAAGATCATATCCACAATATTAGATGCACTTTCTGACATAAATGCTGATGGGTCTGCATTATACATATTCATCATTTGGGTACTAAATTTGTTTTTGAAGCGGAAATATTCATATTGAGTGAAAATAATAGCAGAGAACAAGTCTAAGTTTTCATTTGCACTGTGAAGCATCAATGGTAATAGTGATGTTTCGTTCTGAATAATCTTAGTACCAACAGAGTTGTCTACTAGATCAGCTTCTAAACGAGTTTCATAGTTGTTTAAATCATTAACTGAACCTTCAGTAATATTTTTACCAATAATATCTAGGAAGTGTGGAGTATATTCGCCTTGATCAATATAATCAACAAATTCATTATATGGGTTATTCTGTAGGTTAATAGGCACTTGATATGAACCTAGACTTAAATCAGGAACTTTAGTTGCACTATAAGTTACAATTTCAACAATACTATCTTCGTTAATAGTTAATTCATCATCAAACACGATGCTTTGAACATTACCATCTGCATTTAGAACAGTACTGTAATCAAAAGTCTTAACTCCATCAAAGAAAACTTCTAGGCTTTCAGATGAATCAGTTGGATTAATCTTCTGAGCTAATTCATAAGTATGTTCGAAACGATCAGATTGTACAGCGGTGTCTGTGGTTAGATTCCACTTCATAAACGTACTGTTTGATGGTTTGTAATATTTGTATGTACTATCATTTTCCACAACGTATGCATACATATTTTCAATTGGAGACTTATAAAGATTCATCTCAGAAATAGTATTGAATACTTTGTACATAGAAGTTTTAGTAACTTCTGGTACTTGACGTACATATTGTTTTGATTCTTCAGTACTGCGAACCCAATCAGATTTAAGGTTTTGTTCTAATTCACCATTATCAGCTTCAGCAATTACATTATAGAAATATAATCCTGGGATTTCGGTGATAGCACCAGCTTTAGAATAAGTAAAGCGTTGGGTTTGTAGGAAGTTCTCAAAAATGTAGTAATTATATTGGTTCAATTCTACATGTTGACCATAAACTTTATCTAAACCATAGTTGTAGTTAATTTTTAGACCAAATAAGTTAGAGCCAGTAAAAGTACTGCTTGGATATACTGTACTATCGTTTAGTTTAATACCGTTTTTATCGTATAGTTGGAAAATTGGGAACGTGTTCACACCTGGCTTAGCTTGTGAAGCTGTCCATTCACGACCATTCCAATATACTGATGTATTACCGTATACATTACCTTTACGAACCAATACAACATCACCAGTTAATGGCTCACCTGTTGGACGTTCAGTAGTTTCTTCGTCTTCATCTAGTACTAAACCATATACGCGAGTACCATCAGCCATTTGCTTAATGTATACTTTATAGATTCGGTTATTTTCCCCAGGGTTACCAATACTGGTGAATAAAATTCTGTCGCCAGCTTGAAGAACAAAACCATCGATACGAACGTTTTTGCCAACATCTTTTTGTACAATATCTTCTGGTTTAACAGAATCAGACAAATAATCAACAACACCACGGAAACGAGTACCGTAGTTTACTAGTTCGATGTTCTTATTGAATTCAATAATAGGTGCAGCAGCACGAGCGAAACGACCGCTTTGTGCCATTTGTTCTGTTACTACAGTTCCATCAGGTAGAGTTTGTCCTACAGTATACCAGAAGTTTTGTAATGACCATGTGTTACCGTTTAGAGCACCACGTTCCATTACAACATAGTCTGGATTAATACCGTATTCGTTTTGGGTATCCCATAGATACGAACTATAGTTTTGTAGTTTATTTGGGTTAATTGGTGGAGTCCATGCATAGTACTTACCACTCAATAGACGTGCCTGATTATCCGTTAGTGCACCATAATGTTCCAAATAACCTACTAAATCTGGATAGAATTGGATGGAGCGAACGCTTGTGTCTGCATTACGAGATACGTATGCAGTACTAAATTGATAATCTTGACGTTGTAAATCTAGTTCATTTAGGAAGATTTTTCCAGACGCAGCAGGAGAACCACGATCACCAATGTAACCGTCTACGATTTCCTCATCTGCTGGATTGAACCATTGTTGGATAATATCGTCACAGAACATTTGAATTTGTTCTAGACCTTGCATCCACTCAGGCAATCTCTTTATGAACAATTTTTGATTCACTGCTTCTGATATTTTTGAAGCCTGAAATTTAAATTCGTTCGCCATTATAATCTCCAATAAAAAATTCTTTTTCTCATTTGTTTTATTTATGCAAGAATAAAGGGCATCCGAAGATGCCCTTGTGAATTATTTTCCAATATTAATATTACTTTTTGCTAGAGAGTTAACAATGATAACGTTGTCAACGGTAGCTGTACTTACAAACAACTGGTCAGATGCACTTGGTATTTCAAACAGTTCACCAAACTTAGAGCTTGGATTCTGTGGAACAATAACAACTGAAGCAATTTCAGTACTTAAATTAATGTGGATGTATGTAGCCAATTCAGTATAGTAGAAGCTTTCACCGAAATCCCAATTATCTACACTAAAGAATTCATTAGTCAACGATATAACACGTTGTCTAATTTCATCATCACTTAGTGTTGAGTTAGGTAGCTTGATTACTTTGAAGTCAGCTCTGTAATCTGGATCTGCTGTATCACCAAATAATTGTAGATACTTAGCACTATGCCATATAGTACTGTCACTAACAACTATTCTATTTTCAACATCAGCAAACATCTCTGATAGCTCTGCACTGGTAGGTGGTTTAGGGAATTCCGAACCATCATTTTGTTTTAACCATATATCAACGGCTTCTTTATATGATGTTGTTAGAACATACATATCAATCAAGTTAGTTTTACTTGGGTCAATACGGTTATCATCCGGTGCATAATGCTTCCAATGATAGTTAATATCAACACGTGCATCTTTCTTGATAAAGTAATCAGTACTTACATCTTTGTATCCATAATAATCTAAACGCACACTTTCATCTGCATTAGGATCACTCATATTTGTAATAGCACGAGCAAATGCTTGCTCTGGTGTTAATGGTGATTCGTCACTTGGTAGAGTCATGTTAGATAAGAAGTTATTCATTCTATCATTATTATTACCAACTGTTTGTTCGATAAAGTAATCTTCACCATTCAGTTCGAATGCAACTACAAAGCCTGAACCTTTATTAAGTAGTTGAGTAACACTTGTGCTTCTCATATTAACATTTCGTAAAAATGCTGCCTTTTTATAAGCAACGGTTTCTGCATTAGCTTGAGCAGCAGTGTAAGTCCACGAACTATCCAACAATGTAAATTCTGATGTTAACGGATCAATAAAATCAATTGTAAAATCAGTATTCTCATGGAAGAAAAGCCATTGTTCATATTTTACTTTATCAACACCTGATAGGAGCGGTACAATTTTTCTAAACTGATTTGGATTTAACGGAATACCGTTTGTATCACGTTGTGCACTTGTAATAATAACACGAGAGCCATCGATATAACCATTTTCCTGATTTACTGTTTCGATAATTTGGAATTGTTCATCATCCGTATATCCATTATTATTTGTATAATTGGAATTATACGATAGAACATCAATCTTATCAGATTGGACAGTGCCTGTGCTAATATCACTAATGTTTTCAGTACTAACGAAATAGAATCGAACTTTTTCACCACCAACAAATACGTAATCAATACCATTGCTAACAAAATCCCATGATTCTGCTGTATAAGAACATTTAACCAAAATAGGATATGATGTGTTATTATATGTTACGGTATCAGTTGTATATGTTCCTTCAATCGGAATCCATGTTAATGTGTTTGTATCGTAAATTAAAACGAAATCTGTTTTCTTATCAAGTTCAGCAGCAATAGTTTGAACTTCAACGTTAGAAAACTTCACACGGAAAGGTTTAATATATTCCGTTAATGATTGAAGATTCGAAATAGGTAATGATAATACAAGATAACCATTATCTAATGAATCAACTACAGAAGTCCAAATATCAATACCTGATTGAGTTGGGAAATTTAATAATGTTCCGATTTCATATACTTGTGCAGTTCCATTAACTAATATTCTACCGTAAGTGTTAGATGAATAGTTTGAATTAAACTCTGGATTCCATTGTTGGTTATTAGTTACCAGAACCGTATTCGATGGAAATTCTTGATACAACTGAATAACTGCGGTATCACCAATTAATGGTTGAATATTATCAATAACAACGGCAGTATTTGATTTTGATGATGGTAGTAATAATGAAGTACTTCCATGTGCAGAATCACGATAAATTGCACCATCATCTGTGAATACATCAGTGTTTTGATACTTACCCGTTGGATCATTAATATCAATAAATCTCGACTGACCAGAATAAATTCGGTTAATTGCTTTAGCTTTTAGTACTGAGTTACCTAGCATCAAAGGTGCAATATTATAATCTTCACCATTGACAAAACGGTTTTGAGTGTAATATAATTGTGGTGCACGTTCTTTAATTTGTTCTAATGTCTCTCTCGATTGTGCAAGAGATGATTGGAATTGTAAACTAAATTGAATATCAAGTGTACTGCTTTCATATTCAGATTGCGTATTAGTACGATATGTGTACTTAATAGATTTATTTTGAATATCGGTTGTTTTAATTGTATATGTTTCACCATTACTAACTCTGTACCAGAAACGATAAGAACCACGTGGAACTTGACCGCTACGTGCATCAGGGAACTTAATAGTAATCTGATCATTGTCACGAGTCGTTACTGAGAAAATATTCTTTTGTCTACGGTCAACTGAGTTATACGCAATTGATTCGATTGCTGGAACACGAGTCCACTTAGTACGTACTAAACCATCTTCAGTAATTTCTTGTACCCAAACGTCAGTTTCATTAATATTGTTTGTATCAACATCCTGAACACGGTTCTCAATACGTTGGTCATATTGATAATCAGTAAATGACAAGTTACCTTGTTTGAAATAAACAAAGAAACCAGTATATGGTGAATCGAAACCATTACCATCATTACGATAAATGATATGTTTTTGTTCTTGTGGTTGTGGATGACGTTCTACCGCAGTACCAGTACTTGTAATATCAGGGTTCACTACCTCAAATGTCATTGATTCTCCGTTAATGTTTGCACTAAATGGAATATTAGGTGCACTCATTGGAATAGTGTTCATTTGATAAAGATGATTTGATACACCATTAATAGTTATCTTTTTGATAGGATCACCGAATTGGTTAGTATCCACAAAAGAACTATTCATTACTAAGATAAAGTTTTCGTACCAGTTATTATCGCTTGGGTCATTCCAACGAATAATTTGATTACGTAATGATTGACCAAAACTATTTTTAATATCTTGGTTTGTTTTTACTGTCATTACTTTTGCAAGGCCACGCCCTGGGTATGCACGTTTTGGTGCATAAGAAATCATCTTAGCTAATTTCAGTACTGAAGCTCTACGTTCCGCAGTATCTAGGAAGTTTTCTCTACTGTTCATATCCATACGGAATGCTAAGTTCTGACCAATTAATGCAATTGTATCAAGAATAAAAATGAACTCATCGTTTTCAATCCAGTCGTTAAATGAATCAGGATATGTTAAACGTAGATAGTTAACCATACTTTCACGGATTGTATCAAAATCGTAGGCAGTTAAGTTGATCTGAGCAAATGACTCATACACTTGTTGCCAATCTTCAGCAGCATACAAATTAGATTGTCGTTTTTGTTGTGCCATGTTTTATACACCTCATATAATAATATAGAAATATTTATCCAAAAGAAAAGGCATCACGAGGATGCCTTTTTTAATTTATGCTGCATTGACAAATGCCATTCTTTGTTGTGAACGATTATCAAAAACTAGAGATAAATCTTCTACTGTATCCAGTTGAACATATCTTAATCTTAGGTCAATCTGATAACCATATTCGACATTTTGAACTTGAATAGATAGCAATTGTAATCTTGGGTCTTGTGCCACTATGTTACGTGCATCAGCTTCTAAAAGCTGAGCATTACCAGGTCTATCAAGTTCAAATAATAAATCCCAACCAATAAAACCGTACTCTACATCCATCACTCGTTCACCCTTTCGAGTATTAAAGTGATTGATTAGATCTTGCTTAACTAACTCTACATCAAAAAGTACATTAGTTTTGCCGACTATTGGCGAAGAAAACCCTTTGAAAACTACTGCCATCTATTACTCCTTATAGAGATTCTACAATACGTGCTAGAGTTTCAGCACGAGATGTAGTTTGTCTGTACCAAGCAGAATTACGCATACCTGCTGCTGCACCTTTATAATCCTCACGAGCCATGCATGAAAGAGTATTTTTAAATTTAAGTACTTTAGTTTTACCCATTTGGAAAACCATTTGAGTTAGTACTTTTTGTAATTCAATTCCACCCTTCATGCCATATTGCTCATAAATGTATTTTGCATCAGCAACTTTTTCCGCTATATCTTTATCTAGTAAAGCGTTAGCTTGGCTTTCAGTTAAGCCTTGCTTAAAGTCTTCACCACTAAGAATTAAGTGTCCATATCCAATTGTTGGATAGCCTAAACTATCTTTATACGTCCAAAACTTATCGTTTTTATAATATCCTAATTTCTTTTGATATTGAATAGAACCTTCAAAGTTTTTAATATCATTTAATAGTTTAGGATCTTTGCTTGTTAAAACCCAATTGCTCATATTAATTACCTCCCGATGATAATCAGTATAAGTATTTATTGGCATGACTCTACACGACGAGCCATTACTTCAGCACGTCTTGGAGTTTGTCTATACCATGCTGAGTTTCGAATACCTGCGGCGGCTGCTTTGTAATCTCCACGAGCCATTGCTGCTAATGTATTTTTAAACTTCAGTACTTTACCCTTACCCATTTGGAAACACATCTCTGTTAAAACAATTTGACAGATATAAGGCGTTTTCATATTGTATTGAGCATAAATTGATTGTGCATCACGTACAGTACGAACAAGGTCTTTCTGTAACAATGCATCAGCTTGTGCTTCATCAATACCACCGCCAAAATTATCACTGGCTGTAATTAAGTGTCCGTAACCAATTGTTGGATAACCTAAACTATCTTTATAAATCCAGAATCTTCCATTACGATAATATCCAACCGCAGTTTGATATTGAATAGTACCTTCAAACTCTTTCACTTCTTCAATTAATTTCGCATCACTTGCAGTGACTTTCCAATCTACAGCAGTTTTATCTAGGTTTGACAAATCCTCTGGTGGAGTATTTGCAGATGTATTTCTGTTTTGCTTAGTTCCAGCAGTTCTGCGAGGAACATGTCTTGAACCACGTTGTGAATATACAGAACCAATACTATTAACAGTTGTAATAACAACCAACTCATTACTATCTGGTGAATAACCAGTAGCAGGTTTAGGATTAGGATTTGATGGTTTTCCAATTGTCAGACTCTTATTAGCACAGTCTTTACCTTTTCCCGTAACAGTACTAAAGAATAATCCAGGGTCTACCGTTCCAGAGAATCCATAGATATTTGCAGATTGTAATCGAATTTCATATTCAAATACCCCATTAGCAGTACCTATTTTTTGTCCTTTCGTAACAGTATCTTTATTATTAACAGTAACAGTAATATCATAGAAAATAGATTTGTAACCGATTGGGTGCGTGATAATTAAACCACCGTTAGCCATTTTGGTAACTAAACCACCTTCAGGAGCTACAACATCTCCTTTAGCTTGTATGATCCAACCATTTCTGTTTGTTGTTGAACCAGATTGTGTCGGAACTCCTTTACCCCAATATCCAAATTCACGAATAGTACCAGTACAAGGCATAAAGAGTTGCAATCCTTCGTAAGTTGTGGTATAAGATTGTACTGTGGTGTCATCTTCACCCCTATCAGATACTACTAAATCTTGAGTTAGTACTTGACCAACTTCAGTTGTGCTGTTAATATATTGAACAGTTTCTTGTGCTTGCTGCGTTGGTGCAACAGGAGCAACATCATTAGCTGGTTGTGGTTCTGCTGCGGCTTTCGCATTATTTGCTCCACCCCCATTGACTGGTGCTGCCATAGCATTACTATGGTTATCTGGTGCAGAGAATGATTCGTGGTAATGGATATGTCCATTTAAATTCACAGATGGTGAAACAAAGTCTGGTGCATTAATTTGAGAACTTGAATCTACCGTTCCAGCAATCGTGAAGTTTGTTCCACCACCAGTTAAGTTAATAGATGTTGGTGCAGTTACATCCATAGTTGAACCAGTTTTAATTGCAGTGTTCTCACCTGAAGTTATGTTAGTACTACTCCCTGATTGAACTCTAATACTTGCTGCGGCAACTAATCTTAAATCAGCTCCAGTATTAATTACTACTTGACCATTGACAATTGCATCCAATTTACCAACTAAGTTCAATTTAGTATCGGCCTGTGTATGCACATTTAGATTTCTACCAATTTCAACGTTCATATCTCTTGCAACTGATAGGTTGAAATCTTCGTCAGTACGTATAGTAATGCTTTTATCAGAGTGAACTGTTATTTGACCATCTGGTGTCATCTCAAAACGAGCAGTACCATCGCGGTTAATTAAGAACACGTTACCATCACTTTCTGATAATAAGAATTGTGCACCACTACGAGTGCGGAGCACAATACCTTCGTTTTTGCGTTGACCAACCTTTGTATCGTTTACAGGGTTATTAAATTGTGTATCCTGATACGAATCTGGATCATCATCCCAACTTGGAGCAGTTAGTTCAGCATCAGTGAATCCATCATCAACAATAAAACTATTTCCACGTGGTGATGATAAACCATATACTGTGCTGATAGTTTGACGAGTACTGCTACGGTTCGGAACACCTTTTTGTTCGTCATATAATAGGTTTTGTTTTTTTAAACCTTCTACCAATGGTACGTTTACGTACTTTTGGTCTAATTGTGTTTGTAGTGTGTTACGGTCATAATCAGTAATTGGTACTGCCATGTCATAACCACTGTTTGGCAATTTTTGTGTTGCACTACCAGGAACCATTGTGTTCATACGGTCGTCATAGCCACATGCGAACCACCAGCAATCATGAATGTTGCCGTTAGCAAAGAATATTGCAACGGTAGTTCCTACATCTGGTGGAACAGCCCAAAAGCCGTAACCTTTTGGAAACTGTTGATATGATTCAGCCCCTGGCGTACCAGGTGTCCTTCCTGCGAATGGCGAAAGGTATGACGCAGTTAACCATGAACCTTTTGAGTCTCGATCACTTTGTGAGTTCTGGACCCATACTTTTAATTTACCAGTTCTGGTCGGGTCACGGTTATCCATTACGGTTGCCAATTGCACGAATTGTGGATTAAAACGTGCTTTTTGGTTATTCGCAAATGCTTGACTTTTACTGTTGTTTGAATCAGCCATTATTGTGTTTTCCCATTCTTTTTAATTGATTCTGTACTTTCAGTTACGTCATTGTACTGGTCTTTTCGTCTTAAAGAACGAATTACCAATCCACCCGTAATCTGTTGTGTGAATGTTCCGTTGCTATTAAATTCACTTACAATTTTATTCACACGATAGAATGTTTGTGCAAATACTGAACTTTGGTTAATTTCCAAAATACCAGTTTCATCACTAATAGCAACGATTGGTTTTAAATTTAGAAGTAGATAAGTTTCAGTAGTTAAGTAGTTTGCAAAATGAATATCTGAAGGATCTGGATTAATATCTTGTCCTTGTACTGCACGGTCTAGATATTTCATATATGAGTAATCACCCCATCCTAACCAGAATGGATCTCCAATTACTTTCATATCTAACTTAGCTAAGAATGAACGGTTATAATAATTATCACGCACTAAACGACGTTCCAGTTCATCATCAGAACTGTTATCACCTTTTGTACCTGAGTTTGTTGTTTTAGTGTTAGTTGGCTCAACCGGAACACTATCAACTCTAGGAGAACCTATACCATTAGTACCTTCAGTTGTTAAGTCAATATCTTTACGGAAATCTTCAATGTACTGTGGTAAAGCAGCACTTAGTGAAAGACTATAATTACTTTGGTCAGTTTCACCCTCAGTTGGCATCACCAGTGAAGCAGTTACACCTTGAGCATCACGAATAAACTGACGTTCTTCATCGGTTAGCTGTCTTCCATTTTTTTGTTCACGAACGAGACTTCGTGATTTAGCCCATAATGCTGTGGCATCAGTTGTTGAATATTCTTGACCAGCTAATTCTAATGTTTCAGCCGTATGTGTACCGCTTGAGTTAGATGGGTCGATTTGAGATTGTGGATTACGAATAAATGCAAGGTTGAAACCTTGATCGTATTTTAAATCCAAGTTTAAAATTTCATTGTTTAAACCACTGAATTGATAGTCATATCGTTTCGCATTTATTTTTGGTAAACGAGAAGGATCAGTTTCATCAGCAATTTTATCAGCATTTTGGTAGAAGTAATCTAGGTTAAAAGATTCTGGTGCTAAATCATCTTTTGAGGTAATGTCACCAATCTTATATTTTAAGATATAGAAGAAACTTTTAAAAGCTGATGTATTACGAATTGGATCAAATCCAACATACCGAGATACAGGAATTATATTCACAAATTGTCTACGCTTGTCAGTACTTTCATGTAATGGCATACAGCAGTCAAGAATATCATCTATAACACGTGATACAGGAACATCAGCACCCCATGTAAATTCTTTTGCAGCACTTGTACCGCTTGGGGCTTGGCTAACTTCAGGACTCTGCTTAACGTCATAGTTAATTGACATATTAGCAAGTTCTGTTGGACATTTAAGTTCGAAGTACTTGTCATTAGCGAAAGCTGCATAACGGTATCGTAAGTATCCGTACTGGTCTGTTGCTACTTTGTTTAAGTGGTCTTCTAATTGTTGAATGAATTCACCGAAGTTTCCAGTTGTACAAGTATATGGTTCCATCAAAGTCCAGTCTTTGTTTTCCATTACGCCACCACGAGTACTTGTCATCGTGAAGGTATATGTCATGGTTCCACCAGATGAACTTGCTGAACCCTGAATTGTGTTTATACGAACACTCCATTTACGATTCAAACCTGGAATAATCATTGGTTCACCAGTATCTTGATCATAACCGACAAAGTTCAAATCAAGAACCATAGGAACATCCATGAACTTTTTATAGCCTAGTTCGTTTGATAGTACTACTAAATCATCGAACAAACTCATACCACCATTTTCTTGAACTTCCATAATACAGGTGTTCATAGAATAGTTGGATGTTAAGCCTGGCGTTGCAGGACCAGCCATCGTGAACTTAACACTATTAATACTATAACGACCAGTTACACCACTCTGAGCAATAACATACTTAGATACTGGTGCATCAGGATTGTTTAAAAAGAATTCATACTCGGATGCATTCATTGAATACAATGAAAAATTCCAAGTCCATTGGTCATAAGACAACAACGGATTATCATATGGTAGTATCAAATCATTAAGATTTATGTTTGAGTACGTTCCATCAGTTGCGTTATATGATTTTTGTTTTTCATTATTTGGACGTAAAACATATCCATTTGTTGAACCAGGAACCATACCTTTAACTGAGTTTGAAGTTTCTTCAATTCCTTGTTTAAGTGAGTTCACTGTTGCATTAGCTGTAGCCTGTGCATTATTTTTTGCTTTAGAAACTGATTCGTTTAAAGCGGTAACGTTTGATAAAATTTGATCAGATACACCTTCTATATTACCATCAGGTGTTCCGGTTTTACCCGTTGTCACTTTGTTAACTATATTATTAATTGACGCCATGTTGAATATCCTTACTTAACATTACGTGAACTGTTCAACCAAGTTTGTACACGCTGTAGTGTTGGAACTGTAATAACTTTTCCAGCAGTAAAATCATAAATTGGATCTACTAGAATGTCTGGATTAATTAGTGCAAAGATGTAGTATAAACGTTCATTACCGTACAATTCCTTAGCTAAACGCCACGGTTGTTCATTGAACTGCGTAGGGATTGTATATTCTACATCTGAATCTGCTTTTATAATTGATTGTGGTAAATTGTAATCAAGATACCATGTTTGTTTTACTTTCGCATAAGGCGAATATAAACTATATTTGGAAGCCATTAAATGAATCCTCCTTTACGTAATAGTGCACCACGCTTAAAAGCATTCAGATTAAACTTAGTAGTCATGTAATCTGGTGTTGGTTGCTGTTCAAGCTGCAATGTGATTGTCATTTTTTGTGGAATCCATACTTCATTTTCTGGATTCGTTGTTCCTACATCACGAAGATTTTCGAAATATGCACGAGTTGCAGAATCCGAATAATCATATCCATCTAGAGAACTATCCAGTGGAACTTGAATGTATGAAACATCATCTGGATAACTGAACTGATACGACTTGATAATAACAGGAATGTCATTATAAATGTAACGTCCATATCCACTTAGTAATAGAATTGGTGGTGGTGCACCTACAACAGCAAAGTCAGGATTTTGTGATAGTGCTGCTGTTCTACCAAAGTCCATCAATGTTACTGAACGAATGAAATGCATACATGCTAAAGTATACATCGCTTCCATTGCAGTACTGGCATAGAAGGAACCTTGAATAGTAATTACTGTATTTGAAGTGTTTTTGTAGTTGTTGTAACCACTATTTGTATGAACTGGTTGATCCATTTCATAATTTATTGTTCTTTGTTCTGATATGATAGGTGTATAGTTCCATACCATACCATTTGTAACACGTAAGAAAGACAAAATAGATGTTTGGGAAGTTCCAGCATTGCTTACATCTCCATAAACATAGTTAGCCGCAGCATCTTTTGGTCTTAATCTAATTCTACGATCTATCATATACGTTCTCCAAGAAAATCTTATCAAGTATTTATAATATGGAACGTTTTTTAAAATTGTGGTATAATAGAGAGGTAAAACAAGGATCGTTTTATATAAAAACATGGAGATTTTTAATGGCAATTAAACCAAAACGCAAGAAGTACTTGAACAATGCGGATTTGCTAAGAGAAATTCACATCAGTAAAATGTCATATTGTTGGGTTCTAGACGATGCTTACAATATGTATGATTATATCGTCTTCGACGAATCCGAAATTACTGAAGAATTACTTGAACTGGCGGCAGCAGAGCGAATTAAACGACTGAATTCCAGTACTTTAGATAAAATACGTGCAGAACATGCTTTCACTGCCAAGAAAGCAAAAGAATTTGCTGAAGAAAAGAATCTTTTGCTACATGATGTACCTCAAGATGAAGTAGTTATTCGTGTTATCACTAATGAACACGTACCTTTCATCGAAGGAACTGACAACGAAAAGAAAGTTCGTACTAATTTTGAACCATTCAAGCATTATATCGTTGATGAAACAGGTGAACTTTATGAAGTTGCTCGTTCACATTGGCGTGGAACACTTGAAAATGGAGAATTCAGTACTACTCATGGTCGGCAAACTAATGAATTAGGTAAAATGTTCATTAAACTTGCTGAAGAAATTTCACATAAGCCTAATTATCGAAATTATACTTACTTAGATGAAATGATGGGTGATGCTAGAATCCAATTAGTGAAGAATGCTCTCCTTTTCAATGAAAGTATTTTGTACAAAAAGGTAAAACCAGCAGTTCAGCTTAACCCTTTCGCATATTACACTTCATTTGTTAATAACGCATTCCGTTCAGTACTTAATGCTGAGAAGAATGTACGTAATATACGTGATGACTTATTAGAGTTACAAGGTTTTAACCCAAGTCACACTCGACAAATCGAAATTGAAATGAAAATGCTAGAAAGGAAGCAAAATGGCACTATTTGATAAAGCGATTGTCTTTACAGACATTCACTTAGGTTTGAAAAACAATAGCAAGGAGCATAATATCGATTGCGTTGAGTTTGTTCAATTCATGATCGATGAAGCTAAGCAAAGAGATATTAAAACTTGCATCTTTATGGGAGACTTCTTCCACAATCGTAGTAACATTAACATCCATACACTAGATTACGGCCTACTTATCATGAATATGTTGAATGAATCATTCGACATTACTTATTTCCTAGTAGGAAACCATGATATGTATTATAAAAACAAGCGTGATGTAACCAGTATCAACATGGCAAAATCATTTGACAGAATTCACTTCGTCAATAACATCGAAACCATTGATGACTGTACTTTTATACCGTTTTTAGTAGATGATGAATACAAACAACTACCTTCTATTCGTAGTAAGTACGTTTTTGGTCATTTAGAACTTCCTGGTTATCTTTTGAATAAGATGGTAGCAATGCCTGACCACGGAAAAGAGACTGAAGATTCATTTGCTGGATGTGAATATGTGTTTAGTGGTCATTTCCACAAACGACAAGCTAAAGTTACATCAAAAGGTACTAAAATTCTGTACACTGGAAACTGTTTCCCACATAACTTCTCAGATACTTGGGATGATGCACGTGGAATTATGTTCCTAGAACATGGTGGCGAGCCTGAATTCAAAATGTGGCCTGGTGCACCAAGATACAGACACTTTACCTTATCAGAATTACTATCTGAACCAACCTATTATCTAGAAGATAACGTTGTTGCTAAAATTCAGATTGATATTCCTATTACAATGGATGAGATTGCTTTTATTCGTGAAACTTTTACTAAATTGTATAAGATTCGTGAATTTAATATTATTCCTGGCAAGAAACTAGTTGAAAACAACTTCAGTACTGATAATTTTGAAGGTAGTACTGAAACTGTTGACGAAATAGTTATTGCTCAGATTAAAGAAAACAAATCTAATGTAATTGACAATGATCTATTGATTCAACTTTATCTATCACTATAATTGGAGGCAAGGATGCTATCTATTAAACGTATTTCAATGCGTAATTTCTTTTCATTTGGTAATGCACCACAAGTTTTAGAACTAGATAGTACTGACCTTGCGTTAGTACTCGGTCAAAACAATGATGCATCTGTTGGGGATGATGCTGCTGGTCGCCGTAATGGTGTTGGTAAGTCAGCAATCATTCAAGGAATCGTGTTCGGATTATACGGAAAAAGCATCGGTAATGATATTAAAATTCCTAACTTAGTGAATAAGATTAATGCTAAGAATTGCGAAGTCACTATCGATTTTGAAAAAGATGGCGTAGAATATCGTATTGAACGTGGGCGTAATCCCACGTTTTTTAATTTTCTAACGCTAGGTGATCACCAGAATGTAGTTGATGATTCTCGTGGTGAAAAGAAAGATACACAAGAAGACTTAAATGAAATTCTTGGAATCTCTCAGTTACTATTTGAGCACATCGTAGTACTGAACGCTAACGTAGAACCATTCCTATCACTTTCGCAACAAAAACAACGTGAAATGATCGAAGAACTACTTGGTATCACACAACTAACAGAGAAAGCAAATCTCTTAAAGGATATGTATAAGGAAACTAAACGTCAAGCAGATCAAGAGAAGTTCAAGATTGAGACAATTACAGAATCCAATAAACGTATTCAACAAAGTATTGAGTCATTACAGACTCGTGCTAACGAATTTGAGCAAAAGAAAGCACAAACTATTAAAGAATTGACTGATAATCTAAAAGATTTTGAAGGAGTAGACTTTAACCAACTGTTTGTACTTGCAGAACAAATGGAAGCTGCTATTGCACATAATAATGCACGTGAAAAACTTGAAAATCGAGTCAATCAACTTGCAGTTAAGCACGAAGAATACTCAATATCACTTCAAGAAAAGAAAGATGCAGTACTGAAGCAAATTGAAGACTTATCAAAGCTTGATATTGATGCAGAACTATCTTTGCATGAAGAATTAGAGATGTGGAACACGTTAGACCAGATGTTAAAAGAGTCTTTGAATACTAAACGTTTCAAAGAACAACAAATCAAATCCGTTTCAGAAAAACTAAAGCTACAGAACACCAGTTTAGCAAGTACTAAGCTTAACATGGCTACTCTAGCTGACAATAAATGCCCTATGTGTCAATCTGAACTAGAAAAATCACATAGTCATGATGAAATGATAAAGAAATCTGAGGAAACAATCAAAGAACTCGAAGAAAGTATTAAAGTACTTGAATCAGAGCTTGAAACATTGCAAAATGAAGTTCAAGAATTAGAAATCTTTGATATGCCAGAAAAACCTAAGACTTTTTATCCTTCAATCTCTGAAGCTAAGCTTCATGAACACAAATTAGAAGAATTGAAGAAGCAAAGTACTGGTGATGACATTAATATCTATGATGAGGAACTAATGACTGCATTTGCAGAGTTAGAAAGTACAGAGTTAATGGATGTTCCTGAAGTTTACAGTACTGATGAGGTGAAAGATCTTAAACGTGCATATGATTCATACATTACTTCATTAGAGCGTGAACAAAATTCACAAAACCCATTCTTTGAGCAAATTGAAACTCTTAAAACGAATTCAATTCAATCAGTGGATTATGATGAATACAATAAATTAGTCAAACTTGCTGACCATCAGGATTATTTGACTAAACTACTAATGAATAAAGATTCGTTCGTTCGTCGCCGTATTATTGACCAGAATATTTCCTTCTTGAACTCAAGATTGCAGTACTGGATCGATAAATCAGGCTCACAACATACTGTTGAGTTCCTAAATGACCTAAGTGTAGATATTAATCTAAATGGACAGTCATACGACTTCAAACAGTTATCTCGTGGTGAACGTACTCGTGTAATTATCGCACTGAACCTAGCGTTCCGTGATACTTACGAGTCATTATATCAAGGAATCAACATTCTACTCGTTGATGAATTGCTAGATAATGGTCTTGATAGTGGTGGTATCGAATGTTCATGGCATATGCTTCAAGATTTGAGTGCAATCCGTGGTAAGAACATCTTTGTTGTTTCGCACCGTGAAGAATTAGTAAATCGTGCTAGTTCCATACTACGAGTCGTGAAAGAAGATAGTTTCAGTACTATGGAATTCTGTGACGTATTAGACCTATAAACAAAAAGGAGCCATTAGGCTCCTTTTTTTATGATATTTTTGTACCAGGATAAATTGTACTTAAATTAAAACCTGAAATATCAAAATATTGACCAGTCCGTAATCTGTAACGGTCTATGACCGCATACGACGACTGAGGGTTAGCTCGACCGAAATTTCCAATTATAGCAAGGTCTTGCCATGTTGTTCCGGTAATATTAAATGAAAATTCTTCAACAAGAATCCCATTTTTGAAAAAATATAATCTTCCGTTGAGATATTGAATAGCATAGTGATAGAATACATTACTTATGTAAACATTTGATGATACGTTTCCTGCGTACAATGCCCCACCTGAATTCTGAAATACTTGAGTTGTTGAAAAATGATCTATTTCAAAACGTGTGGAGAATTCTTGATTAGAAATATTGCTATTGACAAATATAACTGGACAATATGCAACACCATCTGTTACAACAACATTTTGTTTCACATAAAAATCAAGACACCATGACGTTGTAAAAATGCCTTGAGCCGTAGATTTAAAAGTACTGATGTATCCTTGATTTAAATTAATTCCTGAACCAAATGGAGAACCAATTCCTAATGATGGAGTAGTTCCATTAAGCTGGAAAACTACATTACCGACTCTCATTGTGTTTCCTGCATAATCAGTAAAGCCATTACTATTGAAAATTGATGAGTCATATGCAATAACTTCATTTCCAGTATACCAACGTGCTATAGTGTTCCCGTATTCAAACATTCTTGGAAATGGTAACATTTTATCCTCTCTTAATCTTTGTCATATCTAAATCACCAGATTTAATTAATTTACGAGCTTGATTGGCTCTTTTAGCAGTATTGGATTCTGGAGTTATACCAAATGATTCTAGTACTGAACATTGTTGTGCTGCTGGAAGTGCTTTGAACTTCTTAACATCAACAGTAAGTGCAGTATGATGTATATGTGTTTCAGTATAGTCCTGTTCATAATAGTCTGCTAAATTTCTTAAAACCGTAGGTAAATCTTTATCAGTTAAATGTTTAATGTATCTATCGAATGCGTTTTGTACTTTACCTTCGAAAGAGTTTACTGTACGATCTAGTACTGCCCGACATTCTTGTTCACCTTTATGATTATGGTCTAGAACAGGGTCTTGTACTTTCTCTTTGATAATTGGATCTAATCCTTTTTGACTTTTAAGTAATTCCTGCCTGTACTTGGCAGCTTCTTTAGAATTTTTTAATCTCTTTCTCATATGTACCCCAAAAAGTTTCCATATTGTATTTAATAAAATATCTTGGAACGATGAAAAATTTTGTGGTATAATATGTTAGTAAAACCCTGCTTGGCGGTACGAAAGTACTGACAAAATAAACCTGATCCTATCGAAAATGTAGATGGCAGATGAGAAGTTCAAGCAGTTCGCAGTGCAGAAGACACCCGTTAGGAGATGGCATAGTTTGTACCACCCACGGCAATACGGCACTATAAAGAAGTACACTAGACTTGATAGTACTTCCTCGATAGATATATAGGTTCGCACCCTACCAATAAGTTAAGGGAGTTTATCTGGATGATAAATTTGCGATGGATTTTTGTACAATATTGATCCGTCTAAATTTCCAGATGAATAGGTACTGAGTTTGATTGTATAGACTTAGTGCTGAGTGTGGTTAGCCCACGACCGTTACTATATGAACTGCGATAGAGAGAAACAGAGTAACCCGCTTTCATTCTACCTTGTAGAAATTCGCAATACAATGAATCGACGACTATCATCGTCAGATATAAATCAGTACTTTAAATAGTACTTTTTTTACGCCTTCATTCCCCTGCGGGGGGATGATAGAATCTCTACAAATCTCGTCAGTAATAAATGTGTTAAACGTACAGAATGATATGAATTGAGTTGTCTCAGTACAAACGTAGTGCAGTACAGAACAACGAAAATTCTTTGACATTCGAAGAATGGCAAATCTCAATCTTATAAAGAGTACAGAAATTCAGACACAAAAAAACCAGCACTAAGGCTGGTTCTTTATTATCTTTTATTTTCCTTTTTGACCTTTTTATTGTATTGCTTCACCAACAGGTCACGGTCAGTCACAGGCATATTGAGTAGCATTTCATAGCTAGTATTCTCAATATATACAGAAACCTCCATTAAACCATTTTTTATATCTTCACAGTTCATACGAAGGTCTGCGATTTCCTGCATAATTTCTTCTGGTTCAGAAATTAGAAGCTTTGTTCGAAAAAATTGCTAGGATCGAATTGTAGATTCTCGATAGTCCATTCATGACCACAACTAGAACATCCAACATCCATAGTATGACTGACACCAATATTATTGATTAAGTCAGATTTTTCACGGATTTGTTTTAGAATAAATGCTGGTTGTGCACCTAACCATTCTGCAATAAATTCACGTTCAGTGATTTTATCCCCTTCCACAGTTTCAATACTGTCAATATTTGCAACAATCATATCAAAACTTAGCTTAGTCATTTCTTCAAAAATTTGACTGAACATTTCCATTTTTTCTTCATCACTCATCTCTTCTAGATCTTCTAGCATACGAGCTTTCTTTTGTTGCTGGAACATTTTTTGTCCAAATACTGAATATTCTTCCCATGTATGAGGTTTGAATTTTAGTAGCAATCCACCAACATCTTCTAGTAGAAGTTCAGGTTGTTCTTCTAGTAATTCTGCACTATCAAGTAGGAATTGTAGGTCACGCTCAAATGCACCGTGATGACCACATTCAGGACAATCTACTTCAATGTGATATTCTCTTTCTTTGGTTGCTAATTTGATACCGATTAGAAGCAACTCAACATCAGGTACAAATAGTTTACGAGCATCACCAATGTTAGGAACACAATTCTCAATAACATTCGCTACTGCTTCACCATTCATTAATGCATCTGGATTGTTAAACATTAATTCATCTCTTGCTGAACGAGCACAAATACCACATTCAACTGTATCATTTACTAAAACACCAGCAGGATATTTGATAACATCATTACTTACTAGTTTAGTATAAAGTACTTCAACCTTTGTGTACTTTGATAAAGGGTTCATCTTATTCATATCGACTCCATAATAAATACGACTATACTATAAATTTGTATTAGTTATTTATAAGGAAAATCACATGGCAGGAATAGGCTCTGATATTATTCAACAGCAATTGTTGGATCAAAGTATTGCTATGAATGATAATTTAAGTGCGATGCGTACAGTACTTCTTGATATTGAAAAGAATACCAAGAATGGAAGTGGATCAGGTGGTTCTGGCGGCAATGGTGGTAGTGGAAACCCTGGAAACCGAAATGATCGTAGAGGCGGCGGTGGAAGTGGTGGAAACCCATTCAAAGATGCATTTAAAGATTTATTCGGTGAAGCAAAAAATATGGGTAGAACCATATTAGGAAATAACGGTTCCATTCAAAATACAGTTGGGGCATTCACTACTTCAGCTAGAGTACTACAAAACTCATTAGGTAAACTACCTGGGCCAATCGGCTTAGCAGCTAATGCATTTCTTTCAATCGTTCAGGTTGGTGGACAAGTCTACGAGTACTTGAATGAACAATTAAACATGTATAACCAGTTAAACAGTGCTGGTCTTACTCTTGCTGATGGTATGTTGACAGTACGTAAAGGTTCTGGTGCTGCATTCATGAGTATAAATGAATTTGGTGCTGCATTAACAAAGAACAGTGATGCACTAGCAGCAATGGAAGGTCAATATGGTGATGGTGTTGAACACTTCGGTAAATTGCTAAATAGTGTCCAGCTTGTACAAGAACAAATGGGATTGTACGGTGTTAGTGTTCAACAACTAGCAGACTTAACAGCTAAGAACTACAAGTATCAAAAAATGTATTCTAGCCAAGCTACATTGAATTCAATTAACGAACAAGCTAGTACTACTAAGTTTGTTGGTCAAATGACATATTTGAGTAAGGCTGTTGGTAAGAGTGTTGATGAATTACTTGCTCGTTTTTCTGATTTAAGTACTAACATTGATTCTGGTGCAATTATATCTGGTTTACAAAACCGTGCTGGTCAAACTGAAAAACAAGCACTTGATGTAAACAAATCATGGACAGCAATGTATGCGTCTTTAGGTGAATTTGGTAAGACTGCACAAAGAATTAACGCTTCAAAATGGGGTCTAGGTTCATTACCAGATGAATTTACTGATGTTGTTTCACAACAATATGCAGATTTTATGGAACAGGTTCAACGGGCAGGTATTACTGACCAACGAACTATTAACCAATTAAACGCTAAATTCATTAAAGACCATGAAGACCAAATTAAGAAACAAGCAGATATTGACCGTGCAGTAGGTAACACGGCGGCAGAAACATTCCACCGTCAAATGCTACAAGCGGCGAACACCTTAAACGACCCAAAAAATAATCCTAACCCAGCAATTGAAGCATTCACTAATAGATTTAATTTATGGATTGGTAAAACATTTACTGAACCATTCAATGCATTCTATACAAGAACTGCTGAAAATGCAGTTAAATATCTAAGTGATTTGGCTGATAGAAGTACTGACTCATGGGATTTCATGGCTAATTTAGCAAAAGATGCCTTTACGAAATTTGATGCAGGTATGCTTGGGCCGTTTGGTGAATTAATAAAACTTCCTGGTAAGTTAATGGAAGGAATATTTGGTGATACGTGGACTAAATTATCTAGTGCATTTGATAATTTGGCTGGAGATATAGTACAGATTCCGATTCGTATAGGTAAATTAATTTGGGAAATGTTTACTGGTTCAGAAGAAGAAGTTGATGCTGCTGGTAAGCAATTAATGGGTTCAATTAAGAGAATATTCTCGGATGTAGTGGGTGTTTTCACAAGGATTGGTGAATTAAGTATAAATTTCGATGATGTTAAGAAAGGATTTACTGAGGCTATTGAGTCCTTAAAAAATAAATTCACTAAATTGTGGAGTCGTATTAAAAACTGGTGGTCAGATTCAGAAGAACCTGAAGAAAAAACTACACCAACTGCTTCAACTACAACACCACCTGTTTCACCAACTGCTTCACAGCCTAAAACTGCTGGAGTACAGAAAGTTACTGCACAACCTGAATTCACTAAACCAGTGAAAATAGAACAAGCGGAGCAAACTGCACCGCAAGAAACACAGACCGCTCAAAATAATACGAATGATTCTGTAAATAAGCTACTTTCGGGAATACTAAATAACTTAGAATCTCAAGTACAGAATAATAACCAATTGGCTATTATCTTACGTCAGATTGCTGAGAATACAGAACCACCTCGAAATGTATAATGGAGTTACATAAAATATGAGTTGGAAACGACATATGACAATGGGGCGTTCGAAAATTTCGAGCACCCCTCAGAACAATAATCCAGTACAAACAACCGGAGCGAAGACAAACTTCGCTTCATATCTACCTGCTGTTTATACTGGTCTTTCAAACCGTGTTGACCGTTATCGTCAATACGATCAAATGGACCAAGATCCAGAAATTAGAACCGCTTTAAACATTATTGCGGATTTCTGTACTCAGAGTACTAAAGATTTCGGATTACCGTTCCAAATACAATATAAAGATGATATGGGTGATACAGAAGTAACCACGCTAGAAGATAGATTGGAATCATGGTCTGACCAGAACCAATTTAAGATCAGAATTTATGATATTATTCGTGGTATTTTAAAATACGGCGACCAATTCTTTGTTCGTGATCCAGAAACCTTTGAATGGTATTGGGTAAACCCAATGAACGTGGATAAAGTAGTAGTCAATGAAGCTACTGGTAAAAATCCAATCATTTATTATATGCGTGACATTTCTTTGAACATTCGTGACAAAGTTATGAGTAATAACCAGTTTGGATTTGACAAACAAGCTTATCCTGGTTCATTACCTAACTCATTAGCAGGTTCAGGAACACAATATGGTTCAATTGGTAGTAGTGGCGGTGGTAGTACTGATAGTTCTAATCCATTCGGCACTAATGGTCAATTAGATGTTCTTCCAGTAGCGGCAGAACATGTAATTCATCTATCCTTAAACACTGGACAAGATGCTTTCTGGCCTTTCGGCACTAGTATCTTAGAAAATATCTTTAAAGTATATAAACAAAAAGAATTATTAGAAGATAGTATTATTATATACCGTGTACAACGTGCACCAGAACGTCGTGTTTTCAAAATTGACGTAGGTGATATGCAACCGCACCAAGCGATGGCTTATGTTGAGCGTGTTAAGAATGATATTCACCAAAGACGTATTCCGTCGAATAAAGGTGGTAGTACTTCATTAATGGATGCAGCATATAACCCATTAAGTATTTTAGAAGACTATTTCTTCCCACAAACAGCAGAAGGACGTGGTTCTTCAGTAGAAACGTTACCCGGCGGGGATAACTTAGGTCAGATTGATGACTTACGTTACTTTAATAACAAATTAATCCGTGGTCTACAAATCCCAGCATCATATCTACCTATGGGTCCAGATGATGGCGGCGTTGCATTGTTTGGTGATGGTGCAACTCAAGCAATGGCAAGTGAACTACGTTTTAATAATGAATGTATGCGTTATCAACGTATTATTTCAAGAATCTTCGATGAAGAATTCAAACGATACATGATTAAGAATGGATATAACATTAGTGCTTCATCATTTGAAGTAACATTCAACCCTCCAATGAACTTTGCTGCGAATCGTAAAGCTGAAATGGATGCTAAGTTGATTCAAACTTATATGCCACTAAATGATCTCAAATATTTCTCTAAACAGTTCATTATGAAAAAAATGGGCTTCGAACAAGATGAAATTGTTGAGAACGAAAAACTATGGATGCAAGAAAATCCTGAAGCAATGCAAAATGCTGGACCGGATGCTCCTGGAGCAGATGCAGGTCTACAATCTGTTGGTATTGAATCACCAAATAACCCTGAACAAGATTTAGGTATGGATGATGACGGTAATTTACAGGATGCAGATGCAGAATATCAAGACCAAAGTGGTTCTGATGGATTTGATCCAAATAGTTTAGGCAATTCATTTTAACAGTCATAAATAGTTATGTTCGTTCAGTGAACGATTAAATTAAAAGGAATATAGGTTATGTTAGACGAAATTTTTGAAGCTAAAGATGATTCTATGTACGACCCTGAAGATGATCAGACTGTATATAAGATCGACGATACTCGCAAACCTAAATTGACATTGCAAATTCTCAACAGCTTGAGAAAGTACAGGGAATTTAAAAAAAATGAAGCTGCTAAGCGTGATGCAGTTGTTGCAGTAGTTTATGCTCCTGCACCTGCTGATGATTCTGGTGGTGGAATGATGTAATTATCGTGAAAAGTGCCATTTTTGAGCTTTTTCGAAAATGGTATTTTTTCAATCTATAAATAATGACATACCAAAAATAAATTTTTGTATATCTTTTGGAGGATATAATGGCTAATATTAAACTATTGCAAGAAGCTATCCAAGCTTTTGCTAATGGCGATAACGAAGTAGCAGATAAGAAAATGCGTAAGTACTTTGTTGAGCAAGCACAAGAAATCAACAAAAAACTAGAAGAAGAAATGGATTCTGAAGAAGAAATGTGTGAAGACATTGACACTGGCGAAGAAGAAGACATGACTGATGATGTTGGTTATAAACTAAATGAAGAAGAAGATCTAGAAGAAGGTCTATTCAATGAAGCTGATGAAGAAGCAGATTTATTTGTTTCTGGCGACGAAGGTTCTGCTGATTTTGATGTAGACGGCGAAGGTGAAGGTTCTGTAGAAGTATCCGGTGATGCTCCAGACGCTGACCAATGGGAATCAATCAAAACTGCATTTGATGCTCTAGAACGTATGTTCGATGAAATCGAAGGTGGTGATGCTGAGTTTGATGATGAGTCTGCTGATTTCGGTGACGAAGAACAAGAATCTGATGAATTCGGTGATGTTGATTTCGGTGACGAAAAAATGGGTGAATCTTTCCAAATGAAGAAAGTTTCTGAACCAGAAAAATCAGAAAAAGCTGGTGTTAACAAGAAATCTGTAGTTGCTAAAAACGCTAAGTCTCCAGTAGACGGTGTTAAACCAGTAACTATCAAAGATGGTACTGTTGATGCAACTGATGATAAATTCGAAAACTCTGATGCATTGGATGCTAAAGTAGAAGACCATAACAACGTTATGGATAACGGTAAACACGTTATGAAACCTGCTAAAACCCCAAGCAACACTGCTGAAAAATCTAAATCAGTACTACCAAAACAAAAATAATTAAAGAGCGGAGATCATTTTTATGAGTATGTTAAGAGAATGGTCTTCATTCAATGATTCTAAAATAGTACTAGAGTACAAAGAAGATCAACAGACTGGTCGTAAAAATTGCTATCTTAAAGGGATAGCAATTCAAGCAGACCGCCGTAATTTGAATGAACGTGTATACCCATTTGCCGAAATTGCGAAAGCAGTAAATAACATGGCTGAACGTATTGCACGTGGTGAAAGTATTCTTTGTGAATGTGATCACCCTGAAACCTTAACCGTTAACCTAGATCGTGTTGTTGGAATGATTACTAGTGTATGGATGGAAGGTGCTAATGGTATGGCTACTATTATGCTTCTAGATACTACACTTGGTAAGGACATTCGTACCATGATTGAAAGTGGTGTTAAGTTAGGTGTAAGTTCTCGTGGTTCAGGTAATGTTGATCATAACGGTATTGTATCGGATTTCGAAATCGTAACTATTGATATTGTGGCACAACCGAGTGCTCCAGATGCGTATCCTAAAGCGGTATTTGAATCTCTGAATAGTAAGTACGGAGCACCTATTAGCGACTCAAATCGTGTATTTGAATCTAAAAAAGGTACTTTTAATTCTATTGATGATGAAATTCATCAATTTTTTAAGAATTTAAAAGCTTAATAAAATAATTTTATAAATATCTTTACATCAAGAGTACAGATATTATCAGTACTTAAAGGAGAAAACGAATGTCAAAATTGGATAAGTTTCTAAACGAATCATCTCTTTCTGACGAAGCTAAAAAGCTTATTCAGGAAGCATGGAATGAAGAAAAGGCTAATGTAGCTGCTGAAATGCGTGAAGAAATGAAAGAACGTTACCAAGAAGACTTAGCAAAATTAACTGAAGGTCTAGACAAAATGATGGCTGATGTAATCAGCGAACAAATGTCTGAAGTATATGCTGAGAAGCGTAAACTTGTTGAAGATCGTGTTAAATTGCGTAAGACACTAGGTAATTTCTCAGATTTCGCTAACACAGTATTAGCTGAAGAAGTTAAACAAATGCGTGAAGAACGCAAACACATCAACGAAAGTCTAGAAAAATTCATGGGATTCAGTAATCGTGTCCTAGCTGAAGAACTAAAAGACTTCCACGCTGAAAAACGTCAACTAGTTGAAACTCGCGTTAAGTTAATTGCTGAAGGTTCTAAACAAATCGCTGAAGCACGTGCAAACTTTATTAAGCGTACCGCTGAAAGTGCTGCAACTTATATCGCTGAAACCACTGAGAAGAATCTTTCTGCTCTTAAAAGTGAACTAGTAGAAGCTAAACAAAATATGTTTGGACGTAAGATTTTCGAAGCGTTTGCAAATGAATTCTATTCAAAACAATATAACGAAAGTTCTATTCTACGTGAATTGAATGAATCTGTGAAAGAAGCTGAAGATGAAGCTATGGCTGCTAAAGTTGCTCTACAAGAAGCAAAACAAGAAGCTGAAGCTGCGAAACGTAAAGTTCGTATCATGGAAGATAAAGCTGCTCGTTCAGCAATCATCTCTGAACTAACTAAACCTCTTACTTCACAACAAAAACAAATTATGGAATCACTACTTTCTGCAACTCCAACTGAGAAGCTAAAAGATGATTTCACTAAGTACCATAAGTCTGTACTTAAAGGTACTGTAAATGAATCTGCTGCTAATCCTAGCCGTCCAGCAGTTAATAACAAGGCTAAAAATACTTTAACGGAAGGTAAAGTTGTTACCGGAAACCGTCAAAGTGATTTCATTAAAAACGAAGAATTGGATGCTGATGACTTAGATTTCCTAAATGAAATCTCAAGAAATGCAGGAATTTCAAAAAATCGTTAATTATTAAATGCTAATTTTTCTGTGAGATAAATAAAAGCATACAGAAAAGCAAAAAAATATCTTTTTAAGGAGATTATAATGTCACAACTATTAACTGAATCTAAATGGGCTGCTGTAAAAGATAAGCTTGTTGAAGGTCTTTCTGGTAATCGTAAAACTGTAATGGAATCAGTTCTAGATAACCAACGTAAAGTAATGCTACGTGAATCCGCGACTGCTGGTGCAACTTCTGCTGGTAACATCGCAACACTAAACAAAGTAATTCTACCAATTATTCGTCGTGTTATGCCAACCGTTATCGCTAACGAAATCATCGGTGTTCAACCTATGACCGGTCCAGTTGGTCAAATCCATACACTACGTGTTCAATATGCTGATAATGCACCAGGCGTTGTTGCAGGTGAAGAAGCTCTATCACCATACAAAATCGCTAAGTCTTACACTGGTGAAATTAACTCTGATAACACTGCACCACGTGCTGCACCAACTTCTCAACTAGAAGGTGTTATGGGTCGTCGTGTGAACATCCGTATTCTACGTGAAACCGTAGAAGCTCAATCTCGTCGTCTATCTGCTCGTTGGACTGTTGAATCTGCACAAGATGCACAAGCACAACACGGTATTGACGTTGAAGCTGAACTAATGGCTGCAATCGCACAAGAAATCACTACTGAGATCGACCAAGAACTACTAGCTCGTCTACGTGCTCTACCAGGTGCTGCTGCTGTTGTTTATGATCAATCTAAAGTTACTGGTGTTGCTACCTTCGTTGGTGATGAACACGCTGCTCTAGCTACTCTAATCAACCGTCAAGCAAACGAAGTTGCTCGTCGTACCAAACGTGGTGCTGCAAACTGGGCCGTTGTTTCTCCAACTGCTCTAACTATTCTTCAGTCTGCAACTACTTCTAGTTTTGCACGTACTACTGAAGGTACTTTTGAAGCTCCAACTAACGTTAAATTCGTTGGTGTTCTAAACTCTACTATGCGTGTATACGTAGATACCTATGCTGATGACAGTACTGATGTACTAATCGGTTATAAAGGTAACCAAGAGACTGATGCTGGTGCATTCTATTGCCCATACATCCCACTAATGGCTTCTGGTACTGTGATGGACCCAAATACTGGTGAACTAGTAACTAGCTTCCTAACTCGTTATGGCTATGTACAACTAACTGATTCTACCAGTTCTCTAGGTAACGCTGCTGACTACTACAGCAAAATTGCTATCCGCAACGTAACCTTCATGTAATTTGAAGTATCATTTAGATTTAAATTAAATCTGATATTAAATGAAAAGGACGCTTTATGCGTCCTTTTCGCATTTCTGGAATCCATAAAGTAAATAGCTCTATAATGTATGAAACGTATACATTTATTATGGTATAATCATGGAGACAAAAATATGAACATTAAACCAGATTCAACTGTTGTGGTTTATCTTAACAATCAACAGCAATACCACAGAAGTGTGTACAGCAAGTTCGAAGTACTAATTCAAGAATACAAAATGGTTGGGTACATAGAAGACTTAGGTGTACTTTGCTGTGGTTTTGAAACAGTGTACTATGACATGAACAAATATGTCAATGACATTATGAATTCTGATTTTGAAGAAATGACGTATGAACAGTACATTCTTTATTATCAAGGAAAGCTTGCACAAGATAATCCTGGTGCTCCAGTTCTCAATGATATGCCTAAGATGGTTCCTGGTGTACAAATGAATGAGACTGTTCCAGTACGTGAAGTGCTGAACTCAAACCCTATCTTACAGAATTTGAACGATAAGGGTATAAAAGTGCAGATTTTGAAAGGATAAATACCCCACTTATATAGAGGGGTGAACTATGTCTAATCAAATTTGCTACGTTATCGTTAATCAAGCTTGGCCTGAATGGGTCAAAATTGGATTTACTTCAAAAGAAGAAATGAAAACTCGTTTGAGTACATACCAAACAGGTTCTCCGTTTAGAGATTATGAAGTTTATCATGAAGTATACTTTGAAGATGCAAAAGCTGCTGAAAAAGAAGTAAACAAAAGATTAAAGCAAATGAATGCAACTCAAGGTACTGGCAAAGAATGGTATAAGATGCCAAAGAAACTTGCTGCTAACATGATAGATGCAGTATTAGACGATTTAGAAGAAGGATTGCTCTAAATCATAAATATTTCTATAATATATAAACGAGAGGATTGATTTATATGAGTATAAGATTTAATCATGCTTCCAACACAATGACTAGTACTGATACAGCTACTATTGTCATTGAGGGTGGAACGCCAAGTATTCCACGTCCATTGAGACTTGATGCTTCTTCTGTAATTTTTCCAAATAAAACATTACCAGCAGGTGAAGCAGGTGCAGTAGTTTTTGATACATCATCAAAATCACTAAAATATCATGATGGTTTCCAATGGGTAGAACTATTATCACAAGATGAAATACTTGCACCAGTTCAAATATCATTGACTGACATTTATAACCAGTTAGCTAACCGTGTAAAAACGGTTTCATATACATCAAGTACTGTTCCTTCTGCATCAATTAGTGGAACTAACTTGAATATTGTTTTCCCATCTAGTACTTCTGGTGGTGGAACAGCAGTTCCTGGATTGTTTACTTCATCCCCTCCAGGAAGTATAATGCAGTACTCACTATCTTCAGGACAATCAGTAGCTAGTATTCGTGAACAAATGAGCGGAGTTACTAATGGTCAAAGTGGTAGAAACGGTACAGCAGGTGCACCATATGTTACTAAAACTGGTTGGTGTTTTGCTGATGGTGCATATTGGACATGGAATGGTGAAGGTGGAACTGTAACTAAGGTTGTTCCTAATTTAAACCAAAATGCATACTTAAAAGGTATCACCACAAGTGGTGTAACAAAAACTGATGCAGTAATTGCTGATTCTGGTACAATAAGTAGCACATCAATAACTATACCAGATCACTATCATGGTGTTGGTAGCATGTTGGGGTTAAGTGGATCACAAGGTGATGATGTTGCATTAATTATTGGTAAAACTTTTAACGATGGTCGAGTATATAGTGGTGCAATTGTAACTGGTGATAAACAAAAATATTGGACAACATCAGTTAACGGTTCAGACACACGTACTGCTATTAGTACTACATATGCAATTTACCCAAATGGAAATACAAGTTCACACACCCATAACCTAACAGGTATTGATGTTGGACACTTTAACGTTGCAATTTTATATAATATTGCAGAACCAAGTTTAGCTTTGAACCAAACAGCGGGTGATGCTCGTTATGTTCTTAAATCTGGTGATGTAATGACTGGCTCATTAACTATTGCTAACAGTGCTGCGATTCAAGCTAATGATACAAACTTAGTATTATGGTTCCGTAACACTTCAGGTGGTGAACGTGGTGCAATTTATCATAGCAATACTACAAACACATTACGCTTCCGTTCTGCTGGCGGTACTGAAATGATACTTTCAAATACTGCTGGATTAACTATTAATAGTTTAGTAGTATCTTCACAAAGTGCAACTGTTGCTGGTCGTAATGTTGTTCGTGCAATTAACGGAACAACAGCAGATGCTAATGGTAACGTTACATTAAGCATTACTGGTGGTGTAGTAACAAACGTTCGTCGTGGTGCTGAAATAGCTGTGAACCGTTATACATTGGGTGGTGAATCATTTGTGTACCGTTGTGGTGAAGGTCAATATGTTACTGGTTTTAACATATGGTCAAAAAGTGGTAATAACGATGAATTCCGTGATATGTATTCACGTCCTGTTCAAATTTTAATTGATGGTGCATGGAGAACAATTTCTGATGTTTAAAAGATATGAAAAACCTGGCGGTTATACAAACGTTCAGTACTGGATCGATGAAAACGGTACTGATTGGTATGATTATGCAGATAATGCTACTTTAGATAACTTGAAAGTATTAGTAGATGTAAACAATATTGTTGTGGGTTTCCATATGGATGCTACAACTCTTACACCAACTGATGCAACACTTTATGAAGTAACTCTTGACAAGGTTCCAGAAGACTTACAATTGGTTAAGTATTCATATGATGGAGACAAATTCTACTTAACTGAGTTTCCTGACAGTGGTCAGTCCATTGATGATATTAAGAATGAATTGTTTATGTTAATGCTTAAAACCAAAATGACTACTGAAGAAAAGAAATACTTTGAAGAACTCAAAGAATTGCTTCTACAAAAACTTTCGAAATAAATGAAACGAAAATAAAACGTATGATATAATGTAGGCATCCTAGCGGAGAGTTAGGATGCTTTTTTTATACATGGAGAAATGAAATGGCTAAGAAGACTGAATCTAAAATTGAAGCACATGAGCTAAACGACGCACAGCGTAAAAAACTTAAAGACGGCCTCAATTCCGCAGTAGTACAGCTAACCCACCTTGATACACTAAAAGAATCTTATGCAGATTTCATGGATACTCTAGCAGATGAACTAGGTCTTGACAAGGCTAAGTTGAAATCAGCAGCAATGCGTATCTATAAGCAAGACTTCTTTGATAAAGTTCGTGCACAAGACGAAGTAGAAACTATTCTAACAGTTTCCGGTAATCTTGCACAAATGGAAGATGATGAATAATAAAAATGCCCCAGGATTGGGGCGTTTTGTTTTAAGTGCGTGTAACATAAGGAGATAAGATGTACGTAGATGGATATATGGATAGGAAAAAGACTGGTGAAGTTCTTCACGTAGCTGAACGTGTTAATGGTCAGCGTATACTGCGTGAAATTGAACCAGTATATGAGTACTATGTTGAATCTCCACGTGGTGAATACAAAACAATCAATGGAACATTAGCTGAGAAGTTTGAATTTACCCGTTTTTCAGAAATGAAAAAACAAATGGATGCATTGCCAAGTACTGCCAAGATCTATGAAGCAGATTGTAATGTAACCTTTAAAACATTAGCAAAACACTATATGGGGAAGCCATCTCCTGACCTCAATATTGTATTTTTCGATATTGAAACAGACTTTCACCCAAAATTTGGATATGCTCAACCAAGTGACCCTTTCAACCGTGTAACTGCAATTTCATTGTATCAAAGCTGGACAGGTAAAGACTATGTTCTTACTATGGCTCCTTCTGATATGGAAATTCATGAAGCACAAGACATTATTAATCGTCTTAATGCTGAAACCAATGATCCAAACAGCGTAGTTATTCTATATACTGAAGAAACTGAAATGTTTCAGATGTTCTTTGAGCTAATTGAAGACGGTGATGTACTATCTGGATGGAACAGTGAATTCTTTGATATTCCATACATGGTTAATAGAACCAGAAAAATCTTTAACGAAGCAACGTTAGCTCGTTGGTGTCTATGGAATAAGAAACCAAATGCTCGTGAAGCAGATATGTTTGGTAAAACCATCGTAACCTATGATTTGGTCGGTCGTGTTCACTTAGACTATCTAGCATTGTACAAAAAACATGCTGGACAAGTTGAACAATCATATAAACTAGATTATATTGCTGAAAAAGTAACTGGTGAAAACAAAGTATCCTATGATGGTTCATTGGATAAATTGTATCGTGAAGATTATGAAACATTTCTACGATATTCTAAGCAGGATAGCATCCTACTAAAGAAAATCGATGAAAAAATGGACTTCATTAATCTACACAACCGACTAGCACATAAAGAATGTGTACTAATCAGTACTACTATGGGTTCTGTAGCACTAATCGACACTGCAATCATCAATCTTGCTCACCAGCGTGGGGAAGTCGTGTTCAATAAGCGTAAACTTGAAGAAGATGAAGTTGATTTCGAATATCAAGATTACGAAAGTGAATTTGATGATGAAGATGACGAAGAAATGCAAGCTGGATCTAAAGCTGCTGGTGCATGGGTACAAGATCCAGTACTAGGATTGATTGATTTCTTAGGATGTGTTGACTTTAACTCACTATATCCTACAGTTCTTCGTACATTAGGCATGAGTACTGAATGTATTCTAGGTCAATTACGTCAAACATATACTGATAAGTATTTGGCTGATAAAATTGAAGAACAACGTGTCAAATGGGCGAGAAATGGTGGTCGTGGTAAATTTGAACCTAAATGGACTGAAGCATGGCATGGTTTGTTCGCTAGTGTTGAATTCACGATGGTTCGTGAGAAATCACGAGATGTAATTACCGTTGATCTAGAAGATGGTACTACATTTGAGGCAACAGGTGCTGAATTATATGATATTATCTTCGGTGAAGATAGTACTATTGTTCTAAGTGCGAACGGAACACTATTTGATAAGACTAAGTACGGTGTTATTCCAGAAATTCTTACAATGTGGTATTCTGAACGTAAAGCACAACAAAAAATGGTCATCGACTACAAACACTTGGCTACTGATGGTTGGGAAATTCCAGAAGAAGCAGTACAAGCAATCGAAAAAGAGTTACAATCTCTATCTTTCGGTACTGGAATTTATAAAACCAACTTACATGAAGATGATCCTATCTATCTAATGCGTTTAGCACTAGGTAAAAACGATTATACTGAAATGGCTAAGATTATTGCATCTAATGGTATGCGTGTAGAAGATAATCACATCTTCGTTGCAGAAGCAGATAAGAAGTACTGTAAAACTCAATCTGCATTCTGGAAACAGAACCAACAGATCCGTAAGATTCTTCTAAACTCACTATATGGTGCGTTGTTGAACAAAGGTTCACGTTTCTTTGATAAACGTCTAGGTCAATCAGTTACATTAACTGGCCGTAGTATGACTAAACACCTAGCAAGTAAGATTAATGAAGTTTGTACTGAAACTTACGATCATAGTGGTGGCGTAGTAGTATATGGTGATACTGACTCCGTATATTTCAGTGTTGCACACTACTATAAAGAGAATGACATTCCGTTTGAAATGTCAAAAGATGAAGTTGTTGAACTTTATCAAATGATTGGTGATACTGTAGGTGCATCATTCCCTGAATTTATGGATACAACCTTTAACACTGGTATTGAAAAGGGTAAAATCGTTGGTGCGGATCTGGAAATGGTCGGTTCTCGTGGTCTATTCTTGAAGAAAAAGCGTTACGCTATTCTAAAATATTGGGAAGATGGGTTCCGTTTAGATGTGGATGGTAAACCCGGTAAGATCAAAGCTATGGGTCTTGAAATTAAACGCTCAGATACTCCAAAATACATCCAAAACTTCCTAGAAGAAACGTTGGTTGCATTACTAATTGGTGAAACTGAAGAAGAATTACGTGCTCGTGTACGTGCATTCAAGAAAGAGTTTAAAGATAAACCAAGTATTGAGAAAGGTTCACCAAAAACAGTTAAAAACTATACCAATAAGGAAAAAGAATACCAAGATACAGGTAAATGTAGTGTAGGTCATGTACTTGCAGCTATACAATGGAACAAACTTCGTGATTTGAATGATGATAAATCAGTTCCAGAAGCTACTGACGGTACTAAAGTGATTGTTTGTGACCTAAAACCTAATCCACTAGGTATTAAGAAAATTGGTTATCCAATTGACTGTGCTGATTATCTTCCAGAATGGTATCTAGAGCTTCCGTTCGATGATGATACAATGGAAAAAGCTGTACTAACCAAGAAATTAGGTAACATTTTCGGTATTCTAGATATGGATATTGGTATCGATGAGAAAAGTACCATTGAATTGAACACTGGTTTCTTCGAATGGTAATAACAAGGACAAAATATGACTGACAATACAAATATTCACCAACGTATAGGTGAAGCAATTACTTCTGGTGGTGAATTCAACATCATCCGTGCAAATGATGCACACGAAGAACAAATTCTAACGGATGCTGGGTTTGTAAAAGTCGGTTCAATGAAAGAAGGAGACAATATTGTCTCCTTATTCAAAGTTGAACTGAAAGAAAAGGAAGTAGTAAAAATTGTTGAAGTTCCGAATAAAAATAATTCGTGGCCTTTCAATGAACAATCACATCCATTCCGTAAACCTGATCCTGGTATTTGGTATCATAACAACCATTGGTTATATAACGATCCAAATAAACCAATGTACACATACTTAGGCACTAATACTGGTGATGCAGATTGGGTACAAAAAGATTTGAACAAAACTATATCTACCAGTACTGGAACCTTCAATGGAACTCTAAGTACACGGTTAGATGCTGCGTATGATCCTCTAAGTATTTTACAGGATTATACATTCAATACAGTACTAGATAAAAAGCAGTAAAAATTATGAAACGGGTACATTTTTTATGATATAATGTACCCGTAAACAAATGGAGAAAGAACAAATGGAATTACGTGACGTACTACGCGACCTAGTAACAACTACTGCTGGCATTGATTTTGATTGTATCGCTATTTCTAGTGAAGATCGTGGTCAAGGTCAACGTGTTTATATGGAAGCCTATACATCTGACAAAAACTTAGTTATGCGAGCATATACTAAAGAAGACGTACCTGAAGTTGTTGGTCGTTTTGGTATCGGTAATCTTGGAATGCTTCAAGGTCTACTAAACCTAAACGTTTACAAAACTGACAGTACTAAAATTAGTGTGAATGCGAAAGACGGTGTTGTTAAAAGCCTAACTTTCAATTCAGACGAAGCAAATACCAACTATCTAGTAGTTGCGGAAAAATATATTCCTAACCAACCACGATTCACTGACCAACCATATGACGTACAGGTTACACCTAGTGCCGCAAAGGTCAATGAACTAAAAAGCTTCTCAGGCGTGTTTAAATCATTCTCTGCTTTAGTCACTCCCTTCACTGAGGACAACAGCTTATATTTCTACGTTGGTGAAAAGAATAAAAACAACCACACAGGTACTTTACTATTCGGTAAAACTGAAGGTGAACTATCTAAAGGTTATGGTTATCCAATTGACCGTGTACTTCAAGCATTAAACCGCGTATCTAATGCTGAAACTAAGTCACTAGGGTTTACCAAAACTGGTATGTTAAACGTAACCGTAGATACTGGTGTTGCAGTTTATAGCATCTACGTAAGTGGTAGCTAATTTTTTACAGGGAGCGTAATGCTCCCTCTTTTTATTTGGATTTAAAATGAGTACACCTAGATTTATTGCTGATCTACATATGGGTCATAAAAATATCTGGAAATATCGTCCTGTGTTCGAAAGTACTTTACACAATGATCTATATTTTCAGTACATTCTGCAAGAAACTTGCAAAAAACGAGATACGATGTTCTTTCTAGGTGATGTTATTTTTGATGAAATCTATTTAGAATTCATTAAGAACTTACCTGGTACTAAAATTCTAATTCTCGGAAACCACTGTACAGAATATATCAGTACTTCAAAACTATGCGAAGTCTTTGATGAAGTTCATGGTCTTTTGAAGTATAAAGAATTCTGGCTTTCACACGCACCACTGCACCCTGATGAACTACGTGGCAAAAAGAATGTCCACGGACACGTTCACAGGGAATCAGTGAATGATTTAAACTACCTTAATGTTTCTGTAGACAGTTCTTTCATGAACTTTTTCCCTAGAACCTTACATGAAATTCGTCAAGGTTTTGAGACAGTAAATAACGAACAAAAGATTTTTGCTGGTGTACCAAACGAAGATGCGTTAAGTGTCATCGAAAGTAATCCAATTGCAAAAGAAGCTTATTACAAAGCACTAGAAGAATCAAGAAAATTTACTGTTTAAAAGGATTTAAAATGCCACTATATACATATCGTTGTACTAAAGAAGAATGCAATCATAGCATGGACAAAATCGTAAAATACGATGATAGAGAAACAATCAAGTACGATTGTACAGAATGTGGTACTGAACAGAGTATGCAATTTGAAGCCTTTACTCCTGGTGATAAAGGCTTTAATGTAAAATACAAAGGAAATTGGTTTAATACCACTGGCAGATACTAATTTGAATGGAGTCAAATATGAGTTTACAAGCTATTAATGATTATGTTATTGTTGAACTAATCGACAATACAAAACAAAGTTCAGCAGGTCTTATTTTGACTAGCGTTGAACCACCTTGTACTGGTACTGTAATTACAGTTGGACCAGGACGAGTTCTAAATGATGGTTCTCGTGAAGAACATAACATTCAAGTAGGGGATGTGATCGTTTTTGGTAAATCTTCACTAAATATGCCACTAGAAGATGATGATAAAACCTTCTATGTTATGAAAACTAGTGATATATTTGGAAAGAAAAATGGCTAAGAAAATTTTACCATTCTGGTTGTACCCTTCACATTGGGGTTTAAAAGGGCAAGCTAAAGAACTTGCAGAAATCGATTTTTATTATGATGGTTTAGAAGCTGCACTGAAACGTGCAGATATTGTTTGTCTAACAAAGATTGACAAAGAGAAAACCAAAAATGAATTACGCTATACTCATGGAGAAATCAATGAATTTGAGTTCGAAATGGCTAAAGTACAAATCGATTTCGATAATGCGGTTATTTCAAAAGTAACATATGAACTTAATCGCTTAGATGTGCAATTCAAATTTGGTCAAATTGATGAGCGTGAATATGATTCTGCTAAAGTTGAAATGATTAAAGATGAAGATAAAAAATACATTGCGGCATTGGAATTCGCACTGAAGTACAATGAAATTACGCAAAATGAATATGATAAGGAACTGGCTACATTTAACCGTGAGCCGTGGTTCTTATTTGACGTGGATTTCGATGAAGAAAATAATGACTTAATTATGTCTTTTGACTATAACGAGTACTTCTGGAAGAAATTACGTGAAGAAGGTCATCCTGGTAACGATGAGCATGAAATTATCGACAACTTTATTAAAGATTGGGGTCGGAAGTTAGCTACCGAAGACTACAGCGGTGACTATGACACAAAGTTAACAAGCATAAACGACGAAAGGAATCAACAGACTGGTTCTGGTGATTTTAAGATTTATGAGTAATAAAAAAAGGAGAACATATGTTCTCCTTTTTCTTTTTTAATTTATAATTAAATTGACAATGCTGGGATAGCTTTGTACACTTTAATTGCAAAGTTTCCAGCAGCCGCAGCAGTAGCAGAAGAAGTTAGAATAACTTCAGTGCCAGTACTGGTTAGCATTGGAACACCAGTTAGATCATCAATTAGTAGACGACCTTCATCGATTGAACCAGCAGGAACACCCTGGAAAGTTGTAAGATCTTTATCAAACACATTTGCACGTTCTACTAGGAAAGTAATAACGTTTGCAGAAGCTACAGAAGCAGCAGCAGAAACACCAGCAGGGGCATTTTTGAAGCCAGCAACCGCAACACCTTGTGCAGTTAGAGAAGTACTTAGAACAACCGCACGTTGTTGAACAATGTCAATCACACGTTTAACGTTTGTTTGTGCAGCATATGCAGCAGTGTAATCAGCTTCTAGGGAAGCAACTACGAATGCAGTACCATCAACACGAACAACACCTTTGTCATTCAAAAACTCTACAATTGCATCTGCATCTTCAGTGTTTAGAAAACGTTGTAGTTCAGCGAAAGATGCTACCGCACCAGTTACTTTAACAACTACGTTTGAAGCACCGCCAATAGCGATAGAAACAAGTGCGTTCTTACCATAGAAATAACCAAGAACACCACTTTCAGAGAAACCATTAATACGTTCTAACATATTTTAATCTCCCTATTATAGTAGTACTGGTAGTGCTTTAAACACTTTGATTGCAACAGCAGCAGCGGCAGCAGGAGTACCGTCTTTCTTCTGGAATACACCAGCTTGAGCTAGGTTAGCAGAAATTTCAGCAGTTGGATCTACAGTTAGTGCATAAGTAGAACCTGGTTTGTTTTCTTGTTTGGTAAACACATCTTGACGTTCAACGATATAAGTAATACCGAAAGAATTATCAGCTAGAGTACCAGCTTTACCGAAAGCGATAACATTACCACCAACAGTTTCAAAGCCAGAAGCAGTAGGATCAACATCGTTAGAGAGAGCGGAAGTAGTTACTAGAACCGCACGTTGTGCAAGAGCTTGAGCAATGATAAATTGGTTTTTCTCAGCAGCAGATTTTGCGGTTTGAGCAGCATTATCGCCAGCTTCAGTACCATCAAATGCAACTGCGGATACGCCGATTTCTACATCAGCAGGTAGAGTAACAACAACAGTCACGAAACCGTTATCGCCACCCCAAAATTCGCGACTGTTAGCAGACATGCCATAGTTACGATCAAAAGAATTAAGACTCATAAAAAATCTCCTATGTCTAATTTGGTGCAGGTACTTATTGACCTGCTTAATGTTATTTATCAAATCCTTTTCGTTAGTATTAATAACGTAAAAAATTTAAGTAAAAAGTTAATGTGCAATTATTTATGTCTTAAATGAAACTGCACATAAAAATGTGGTATAATCAAGGAAATTATGGAAAATGGAGTTCCTAAATGAATAAAACATACCTTTTAGTGGATACACAAAACTGTTTCCACCGTGCAATCAACGTAGCCTCACGTTCTTCTGACATATGGACTAAAGTTGGATTAGCATTGCACATCACCCTAAGTGGATTGAAAAAGATGAATGACCAATTCAACGCAGACCACGTAGTTTTCTGTGCAGAAGGTCGTTCATGGCGTAAAGATTACGATCCATATTATAAACTAAATCGTGTGGATAAAGCTAACACACGTACAGCAGAAGAAAAAGAAGAATCAGAAATCATGTTTGAAATGATTAATGACTTCTTGGATTTTGTTGATGCTAAAACGAACAGTACTCTACTTCGTTCATCTAAATGTGAAGCAGATGATTACATTGCTCGCTGGATTCAAACACATCCAGAAGATCAACACATCATTCTAAGTACTGATACCGACTTCCAGCAACTACTAAATCATAATGTTCGTCAGTATAATCCAGTACAAGAACATATGTACACTATTCAAGGTATCTTTAACCTTAAAGGTGAATTAGTTACTGATAAGAAAGGTAATGCTCTAGCTATTCCTGATCCTGAGTTTATTCTATTCGAAAAATGTATTCGCGGGGATACTTCAGATAACGTATTCAGTGCGTATCCAGGTGCTCCAATGAAAAGTACTAAGAAACGTGTAGGTATTCGTGAAGCATATGAAGATAGAATTGCACAAGGTTATGCATGGAACAGCTTTATGAATACAAACTGGACTCGACATGATGGTGAAGAAGTAACTGTACGTCAGATGTATGAGCATAACAAGAAATTGGTTGATCTAACTCAGCAGCCAGAAGAAATTAAAGCCATTATGGATGAAATGATCTTCGGTCGTGAACCAAAAAACGTTCCAATGGTGGGTGTACACTTCCTAAGATTCGCAGCTAAATATGAATTGGTGCATGTGCAAAATTCACCAGAATCTTACGTTAAATTGTTTGCGAAAAAGGACGAATAATGGCTATTTTAAAAATTCTTACAGAGTATTCATTCATTGTAGAAACCGGAACTGGTGAAAAGATGGGAATACTTGTGAATTATGATGAAGGAACAACAGAACGTACAGGTATCGAATTCTTTAACTCTGATGGTGCACTAAAGTTCAATAATATGAAAGAACTTGAAGAACTCTTAGGTGAAGAATTCGTATATGAAGAAATTGAAATAACTGACAGTACTAATGCATCTAAAGCGTTAGGTGATTATCCAATCAACGACACTGATACAATTATTGATATTTTATACGATGATCCTCTAGGAATCGGTACTTTCAGGAAAAGTGCTCGGTCTAAAAAGCGTTTTTATCCTGGCTGGTGGTTAGTACGAAGTGAAAATGGATCTTATCTTCCTCGACTAACACTAAGTGTTGACATTTATAACGAAAGAAACAATACAGAAGCACTATATGGGCCGTTTAAAACCTATATGGATGTAACTTATACGTTAAAACAGCTATAAATGATGTAGTACTGCCTTAGTGCAGTACTTTTTAAGGAAGAATATGAATAATATAAGGGAATACATACTCTGTAGAGATGATATTTTCTATTTTATGGAAAAATATCTCAAAATAGAGCTAAGAGGGTATCAAGTTGATGTACTTTCTAAGTATTGGAGATTAAAAACTGGTAAAACTGCTAATATACAAAGTATAAGAGGGGCAGGATTGAGTACTATCAATGCGATATACTCATTATGGCTATTATTGTTTTATCCTGGAACAAAAATAGCATTAATTGCACCCACTGCTGTTATGGCTGAAAATGAAAAACATATTATTAGTAGATTTTACGATATATTTGTAACTAATTGGGATAAAGACCAGACCAAGTACTATATAACTAAGTACATGACTAACAAAATTACATTTGATAGTGGTTCTTATATTGTTTTCACTTGGGATTTGGGAAATGATCTTCGTGGACATTCATTTGACCTTATCATATATGATAGTTTATTCTTAAACTTCCATGCAGACGAATGTTTTAAGAATACTGCTCCAGCAGGAAAGAAATACATAATAACTAACACACAATTATCTGAAAAGAAGTGTAATATGGAAACTTATGGTGAAGTTTCTATATATCCGTGGTACTGTAATCCAGACCTCACTCAAGAATGGTATTCATCAATGCTAAATAGTCTAGGAAACGCCGAATTCGAAAAACGATTCGGTTGTACTAGAGGAAATAGCAATGGCGAATTTTGATTTAGATAATTTTAATGATGACGATGAATATTCCGTCACGAAAAAGCCTAAAACACAGGTAGTATATACACAAAAAATGTTGGATGACTTAGAACGTTGTACAGTCGATCCACTTTTCTTTATTGAGAACTTTGTTTACATTCAAACAAAGGGCGGCGAAGCACTATTCAAACCATTCCCATATCAACGGGAAATGATTAGAAACTTCATTGAAAATAAAAACAACATCATGCTTACTGCTCGACAGATGGGTAAAACCACTGTAGTAGCAGCATATCTTTTATGGTATGCAATGTTTAACCCAACTAAAACAATTCTATTGATGGGTAACGTACAGTCAGCAGCACAAGAGATTATGGATCGTATTAAGTTCGCATATGAAATGTGTCCTGATCATATTCGTGATGGTGTAACAAAGTACAACGAACTTACCATTAAGTTTGAAAATAAATCACGTATTATTGCTCGTGCAACAACCCCACAAGCAGCACGTGGTCTAACCGTAGACTTACTATATCTTGACGAATTTGCATTCGTACAAGAAAGTTATCAATCAAACTTTTGGGCTGCGGTATCACCAACATTAGCAGGTTCAGGTGGTGGATGTATTATTTCAAGTACACCGAACACCGAATATGACCAGTTCGCTTCTATCTGGTTCGAATCACAAAAACACGAATTCGAAGATGAAGAAGGTAATATTGTAGACCTAGATGAAGACGGTCCAGGTATCAATGGATTCCGTGGAATTAAAGTTACATGGGATCACCATCCAGACCGTGACCAATCATGGGCTGATAAAGAAGAATACAAATTAGGTTCTTCACGTTTTCGTCGTGAATATAACTGCGAATTCGTAACGTATCAAGAAACTCTAATTAACAGTGTTAAACTAACAGAAATTAAAAACCGTTTCGTTCGTGACCCTGTTAAGAAAACTGAAGATGTACGTTGGTTTAAAGATATTGAATATGGTTGTACATATGCTGTAGCACTTGATCCTTCAGGCGGTACTGGTGGTGATGATGCGGCTATTCAAGTTTATGAACTACCTACTTTGCGTCAAGTTGCTGAATGGAAGAATAACAGTACTAGTATTCCTAATCAAGTAAAACTAATGCATAAAATTTTAACTGAGATTGCTGCTAGAATGGAAGAAAAGGGTGCTCGAAGTATTGAGAACCATTTGTTCTGGTCAGTAGAAAATAATACAATCGGTGAAGCAGCAGTACTAGAAATTACTAATCTAGGTATTGAACGTTTCCCTGGTACATTAATTAACGAACCTAAGAGAACCAGAACTGGACGTATCCGTAAAGGTATGACAACTACTAAAGCTACTAAAAAGACTGCGTGTTTCCACATGCAAAAACTTATGGAAACTTTTAGGATGGAAGTTGCCAGTACTGAATTACACCGTCAGTTGAACGACTTTATCAAAGCTGGTATGGATGATGGTATCTATAAAGCTAAATTGGGCTGTAAGGATGACTTAGTGAGTGCTACTCTACTAATAGTTCGTATGGTTGATATTATTGCTAAATTTGAAGACCGTACAGCACAAGTTATTAGTGAAACCCTAGATGATGGACAGCTTTATCAACCACTATCTATATTGGTATCTTACAATCGCTAATAAATATATCTATACAAGATTTGAAGGAGAACATCAATGAAACAAGGAGTTCTTTGTTCGGACATTTATAAAGTACTTGCAGCACCTTCATATGGGTATCAAATAACAATGTTTGATGAGGAAGGTCAAGGAACAATTTCTCCATCAGAAGCTAAATGGTTTTATGTAATGCCAGTTAACTTCATGATACAAGTACCTGATGTTGCCGAAACTACGATACGTCCAGAGGTATATCTTTGGAAATCGAATGATGTAAAAGATGAACAAACTAAAGAAGTACTGGAAAGATTAAAAAGCACATCTAACCAGTACGGTTATGGTTTTACAATTTATGATTTTGGATCAGGAAATCTACCAAAAAAATTCTCTCATATTGCAATGCGTAATATGGAAGAAACAAAGATTCAAGAATCTTTGATGGAAGGTTTAACTGGTTCAGCAATGCGATCATACTTCCAATTACCACGTGCTAAAATGGTAGTTGTACATAGTATGAGAGTTCAAGAAGAAGTTAGAGGCTCACGTACAAGAAACGTTAAAGAAGTATTCGTTGAATGTAATGGTGAGCGTCGTAGAATGAGTACAAACAATCTATTTGCAGCAAAGGCTATGACCTATCATTTAAATGAAGGTGGTCAATGGGGCGACAGATTCAGTTCTCATTTAGATTCATATGCTCAGGATTTAGAATCTTTGAAGAGACTACTTTCTGACTTAGAAATTAGCGGCAAAGTCGTTCAGGCTAACAAGACGATGCAGTATATTCAATCTATAAAAGATTTTCTCAAACGTTCGAGTACTCCAAGAGGTTATGCAGACAGTGTTCGCAACCTAAGTTTAGTACCACGTGTAGGAAATAAGTACATAGATGATTACGCACAAAAATTAAGCTCTATGTCCGATGATGCTAATAATAACAGATGTTTTGCACGTCATCACCTAATGCAAGAATGTTCGAAACTGCCAGCATACTTAAATACAGCACAAAGTAATATTACTGGCGAATATGAACCAAAAGATATTAGCTCAGCGATCAAAAAAGTCTGTTTAGGTTGTGTTCCGGTTGACGGTGACTTTTATATGGAACCTTCGGATGAAGAAAACAAAGTACTGATGTTTGGTAATCAAATTGCAGGACTCATCCAAGACCCAATAGTGAAAGAAGTGTTAGAAAATATATGCTCTAAACCGTATATGTTGCCACAAGATGCAGAATTTATCATAGCATTAGGTAACTCGGTTCTAGGCAGAAATAAGGCAAAGAAAGAAGTACTTGTCGAACCTGAACTTAAAAAATTGGAAGAATGGGCTAACGGGGGCGAATAAGCCCCCAACCCAAATTACTAAATAAATGAAACGTTGTACTATTTTGTGGTATAATGTAGAAGAATTTGAGGCAACTCGAATAAGTCAGTCAAGACTATAAAATGACAAAAATGTGAAACGCTACAAGAAATTGTGGTATAATATGAATGTCTGAAGCAGGAAGCGGAAGACAAAAGAAGCAAAATTAAACTAAGTAACAAAGAAGCAAATTGATAAGGAAATCAAAAATGGCAACATTAGCAGAAATTCGTGCACTACTAGCAGCAGAAGCGGCAAAAGCAGAAGCAGCAAAAAATGGTACATTCGTTGGTAACGGACAACCTGATGCGTTTCTAGCATTCTGGAACATTCCAGAGAATCAAGATCTAAATCTACGTTTTCTACCAGATGCAGATCCAAACAACACATATTTCTGGCGTGAACGTGAGATGATTAATCTTGAGTTCAACGGAATTAAAGGTGTACACACTGATAAAGTGCGTCTACAAGTTCCATGCAACGAAATGTGGGTTCCAAATTCTTGCCCTGTACTAACTGAAATTCGTCAGTGGTACAAAGTTGCGAAAGAAACTGGTAACGAAGATCTTTCTAAGCAAGCATCTAAGTACTGGAAAAAGAAATCATATCTATTCCAATGCTTAATTGCACCAAACTCTGTAGAAGTCAAAGATGACAACGCTCCAGAGAATCCAATTCGTCGTGTTCTAGTGAACAAAGATTTGTTTGAGAAAATCAAATCAATTCTTATGAACCCTGATGTAGAAGAACTACCAACTGATTTTGAACATGGTCGTGATTTCCGTGTGATTAAATCTAAAAACGCTGGTGGATTCAACAACTATGATGCATCACAGTTCAAATTCTCCGAACGTCCACTAAACGATGAAGAACGTGCTGCGATTGAACAGTATGGCCTATTCACTCTAAATGAGTTTATGCCAAAACAACCAACTCCAGAAGAACTAAATGCAATCCGTGAAATGTTCGAAGCATCTTGCAACGGTGAAGCATATGATCCTGCACGTTGGGCTGCATTCTATCGTCCAGCAGGTGTTCAACGTCCAGCAACTGGATCGACCACAGACACTCCAACTATTCCAGCAGCGACTACAACTGCTCCAGTGCAAACTGCACCAGTAGTAGAAAGCAAGCCAGTAGTTACTGAATCTGCACCAGCAGCAGAAGCAACTCCAACTGCTTCAGCAGCACCTAAAGAGAAACTTTCTCCAGCAGACCTAGTAGCTAAACTAAAAGCTAAAAGCGGTCAGTAATAGTTAAAAACAATTGGGGCAACGGATTTGCCCCGATTTCATTTCATGGAGAGAAAATATGAAAAATACGTCTAGTGGTTTAGCAAGTATCATTAAAAACAGTTCAAATAGTATCAAGAAAATGACTGGTGTAAGTATCGGATTCCACGATCCTGATACCTGGATTAGTACTGGTAACTATGCACTGAACTATCTCATCAGTGGTGATTTTGACGGTGGTATTCCACTTGGCAAAGTAACCGTATTCGCTGGTGAATCTGGTGCTGGCAAATCTTATATTGTTTCCGGTAACGTTATCCGTGAAGCACAAAAACAAGGCATTTACCCATACGTAATCGACTCTGAAAACGCCCTTGATGATAAGTGGTTAACAGATCTTGGTGTAGATACCGATGAATCAATGATGTTCAAAGCGAACGCAGCTATGATTGATGACGTTGCAAAACTAATTGCAGATGTTGTTAAAGATTATCGTGACCAGTTTGGTGATCTTCCACGTGAAGAACGTCCAAAACTACTATTCGTAATCGATTCATTGGGTATGTTAATGACACCAACTGAAACTGCACAGTTTGAAAGTGGTGATATGAAAGGCGACATGGGTCGTAAAGCTAAACAGCTTAAAGCGTTAGTTACTAACTGTGTAAACATGTTCGGTGATCTAAACATTGGCCTAATTGCAACAAACCATACTTATGCATCTCAAGATATGTTCGATCCAGACCCTAAAGTTTCTGGTGGTGCTGGTTTCGTTTATGCTTCTTCTATTATGGTTGCAATGCGTAAACTAAAACTAAAAGAAGATGAAGATGGTAACAAAACTTCTCAGGTAAATGGTATTCGTGCATCATGTAAAATCATGAAAACACGTTATAACAAACCATTCGAAGATGTTGAAATCAAAATCCCTTACAATACTGGTATGAACCCATACAGTGGTTTGTTAGATATGTTTGAAAAACGTGGTCTAGTAACCAAATCTGGCAACAGCTTAGTGTATGTTGATATTGATACTGGTGAAGAAATCAAGAAATTCCGCAAAGCTTGGGAAAAGAATGATAACTCCTGCTTAGATTTAATTATGGGTCAGTTCAAACGTCACCCACTAATTGCAGTAGTAACAGAAGCAGAAAAAGGTGATGAAGATTTTGGTGTAGACCTTGATCTTGAGGAAGTGAGCGAGGAATAATATGGCTAAGGCATGGCATTGGATCATTAAAGATGATAAATCAAAGATACTTGATATGGTTGAGTTCTTTGAAAATGAGTTAGAAGACGCAAGACGTGAAGTAAAACAATCTGGTGTGATTGAAAAACTATCTCAGCAATTGCCAGCTTATCATGAACTTCGTTTTAGTCAACTACAACAGGTAGAAACAGTACTTGAAATCTTGGAAATTGAGTTAAAACAACTTGAATCTGAGAAATTTAAGAAATTTCTTGAGCATTACAACCGTGCATTGTCCTCTGCTGACTGTAAAAAGTACGTAGAAGGTGATCCAGATGTTGTAGCAGTCAATGAAATGATTGCTGACGTTGCGTATATTCGCAATCAACTACTTGGTGTAGTTAAATCGTTAGAGATGAAAGCATTCCAGTTGAACAATATCGTTCGATTGAGAACGGCAGGTATCGAAGACGCTAGATTAGATTAAATTTAAGGACGCTTATTGCGTCCTTTTTGTTTTTTAGAGAAAATTATGACTGAGCTTGACAAATTTTTTAATAATGTTATGATATTGGACACTGAAACGACTGGCGTTGATGACGATTCAGACATTATTGAGTTTAGTGCTTCATTTCCATTAAGTGCAAATGATTCATTTGAAGATGTATACAATTATACCTCCAGATTTAAACCAACACATGATGTTCCCGCAGACGCATCAGCAATTCACTTCATTACAACCGATGATTTGGTAAACGAAGGTTCATATACTGATAAAGCTGAAGAATTCTATCCATTGTTTGGTGTTAAACAGTACTATGTAGGACACAATGTGCAGTTTGACCGAAGAATGCTAAGAAAGAATAACGAACGTTTCTTTGGTAATGAAGTTCCTGAGTTTGAAAACGATGAAAGTTGGATTTGTACATTAAAACTAGCTAAAAAATTATTTGCAGAAGATCCAGAGTTCCAAAACTTAACTTTGAGCTATTTGTGGTTCAAATTTGAGTTGAATAAGACATGTACTCATAAAATTGTGCCTCATAGTGCAGAAGATGATGTGTATATGACTTATAAGGTACTTTCACATCTAGTAAATATTGCAATCGAACGAGGCTTGATTGACACCAATAAGGAAATTGGTTCACAAGTTGTGACATTAGCAAACACACCAATACTTTATAGCGTTATGACAATTGGTAAACATAAAGGTTGGGTAATGGAAGATGTTCCTGAAAATTATTTGAAATGGATGATTTCAAATATGGACGTTATGAATCCAGATATGCCTAACTTTGATGCTGACCTTGCCTTTACGGTAGAAACTGAAATAACTCGTAGATTGGAAAATGGACTAATGTCATTCGACGTTGAATAATACGAATTAAAAGGACTCAAGGATGAGTGGAACTTGTAAGTTAATACTTCAGGACGAAGTAAACTGTAAATTTGAGGGGCTTGCCCCTAATATTCGTCAAGAAATGATTCGTAAGGTTTCATATACTTTACCATATGCACGATATACACCAGCAGGTCGTATGGGTCGGTGGGATGGTAAAGTAAACTTTATGAACATCGGTGGTAGTACTTACTATCATATGTTAGATCAGTTGCTACCGATTCTTGAAAAACATGATGTGATGATTGAAATTGAAGATCAACGCATTCAACACAATTTTGAATTCGAACCAATTGATGAGAACATTTTCGATTACGTTGAATTCCCACCTGGTCACCATATGGAAGGAAAGAAAATTGTCCTTCGTGAACACCAAGTGAATGCAGTAAACACTTGTCTACAGAATCCACATGGGTTACTATTGGCAAGTACTTCATCAGGTAAAACACTAATTACTGCTGCAATGTCTAAATCCGTTGAGAAATACGGTCGAAGTATTGTTATTGTACCGAACAAAGACCTTGTTCAGCAAACGTACAACGATTATGCAATGGTTGGATTAGATGCAGGTGTGTTTTATGGTGAGAAGAAAGAATTAAATCACCAACATACAATTACAACCTGGCAATCATTAAACTCTTTGTGGAAAAAGACAAAAAAAGGTGAACTAGAACTAACTGAACAAGATGTTCATGATTTCATTAATGGTGTTATTGCAGTTATTGTCGATGAAGCACATACAAGTGCAGCAGAAGCATTACATGCAGTACTAGGTCAAGTAATGAAAAACATTCCTTTGCGTTGGGGGCTAACTGGTACAATTCCAAAAGATCCTGTACTTGCAGCAAAGATTAAATGTAATGTTGGTGAAGTAATCTATACTATTACAGCTAAAGAATTGCAGGATAAAAAGATTCTCAGTACTTGTAATGTGAACTGTATTAGATTAAAAAGTTCTCTAAAATTTGCAAACTATCAGGAAGAACTAAAGTATCTTGTAACTGATAGAGATAGAATGAAGTACGTAGCAACATTAATTGCTGCTATAGCTGAAAGTGGAAACACGCTAGTACTAGTTGATAGATTAGAAGCTGGTGAACTACTTTGTGAATACTTAGGTATACCAAAGTCAGAATTCGTTCGTGGTGATACTAAGAAGAAAGACCGTGAAGCTTCATATGGAGAAATCCGATGGGCTGATAACAAAATCCTAATTGCTACCTATGGTGTTGCAAGTACTGGTATTAGTATTAGTCGTTTATATAACGTTGTACTAATTGAACCAGGCAAGAGTTTTGTACGTACTATTCAAAGTATTGGTCGTGGTTTACGTCGAGCAGAAGATAAAGACCACGTAGAGATTTATGACATTTCAGGTTCCAACAAGTATAGTGCTAAGCATATGCGAGAACGTATTGCGTACTATAATGAGGTACAATATCCATACGTCGAGATGATTGTGGATGATTGGCAAAATATGGAATGAGTTAAATTTTTGTGATATAATATAGACATACAAAATAAAAAGGATATTTTGAAATGGAACTTCGATCTAGCATCGCATTTATTGGCGATTCTGAAATTTTAGAGATTATTGACTCTTTCATTATGGAAGAATCACTAATTGATGACATGGTTTTTTCGGTAGATTTTATTCCAGAACTGGAAACTAACGATACCTATGTCTACCGTTGTCAGACCGACGACGATTCGTGGGTTAATATCTACGATATTAAAACCCGTCTTGATGAAAAGTTTGAACACGAACGCAAATATGACATTATATATGCCAGTACTGATGCACAATCTTATATTGATGTGATCAGCGTAACTGGTAATTTCGATGTTTATCTTGACACCGATACGGATAAAATTCAAGAACTGTGTGAAACTTATGGATTGGAGTTCTACGGAACTGAAGATGATGACGAAGATTATTATCTAGATTCCGACGAAGATGACGACAATTACTACTAAGGAATTCACATGAACGTATTAACACCTGAAAATTATGCATTTGAAATGGATCTAGTTACTGATACTATTCCAGAAGAAATGTACTGCGTACTTGACCTAAGCACGGTCGAAGATGCTGATTATTACTTTAAACACATCCTAAACACCGTGTCGTTTAATAGTATTAGTGCTGATTTACAAATTGGTAATCATATTGTTCAAGTTCCTCTCGGCTGGCAGATATTGCTTGGTGATGAAGACACTGGAATGATGGAAATGTGCACAATTGAGAATATTTTGAATATGAAAGACCCTAGAGCATTCGTTTATAATCCGATTCGCTCTATGTACCCTCGATATGAGCCTGTTAAAGTACTTCGAGTATTCACTCTAACTACTAAATGGCAAATTCCAATGTTACCAAAGAAAAATCTACTCGCAGTACCTTTATGTAACGGTACAAATCCACCATGTGTGTACTTTGCAGATGAAAATGAGAAAATTCAAGATCTATTTTTAGGAATTGGTGATTAATGTTTGATTTTAACGGTTTACCAACAGCTTCAGAGGATGAAGAAACTAGTACAAGTACAGCAACCAAGTTAGATATGAATCTATTACTTGAAAAAATTGATATGGCTGACTATGACTATTACGACACTCTAAGTGATAAAGAAAAGAAACATTTCCAACCGTATATTGTATTACGTTGGATTAGTTCTCTTGACGATTCAGTACAAGTAACATATACTGCAAAGAAAGTTGAAAACATCTTTGGTAAATGGTCAAGCGGTGGTAAAGATGCTCTTAATGAACTCAAAGATGAGTTTAATAGTACTGGTGCAGGGGTCTGCATCAGTGCCGCGAAGTACGAACATGCAAAGTACGATTGGCGTATTAAGTTTGCCGTACAAGACAGAGCAAGTGCAGATGCACTAATTGAAACCATGAAAGAATTTGGTATAACTGGACATGAAATCATTTCTCTCATTGATAGTACTACAATTAAGTACCATCTGATTATGCTAAATGATATGGTTAACCAGAACTTTTGGGAAATGAAAAACCATCCAGAGCTTGTGTATGAACTTATGTGTTCAGTATCAGAAATGATTGGACCACAGAAACGTGCACACAACTGGTTACCACATTGCAAAGGTTTGAAAAACGTCGATAAGAATATTTTCGACATTATAAAACGCACTCAATCTGAATATACTGCTGCTAATATGAATGAAGCAGAGTATAAGATTTTACTATCTGGTTATACGAAAGAAACCTTTGAAGATCTTCTTAAAGACTTAGGTTCATCTGAAACAGAAATTAAAACTCTTTTGAAACAATTCAAAGCAGAAAGTGAAAAGTATGGCAAAAACTAATAAAGGGGCTGCAAAAGCCCCTACTTATAAATGCAGATTTTGTGATAAAGAATATAAACGAGAAGATACAGTACTTACTCATGCTTGTGTGAAACGTGATCGTTACAATGATCGTGAATCCCGACAAATGCGTGAGGCTTTTCGATTGTACATGCATTTCATGGAAGTTCACAAATTTCAAATGAAAAAGAATGAAGAACCATTGATGCAGTTTATCAAGTCTAGATATTTTAATGACTTCTATGATTTTGCACAGTACATTTTATCACATGATATTCTAAATAAAGAACAATTCATCACGTATGTTTTAACGAGTGGAAAGACTGTTTATGAATGGAAATCTCAAAAAACGTATGAGGAATGGGTAATTAAGTGCATTCGTAATGAACACCCTAGACGTGGTATTGAACGCTCAATTAATGCATTAGTTGAGTGGAGCGTAGCCACAGATAATGAATGGACAAGTTTCTTTGAAAATGTAAGTACTGAACGTGCTATTATGTGGTTCGAGACAGGTAAGATTTCTCCCTGGCTGATCTATGCGGCATCACCAGAAAGTGGAAACAAACTACTGAACCGTTTTTCTGACTCAGAGTTAGAATATCTGGTTCGTTTTATCGATCCAACATATTTCAAAATTCTCCAGATTCGTTATAATGATGAAGTGTTAGATATACGAAATTTATTAACGGAGGCTGGTCTATGATACATGGAATGTATTCAAACAATAATGATGACCAATTTGAACAAAAATCTGATGTACTGAAGAATGCAGCAGAATCAAAACTATCAATGATTCAACGTGGTTCAGTTACAGAGATTACGATGGGTGACAGAACTTTTCAAGTCACAGATCCTAAGCGTATGGAACAAACTATCTCAGTACTGAAGCATCAAGAAGAAGCTATTCAGAACTTGAGAGCAAGAATGAAAGAACATCATAATGCAATTAGTGTTTTGGTTCAAGAAATACAGACTTTAAAGAATGAAGTTCAAAGATTGAAGGAAATAACTAATGGATATGGATCACAAGAATTCTCAAACTATTAATTATAGAAAAGCCAGAACTGATATTGATATTGACTTTAAAGATGGAAAGTCAGTTATTGAGCAACTACCTTGTACCAGAAGTGTAGAAAGGATTACAGAGGATGGTTTGGTTCCTCATAATAGTGGTGTTCATTTTGATAACATACCCGTAGACCCTATTAGCGGTTTAGCGAGCATTCAATACAAAGAAGCCGAAAGATTAGGATATCAAAAAGTTGATATTCTGTCTCAATCGGCTTACGAACATGTGCGTGATAGGGATCACTTAAAAGAATTAATGAACAAAGAGCCTGATTGGGATCTATTATTAGTGCCTGAGTTCGTGGAAGAATTATCACAAATTAAAAAGCATATAACCTTACTTAATGTGTGGCGTCCTCGTAGTATAGATGAACTGGCAATGTTTATTGCTATGATCCGTCCTGGGAAGCGTCAATGTCAGAGTATGAATAGTTGGGATGAGGTGAGGGCTGTTATTTGGGATTATGATAGTATTGGGCTAGACGCAGAGGGAAGAAAGTTAAGATACTTTAAAAAACCCCATGCTTATGCATATAGTTTAATGATTGTTGTTCAGTTGAACGCATTGGTAGAATATATTATTTCCTCTTCTTGAGAGCAACATTCCTGCGTTTAATACGTTTGGTCGGTAGATCACTTAACGAAATTACTGGCCCAGAGTGAACTTTCACTTGGTCAGTATTGAAGCGTTTTGTAAAAGGTTCAAATTTTTCCATTTCTTCTTGCATGAATAAGCAAATAGGAATGGTACGATTACTTTGCCACCACCAGTTATTAGCTAGTAGCAACAGTTCTTCTTGTAGGGATTCATCCATCTCATGAAAACAGTACAATGTCATGTATTGTTTACTTTTGATTTTGATAATCCCATAATAGATAATCTCGTCGTGTTCTATGACTGTCACGAAAGGATAAGTTTTGTATTCATTCATAGGACTTCCATAAATATTGTATAAAATGATTATATATATTATTTATAGAGGTTAAACATGGCACATCACGGCGTATACATGTATCCTTATAACAATGAAGTTTCTCTAGGCAATTTCAACATGCCATTTAACCAAGAGAAATTGACAATTTATAGAGGTGCAAACAATCCTATCAGCTTTACTATTCACAATGCTGATGGAAAATATACATTGATTAGCGATAATCAATATCTTGTGTTCAGTATCTTCGATGCACGAAACGACACAAGAATCTTTGAAACCGTACTTGACAAGTTTCTACCATCTTGGGTATCGGAAGCTGGACAAGCACGACCAACAATTAGTAATAAACAGAAAGTCTACTACGGTTGTATTGTACCTGCTGGTGTAATACAAGATTTAAGTGTAGGTTCTAAGTACCGTTGGAGTATTACTAAAGTCACATTAGACGGTGATTTAATTGAACCAACAGAGTACTTATATACTGGTTTAAACTTTGAAGCAAGTGCTGAATTGATTATTAGTAACTTAGCTGCTCCTACATTTACCCCAAGTCAAGAAATTAGTGCGAATAAAAATCCATCATGGCTACCAATTAAAGATAAGGAACAGAAACCTATCTCTAATGGATTCTTTGGTGATTATGATGTTATGCACAGTTCAGCAATACGTGCTGATGCACAATACGGCCTAGTTGATGGTTTAAGTACTATCGCATTTTACTTTAAGAATTTCATTGGACGTGTTCAATTACAAGGTTGCCTTGCAAATGAAACTCCAAAAGATGCAGAAGATTATAAGTGGTTCATTATTAAGTTAGACGGTAAAGACTACATTGAAAACAATTTCGATCCAAATGGAATTCCAATTCCAATAGACGAAATTAGACCTTTCAATTTCCACGGTCAACTGATGTGGGTTAGGGTAGTATGTTGCATTCCACCAATTGTCACAACTTATCCACCAAATGTGATCAAGAAAGATTACAATCCGTTGAACACTATACCGAAGATTCTCATCCGTAGATAAATGGAATGCATTAAAAAAATGTGGTATAATATTTGAAGTACTGACACAGACAAAGGATTTGAATGATGAATCAGATACAAAATATTATGGCAAATATTATGCATGACCCTGTTCCAATTATGGATCGCTGGAACCAACATAATTGCCCTGCTTGTATTACAAGAGGGCAGTCTAGACCTGATACAAAAGGTCGTGGAAACCATATGTTTAGAAACGATGGTTCAGTGGTTTATAATTGTTTCAACTGTCATTTAAAAGCAGTTTGGTCACCAGGACGATATGTAAGCAGAGACATGGAATCTTTGCTACGTTCCTTTGGTGCATCTGATAAAGAAATGATCTCTATTAAACTCATTGCTAAAGAAATGGCAGAGAGTGGTGATTATGAAGTAGAAGAAACTACCAATTCAAAACTGTATCAAAAAATTGTACGACGCGAGTTACCTAGCGATGCTAAACCATTCTTGGAATGGGTGAACATGGATAACATACCACCAGATTTCATAAAGGTTATAAACGCAGTAAATGACCGTAATCCGTACTTGCTGGACTTAGATTTATATTGGAGTCCATCAAAAGAATTTTATATGTACCAACGGTTCATCATTCCGTATTACATGAATGGACAAATCATAGGTTACACTGCTCGTCATATTGATCCTAAAAGCGAATATCGTTATAGGAATCAAGTTAGTACGAGCATTTTTTATAACTTTGATTTGCTAAATGATGATAGGATACAAACTATCCTTGTTGCAGAAGGTCCAATAGATGCAAGTCTAATGGGTGGTGTTTCTGCGAATAACTACTTTCTCAGCAATTCGCAATTAGATTTATTGCACAAAGCAGAAGAACGTGGTAAAAATATAGTTATTGTTCCAGATCGTGACAAAGACGGATTAGTTACGATAGAACAAGCTATTGAGCACGGTTTCAGTGTAGCATTACCTGATTACGGTGCAGTGCGTGATGAAAATGGAATTCGTCACATTAAGGATTTTGATGAAGCATGTGCCAAGTACGGAAGATTGTTTTGTTTACAACTTCTACATAAAAGCATATACACAGATAGATTCGATATTAGAGTACAAACTGAAAAATGGATTTGAGGTTTAAATGGCAAGCAACACGGACGTAAGAAAATATGACATTAGTTATCAACTATATTTGCTATCGCAAATTTTTAGTACACCAGACCTATATGTACGGTGTAAGAACGTACTAAAGCCAGATTATTTCGATAAGGAATATCACGCTAGTATCCAATATGTTCATGACTATTCAAGCAAGTACAACGTAACTCCAACGCTAAACGACATTAAACACAATGCAGATTTTCAGTACAGCGAAACACCAGTACAAGAATTAAATCAGCAAGCAGTACTAGATAGTATTGGTGAGTTTTGTCGGCATAAAGCATTAGCACATGCAATTCAACAAGGCATGGAACTAGTGAACCAAAAACGTTACGGTGGAATCGAAGAACTAATTCGCGAAGCAATGCTTGTAACTGTTCAGAACGATTTGGGTCTAGACATTTATGAAAATCCAGAAGAAGTTATTAGTTCACTAGCAGATATGCAAGGTACTTTTAAATCTGGATGGGAAACACTTGATTATAAACTATTCGGTGGTTTCGGTCGTCAAGAACTCGAAATCTTTGCAGCAGCATCCGGTGGTGGTAAATCAGTAGTACTACAAAACTTAGCAGTAAACTTTAGTAAAGCAGGGCTAAACGGTGCATACATTACACTAGAACTAGCATCTGAACTTGTTGCCGTTCGTATCTATGGTATGATGGTTAACACCGCTCAGAGCAAAGTTAAAGTTAATATTGATGAAACCGCAGCAAAAGTAAAAATCGAAGAACGTAGCAATGGTAAACTTCGTGTTCACCGTCTACCAGAATCCGTCAGTACTGTAAATGATATTGAAAGTTATATCCGTGAACTACAAATCAAAACAGGAATTAAATTAGATTATGTTTGTGTTGACTACCTTGATCTGTTAACATCTGACCGTTGTGGTCCAAACGATAAATCAAATGCGTTCGTTAAAGATAAGTTTGTGTCTGAAGAATTACGTGCACTAGCAATGAAAATGGACTTGACTGTATTCACAGCATGTCAGTTCAACCGTAGTGGTGTTTCTGGTGAAGACGTTAAAAGTCAAGCACAAATTGCGGGTGGTATTTCTAAAATCTATACCGCAGATAACGTTATCTATATTGATGCACGTAAAGAACGAGGCGAAATGGTATTTGACTTCCAGAAAACTCGTAACAGTTCCGCAGTAGGTTCACGTCTAATTATGTCTTATGATATTGACTCTCTACGTGTTCTTGATCACCCACAAACGGTACAAGAAATGGAAATCAATACATCATTTAAACATAGTGGTAAAACTTTATTGGGTCGAGGAAATGTAATGGCAACACCTACATTACCTGGCAACACAGCAATGAGTTCTTTACAGAATAAACTTGCAAATGCAGTAAGACCTAGTACACAAATTACACAAAAAGATGACAGTACTGAAACGCCAGATATAAATACACCAAAGACTGAGGATAAAGTTTCTCATATGCGAAACTTTTTGAATGGTAGGATGTAATTATGTCGAACAAAAAGCACAATCTTCTAGATAGTATAGTCAACTATACTTCCGATAAAGAAAAACTTCAAAGTTTAGGAAATCGTGCGGATCATGCTATTAATTCGATTATCAATCTACTTGATAGCATCGATGAAGAATTTGAAGGTGAGGAAGCAGAGGATTTAAAACGCCGACTGTTTCTTAGTATCAAAAACCGTGACTATCGAAAATTCGAAAAGGGGCTAGAAAACCTAGCCCAAAATGAGAAACGAAAGAATAAGGGTTCATGATATGAAAAAGAAAAAAGTAAATGAAAATGCTTCATCTGGTGCAACAAGTGCTGGAGGGATTGCCTCTGTAAGTGGTGGGTTGAACTATCCTTTAATTACAAGAATGCCAAAAACCAATTTCTTTGGTTATAAAGAATATAAAGGTAAGAAAAAGGATTAATATGATTTCTTATACATTTTATACAATCAATACTGTTATCGATATTGGTGATGGTAAAACTCCACCTATTGTGAATAATGAATTCACTGGTGCGATGAATTTGTCCAGATTGGTTGAATGTGTTATGGTCTTTGATCGTCCAATGATGGTGAGTGTTGTTAGTACTGAAGTTGACTTGAGTAAAAACAACAACTCAACATTTTATAATCTTCCTAGTGTATGGGGTGAATGTGTAGTAAGCACATTTAAATTCGCATTACCAATGGATGTTGATATAAAAGTAAATGGAGTACCATTAGTACTTCCTACTGAAGTAAATGGAACGAGACTAACAAAATTCAACAGTGTTACTTCCGAACGGAACATTAGCATTACAAAGCAAACCTTTTCTCGTACATGATAAATATCTTCATGTACAGAAAAGGTTTTTCTTTTTGGAGATAATATGGATATACAACAAACTGCACAGGAATTGCAAAAATTTGCTGATGCTAATGGCTTGGAAATGGATGTGAGTGCAGCCCTAAATTCTATGGATGCGGGTGATTTTATTGAAATCAATAATGCAATGGATAATTCCGACAATCGCACCATTATGCAAGTACTACAAAAGTGCAAAGCACAAATGAGTGAGAACTACCATCTATTTTGTGGTAATAAAATAAATGAATCATATGGCGTTAACGTTATGAATTCATTAACACCAACACAACTTACTGAGTTTTATAAATTGCACTGTTCGTTTGCCTTAGCTGATAATAGTCACTTGACATTAGCAGAAATGAAAACATTGGCTTTTGATAGTGTAAATCAAAAAGCTGCACGTGGTGAACTTGCTGAAGATTTGGCAAATACTTTACGTGCTGGACAAATTAGCAAACAAAATACTGCAACACAACAAACTCAAATTAACCCACAAACTGCTGCTAAATTGAAACAAGCAGAACTACAAAAGAACGCTAATAATGCGAACTTTAAGGTAACAGTTCCAGGAAACACAACTGGTACTAGCGAAATTGAACCAGTTGTTGGTGTTGATGTTGGACCAACTACTGACCAAACATTGGTAGTTACTAAAGATACTCAAAAACCTAACCAACTAAGTGTATTTGGGTTAGGTGATGTTGAGCCAGTGAAAGAAGCCGAATTCGAAGAAAACGATTCTGAAGATACTATGGCTCCACCTGATGTTGTTCATCAAGAACAAACGGGTTCTCCATTTACACATGAGAATCCAGGAATGGGTGAATTGTCTCATGCTATTAGTCAGATTGAAACTGAAGATAGTTTAGATGGTGAAGAAAGTCCAGAAGGTAATGAAGGAATGCATAATGCTGATGAAGTACTTGCACAAATCATTGACTTCTGTTCAAGAATGCGAGGAAAATAATGAGATCGGTAGATACTAAAAATGGTTATAGCGTTATAGTGTCTAATGAAGAATACCGTCTTATTAAAAAGGTTGACGCAAATATTCAGGTTCCTGTTGAATCCCTAAGTGAGTACTATCAAGAATTAGGTGAAAAACTTTATTCTCGTGGAGTATTAAATAAGGTAGAAAATGACGGAACCGAATATTTTGTATCGATGAAAAGGAGTAAGCAATGAGTGATGATTTCGGAGAATTTGAACAGCGTAAGCAGGGCATTGATTTAATGACTGATATTATGTCTGCATTTGATGACATTGAAGAAGGTCGTGCAGTAACTAAAAAACTTCCAGATGGAAGTGCCTTTGTAGATGATTTTGCACAAATCAACCTTGCTGAAACTAAAAACCTTTTACATGCTCTACAGGAAGTAACTGGAGAGTACGGCACACTTCTTCAAGAAGATACTGCATATTATGATCAAGGTGGTTTTATGGATGATAGTTCAGATTTGGACAGCATCTATGGGTATTATGAACCACAAGAAGGTGAAAACTTTATTCCTAACCCAACGGTTACGATGCGTAAAGTACAACAACCTCAACAAACACAACAGAGAGCATATGTTCAACCAGACCGACCTTATGTTCCAGGAATGAACTGGAGTATTATTGAAGAATCGGTGCTAGGTATGAAAAATGCTATCATGTACAGCATTAAATGCAATGCTACTAATCAAATCGTATTGAATAATATTATGATGTACGAATCTGCATTAGCTTTGCGTAACATTCTAAATTCTGGTAAGTCCTTAACTGATCCTAAAATTCTAGGAATTATTAGTTCAGGTATTCAATACACGAATGTTGTTCAAGAAGCCATTAAAGCTGCGAGAGAACGTCAGCAAGTACTGAAAGAATCTCGTTACGATAAAGCTCAAGAACTTGACGGCGTAATTGCTGAACATAAAAATAAAGCAAAAGAACTAAAACAGCGTGTGCTAAACTTCTTGGAAGAAGAAGGATTCTTAGCTAAATAAGGATATAAATTTCATTTATAAGGAAATAAAAAATGTCAAAACAATTTTCAAAAATGATGGAATCCGCAAGCCGTGTTGAAGCTTTAAATTTGATGCAACTAAACGAATCAAATATTGAAAAAGCTGAAATCGTACTAGCAGTTAAGGGTGAAATCGTAGATAAACTTCAACGTCAAGCTGAAGTAATTAACAACATGGGTGTTGACGTACTAGGTCCACTACTAGACCGTATTAAAGCTGAACATGGTGTTGAAGCAGCAGAAAGCTTCCGTAATAACATTAGTGGTCTTCTTGATCATGCTGTGAAAACCATTATGGATGTTAAAGACAAAATCAGTACTGAAACTCTAAAACTTACTGGTGATATTACTAGTTCCCCTGATGTTGCTGATCTAGGTTCAGATGCGGGAATGGATGATATTTCTATGGATGTTGACACTCCTGAAGGTGATTTTGATTTTGAAGATGATGCAGAACTAGGTGATGTAGCACTTCCAGAACCAACACCAATGGATCGTGAAATGAAAGAATCTGTACAGCCTAAACGTTTTGGTATTCAACTAGAAAGCGTTAAAGGAACTGTAGGTAATAAGTATTTCGATTCTAAAGCTGAAATGCAAACTTGGCTAAAAGAAAACGAAAACAAAATTGCAAAGGTTCTAAAGATCCTAAAATAATCGGGGGGTGATATGAGGTTTAGTCAAATAACCGAAGATGCACCAGGTAAAGACATTCGGAACATGATTAGTACTATTGCACTATCTTTAATTGCTACTGGCAGGGAACAAGTTAGTGTTCAATCATTAATTAATGAAATTAAAAAACGTACTAATATCGATGTTCCGTATAATGTTATGATGGACATTTTAAACGAGTTACCATTTGTTCAGGATGCTAATTCTGACATTGTAACGCTTCAAGGAAGTGACACTACTCCAAGTGGGGATAATGCTGAATCTTCTGAAGAACAAGTTACAGATATGGCAACTAAAGCAGCAGCAAATAATTTAAAACAAGATATTTGAAACAATAAAAAAACATGTGCTATAATATAGGAGTACAGGATGTACATTCCACCTATCGTTAATAAGTACACGTATGCTGGTTATGAACGAATTGAAGGCGGCTCTGAGGGTCGCCTTTATTCTACCCCAAGTGGGAACCTACCATCCGTGACTACAATACTAAGTGCCACTTCTGATGATGAAGGATTGAGGAAATGGCGAGCAGCAGTTGGTGAAGAAAAAGCAAAAGAAATAACATTAGAAGCAACTACAGTCGGTACGTTCATGCATGAAAATTTAGAACGTAGACTAAATGGTGATCCAGACCATAAAGGTGGAATGCCAATTAGAGTACTAGCCAGAAACATGGCAGACTGTATTCAAGCTAATGCATGGCCTCACATAAATGAAGTATGGGGTCAGGAAGTACCTTTATTTTATGAAGGACTTTGGGCTGGAACAACTGACTTAGTAGGTATGCATAATGGTATTCCTAGTATAATGGACTATAAAAACTCCCGTAAACCCAAAACTTGGGAATACATTGAAAATTATCGTCTTCAAATCGCAGCATACGCACTAGCACATAATCAAATGTACGGCACTGATATTAAACGTGGCGTTATTTTTATTTGCGTTCGTAAAGACCCTGAGAATCTTGAATATCAAGAATTCGTTATTGAAGGTCAAGATTTTGATGACGCAATTGCAATGTGGATTGAAAGAGTAGAACAATATTATACTCAACGTGGAGATATGTAAAAAAATGGGAACAAGAGCAATGAAACAAGATTTATTCGCAATTAAGGCAGTAAAGGCAAAAGGATATGATATTCAAGAGTTGATTAAACTTGAAGATAAAGACCTAGACGCACTACCGTTGCCAGTAAAACTAATTCAAGCGGTAAAAGAATATAAACTACGTGGTGGCAAGACTTCTGCACAAATCGCAGAAGAAATCGCACAAATCATGTTAGAGGAATCTCCAGTACTAGAAGATACTACTGTAGATCAAGCAGCTACGGAATATAAAACCAATACTGTAGAACAACAAGCAATCATTGAAGAAATTCAAAGTACTGTTGTTATTCCAGAAGATGAAGTTGAAATTATTCGTACTGAAAGTGCACAAGAAGATGTAGATATTATCGCTGCTGCACTAAAAGAAAAAGATTTTAAATCTTTTGCACCATTCCTAAAACACCTAAAGAGTGCTGTTCCAGCACAAATTCTTTCAGCAGTTGATGGTACAAAAGTAAATGAGTTAATCGAACAGCGTATTGCTGAAGTTAAAGCTCAGAGCGAAAGTACTAAATAATTCTATACTTTAATAGGAGATTTTAGTTATGGCTCAAAAAGAAATTGCATTGATGCAAGTTCGCATGGGTAAACAACGTGACTTACCATTAGCTCTTGAAAAAGGTCAAATCGGATTTAGTACGGATGTAGGTCGTGCATTTATCGGCCTACCGAGTACTTCTGACCCTGCTTCAATTGTAGCTGGAAGAACATGGGAAAACGCCCCAAATTCTGGTAAAGAAAACGTAGAAATTATTACTGAGTTTACACCCTGGGAAATCATCAATAGCCTTGTTAACAAACCTTATAAAATCACTGTTCCGGCAAATGGTTCAACTACCATTAATATTCAAAGTACTTCACGTGCTTTCTTAGAATATATGGGTTATAGTAATACTACTGGAAGTACATTACTAGAATCAGGTGCAGTTCAATTGGTCGTTAATAATGGAACAGTGTTAATTACACAGCAAAACAATACTAATAAATCAGATGGTATAGCGGTTCTTGAATATCAAAACCCAGCATTTGATACAGGAACTAAGCGTATGGCAATTACTGTTAAGAACAGTTCTGCACAAGCTTGTACTGTTGAATTCATACTTCGCGGGTGGGATGCATTTTAAAGGCTCCCGCCTTTTTTCGCCCCTTATAAATATAAAACTACGAATTTTAAGAAAAAACATTAACAAGGATGTACGATGATTAACGTTACTAAACGTAATGGTGCAAAGGAAGCACTTGACCTAGATAAAATCCATCAGATTTTATTTTTTGCATGTGAAGGTTTAACTGGCGTTTCAGTTTCCGAAATTGAAATGCGTTCACAACTTCAGTTCTTTGAAGGTATGAACACTCAGACTATTCATGACATTCTAATCAAAGCCGCTTCAGAACTAATTTCTGAAGAAACTCCTAATTACCAATATGTTGCTGGTAGATTGATTAACTATTCTCTACGTAAGCAAGTATATGGAAGTTATGAGCCAATAAAATTTATTGACCATGTGAAGAAAGTAGTTCAATTAGGTAAGTACGATCCTGAAGTACTTGAGAAGTATACTACACATGAACTTGAAGAACTTGGTCGATACATCAAACATAAACGTGACGACAAATTCACTTTCGTTGCGATGAAACAATGGGAAGGTAAGTACTTAGTACAAAACCGTGCCAATGCTAAAAAAGGAATCGAAGGTAAAATCTTTGAAACTCCACAAATGGCATACATGATGATTGCAGCAATTGTATTCATCAATTATAAAGAAAACCGTATTCAATGGGTCAAGAAGTTCTATGATGCAATCAGTAACTTCGATATTAGTCTTCCAACTCCAATTATGGCTGGACTACGTACTAACACTCGCCAATTCAGTTCTTGCGTAGTTATGAACGTTGGTGATAGTCTAGATAGCATCAGTGCTGGTAATACAGCAATTATGAAGTACATCTCTAAGAAAGCTGGTCTAGGTGTTAACTATGGTCGTGTTCGTGCAGTAGGTTCAGAAATCCGTGGTGGTGATGCAGTACATACTGGTTTGATTCCATTCCTACACGCAGTTGCTAAAACTGTTAAATCTTGTTCTCAAGGTGGTGTACGTGGTGGTGCAGCAACAGTTCACTTCCCATTGTGGCATTACGAGTTTGAAGATCTTGTGGTACTAAAGAATAACAAAGGTACAGAAGTATCTCGTGTTCGTCAGTTGGACTATTGTTTCCAAATTAATAAAACTTTCTATCAACGCTTGATTGAACGTAAAGATATTACTTTCTTCTCTCCAAGTGATGTTCCTGGTTTGTATGATGCATTCTGTGCTGACCAAGAAAAATTTGAAAAGCTGTACACTAAGTATGAAGCTGATCCAAATATTCGTAAGAAAACTATGCCAGCACTAGAAGTGTTCTCTCAGTTAATGAATGAACGTTCTGAAACTGGACGTATCTATATCCAGAATATTGATTTAGTTAATGAACACTCACCATTTGATCCTTCGGTTGCACCGATTGAACAAAGTAACCTATGTCAAGAAATCGCACTACCTTCTGTGCCATTCGAAGACGTAAAAGATGATGAAAATGGTTTAATCAGTCTCTGTACTTTAGCAGCAATCAATTGGGGTAATTTCGATTCTCCAGAAGAAATGCAAGAAGCTTGTGAATTGTCTGTACGTGCATTAGATGCCTTACTAGACTATCAGGAGTACCCTGTAATCCACGCAGAACGAGCTACAAAGGCTTATCGCCCACTAGGTGTAGGTATCATCAACTTAGCTTACTTCCTAGCTAAACGTGGTCTACGCTACGATGATGGGGCATTGGCGACTATTAACGAGTGGTCTGAAGCATGGTCTTACTATTTGATTAAAGCATCAGTACAACTTGCTAAAGAGCAAGGTCGTTGTGAAAAATTTGAAAATCTACGCTATGCGAAAGGTATTCTACCAATCGATAACTACAAGAAAAGTATTGATTCACTTGTCGGTACTGAATTGAAGATGGATTGGGAAGGTCTACGTGCTGAAATTGCAGAACATGGTATCCGTAACGCTACAACAATGGCATTAATGCCAGCGGAAACATCTGCACAGATTAGTAACAGTACTAACGGTATTGAACCACCACGTAACCTAGTTTCTATCAAAGCATCGAAAGATGGTATTTTGAAACAAGTTGTACCTGAGATTGGTAAACTTAAAAACAAATACACACTACTTTGGGAACAAACTACAAATGATGGTTATATCAAAATTTGTGGTGTACTTCAAAAGTACATTGATCAAAGTATAAGTGCAAACACTAGTTACAATCCTGAAAGATATCCTAATAAGAAGTTATCAATGGAAGTGTTACTAGGTGATATTCTTAAAGCTTACAAGTACGGCCTTAAAAACTTATACTATATGAACACCAACGATGGTTCAGGTGAAGTAGATTTGGACAAACTTGAGGGTGAGAAAAAAGAAAAAGGAATCGTAGTACTACTTCCTCCTATGGAAGCTGATGATGACGATTGCGATAGTTGTAAGATTTAATAATGATCCCGTCTATGACGGGATTTTTTATCAGGATTGTAAATGAAAGTAGATTATACAAAACCAATGGATTTGGATTTTATCGAAGAATTTTGGGAAGATTTAGATATGAATCAAGTCATTCAATATCAAAAATTACCACAAGATTTTATCGAAAAACATTTTGACAGACTTGAACCTAATGCATTAGTTCGTTATCAAAAAATGACAATGAATTTTATAAAAGAAAAATGGGAATGGTTTAACAAAAATGTAATCGCACAATATGTAGTAATGCCTATAGAATGGATTAAAGAAAAGTGGACTGATTTTCAATCCACTGCCATTGAAACGATTACTAAGTATCAAACATTGACTCAAGATTTTATCAGAGAAAAATGGGATCAAATGATTGCATTTTCTGATAAAGTGGCACAACAAATAAGTCGTTATCAAACAATGGCGGTTGACTTTATTAAAGAGAAGTGGGAATATCTGGACAAAAATTACATTTCAAAATACCAAAAACTTACAGTAGACTTTATTAAAGAAAAATGGTCAGAGTTAAGTATTGCCGCAATTGCTACTTATCAAATCATCGAAGATTCAGTGCGTGATTTACTAGGTCTTCAACCACCAGCAAAAACAATAACTGGTGCACAAATTCTGGCACTAGACCCATGTGAGGATGGTATGGTACGTTATCATGCACATACTCCAAATGATAGTACTGTTCTGACTTGGAACCAACTATTAGAACTACACAATACCTCCAAAGATGGTCAGCGTGATATTCACTGGTTATCATGGAAACTTGGAAAAAAGATTAACACATAAGGATATATAATGTCAGTATTTAAAAAGAATGAAATCTCCCATCTAATGAAAAACATGTTCTTAGATGAGTCGGTTGACATTCAACGTTATGACGCTGTAAAATACTCACCATTTGAAAAAATGACTGAGAACCACCAAAGTTTCTTTTGGCGTCCACAAGAAGTTGACCTTTCTAAAGACCGTATTGATTTTAAAGGTCTACAAGATCATGAACGTCACATTTTTACTTCTAACTTAAAACGCCAAATTCTTCTTGATTCAGTACAGGGTCGTGGGCCAAACTTAGCACTACTACCAATTGCATCTCTACCAGAGATTGAATCATTCATTGAAACATGGGCTTTCTTCGAAAGTATTCACAGCCGTTCATATACGCACATTATTCGTAACGTGTACCCAAATCCATCAGAAGTATTTGACACAATGTTAGATATTCCTGAAATTACATCATGTGCAGAAGACATTGCGAAGTACTATGATGAACTAGATGATTATGTTCTAAAATATCGTCTACTTGGCGAAGGTACTCATGTAATTAATGGTGAAGAAATTGTTGTTGATATGTATGAGCTAAAGAAAAAACTATGGCTATGTATCAACAGTATTAATATTCTAGAAGGTATTCGCTTCTATGTTTCATTTGCTTGTTCTTGGAGTTTTGCAGAGAACGAAAAAATGGAAGGTAACGCAAAAATCATCCGTCTAATTTGTCGTGATGAAAACATTCACTTAGGTGCAACGCAAATGATGCTACGCCTAATGAAAAAAGAAGATCCAGATTTTGCTAAAATTGCAGAAGAATGTCATGAAGAAGTGCAACAGATGTTCATGGATGCAATCAAGCAAGAAGAAGAATGGGCTGACTATCTATTCAAAGATGGTTCCATCATTGGTCTAAATGCTACCATTCTAAAACAATATGTTCGTTGGATTGGTTGCAAACGTATGAGTGCAGTAGGTATTAAATGTCCTTACAGTATCAGCCAAAACAATCCTCTACCGTGGACTGTAAGTTGGATTGCAAGTGCAGACGTACAGGTTGCACCACAAGAAACTGAAATTAGTTCTTACCTAATCGGTGGTGTAGAGAACGATATTTCCGAAGAATCATTCTTTGGATTCGAACTTTAATACAGGAGGCTTTGCCTCCTTTTTCATGGATGAAATAAATGTACCCACAAATTACAGAAATTTTTACATTTGACGAATCATACATATATCAATTTATTCTACTTGGTGGAATTACCCTTGAAGGTGCAGTGATTGATGCTCGTGATGATGGAATTGTACTAAATGGTCTTCAACATATTCCTACTGACAAAATATTATATTTTGTTCCATTAAAAAAGTTAGAATAATATGAAACGCCAAAATAAAATATGGTATAATGTACTCGTTAACAGAAAAAGGAAACCGAAATGAATAACAATGAACTAAACGATATGGTAGAGAAAAACATTGAAGCAGCAGAAGACGTAACTGGTTACGAAATGACTGAACAAGACCTTGAATATACTCGTCAGATGATTGCTCGTCTATCCAACTTCTATATGAAGAAAGATGCTGATAAAGCTGAAAAACGTAAAATCAAAGCTAAGCGTCGTGCAGCTAATAAAGTAGCTCGTAAGGCACGTCGCACCAACCGTAAGTAATAGGACACATTATGCAGTACTCATTTGAAAAAGTCAAAGAAAACTATCCAAAGCGTACTTATCGCAGCAAACGCTCTTTAAAGAAAATGCATCTTAAAGAGTACGCTGAAACAATAGTAAGCATTAATTTGTTAGCTGATGTTTTCTTCTCAGCAAATGAAAACAAACTTCTTGATGCTATGTATGAATTTGATAGTAATATGTTTGTATGTAGTTCAGTAAACGATGGTACTAACGTCATTTTCTATATGCCAACGGCTGATTTTTCTTTTGAATATGTCGAAAAGTACTGCAATGATTTACTATTGGTTCTTTCAAATATTGAACCAACATTTGCAGAAATTGAAAGCATCGCTGTTCAATACGGTGATGCATATTATGGAGAATGGTAATGACTACCGAAGCAGTAACTACGAAGGATCAATTTAACGCAGTTGTAGAATTTATGACTGTAGCTGGACAAGAAGTTAACAGTACTTTTACTGAACCAACAACTAAAGTTGGTAATTTCCGCCTCGCTCTAATTAAAGAAGAAATGCAAGGTGCTAATGAACTTTTTGATTCAATTCAGAATGACAACATGGAAATGATTCTGGATGGTATTTGCGATGTACTATATGTTGCATATGGTGCATATGCTACTTTCGGTATTGAACCTGTTGAATACGTAATTAGTCCACAAGATGACAGTACTTCTAAATTAATGACTATGAGTTATGCATCTACTGCAATGAAACATGTTGTTGATGGTTATGAGCAAACCAACCGTGGGCTACTTTTTGGTGATGAAATTACTATTCAGAAAGGTTTGAATAATATTGTTCTTAGTTGTTTGCAAATTGCATTGGCCCATAATATGGATGTTATTGGTGCTTTTAAAGAAGTCCATGAATCTAATATGAGTAAGTTCTGTTCTAGTGCTGAGGAATGTGAACAAAGTATTGCACAACGTCAAACTGAAGGTAAAGCTGATTATATTGGTGCTGCTGGATTTGAAGTTCGTGTTGGTGATACTTCCTATTTTGTAATTCGTCGTGCTAAAGATGGTAAAGTTCTAAAAGGTACTAACTTCTTTGAACCGGATTTGACCAAGTTTATTAATGCATAAAAAAGGGAGCGTAAGCTCCCTTTATGCTTTTACAAGTGGTTGAATACTTGCAATGTATGGTCGTAATTTATTAACTAGATCTTGTACTTGAAGGTTATCGTATTCCGAGCCTAAAGTAATCATTACATATCCTACAACACCAACATCGATGTTTTGTATGATAGGTATTGAGACTACGCTTTTATACTTTGAACCAATTTTTTTGTATCTCTCACAAGAATAAAGTTGTGCGGTATCAAAACGGTTTTCACATAAAAGTTGAATAGTTGCAATGTTTTCGTAATGAACATTATTCAAAAGAATTTCTTGAATGTTGTTAGTACCATCTACCATCGGAACGACTGTGCTATCATTAGGTAATTTAGTGCCATCACTGGTTTCAGAAGTTACATTTACTTGACCAGTATACAATGATGTTCCCTTATCCGGTACGAACTTATACAGGACTACAGAAGATATATCAGGAAAATGAACAATCATTTTTCTGAATTCCATATTAATACTTTCAACACTTTGAGTCTCAAGTGTCTGAGAAGATAATATGGGATGCCCTTCTACTTCTGCTTTAACTGTAATATTATTAGAGTTAATCAGAACGAACAATCCAAGTACGAAACACGCAACAATAGAAAGTAGTCTTTTTAAGATAGAAAGATTTCCTTTACGATTAAACATGTTTACTCTCCTTAGTATGAGATGTAATATCCTGTTTCACTTGCAATAGCTTTCGCAACAGTTAAGTATTGTGCAGCTTGTTCATCTGTTTCTGGAACATTTCTAAAGAAGATGCTAACATATCCTTCAATCCGACTTGTTTTAATCGGAACTGAAATCATGTATTTTGCACCATCATTATATATGGCAGCTAGATTTGCAGGTGATAGATATTCATCACGTAACTCATTATCCGGTTGTAGATATTCACGGCATATAACTCCTATATCACCGATAAATGTCTTACCATTTAATATCATATTTGATTGTGCTCTAAAAGCACTTATAGGCAACCATTTCAAGTTGTACTTCTCTAAGTTAAGATTAGTATTTTTACTTGTAATACCTGTTACCAACACACGCCCTTGATAGAATGTGTCATTCTTCGGTACTAGTTTATAAACTAGTATCATTGCAAGATCGTTATTTTGTTGTATGATTCCACTCATTGTCGCATTTATACTTGACAACGTTTGAGGGCTTACTTGATATGAATCCGCAGCAGATGTACTTTGGGTCATGCTAGTAAATTTAGAACCAATATATGCACTCCAAGAATCAGCAGTAATATATGCTGCTCCTAAAAATAGTGCACATAACGAAAATGCAAACATTCGGATGGCCGACATTCTAGAGAATACTTCAAGGATTTTTTTAATCACGTCAGCGTTAATATTGAACATAATCCTGTTATCCTCTCCATTATTTAATAGTTATATACATATTTACCGCAAGACTATCAAAATCAGCAAAAAACTGAAACAGCTTGGAATATTATGATATAATTACCAAAGATAACGAACAAAAGAGCGTTTATGATTACCACTATTTATAATATACTAGCACTAATTATTTCTTTCATAATAATTACTGTTGGTGCACCAATTTACGTTTCGATATGGTACACAGTACTTTGTGTCGGAGCGTTAAGCATTACTATGCTAATACGTCGTGTAGTAAATGATTATCCATTAGTTACCTCTAAACAAAAAGAAGGTATCGAGATTGTATTCGGAGAAGAATATAATGAGAGAATGTTAAATTACATTGGCTCTTATCTTGCACATACTATCTTAATTTTGACATTAACCGGTAATTTTCCATTGGTTATTGCCATAACTGGAGTTTTAATTGTACGACTACTTATTGCAGTACCGACGCACAATAAAGTAAAGGAATACAGAAAATGAATAAAATGATTTTATGTACTGATTCTAAACATGGAATCGGCAAAGACGGATCTATTCCGTGGCACAGTACTGAAGACTTCAAACACTTCAAAGCAGAAACCGTTGGTCATAAAGTTCTCATGGGATATAAAACTTGGGAAAGCCTACCACGTAAACCGTTACCAGACCGTTTGAATATTGTAGTCACATCACGTACAGTATCTGATGATATTATCAATCAACACAGAGATGTTATCTTTATTCATAAGAATAGTCTAGTTGACTTTCTTCGTTATAATGATAATATTATCGTTATTGGTGGAAGTACTATCTATGAAACAGCGTTGCCATATGTTGACCAAATCATTCTAAGTCAAATTGAAGGTGATTATGAATGTGATACCTTCTTTGATATTAATTCATCTGGTGTGGTATTCGCTCCAGTTTCAATGAAAGAACTAGACGATGGTATTACTGTAACTTATCTGAATCGCGTTCCTCGTTTTGTCGATTCCCCTGAAATACGGTGGATCTAATGCAAGTACATTGTGATGGATCATGTTTAGGAAATCCAGGGCCAGGAGGCGTTGGTATTGTAATTGTCAAAGACGATGTAGTACTTCACCAATTATCGTTCGGTGAGAAACACACCACAAACAATATCATGGAATTAACAGCAACGATTGCTGCTATTTCCTATATTCGTACTGAATTGAATTATGACGGTACTATAGAAATTTATACTGATTCCAATTATGTTGTTCAGGGTATGAACTCATGGCGACATAACTGGAAGAAGAAAAACTGGAAAACTTCTAAAGGTAAACCAGTTGAGAATCTTGAATTCTGGCAACTGCTGGATGAGATTGGAAATGAATGCACATATACTCATGAGTATGGACACTCAGGAAATGTGTATAATGAAATGGCAGATGTGTTAGCCAAAGCTGCCGCAAGGGAGATGAAATGAGTATTACGCTTACGGACAAGCAACAATATATTTTTGACGATCTAATTGATAAAATTAACAACTTTCCTGGCAGAATTGAAGCAGTAATTGTTGGTAACGCTGGTACTGGTAAAAGTACCCTTGTTTCCAAAATCATTGAAAGTATCTACCAGGGATATAACATTGCAGTAACTTCCCCAACTCATAAAGCAAACTCAGTACTGAGAAAAATGCTTTTGAATACCGGAGTAACCAAAGAAGATGCACTCATTAGTACTATTCACTCTTTTCTAGGATTAAAACTACAATATGAAAAGAACCGTCAAGTGCTAAAGCATGACCCACGTTCACCGAATAGTACTGCTATGGTTGATGTACTATTTGTTGATGAGTGTAGTATGATTTCTGAAGAAATGTATACACACATTTTGAATCAGATTCACAGGGTTCGCCGTGCAGTAATCTTCATTGGTGATGATTGTCAGCTACCACCAGTTGAGGCTGAAGGTACAGCAGGTGAAACAAAACTAAGTCCTACATTCAACATTCGCTTGCAATACAAACTTGATGAAGTATTACGTCAAGCACTTGATAATCCAATTATCAATATTGCAACACAGATTCGTGAATGTATCGGTACTGGTCGTGATCCGATGACTATTCTAAATGCGATTGATGGGTTTGAAACTATTACACCAATAGATGATGAAATGTTATTCTTGGATGTGTATAAAGAATACATCAACGAAAATCGCGGTTCAGCTAGAAAGATTTACGACTTCGTTCAGGAAAACAAAATCATTGCTTACACAAACTACCGTGTAAACTTTGCGAACATGTATATTCGTAATGAAGTATTCCATGAACATACTGAGGAAGAATTTATTCCAGGTGAACCAATCGTATTTGAAACTACCACTGAAAACTGTCCTTATACAGTACAGGAAATTATTCAATGTCCAGAAATACGTAAAGAATCATTCTTAGGAATAGATTGTTGGCAATTCAAACTACCGAACGGTAATTATCTATTAGGAGTTGGACCATATTCACGTATGAAGATGGATGAGTACTTGGAAGATCTAGTACTTAAAATTGAAAAGAAAGAAGAAAACCCTTTGACGAAAAAGCCTTATATGTGGCAAGATTATTATGTAATCAAGAATAAGATTAACGTAATTAATTATCCATATGCTACAACGGCTCACAAATCACAGGGAAGTACTTTTAATAACATTTGGTTCGATACGGACTTCATTGAGCGTATTCCGAACAACGATACTAAGTGCAGGATTCTTTACACTGCGTTAACTCGTCCTCGTTATAATGTTATGTTGCGTAAAAATGGTAGGTACTAAGAGAGTCATCGACGCTCAAATAAATACGGATTATAAATAATAGAAAGTTCTGTTTATGGAGAATATAATGAACAATTTATTTAACGCATTTAGTATTAAAGTTCCTGGTCAAGTTCTTGACAACAAGAAATTTTTCGAGTACTCTGACTACGACAACACAAGCATCACTACACCAACTGATGCACAGACCTTGACAAAAGCTAAGGCTTATGTTAGACTTAAACACATTGAACGTAAACTAAGTGAACTTTCTGTTCCAGTATACTTTACAATCAACTTCGCAACACCTGGTACTGCTTCTGCTGTTCCTACTGATGCTGAACTTGTTGTTGGTTACATTAGTGTTGAACCGTTCCTAAGTACTCTCACTGATGCTCCTGATGAAGCTGACCGTTTCACTGCTGCTGCTTCCGTTATTAAAGGAATTATTGACGAAGCTCTAGCTGCTGAAATTGAATCTGAATTCTTTGAAGTACAAAAAACTTACACCCGTTCACAATTCCCAGGTTCTTCTGAAACTGATACATATCGTGAACTTGAAACCGTATATGTAACTGTACCTGCTGAATCAGCAACAAGTACTGTTGTTTATATTGAAATCAAAGCTGCTTAAAATTAAAATGGAGTTTAAATGGACAGCAAAACTTTTTATGATCGAATTCTAGAAGATGTTTCCACGTTTGATAGAATCATATTTGACTTAGAGAAAATGTCGCAAGAGGCTCCAAATGCCCGTATTCGCACGGTATCTGATACAGCTATTGCGAATCTAAAATTTGCACAAGAAATATGCAAAGCATTAAAAGACGCTGATTCAAGCAAGTAATGCTTGACAGCTATAAATTAAATGTTATAATCGTTTGAAAACTGAAAAACCCTTTTGGAGTTATAAAAACTATATGAAATCTGTTATTGCCAATGAAAAAATTACTGCGAAGAACGTTCGTGTAGTTGAAGAAGGTTCTAGTCAAGTAATGGCAATTGCTGCCGCATTAAATCTTGCGTACAGTAAAGAAATGGATCTTATTCAAGTATCGGATCAAGAAATCCCTGTTGTAAAAATCATGGATTTAAGTAAGTACTTGTATGAGCAAAAACAAGCTGAAAAATCTAATAAGAAGAAACAGCGTGAAACTGCCGTTCAGTTAAAAGAAGTACAGATTGCTTATAATACACAAGAGAATGATCTTGGTACTAAAGCGAAGGCTGCACAGAAATTTATTACTGAAGGTAAACATGTACGCATTGTTATGAAAATGCAAGGTCGTGCACATTCAAATCCAACTGTTATCAAAACCAATACTGAAAGTATGGTAGCATTCGTTGCTCGTTTAACGGATACGGATTTCGTACAGAACATTGCAGTACAGGGTAACAACATTACCTGCACAGTAAAGTCAAAGTAAGTATAAAAAGGGTGCTAAATACTTTTTTAGCATCCCGACAAAATAAACTGGAGTATTATTATGAAGAATATTGTGCGTGAAGTATTTTCCCTACCTGCTATGGATGTGGTAAAGGCTTCTTACAAAGACTCAGTATATTACATTGCTGGTTCAAGTGATATTACTGAATACGTTTCAACTATCAAAAACTCTTTTGACATTAATGAACTCGAAGCAATCAAACATGGTTTGAATGCATTCTTGAAGGACAATCCAAAAAATAATACTTTGGCTGTTCCGATGTTCAATGTTGTAATTGTTGATAGTCCAAAAACTAATACTGACTATATCATCAATATTGTGAATGATATTTTCCGTAAGGATATTGACCAAGCACACGAAATTGTGGATACCATTCATTATAATGGTTCAGCAGTCGTCGGCACATATACTTACGAAATTGCTCATACCTTTGCGTGTATGGTAGAAACTGCTAACATGCAAATGGAACAGGAACTTGAAACTGATATTATTCCTGTTTATACTTCTAACTCTATGGATAGTCTCGAAGTACTTGAGAAACTAATCCGTCGCGATTTCCCTGAAGACATTTAAATTTTTAAACTCCAAAGTTATAGAGATAAATACTCAAAATTAACTTTGGAGTTTTTTTATTATGCAGAAAAAAGAATTATTAAACGCTATTCTTGAGGCAATTGCTCCTACCGATGTTGAATCATCACACTTACAAACAATAGAACACAACGGTAAAGAACTATACATCACTTTTAAAAATGGCAGTACTTACGAGTACGATAATGTACCAGAAGCATTGGTTCGTCAAATGCTTAAAGTTGATAGTAAAGGTAAGTTCTTGTGGCGATACATTCGTGACAAATATCCGTACCGTCAAGTTAAATCAATCCCACAACATAAATTCGATACTAACCCTGATGCAGTTAAGCCACGTTTGAAATATAACGTTGATACTGGAGAATGGGAAGATGCACTTAAACCAGATGTTCTTCAAAGCGTTGAAGTTCCTGTAGGTCATGAGTTCCGTGCACCAGATGGTGACACTTATACCTTCCAGGGGAAACAATGGAAAAATCAACGTACTGGACGAGTTGCTAAACGTGAAATAAGTCAGAAGATGACTGATATTGCGAAACGTATGATTAAGTTAAAAGGGAAAGATAATGAGATATAATCAACTTCAAGAAGCAATCATTAAAGTACCACCAGAAATTCTTAACAAGGTGAATATGTACGTATCATCGTACTTGTACTTTAAAATTAAACAGTACTTAGATCGTTTGGATTTGTTTTTACCGCCAAACATGAATCCAGAAGAAAAAGAAAAAATTATTCAAGATGGTAAAAACACTTTAGCTAAACTACATTCGAAGTACGGTGCTAAGAATATTTCCGCACAAACGGCAAATAACCTTCTTGGAAAATCAATTGACATTCCTTTTGATGTTGAAAAGTTCTTTTCAGAACTAAACTATAAAGGTGTAAATCCGGGTCTGGTTTCTTTACTAAAAAACCGATTGAAACTATCACTATTGATGGTACAATCACAACAAGGTATTGCTGGTTCAAAAGAACAATCTGGAGATTACTCATACTTAGTTACGGTTGTAGTTGGTGGTATCGGTCCACGACCATCATTCCTTGAAACTGCCAATGATATTATGAGTACTACATATCATGAATTGCAACATATTGTTCAAGCAATGGCAATTAAGAATATTAGTCAAAACGATAAACAACTTCATCGTAATGCTGGATATAGTGATCGAGACAGTGGGGATTTGGAAGATTACTATACAAGTGGAATTGAGTATACCCCACAACTTGGAAACGTTATTGATTCTGTAAATTTGGAAATAGAAAAAAGTGTACTGAAAGATGAATTAAATCCTGATAAGAATAAAGCAATCAGTGATGCTATTCATACAGTAGTACAGAAAAGTGCTGATTCTAGGATGTTCTTAACTCACCTTTACAGAAAGAAACCTGAATTGTATAAAAAAGCAATGTCTGCAATTTACAAGTACGTTTCTCCAATGTATGACGAGTTTAAAGAAAATGGTATTGATTACGCTTTTACAGAACTGGAACCAGAAGAACTAGAAGCTAATGTTGATGTTATGCTTTCTGTATACAAAATGATGTATAAGAAAGATGGTTTCAAAACAGAAGCATTTGGTCGTTCGATGGACAACATTACACAAGTAAATGTTGAGCATCTTACATGGGGAGAGAAGGTAGATTGGACAATTAAACTTACTAAAAACTCAATTCAGAAAGATGGGTATTATGTAAATATATATTCAAGCGAACCAGAATATCAAGAAATGGAAAAGTTAAACTCTAAAGAAGTTCTCAACTTATTTGGTATCATATCAACAAATACATGGTACGATGCATCTGATATTATCGATGATATTGAATTCATCACTGGTCAACGCAAAGAAGTTACAAAAGAATCTGTTAGAGATATTATTCAATCCTTAGAAAAAGATGCAAATCACACTGATGTACCTTTTGAAATAACTGGTGATAATACCTTTAATGCTATGGGTCATTCATTCTCTGTTGAGAAAACTGAAGATTCCCAAGATAAAGTTGATATTAATATGGATGGTGATAAGAAAACATTCTATGTTTGGACATTAAAACAATTTCTAATTGCATTCCAAATGTTGATTCGTTTCTATAGTAACTATCCAGATGAAGTTAGTCAAATACTCGACAAGGATACTTTGTATGTTGAGGTTATGGCAAGTTTAAGGAGATTATAATGCCAAGTAAATCAAAGGCACAAGCACACTTAATGGCAGCGGCAGCACACAATCCAGAGATTGCAAAAGATGCAGGTGTTCCACAAGGTGTTGCACATGATTTTAATCAAGCTGATAAAAAAGAAGGAACCTTGAAAAAAGGTTCCGATGTTCCAGAACATGTTAACGAGGAAGTACTTGATGAAGCTAGTGGTGTAGGTATTTTAAAAGTACCACCAACATTACTAAAACAATTTCAGCGTATTGTTTGTTCCATACTTCTAACAATGGGAGTTATGCGTCAAAATGAATTATCTGAAACTGGTTATGATGAACAGGCTAAGGCGTTAAACACGTTCCTAAAACGTTATCAAAACAAATATAATGCATCAGTACTATCACAACCTGCACTAAAGAAATATATTAATAGTATTAGTACTGTTAAAGTAGATACTGATACTGTCTTTAATGAACTACCGCAAAGTCTTCAGAAGCGGGAAGGGGTAAAAGATTCATTAGCAAATTTAAAATTACGTATTTTATTAAGTAATCAGGTTTCTGGTATATATGGAAGCAGTCAAGACAATCACTCTGGTAGCTTGAACATTCAAACAATTGCAATTCCATCATATTACCATGATTTCAAAAATAGAACCGTTGAAGAAATTGCAAATACAATGTCTCGTGTACCAGGAACGGTAGAACATGAATTACAACATGCAATGCAAAATGCAGTACTTGGTCGTTTGAACAAACATGATAAGCAAGTTGAAATGAAACCTGGTTATACAGATCATGGCGATGCATATTATGCAAGTGGTGTTGAGTTTGGTACACAAGTAAACGATTTAGCAAACTATGCTAAAAATTGGCTTAACCAAAATCCTGATGAAATCACTGGTTCCAAAACAAAAGATATAAGCAATGCTATTAAGTATGCTTTATCTACATATAAAGGAACTATAATCCAAGCATTAAGAAAGTACAAACACGATGACCGAGCTAATAAAGCTATGAAGTTAATTTATCGTGAAGTTAGTAATTTCTACGAGAATGAATTTGCTGATCAAAGTGACAGCGGTGAGTTGGATAGAACTGAGAAAGATGATTTCGAAGATACTGAAAACAACGCAAGAATGTTGGAATATCCTGAAGCTGGTGATTCACTATTAGGTGATTTGTGGCTATCTATAAACCGATACTACGGTGAGGAACCAAGAATTATGGGATATTATGATGATATTAAAGAACTTATTTTCAAACGTGATTATGGTGAAATTATTTTCGAACCAGCTTCTAATGGTGGTGCTCATATGTATGTTCGAGTACCTGGAAATAAAGAGAAATCATTCCATATAGAATTAAGACCCGAAGATCTAAAGGGGATAATTCCAGATGTGGCATATTTTACTAACCTACAAACAATACATAAACTTAAAGATAAAATTGAACAAAACCAAATCCCTAACGTAAATTTAGAAAGTGCATATTACGATCTTAATGATGTAATAGAAATGGAAGAAATGTTCAATTCTGATTCTAATAAAAAAGTTTCTACACAGTACGATGATGAAGATGGGAATGTATGGGTATCGTTTAATGGTGCTCGTGACCATATGTATATTCAGGAAGGTGGTAAAGATTATTTTGTTGGATACGGTGATGAAATGTCTCGCTGTAAACAAAAAGATTTCAAGAAGTGTTTTGAGAAGCTAATTAGTTTCTATTTCAGTGCCGATACGACAGCCAAAATGATAAACAAGATGTTGAAACACATCACACAAGATCAGTTTACAGTTGAATCTATCGAACAATATATTGATTACTTACATGAATTATATTCTTCAAAAAATGAAGAACCCGTTGAGGAATCAAGTATGCGTAGTTTAGCCGATATTGTTCAGAATGCAGAACTTGAGCATGATATTGATGATGCGAATGATCAAGAACTTATTAACAAAGGTGTACTTGACGAAGATACTGATGAACAAGAATATGTTCTTCAAGGTAAACCAGTTGAACCAGGTCAAACTTCTGCTCCTGTAAATGCAGGAACAAGTACTGAGAGATTATCTGAAATGCCTCTAAAATATGATTCATTTATGGGTATGGACCCACAGATATATGTTGATAAGAGTGCACGTAAAAGTCCATATAAGAACATGAAACCAGTTAAAGATCATGGTGAATGGACAACTTATAGAGGACCAGATGGATATATGGCTTATGACAATGATACTGGTGAAGCAATTGCCGCTATCGAAGGTCATGAACATCACGGATGGTTTAACGTTGATGTAACTGCATCTAGTCGTAATGTCAAAGGTGTAGTATATCAAATGTTTATGGATATTGTAAAAATCGAAGGTACGCCAATCCTAAGCGGAAGGTTACAGTCGGATGACGCAATTAAATTCTGGAAACGATTAATTCAATCACACAAAGTATTCGTTGTTGCTAATGATGAAGTACTACAACAGGCTACACCAGAAAAGTTCCACAAGTACTGGAGTGATGAAGAAGGTTCTCCACAATCGCAGTTCCAATTCTTACTAGTCAAATAAGGCAAATTAATGATAAGCACAATATTTTTTCTACTAATTTTATTTCAAATTAAACATTTCGTTTGTGATTACCCACTTCAAGGGCGTTACATGTTAGGCAAATTCAAAGAAGAAGGATGGGAACTTCCTTTAGCTGCACATGCTGGTGTTCACTTTATTGGAACATTCTTGATTGCAGTATTCTTCGGATTCTGGCTTGCTATTGGTGTAGCACTACTTGACGCAGTTATTCACTTCGTTGTAGATAAAGTAAAAGTTGAAGCTTCTCGTTCTACTAATCATAGTGAAGCGAAATTCTGGTGGTACTTAGGTTTAGACCAAATGGCACACCACGTTACACATTACGCAATTATTGCACTATTAGTTCTACTATAAATACTAACGACGCTCCAGAGCGTCGTTATTTTTTTGAAACAAAGAAACAAATTATGCTATAATGTATTGGCTAAGAAACAATAAAGGGAATTAAAATGGCAAAGGAAAAGAAAAGTTCTGTTCTCGCTGAACATGGTGTTCAACAACTAACTGAATATCAACATGCTCGTATCCGTACTGAAATGTATTTGGGTTCGAAATCAGAACATGAACAACCAGTTCTTCTATTTGGAGAAGATGGTTACAACGTGCAAAACTTAGGTTGGGTTCCTGCTCTATTAACATCTTTCCGCGAAATCGTGGATAACTCATTAGACGAATTCGTAAAAGCTGGCACTCGTGATCCAGTACTACGTGTTATGTACAATGAAGATGAACTTGAATTCGAAATTAGCGACAACGGTCGTGGTATTCCAATTGACTACGTACCAGAAACACAGAAACATTTGTGTACTATGGTATTGACCGAAATGAAAACAGGTCGTAACTTTAATGACAGCGAACGTAATAACGTTGTTGGTATGAACGGTCTAGGCGGTTCAGTAGTTATGATCGTAAGCGAAAAAGCTGAATTAGAAATTCACAGAACAGGTAAACCATACAAAACAGATAAAGCTAACGCTGAATATGATGGTATGTATAAATTCACTCAGAAGTTCACTGAAGGAACTACCATGTTCCCTGAACTCGGAATTGAAGAACCAAGTATTCGTAAAGTTAAATCTGATAAAACTGGTACAACTGTACGCTTCAAGATTAGTAAGTCTGTGTTCCATACACATACTCTACCATTCGAACTAGTGTATAGCATCCTAAAAGAGATTGCCGCTGCTAACCCAACGTACAAAATCTTTTTGAATGACCAACGTATCACCGTGAATAAGAAAGGTTTATTCGCAACATCTAAAAACACAATGACTCTTAAAGTAGAAGATAGTGAGATCGGACTTGACAGTACTTTCTATATCGTACCTAATGTAGTCAGTGGGTTAAACAAAAACATTCACATGCAAGGTCTTGTGAATAACGCACCATCTCTTGAAGGTGGTACACACTTAGATACTTTCCAGCAAAAGTTTGCACTTGGTGTTATCAGTGCATTGGAACGTATACCTAAGAACCGTAAACGCAATCTAAAACCTAACCGTTCTGATGTTGAAGAAGGTTTGTTGATTTATAACGTCACTAAGATGAATACACCAACATTCAACTCTCAAATCAAAACAAAGTTAACTAATGAGAATGTCATTAAACCAGTACAGAATGCACTAAGTGAAGAATTCTTTAACGACCTAGTTAAGAAAAATACTGAGTGGGTTGAAGAAATCTATGCTCGTTGTGCTGAACGTACTAACAAGAAAGATGCAGACGAAGATCGTAAAATGGCAAAACGCCTCCTAAAAGGTAAAGTAGCTAAACTACGTGATGCAAACGGTTCAAACCGTATGGACTGTATTCTTCTAATTGCAGAAGGTGATTCTGCTGTAAGTTCAATGACTGCTGCTCGTAACTCTGCTATTCATGGTATTCTACCGCTTCGTGGTAAAATTATGAACGTGAATGGTAAGGAAAAAACTAAAGATCTAATGGCATCTGATGCACTACACGATATTATGGCTTCGCTAAATATTGTTCCTGGTGAGAAAGCTATCCGTGAAAATATGAACTACGGTAAACTTTATATCTGTGCTGACGAAGATGAGGATGGAAAAAACATCGGTGCTCTAGTTGTAAACTTCCTATACAAATTCTGGCCTGAGCTATTTGAAGACAAAGACAATCCGTTTGTTTATGTATTCAAAACTCCATTTATTATTTTGGAGAAAGGTAAAGAGTCTAAGTACTTCTATGGTCATAACGTCCATGAGTACAATCCAGAAGAATGGAAAGGATGGAAAGCAACTCGTGCGAAAGGTCTTGGTACTCTAGAAGTTTCAAACTTCCGTGATGCACTATCCAATGGCGTTGCCGTTGCGATTGTTGATGATGGGAATCTAAGGGAAACTTTAGACCTAATCTTTAACAAAGAACGTGCAGATGATCGTAAAGAGTGGACACGAGAAGACTAATCATTAGTGGGGTACAGGAAGTACCCCGAATTAACAAAGAGGCAAACGGAATGCGTAAAACTAAACAAGCAAAAGAAATTGTTCCAAATGAACTAACACTACTGGACTATGAAAGTTCAGACTATATTAACCAATCATCTCTAGAGTACGCTTTAAGTACTTTTGACCGTTCTCTACCTGGGATAGATGGGTTTAAAAACTCTCAGCGTAAAGCTATCTTCACTCTAAGTAAAATTAGTGGAGAAATCAAAACTGTATCTTGTGCAGGTCGTATGATTAGCGATGGCATTTATCTTCATGGTGATGCATCAGCTAGTGGTACTCTACAAAACCTAGCAAGTCCAGTTGTGAATAACTACCCATTAATCGGTAAACGTGGTGGTTTTGGTACTCAAGTTAACCCAACACCAGCAAGTCCACGTTATACATATGTGAAGAAAACCAAAATCACTGAAGCATTAGTACTTCGTGATATTGATGTTGTTCCTATGCAAGAAAACTATGATGGTACTACATTAGAACCTAAGTTCTTCCTACCATTAATTCCTCTTGCTCTACTTGGTGTAGATGGTACAGCAACAGCGTATAAGAGCTTCATCTTCCCATATCGTATGAATGATATTATTGATAATACTATTCGTGCAATTGAAGGAAAGCCGCTTGAACCAATGATTCCGTACTATGCAAGTTATGGTGCGAATGATTACGTTGAAGATCGTGGTGAAGGTAAGTACACATTTTTTGGTAAAGCTGAAGTTATTGATGCAAGTACTGTTCGAATTACTGGTCTAGCTCCACGTATGAAGTTAGAGAAGTTCGTAGAGGACTTGATTGAAATGGAAGATTCTGGTAAAATTCGTAGTTACGAAGATAATAGTTCTGGTAAAGTAGATATTACTATAAAACTACCACGTGGTCTTTCAGGTTCATGGTCAGAAATGGATGTACTTGAGTATTTTTCCATTTCAACAAAATTGGCACATACCCTTAATGTTTTAGGTGAAAACGGAAAAGTTAAAAGTTACAATGATGTTCTAGAGATTATCCAGGACTTCGTTCAGTTCCGATTCAAATACTACATCAAGCGTTATGAAAAACTTCTAGCAGATGCAGACGCAGAAGTACGTTATAAGATTCTAGTCAAAGAATGCTTTGACAATGATATGATGGCTAAAATCAAATCATTCCAGAATCGTGCAGAAGTGGTTGATTTCGTCACAGCACTAAATGAAGAAATCGAAGCATCAGAAGATAATATTCAAAATATTGTGAATTTCCCAAGCTATCGTTGGACTCAAGAAAACTATGATAAAGTACTTCAAGATATTGAAGATGCTCTAGCTAAGATGGATGAGTATAATGATCTACTTGCAAATCACGACAAAATCTGGAATATCTATAAGCAAGAACTTATAGAACTACGGGCAATGAATTTTGTTCCACCAGAAGATGACTAATTTATAAGGACGCATAAAGCGTCCTTTATTTTTAATTAAGAACATATCATAAATACGTCAAAGCTTTTTATGTTTTGGAGATTAGATATGGCAAACTTCGAACCCCAATGGGATTTGATCGCTGACACCAATACAATTCAAGAAGGACAAACCACGTACTTTAGACTACGTTTGAAAAAAAGTCAATCCACTTCGCAAAATAATCAATATAATCTTGCAAGTACTGATCATTTAGAATTCAAATTCAATATTGTCAGTTCAGGGGAAACTTATGAAGAACGAGATTTTAATGTTTCGATTGGTGAAAGTACTTCTGCCTTAGTTCCTATTGGTAAAGCAGGAACTGGATCATCAACAATTGCAGGTTCACATGTAGTTAAAATTAATAGAAAGGCATTCGACCTTTCAAGTGCTACATACATCGACGCATTTTTGTTTAAAATAGAATGTCCACAAGATGGAATTTGGGATGGCCCAGAATCATTAACGTTCAATATCGATAGCATAAATGTTATTACGATTATTGATAATCAAGTTGCGAACACAGTTCCTAGTGGCGTTCTTGGTACAACTACACAGATTTTAAATTACAACACAACAAACGAAGTTTGGCTAACGCCTGGCTTAACTACACATGGCGATAACCTATATACAATAGGTGGAATTGGTTATGGTGCGGAAAGCCGTTTATTTGTTCAGGCATTCGGAAAAAGTCAAACTATTTCAGGCGTGACAAACGTATTCATGCCAGCGTATGAAATACTTACAATGAGTACTGGTGAAATGCCATCTAAGCACATCACTGGTTCTGGAACTATTATTGTACCAGATTTGACAAATGGATTACAAGAAGAAATCCCTTTACTCATCCGTGATATTAATGGCAACATGGTTAATAGTGGTTTGAAATTTAATGGGAACAATGGTCAAATAGTACAAACTATGCTTTATGACTCTGACCCAATAGATGCATATATTAAAGTAAGAATTGTGTCTGTAAAAAGATACTACCTTTCACAAGAAGATGCATATTTTGTTGGTAAACGCTTCCGTGCGTATCAGACATGGATTGCACCTGATAATGCTAGTACTATGCATGAAGCACCAACACCTAAACATTTATATCAATTAAAAGATACAACCGTCTATCCTTATGTGGTTGGGGAAACTGTATTCGAAGGTACTAATTACATTGAATACAATCCTGACAGATGGTATGATTTAGGTTTATACAACGAATCATTAGGCAATGGACTAATTAATAATACACGCATTTTCCGTATTGTTGTTAATGATAATACTGGAAGTAATATTTCGTTCGAAACAGATTCAAATTTAGGTGAAATTCACGTTGGTGAATATTTTGGACATACAGTATATCCAAAGATTGTTGCAAATGGTTCAGACCTTATCACATACGAAATTAATCACAGTACTTCTCCAAATGACATTCGCAAGTACGGGTTAGATATGAGTGCAGATGGTACAATGATTGGCACAGCATATGCGAGAAGTGCAGATTTCACAGCGAATGATGATATACCCTTACAGTTCGATGTAGTTGCTACTGGTAAAAATGGTAGAAGTTTAACTCAAAGATTCAAGATAAGAATCATTCGTGGTTTAGGTCAGAACTTCATATCTGCTGATATTCAACCTTCATTGACATTGGAACGTTCATGGTTTAGTATGATTGCAACGAATGCTTTTAGTTCAGCTAGATATTATAGACCTACAGATCCTAAATATGGAGTTCGTAAAGTACCGAGATTGTTATTGAAAGAAAACTTTGTTGATCCTTCAATGAACTGGCCTGGTTTAAAACAGACTGTAACTAATCTTAGAAATGGTATTGTAGATACTGTTGGTGGTGCTCCTACTCCAGATGGTTCATTCCGTTTAGTACTAGGTAACTATAAAGTTCGTTCTGCTCTTGACAATTTAGGTAATGTACTGTATGATGTACTTTATAGAGAAGTTCATCCAGAAGGAACGCAAGTAGATTTAAGTTTAAACCCTCTCGTTTATACTGATTACTCAAGTTCAATCATATCTGAAATCTATGGTTTACGTCAGAATATTTTCAATGTTGTGGGTGAAGATACTATTAACCTTCTTACAGACCCAACCGATTTAAACAATCGTGGTGTTGTTGTTGATGCAATCAATGGTCTTTCAGAAGAAATGATAGATACTGTTCCGCGTTTCATGAATCATCCATATATTGAAGATAATATCAAAGCTATGTATTTCCCATGTATTGTTGTTGCATATTTACAACCAGGTCAAGGTGAAGCATTCTTTAATACACTAATTCAAAATAATGAACACGGTACATTATTGAACTATGAGTTTGAAGTTTCTGGAGTTGAATTTAGTTACTTTACTCAGGATACAACTCATTACGTAAAAGAAAATTTCACGGCATCACTTAAAGTGCCAAATCTATTTCAATAGGAGGATTTATGTTCCATCCGTTTTTTGATCCTTCATCTTTAAGTAATCAAGAACTTCATGACAAAATCAATGAAGTTTCTATGCGTATTGCTTCTGCTAGAGCAGCAGGAATCCAATATGAAGTTATACAATCTATGTTTACTGTAATTCAATCTTGTGAAGAAGAATTACGTACTCGCCAAGCTAAAGTAGATTTGGATGAAGTACAGAAAGAAAACAATCATTGTGTATTTGATTCAGATAGTTATATTAACACTTCAGATGAAAAGAAAAATGAAAGTACAAGGAAACAGAACTATAAGCGAGCATGGTGATGTTCGCTTAGATTTAAACGCCGTGGTTTACGCAATAAACTGCGGTGCAGACATAAGATACATACAACTTAATGAACAAGATGAAGCTGAACGACTAAAGTTCAACGACAATTGTAAGAAATTCGGATTAGAAGAACGTATGTTGGATTATACAATCAATCATGACCAGAATCATGAGTTATGGCGTTATGATCCAGCATATGATAAAATTAATCTCGAAGACTATTTTCTTAACTTATGCAGTACAGATGAGCAACGCGAACGTGTACTATATGAGCTAAGTCTATATGAAAGCTACAACATGACTAAACTACTACGTTGTATGATCTGGCTAGTAGACTACCTCGAAGAACATAATATTTTTTGGGGCTTAGGTCGTGGAAGTTCAGTAAGCAGCTATTGTTTATATTTGATTGGATTACATCTAGTAGATTCCATAAAATATGAACTAGATGTGAACGAATTTTTGAAATGGTAAAAAAAATTATGGTATAATGTACCTATTAGCGTGAAAAGGGATTTTTATGAAGAAACACACTAGCTATCGCGGTCAGAAGATCGATATGGAGATGTTGAAGTTTCAGCATCAACACAGCGTAGCAATTGGTAATGCCAATATGAATGCTCGCGGTGATATTATTGGTCGTGGCGGCACAGTTATCAAAAAGCGTGAAGACTTACTTGCTGAACGTGAACGTGAACTGCAAAAACCTGATATTAGTCCAGAACATCAGAGTCATTCTATGGCTCCACAGATGGGCGACCCAATGGATTTTGCGGATACTGGTTTTGATGATTCTCAGTTTGAAAGTACTCCAACCGGAGATACCATTGAGCCTGAGAAGAAAGCACCAGTTAAACGTGCTAAAGTAGCAAAAGACGACGCTGAACAAGAATAAGGAAACAGAAATGGAGTCAAAAGTACTTACAGCTTGTAAAGGTAAAGTTCTCGTATCTGATTTAGATATTGGTGAACAAAAATTAAAATCAGGTATCGTTCTTCGCGATGATGACGGTACTGTGCGTGGTGTACATAGTCGTTGGGCTAAAGTATATTCCGTAGGTGAAGATATTACTGAACTCAAAGAAGGTGATTGGATTCTAATTGCTCATGGTAGATGGTCAAGAACAATTACTGTTGATGAAGTATCACTAAATTTAGTAGATTATCCTAAAGGCGTTCTTGCTTCAGCAGATGAACGACCAGACTTCTTAGGTCTAGGATATTAAAATACGCCCTGCATTGTCAGGGCTTTCTTTTTGTCGAGATTTTATGAGTGTAACCGCCGATAACAAATTTAACTTTTATGATGTGCAATTAATTAGTACTAACAAAAGTGGTAAGTTTTACTTAGAAGTAGCTAAGAACAAATCTAAGGTGTACGAAGTAAACGAAGATCTTTTCAAAGCTATGCTGGTATCAGCAGCAACTGTGAAAAACATGGGTTTAGAAAATCCTAAAATGGCAAACACGTTTGATTACTTGTTTGACCAGATTGAAATGACAGAAGAAATCTTTACAGCTTTACTATATCCAGAATGGATTAATGAAAACAAGGAATGAGCATGACCTCTCTATGGACTGAAAAATACCGCCCTGGTAATATCGAAGAATATGTGTTTAAAAACCCAGCTTTTAAACTAAAAATGGAAGAATGGATCAGAACTGGTCAGATTCCTCACATCGGTTTCTTCGGTCCAGCCGGAACAGGTAAAACTTCAGCGATTAAAGTCTTGATTAATGGCTTAGTCGAAAATGGATTTGTAGACCCATCTGATGTAACAATTCTAAACATGTCCGATGAAGGTATGGATGCAGTACGTGAAAAGATCGATGCAGCAGCACGTCTTTCTGCATTCGGTGATTACCGTATCTTTGTACTGGAAGAAATGGAACAAATGGGGATCAAAGCACAGGGTTCTCTAAAACGTATTATGGAAGATTATCACGAGAATGCTCGTTTTATTCTAACGTCCAATGAACCACACAAAATCCTAAAACCAATCATCTCTCGTGTTCAATCTATCATGATTGAAAAACACGATCAAGATGATTTCACCACCCGTATCATTGAAATCCTAATCAATGAAGGTGTAGAACTAGATACTGAAGAAAGCTTAGATCTAGTTAACAAGTACATTAAATGTACTTTCCCTGATTTCCGCAAAACATTGAACACACTTCAGAGTTCAGTAGTTGATGGTAAACTAGTTAAACTAGAAGATTCGATTGATAGTACTGCAAGTTATCGTGCTGCAATTATCGATGCACTACAAGCAGGTAATATTCGTCAGATGCGTGAGCAAATTGTACAAAACATTCCAGAAGATGAAATCGATGGTTTCTTCTCATTCTTGTATCGTAATGTAGAAATGTTCACTACTGATGAAATTAAAGAAATGAAGATCAAGGTTAAGATTCGTGATGCAGTTGTTAAACAAGCATCTGTTTCAGACCGTGAGATGAATCTATCCGCACTACTATGTGAAGTAGATTTGATCTGCAACGACCAAATGTAAGGTAAACAATGTCAAGTAAACAAAAAGCCGTAATCTTGGATTGCGATGAAATTCTATTAAACCACTTAGGTGGTTTTAAAAAATACGTACAGAAATACTACGATATTCAAACCGTTGGGGAACCACAGCAGTATAATTTACAAGATTGGCTATGCTGTGATGCTGAACAAGTTATGGATTTGTTAAAGAATTTTAACTTCTATTCATATGAATTTGGTTTATTGGAACCAATGGATGAATTTGTAGTTGACCGTATGAAGCAACTACGCTCTCGTTATCCTGATGTGGCCTTTATTGTGGTAACTAAAAGTGGTACATTCGGTCATGGTGAAGTACTTCGTAAGGTAAATCTAATTAATGTCTTTGGTGACATTTTTGATGATATTATCATTCTTGAGAACTATCAAACCAAACGTGGTACTTATCTTAAACTACAGAATCAGTACGATGTAGTTACTGTTGTTGATGATCATCTTGTTAATATTGATGTTGCTAAACAAGTAGGTCTTGATACTGTAGTACTAGAATGTTCACACAACGTATCTGAAAAGAACAATCCTAACTACAATTTTGTAGAAGATTGGCGTGATATGTTTACGTATATTGATGACAAAATCAAAGGGGAGTAATCCCCTTTTCCGTTTAGTAAATAAGATTATATTATTACTATTATAGGGAAGATATACATGGATAGTTCACAAGCAGTTCAGAATCTTTACGACCAGGATGGATTATTAGATATTCTTCTTGGTGTTGAAGAATATTTTGACAATATGGATTTGTATGCATACAAGAACTGGATCTATGGTGAAGTTGTTGAAGGACCAATCGTTTCTAAGTATTGGGTTGAACTAACATTAAAATTCGACCATGACACATTTCCAGATCCTGTAGCTACAAAGATTTTCGAAAAACAAGGTACTAAGATTTTTGTACGTCCAGATTGGGAAGTATACCCAATTGCACATCCACGTGGAAATGATGATATGCAAAGCGTTTTAGGAAATGCTGCAAGTATGCGTAAACCTAAAGATGAACGTAAAGCTATTTTACTTTATAAGTTTCAAATTCCTCGTCGTTTAGTTAACCCTGAAAGTTTCGATGAATATAAATTAATGTCCTCTGATTTCAATAGCAACTCTTTACAAGATGATATGGATAATCCAGGAGAGCAACCTGAACAACAAGATCCAAATCAAATGGATCAAGATTCAGATGATATTCAATTCGATGACGAACAAATGGGAGGTCTATAATGACTAAACGAATTTACGAACGTGCATTAAGACCGTTAGTACTTAAAGATTTAATTCATCCTATCATTAGCGTAGATGAATATACACCAAAAATTGATGAATCAAATATTGTAGTACTTTTCCAAGTACTCGATAACTTTGATGCAGCATATGATTTAAGTTCATTTATTGAACGTTCACCAGTTGATGTAATTGATACTGAAGCTGCTGAAACTCCTAACGTAGACGGACGCTATCAAGTGTTTGTTGAATTTGAACGCAACGGTGAGTTTCCAGCTAAACTTATTGCATTGATGAAATCAATTGAAAACATTTGTCCAGACCCAGGCTGGAAATTACAAATGTATGGCGTTAATGATCCAATCGATTTAGATATTGATGAAATCACTAATGACATGGAATTAGTTAATGAAGAAGAACTTAAAGAATTCTTCGACTTTGCAGCAGTTAACGTGGAAATCGTTAATGAAAGCATTAAAATTAAAAGTGTGTACGGTACAGAATTGCATTACAGCAAAGGCTCTGGTATCGTAAATGAATCATATGTTAAAGGTTTACTACATGATGATACTTCACTTGACAGTACTAGACTTAGTGCAGTTCTAGGTGAAAACTATGATGTATTAAAATCTGGTTCAGAATATATTGTTGGCATTAACGGGAAGTATATAGTACTACGATAATGAAAATTTACAATATGTTAATGGCACTTCATGAAAGTACTAGGACAGAATTGCACCAAATAGGGAATGTTGGTTTAAGTAAGAGAATGTACGTAAGAACCTATGAAATAAATCGTATAGGTAAAAATTACGATAACATTAATCGAAATGATGTAAGTACTGAGATGGTTTTGAAAGCATATCTTGCACGTAAAGTATTTGTTAATGAAAAATACCTAAGAGGTAGATATTTGATTGACGAAGTTTATGATGCAGAGGTTGCTTTCACTAAGGGCTTATGGAAAATCTTTTGTATGGAAGTTTTCGGTACAACGATGCCTGAGCTACCAGTACCCACAACATATAACGAACTACAAACTATATTCGACAACAAAGCTGCATTTATGGATTTTGAATTATACACTACAGTTAAAGAAGCTGTAATACATAATCAAATAGTAGATTCAGTACAGTGTGTTAGTATTCGAGATTTTGATTTATTTTGTTCATTACCTGGGATTCCAGGATGGACTTCAGTACAACACGGTGCAAGTTTAGTTGATGGAAGGAATGAAGCTCCACAAAGACTAATACAAGCTAGTTTAGGTATGTACAAGTATGATTATTTGTCATGTCCTGAACCATATGTTAATTTCTGGAAAGAACGTGCAATGCAAGCTCTACAAAAAGCGGTTGCAATTCTCCAGAAAACATATATACTTAAATTCAGAAACGCGACAATGTATGACTTATCTCCAGTGCCGGAGAGATTCACGCCAATAAACGCTTTTCATTGGAATATAAAAAGGACGTAATTTTCGTCCTTTTTTCATTTTAGCCCTTGACAGGGCATGAAAAATGCAGTACTATAATCACATGAAAACAACGGCTCTAGCCGTGAACTTCTATGGGTTAAAAAATAAACTTTCTATATCTTAAAAAGGAACCAGAATGAAAACTGTAACTTTCGTATACACCGACAACGTAACCTACAAAGCCGCCAACGTAATTTCTATTGACAATCACGGCGATACTATTGAGTACGTTCAGGACAGCACCAACACTGATGGCTCTATTGTCGGTCTGAACATGCGTTCTGTTGACACCTACGATCTTCTGTACGCAGTAGTTAAAGATGTTGACACCAAAGAAGTGACTATCATTCCTGGTCTGTTTGACAGCTTTGATGTTGTTCCTAAAGGTGTAGCAGTTCAACGTCAGGCAAACATCGATGCAGAAGCGGCTCGCGTAGCAGCAGATCGTGCAGCGAAAGCACCAGCACGTGAAGCAAAAGAAAAAGCAAAATACGAAGCTCGTCGTGCGGCTCGTAAAGCAGAATGGGTTGGCAACGAAGGTGATGTTGCGGTGGCCGACACCACTGAAGCGGCTCCAGTAGCAGCAGAAACCGAAGATAACAGCGTGTTCGGTCAACTGGCAGCAGCAGGTATCTCTGCTCGTGATCTGGCTGTTCTGCGTGAAGTTCTAAAGTAATAAAATTTGACTTTCAAATAAGGAAAAGGTAATATGAAATCTGGTAATTACATTATTGCAGGTACTGATAAGGCAACTGGTCGTAGCTCAATTTCGGCAAAACCAAAAGAGCATGTAAGCGAAGCATCAGCGAAAGCTGAAGCAGCACGTCTTGCTCAGGACAACGACGAAAAAGATTTTACTGTACTACGTGTTGTCGCTACTGCTTCAGTAGCTAAAGTATCCTGGCGTTAAGGTTTGTTTTGGGGAATGAAAGTTCCCCGCTTTTTAATTTAACTGCGAGAATTATAAGATGAAAGGCAAATATTTTTTCAACGATGGTCGTCAGAACATTGAAATTCAAGAGTTCGATTACGACTATGTTCGTAACTCATTGTTAAAAGTATTTGATAAGAACGTTGCTAAGAAATATATCTTCAACGTTATTGTCAGCCGTACCTATGATGGTAACGGTATGCCGATCTTTGATGTTCGTCCGTTGAATCTGAACGACATTTTCTATGATAGTACTCGGCTCCGTGTACTGGAAATGATGTTAGATGACATTTATTTCGGACGGATCTCAATCAAAGAACTTCCGGTTCCTCGCTTACAGCAGGAATATCAGGAGTATCTTGAAGGTCGTGCAAAACCAGTAGTACAAAATACTACACCTGACGTTCCTGCACCAATCGTGTTCGAACGTGTAGAACTGAACGAAAACGATTCACGTCTTCCTGCTATCATTGAAATGCAGAAAGATCAAGAAAACTTTCATCCAATGAAAGTACTCGACTGGATTGAAAACTTCGAAGTGTGTAGCCAGGAAATCACGGTTAGCATTCAGAAGTCATCCGAAGAACAGATTCGTTTAGTACAGGTCTTGAAAACTAACAGTGAATACATCCACGGTGTTTTCAACAATCTGACCTCTGTACTGGAAAGTTTGTTCCCACTGAAGCCAAGCTTTACACAACGTCTGTTCGGTTATAAGAAAGATGTTGAAGTGAAGCAGGAAGACTTAGGTACTATTCTAAGTACTCTGCGTAATGCGGTTGCTATTGACCCTAATCGCTTTAGTGGTATCTCTGAAGTCTTTAAAGGAATTCAGAGCAATTTCTCTGACATTAAAGATACTGTAGAACACGGTATCAAAGGTTGTGAGTATGTAATCACTACAGAAGAAGATGCGTATGAGTTCGAACTTCGTCGGGAACGTCTGATGAAGATTCGTGCAACCACGGATATTTCTGAAATGTCATTAACTACGATCAACAAAAAATTCCTTTCTGACTTGAATAAGTTGAAAGAAGTACAGGAAGTGGTTGTACCACTGCTGATTGTTAAACTTCAGAATCAGGTTTCTAAGAAAGTTGATGACGAAACAGTTAACATCATCCGTAATCTTGCGTATCGTCAAGAAGCTCCGATCCAATCGGACTCTACCGAAGCAAGTAATGATGACAGTACTGAGCAAGGCACTGGAACGTTTAGTACGGGTCCGAAATAATCGAAAAAACCCTTGACAAATCATGTGGGTGCTGTTAGAATGTTTACATCAAGACGGCACTCCTAATTAACTTAGAATGAAGGATTTAAAAGATGGCAATTGACGACGTTAACAATGGTTTCGAAGAAGTTAAGCCACAGCGTAAAACTGGAACTCGTAAGCGTAAACCTGCGGCAACTAAAGCAGAACCAGTAACTATCGAACAAGAAGAATTCGCACAGAGCGAAAAACAGTTACCATCTCTGCGTGATGCAAAAGGTACTTCAATGGAACTGACTGTAGCGAATATCCATACTTTGGGTTCCGATGCTGGTCAGAACATTGGTAAACTTTCTGAAGAAATTCTTTCTAAAGTTAAAGTTGCTGATACTGGTGAACTCGGTGATGGTATTTCTAATATTCTGACTTTGACTCGTAAAGTCGATATTACCCGCCTGGGTGAACAACGTAATGGTCTGCTTTCTCGTGTTTGGAATATCTTTGGTGATACCAAACAGAAAGTACTGGATCAGTTCGAAACCAGTAAAGACCAAATCGAAAAGATCACTGGCACTCTCAGTACTGGTATTGATCGTATGCGTGGTGAAGCAGTATGGCTTGAAAATGCATATGATGCGAACATTGAATATCTGCATGAACTGGAAGATATTCTGGTAAACGTTGATGAAGTTAAAATCATTGAAGATCAGAAGTTGGCTAAACTCATGGCTGATCCTGAAACTCCAATGAACGTACTGGATGACCAGCGTATGCTTACCGATGCACTGGATAAGCAAGCCGACAAACTTCGCCGTCTGGTACAACTGGCAAAACTGACCGCACCGCAGATTGCGTCAATGCGTAAAGTTAACATGAACACCGTTGAGAAGTTTGAATCTCTCAACACCGTTGTTATCCCAGCGTGGAAAAACAACATGAGTCTTTCTCTGATTAGTTTGCAGCAGAAGAAAGATAACGAATTGTCGAACATGATCGACAATGAAACAAACCGTCTGTTGAAAGACAACGCGAAAACTGTTGCACAGAACATGAAAGACGCAGCAGCGGCGAACCAACGTGGGGTAGTGGATTTGAGTACTCTTCAGTCTATCCAGAACGATATGTTGAATGGTATCAAAGAAACCATTCGCATTGAAGAAGCTGGACGCCAAGAGCGTAAACAAGCTGCAATCGAAATGCAGAAAATGGATCAAAATCTGAAAATCGCACTTCGCGATATTGCTCAGAAAAAATAATCCAAAAAGCAGTACTACAAAAGCTCCCAACACTTGGGGGCTTTTTTCATATGGAGAAATAAAAATATGGATAACCTATACACTCAAGAACTACTAACTAAGCTATCAGAAATCATTTCAGAAAATGATATGGATGATGATAAAGAAGGTAAGTACAATGATGAAGGTATCAAGTACATCACAGTTGTAGAAGGTGATTGGACAGACGAAGGTAAGTACTCTTTCTGTGACTGGACTTTCTTCTTCCCTGAACTAAATGTATATGTCTATTGCTCACAATCTCGTAGTGGTTCTTACTATAGCGATTACTACTATGACGACCCTGATTTTAGCTTTGTAGAACCATACACCGAAACGGTTGTAGTTACAAATTACCGTACTGTTAAGGTGACTGCATAATGAATCTTTTTTCTTTAGACATTGAAACACTTGGTACTCCAGAGAACTCAGGTTATGGAATCGTAATTCCGAACTATGCTATTGTTAAAATCCCTGAAGTACTAACACATGAATTAGAATGGATTTATGTTCAACTACCAATTCAAGATCAGATTGATGTAGGTCTTAAAATGGATGCAAGTACTATGAACTTCTGGTTCGATACTTGTGCACAGGAATTCCCTCTAGCATTGTGTGAAATGCAGCAATCATTTAAACTTAAAGCACCAACGGTTCTACACTCAGATGGTGATACTCATGAATCCACCAATATTCCACTAGTCGTTAAGAATTTCTTACATGGACAGGAAGAACCAAAGTTCAATACTAAAGTCTTTGGAAATGGTTGTAACTTTGATTGTAGTATTCTACAAGAGAACCATCGAGTAATGTTCGGTGACGGTAATTTGTGGCAATATGCTGCACCAAACAATGTTCGTTCACTAAGACTTCTTCTTTCTAAAGAAGATGAAGAATTAATGAAAGATACGATTGATCCATATCTTAGCCGGTTCTGTGATTCTATTGATGAAGTGGGTTGGATGTTTGATCTTTGTTTACATAATCCTCTGTTCGATGCGGCTAAAGAAGCGTTGTTCGTAACTTATATTATGAACTTAAAAAAATCAGCTTGACAAACAGCCCCTTAACGTTGTACAATAGCCCTGTTAACCACTAATAGGGCTAGATCATGAATTTCCTCATTATTGCTGCACCAGCGTTATTGATCATGATCATCATGAAATATAAGTACTCACATCAAATAACAACTAAGGAATTAGGTTTTCATTTCTTAGCAGTGTGCGTAAGTATTGGTATCATGATGGGAATCACTTACACAAGTTTATACGTATCAATGGCTGATACTGAAATTTTAAATGGTAAAGTACTTTCTAAATCTCGTGATGTTGAATGGTGTACTTCACAAAGTTCTTCATGTAAACATTACACATGGCATGAACGTTGTTCGTACTACACAGATAGTAAAGGTAAACGCCAGAAGTCGTGTGAATCATATAAAGTTTTTGATTATCCATACGAAGTAGATTGGACAGTACGGACTTCAGTTGATTCACATACTATTGAACGTGTAAACCGTCAGGGAACTAAAGTACCGCCACGTTGGGCACAAATTAATATTGGTGATCCAGCAAGTACTGAACACCGTTATATCAATTACCTTTTAGGTAATAAAGATTCTTTATTCTACGAGAATGAATACGAAAAAGAATTCACCGAAGAATACAAGAAAGAGTTACCAAATTACCCACAAGTTTATGATTATTATCGTGTAAACCACGTAATAAATTTGACAAAGGCTGATGCCACAGGGTATAATGATTACATCAACATGGCACTGCGGGAAATGGGAGCGAGTAAACAAGTTAACATTGTACTGATTATGTATCCTGCTACTAATGTTGATTTGGTAAAAGCAACCACAGCAAAATGGCGTGGCGGTAAAAAGAACGATGTAATTATGTTCGCTGGCTTGGATGAAGATGGTACTGTAACTAAGTTTAGTAGTACTTCATTCGGCAAGGGAATGAAAAATGAATACTTACATAGTACTTTACGAATGACTGCACTAACTGAGAAAATGTCTCTGAACTTAGTACAGTTACTTGTAAAAGACGTAAATGATAATTTCAATCGTCTTCCTAATAAGGAATTCGAATACTTGAAATATAAATTAGAACCTAGCCTTTGGGTAGTTATTTTATGCTCAATCTTAGCTGCGGTATCTTCAATCTTAGTTGGTAATTACATGAGGAAAGTTGATTTATGAAAGCAGGAACAGCAGTACTTCTGTCATTCGTTGCAGTGATCGCGGTGGGTGCTTTGGGTTTTGCGGGTATGTATAAGAGTTCTTACGATACTGCAAATAATTACGAAGCAAATATCAATCGTCTGAACAAAGCAAGTGAATCGCAGCTTAGTACTTATACTTTGAAAGTACAAGAACAAGCACAAATTCCTGCTATGTATTCTGAAGATCTTCAGAAAACTATTAAGGCGTACTTCGAAGGTCGTGGTAAACAAGATGAAACATTCATCCGTTCCTTCGTAACACAGAACGTACCTAATCTGTCACCTAAGATGTATGAAAATCTGATGGTAACAATTGATGCTGGTCGTGATGCGTTTAACAACGTACAGAAACAGAAGATCGATACCTGTTCTGACTATGATGAATTCCGTGGTAAATTCTGGAGTAGCTTTACTCTGCCAGGGAAGTTCCCAAGCAAGAATATCGAAAAGCTCTGCCAGGTAGTTTCTGATGCACGTACTCAGAAAGCATTCGAAACTGGTGTTCAGGAAACTATTAAATTCCGCTAATAGTTTATAAGCTGGCCTTAGTTGGTCAGCTTTTTTAAGTAAGAAGTGCTTGACAAATTGAATATAAAATGTTATAGTACTAGCAAGATATGAAATTAAGTGAGGGTTCACTATGTCGTACTTAATATTAGTTCTCGCAATGAAAGCAGGTAACTTAGCTCCTACGTCTGTAACAATGAAACTTGATGTAGATGTTGATAACTGTGAACAGGTCTTTATTCCTGAAGCAAAGAAACAGTATGCGAGTACGCCTCTTACAGTAATTTCAGCAAAATGTTTTCCGACTAAGTGAGGGTTTAACAAATGTGGGCGTTTCTATCGATCATGCTTCTTTGCATGGTAATAAACTTTGGAATTTGGTACGCAGTTTCGCGTTGGTATCTTAAAGACGACTTTGTTATCATCATTGGTGATAACATGAAACGCTTCATGAAAACAATGCTAATTGCAATTGTAATTTCAATTCTGTTGTGTTCTGTTAAACTTTATAAAATGGCTTCATGTCAAACTAAAGGTTGGATTACGAATGCCAGTACTCAATACTCATGGGTAATGGATCAATGCCAGGCAAAAAATAGTACTGGAGTATACGTAGATATTGAACGTACTCGTGGTACACCTGGTGAAGAAAATCACGACACAGCACAATAATAAATAAAACCCTCCTAGTGAGGGTTTTTTATATTTTAGGAGATTTGAATGCCAAAAAAATTAGTTTATGAACATGGAATTAATGATTCAGACGAACCTATATGTAAACAAGAAAAAATTAATGGTAAATGGAAGGTTATTTGGAGATGCCCAATATATACTATGTGGAGAAATATACTAGAACGATGCTATTCGCAAAAACTTAAAGATAAATTTCCAACGTATAAAGATTGTACAATTCACGAAGAATGGTTGTATTTTTCAAATTTTAAGTCATGGGTTTTAACACAACCATATCAAAACCGAGATATTGATAAAGATTTATTATATAAAAATAATAAACACTATTCCCCACATACTTGCATTTTCGTTCCTCATGAAATCAATACATTTATTTTGCAATCTTCTACCATTCGCGGAGATTATGCATTAGGTGTATCTTATAATGCTTGTAGAAAAGCAAAACCTTTTTATTCTTATATTAGCGTTGAGAATAAAAAACTTCATCTTGGCGTTTTTGATAATGAATATGAAGCACATTTAGCATGGCAGCACAAAAAAATTTATTTTTGTAACCAATACATTGAGAAATACACCGATGATAAAAATATTATTTTAGTGTTAGAAAAATATAGAGATTCGATACAAAAAGATATTGACGAAAATAGGTTTACTATATAATGTTTGAATTTGATGAAAATCCGATATACAATCCTGAAGAAGATGGCATCACTCATATCAACATATATAGTCAAGCGAAAACTGAATTAGGAAGAATGCTCTCCAATTTTTATTACTCACCTTTCACATTTGAACCTTATGGGGAGTTTGCATCAGGGGAATCGTTCTGGTACTGGTATTTAACTGGTCAACAACACAATTCACTAAAAACCTTGCATGGTTTTGAAGCCAAAAAAGAAGGACGTAAATATCGTAATGACAGATTGGATGTACTTGGTCTAACTAATGAAGATTTAGAAGTTATGGAACAGATGTTAGTACACAAGATTGCATACAATCCCAATATTGCGAAATTACTAAAAGAAAGTACTTTGCCGTTTGTTCACTATTATTCTTATCATGGTAGAGTAATAGTGCCAGATGGGGTAGACTGGTTATCCACCAGCTACGAGGATATCAGAACAGTCCTTAAAGAAACGAACTGACCAAAGAATGGTCAATTTTATAAATAGTTCTACATTTTTTATACAACATGGAGTGTTATATGAATAAAACCAAAAATGTTCTACAAGTGGTTGTCAATTTTGAAACTGCTGAATCAGTACAAGAGCTTAAAAATCTAATCCAATCTAAAGTTGGTGATGTTGATATTGTTCGTTACTCAGTTAATCCAACCAACGTAGTTCTTTATGTTCTTGCTGAACCGTCAGCCAATCTACATACTATTCAGGTAGAAGATACAGGTAAAACTTACAGTACTATCAATGTAGTCGAATCTATTGTAGAAGACGGTACTAAAGAATATACAGGTACTGTTCAAGAGGCATTTGCTGAAGTTCAAACTTCTGAACCAAAACCTGCCAACGTTATCATCTTTGAACACGATCCTAAGCTCGTTGCATTACTTAATAAAGAATATAAACTATCAAACGTTAGTGTTTATGATGGTTTGGTTTCTATCAGTACTGAAGATGAGATTGTGCTAATTGAACCACAAGTTAATGTGACTATTGATTATAGTACTTATAATGAGAGTACTGGTACAGTCAAACTTGTTCAAACCAAAGATGAAGAATCTTCTATAATTGAAGCTTTTAACAATCGTGTTGCAGAAATTCAAGAAGAAGAATTGTCTAGTCGTGATTTTTCTGAATTAGTAAGTGCAATTGACAATATTGATAATGACCGATTATCATTAACCGAACAGTTTAAGGATAGTATTTTTGGTCCAGGTATTGCTAAAGCAGAAGACTATGCACGTATGAGTACCGAACGCAATACTATTAATCTAATGTCTGACATTATGAATACGTTTAATGCTATTGAAAACGATTTACCTTACAAACTACCAGTTGAAGCACTTGCTAAGATGGATGAACATGAACGCAACGTGCATGAAATGAAAAACATTCTTCTAAATGTACAAGGTTTAGGTGAAGAAATTTCTATGGCAGCAGCATTGAAAGAAGACGTGTCTCATACAACAGTAAAAGAAGTAGCTGGTGCGTCACAATCTGGATTTGTTGATGAAGATGATGATGATATAGAATCTCTATCAGCTTATAGTATTGGTGATACCGTAGTTGAAACAGTAACTCTAAAAGTTGCACTAATTAGCTTTAATGCTTTTGATGAGTATGCTGCAAATCACAATATTGTTGGTTGGGATCTATTCACACCAACTACACTACTAATCAAGTACATGGAAGAAGGTGTAACTTCTGAAGAAAAAATTAAGAAATTTCATGAGATGATGGATAGTCTTGATACTGGTTGGGTACAGAAAGTTTCAGATGAAACTAAATTCTTATCAGAATTCAAGCAAGTACTAGACCGTGATGTAACACAAGAGTTCTTAGCTCGTGTTAAGAAACACAATGTCTTTGTTCGTGAAAATCTAGCGAAAATTCGTTCTGCACTTCTAGATATGGAAAAAGACTACGAAGAACTAAAAGATGAAGTCAATCTAACCATCGATTGGGAAAATCTAACCGCATTTGCATCCAAAAAGGAACGTATTGAGCATCGTGTAAGAGGTGTTCAAATGGTGTTCTCTGGCTCTAATCGTCCAGATGCAAACGTTGTAAGAGTTGATTCTGAATATGAAGGGAAAGATTTTTACATTCCATTTAGTTTGATTACTGATGAAATTCGTGAAAAATATGTACTAGATAACGAACTTCTATACATTGAAAATGTTCCAGACTTCGCATTCTATGAAGTACCTGTAAATGGTCATGTCATGATTATTGAAAAAACTGACCTATAATGTCTCCATATACCAGCCTAGTGCTGGTATTTTTTTAAGTAAGATTTATGAAACGTACTGAAAAAACATGGTATAATGTCAGTACAAGAATTATTAGATACAACTCTGATTGACAAGGATAGTCCTTGATGAGTAAAGAACCTGAACCTATCGAAAACGTAGATGGCAGATGAGTAGTTCAATCAGTACGATGTGCAAAAGAAACCCGTTAGAGTACTAGCAATCATACAAACGCGATGTAAGTCTACGAATCACGGCAATGCGGCACAATAAAGGAATACACTAAGCATATCAAGTATTCCCTAGATAGACATATAAGGTCACTTACCAATACGCTAAGGGAGCCAGAAATGGCACAGTACTAATTTGGTCGAATAGATCAGTACTGAGTGTGGGAATGTTTAAATCCACGACCGTTGCATATGACTGTGATAGAGAGATTACCGAGCAACCCGCTTTCGCTCTCAGAAATTGTACAATGAAGTTGTATCTAAAATTCAGAGAAATTCACAATTCGACAGATTCCGACGACTATCATCGTCAGAAAAAATTCGTACACACTTGTGTACTTTTTTTATGTCTTTATTCCCCTGCGGGGGGATGAAAATGTCCTCAACAAATCTCGTCAGTATAAATTGTGTTAAACATATAAAATGTGAATTGAGTTAAGTACGAACAACGTGAGTACTAACGAAAATTCTTTGACATTCGAAGAATGGCAAATGAAAAGGAATAGAAATGATCACTGCAATATGTGAAATGTCAGATCAGGCTTGTGGTATTGAAGCAGTACGGATTATTGAAAATACACCTGAATCCATTGCGAGTTTTGAAGAAGAAATGGATGAAATGATGTGTATGTTTGGTTATCAATTGTATTTCTATAATTCGATAATACCAGATACCAATAGTAATGAATCCATTGTTTATCAGTGGATGCGAGATAATGAACAATATGAAATTGATGTGGATGTGTAATTATGCCTAATATGAGTTACTGCATGTTTGAGAATACCTCAAAAGATATGCAAGATATTATTGATAAAATGTACGAAGATGATTTTGATCCTGATGAACTTTCTCGTTATGAACGTAGATACTACGATCAGTTATGGGATCAATGCGAAACTATGCTTCAGAGACTTGAAGAACTTCAAGAAATGATGGATGAACGAGAAGAAGCAGAGCAACGCCGTTTAGAAGATGAAGAACTTAGACGTGAAGAATATGACATGCATCGTGCAATTGTTGGTACTCAACGAGCAGATGAAGATTTTGGTCATACCTTCACTCGTCATGATGATAGTAGTACTGACAATCATTCAACACATACTTTCAGTCGTGCTGATGACTGTTCTAGTTCAAGCTATGATTCTGGTAGTAGCAGTAGTGATTCAGGAAGTTCTTGTTCAGGAGATTAATATGTTTAACGAAGATGCAGTAAATGCTTTTTATGCTGGTAAAGAAGATGGTTATGAGGAAAAACAGTACTCTAATCCTCACGCAGAAATGGTAGACTTTCTTGCTAAAAATGGTGTAACCGTATCAGTATCTAACAAACTACATGAACAGTACAAACGTGGTTATGAATGGGGTAAAGCTCAGAAAGATGAGGAAAAATCCTAATGAAGCAAGAACCTTATATCATTCGTGAAGTAACACATATTATCCGTGAATATAATCCAGAATATGGTGATGACCGTATCTGTGAATGTGGTCATTCATATGATCGTCATTTTGATTCATATGAAGATATGGAAGCAGTAGGTTGTAAGTACTGTGATTGTTTTGAATTCATCGAAGTCTTACCTGGTCAAAAAACTGGTAAAGATGCAGAAGATGATGGTTATGACGATGGTGTTTCGGGTTTGCCAATGCGTACCGAATATGAAAATACCAAATGGAAAGAAGTTTATGAACGTTGGTATGAATATGGAAACAACAAAAGATCTGCACAGGACTACAAATTTTAATATGACTGATAATGAAGCACTAAAACTAGCAGTGAAAATGCATGATGAATTTAATGCATTAAGTACTCAATTTGATTTAGAATTTGAACTACATAAACATATGTGGTTTAAATCTGGTTCTGATATTTGCGAAAACCGAGATAATAATAAAGAAGACCTCTTTGAAGGTGATGGTAATACTTATGGTTGGGAAGTTCGTTATATTCGTTATGAAGATGATGATTTCCTTCTCGCAAAAGTTGATAATGGTTGTGGTGACCAGTACTTTGCATTATTTTTAAAAGAGTTTGAGGTTAGTGAGTATGAAGACTGCTGATGAAGTACTTCACGAATTAAATTCAATCGTAGATGGATGGTCTTTATCATTTGACACTACTGAATACGCAATTCAATTAGGTGATTCATCTGGAGCAGCTTATGTCTTTTTTAATCAGACCCTATTGATTGAAATGACATATTGGACACACTCAAAAACTTATTCTGCATTACACCGCAAAGTTGTATTTGGTGATCGCCAAAATGCAGAAAGTGGCGAACGTGAATCTGCATTCGATGCTTATATTGGCTTGCAATGGATAATTAGAATGAAAGCCAAAGAATTATTAAACATTATTAATGAAATGAACAAGGATAGAAAGAATGGCAACTCGTAGTAATATTAACGTTAAAGTTGGTGATGTATATCATACTATCTACTGTCACTTTGACGGTTATCCAGAAGGTGTAGGTAAAACTCTAGTACTAAATTATAATTCACAGGAACTGGCAGAAAAACTAGTTTCCTTTGGTGATATGTCATCTATTGATGATTCATGTGATGCACCAGCAGGTCATAGTTATGATAAACCAGTAAAAGGTCATTGTGTATATTATGGTCGTGACCGTGGAGAAACTGGTACAGATATGAAAGTATCTGATAAACCACGTTACGAAGAAGAATACTGTTATGTATGGGAAGGTAATGGTTGGTACGTATCTGGTTATGATCTTGATCACAAGTTAGTATTAGATGTATTGGATATTGAAGTAATGACTGATGAAGTAGGTGATGAAGACGAAGAACCTATTTCCGATGGTGATAAAGTATTCAAGTACTTTGGTTGTTCAATTGAAGAAGTAATTGCAATTAACAATGAATGGGCTGTTACTTTCAATACACCAGATGAACGCATGACTGATGCATATAACGAACGTATTCGTTGGATGGTTCGCCATCGTGAAGCACCGTATCAGGGTCTTGATGAAGATGGTATTTGGCATCACTCTTTCTTTGGTCGTACTTTGTACGAAGCAGTAAAACGTGGCGAAGAATATCTAAAACGTGGAAAAGATTGGGAAGCGGAACAGCATGGCAATTGATGAGAAATTGTTTGATACATTTCCCATTGATGAGCTAAAAGTTCCACAAGATAACCATAAAGTTTATATGAAACGGTACTGGATTGTATACGAAGGTTCAGTACTTCGTTTCAAGAAAACTAAAGCTTGGCAGTGTAATGGATTCAAACAGATAGTAGAACAGGTTATTGAAACCAATCCTATCTATGAAGGTTGTGAAATACAGTATTTCGAGTACTTATACGTACCAGAGGGTTAATACGATGGATGAGCAATATATCTTTGATGAACCAAATGAATGCATTCAACGTGCTATTCGTGGTTTAGAACGTGCTGGTTTTAACGGTACTGAGAAAGAAGCACTTGATTACTTGCAAGGGAAATTCACCAGTTACAGCAGGGATGAATTGCAACAAATTTATCGTCAGTACGGCGAAGTTGAAGATTTTGAAATTTAATATAAGGTAAAGAACAATGTCACATTTTACAGTACTAGTACATCTGACTGAAGAAGAAGTTAAGAATAACATCCAAGAATGTGCAGCAATCAAACTGCAACCATATCATGAATTTGAATGTACTGGAGTCAAAGATCAGTACGTGGTAAAAGTTGATGAAACTGATGAAAAGTTGTATGATTACAACACTGAAACAGTTGAAGCTGTTTATGATGAAGATGGAGCACTTCTTGGTTCTAAGTATTCTGAAGCATGTAAACGTTTCTGGCAACGTGCTGGTTATGGATATTCTTCTGAAGATAAATTTGAACTTCCAGAAGGTTATACACTACGTAAAACTCCATTAAACGAAATTTATACCTTTGAAGGTTTCCTTCGTGATTGGCACGGTTATAGTTTAGATGGAGAGTATTCATCTTTAGAAGATGGTAAGTTTTATCGTTTTACAAACCCAAATGCTAAGTGGGATTGGTGGACTGTAGGCGGTCGTTGGTCTGGTATGTTCCTTGATACTAATGGTCAGAAGCAAGACATTATTCAGAAAAAAGATTGGGATCTTGCTGGTGAAGCTACAAAAGCAATTACAGACTTTGCACCGTTCTTTGACCGCTTTGAAGAACACGCTGATAAATTCGACGGAGTGGTATTCATGTCATGGGATGAATGCTGTGATAAGTTTAAAACTCCAGATGGTAAAACTGATTATAATTCTGCTCGTGAATTTTATCATAACCAAGAGTACAAGAATATTTTAAAAACCGTGTTCAGTTCTGTCGGTGATGGCGAGCATGAATGGCTACTACATGACCCTAATAACTTCTATAACGTATCACGTGAAGACTTCATGAAAGCTCGTATCTTCAATCGCATAGGCACGTTCGCTGTACTGGATGACGCTGGGTGGCACGAGAAAGGCTCTATGGGCTGGTTCGCGTGTGTGAGCGATGAAAAGGCAGATTGGAACCAAATTTACCTTGACAAAATCAACTCCATCCCTGATAATGATTACCTAGTTCTTGTGGATTGCCACATTTAAGGATAAATTATGAATACGTTTGAAATTTGTCGTGGAATCCGCAGGGTTATACTTAATAGTACTGCTGAAGTAATGAACTATCCTTCTTGGGGTTCTGAATTTGCATATAAACAAATTACCCAGCTTGCAGAAAGAATTAAAGATAATAGTACATTTAAATTTATTGACCCATCCGATTTAACTTTATCTGAAATGCAAGAATTAGGATTTGGGAAATGGGAAGAAGGATCAAAGTTGATGCTTATTCCGCTATGGCTAATGCAGTTTATTGATCCTGAACTTGAAGTAACTTGTATTTCTGGTGAAGTGTACAAATTTAAAGATGCTGACAATGATAATCGTTATGGTTGTCTTGCTTATGGCATTTTTCCCAAAGAATAAAAATTGAGAATTTAAAAATGAAAGAATCAGGTTTGTTTTTTGGTAAATTCGCCCCGTTACATACGGGGCATATTTCTGCAATTTTAAATGCAGCAACACAAGTAGAAGAACTTTATGTTGTACTGTGTTGGGATGAAAAGTTTCAAAGTACTTTAACCCCTGAATTGCAGAAGGTAATGACTTTACGTAATCGTCTTATGTGGTTGAAAGATACCTTCAAGCATATGAAAAAGATTAAAATTACATATGTGAATGAAACACCAATTCCTGCTTATCCGGTAGGTTGTGATGATTTCACAAAGCTGGTTCGTAATAAACTTATTACCGAATTCCACCAGCCTTATGTAGATATGGTATTCAGTTCTGAAACTGATTATAACGATTACTTTAGTCAGTACTGGCCTGATTCTGAACATGTACTAATTGACCCACCACGTGAATTCGTGAACATTAGTGCTACTCGTATTCGCAACAATCCATATCAACATTGGGATCTGTTAGCTCCAGCTTCACATAAACATTTTGTGAAGAAAGTTTGTATTATCGGAGTTGAAAGCACTGGTAAAAGTACTTTAACTATAAATCTGGCAAACCACTTCAGTACTCAGTACGTTGAAGAAGTTGGGCGTACTATTTGCGAAAATGAATACCATTGGTCTGAAGCAATGATGAACATTGAAGATTATGTTTACGTTGCGATGGAACATAAAGTAAAAGAACACAAAATGGCTGCTACAGCTAATAAAGTACTTTTTAGTGATACAAATAACTTGATCACTTTATTCAGTGCTGAATGTAGCGGTCATACAAGTAGTCCTCTCCTAAGTCAAATGGCGTTCGCAGAGGATTATGACCTTGTAATAATGCTTGACATTGATGTACCGTGGGTGTATGATCCACTCAGGTTGAACAACACCGCTGAACTGCGGGAAAAAACGTTCAATCATTTAAAGTTTCTTTGTAAAGCACACGGCGTTGAATATACCACAGTAAGTGGTGACTTTAATACCCGTTTTAAAACGGCGGTTGAACTCGTACAAAATCTATTACAAGGTAATAACAAATGAACGCACTCGTCACAAGTTTAAATTTGTCACCAACATTACTGTTGGGATACATTCTGTTTTTAACTACGGTTTGTGGAATTTACATTTACCGTATTGCTGGAACTGATTTGAAACTTTCCCAAGTATTCAGTACTTGTGTAACAGACTTCAAAGGTTGGACAGTTAAAGAATATCTTTGGCTGTTTACTGCACCAGCAATCATTTGTGCCGTATCACTTATTATGGGTGGCGGTTGGGTAGAATTCGTCTGCTCAGTTACAAGTATTATCGGTGCTATTCTTGTAGCTAAGGGTAAAATCAGTTCTTATGTTTGGGGATTTGTCGGTACTGCTTTGTATCTGTACATTTCTTACAAATATAAATTATACGGTGAAACGATCACATACGCATTGCTTTTCTTACCGATGCAAGTATCAGGTTACTATTACTGGATTGTAAACAGTAAAGAAAAAGATACTGACGTAATTAAGAAAGTGATGACAACTAAACAACGTATCTGGTTGTTTGCCGGTACTGGTATTGCAATCGCTGCATATGCTGCATTCCTTCGTTATCTGGAAGGTGCAACGCCAGGTTTAGATTCAGCAACATCTATTCTGAGTATTGTAGCAACAACTCTGATGGTAAAACGTTATGCTGAACAATGGTTGATCTGGATTCTGGTTAACACCGTTGCAATCGTAATGTGGGTACTGGCAGTACTTCATCATCAAGATCAAGGTTTCGCAGTACTGACTATGTGGATCACCTTCTGGTTGAACTCCGTATACGGTTGGTATCAATGGCGTAAAGGTAATTAATATGTATGCACTCTATAATACTAAAAATAAACAATTTGCATGTTTAGGGTATATTCATACTGATGTTAGTGAGATTGAAGATACCTGTGTTTCAGTACTTTCATATGTACAAACAGATTGTGTATTCATACGCAATGATAAGAAAGAATTAGAGCGTATTATTTGTGAAAAAGATTGCAGTGATGATTCTTATGATGATGAACTTGGTTATTTGGGAGATCTCAAAGGATCTCCATTAAATCCAATAATTATGTTTGAGTCGAACGATTATGATGAAACAATCATCATTGAAGTACAACCCAAATTGTCTTAATATATGTGACGAGGATAATATGAAATTCACTGAGTTTGTAAAATTTAAAGCAGTACAATTCCACGGTACAGAAGTACATGTACCTGAACATATCAAGTACATCGCTGCTGATAAATCAGGTAAAGTAATTGGCTTTGAAAAAGAACCTGTACCTGATGCAGAATTTGAATGGTGGGATAATCCGACCGCAGATGATATGTACGATGTTGGTACTGTTGATCTGGAAGGAATGAACTGGACTGAAACTCTGGTCATTCTGTAAGAAGTATCCCTGTACTAAGTACAGGGTTTTTAATTGAGAGAACTATATGAAATATGAAGATTATCGTGACTTGCGTGATTGGTTTAATTTTGCACCTCGTAAGTTGAAGACCAACGTTAAATGGTTTATACTTGAACTTGGCTATGATAATAGTTCAGAATTGTGGAGTCACATTCTTGAGTGTTATCATATCCGCACCAATCGTGCAGTACTGAAACAATTAATTGACCATTACAAGGATTTAAAATGAAATACTTTCGTGTAAATTGCGGGGATGCTTCCGGTATGTCAGAATTTTGGGAATACTTTGCATTAAAGGAATACTCAATGTCTGATGAAGATTTGATGGATGAAGCCATTTCTCTTTTCACTGAAAATAATCATTGGGTTTATTCTCTGGATTGTGACCGCCGCCGTGCAGAAGAATTGACTGAAGAACAGTACAAAACAGGTTTGCTGTTCAATAAGATGTACCAATATCAGCATGAACTGAATGCGTTTCGTCGTGAGCACAATATCTATCCTACTATGGATATGGCAGTACTGTTCGCAAAGCGTGATCATAAATCTGGTTATGTTCGTGTTGGTCATCCTAACATTCATAATGTTTATAAAGTGAATGCTGATGGTAATTTCATTTTTGTATATCATCACTGGTCTGACCGTGTTGGAGTACTGAAATGATCCATATCATTTATGACATGAATGACGGCGTTTCTGTGCCAGATAACAAGGTTAAAAACTTTGCAGCAGACATGGTATGGGATCTCGGTACTATCGATGAAGTTATTGAAGTACGAGTAGGTCAACTGAATATTATTCGTTCTGTTGCTTATGCAATGAAACACCGTAATATCCCGCATACTAATCTAACTATTAGTTATGCTCATAGTGATTCTAAAATCTGGTTAAATGCAGATTATCATTTAGACGGTGTTTTTGATTTTTGTAATCACGATATTGAAGTACTAATGGACATGCTATGATTCATATTATATACGACAAAAATTCTCCAGTTGCTTTCAATGATGCTGCAATTATGAAAATTGCAGACAAAATTGTTAAAGAACATGGCAGTACTGAAGAAATTCATGAATGTACGGTAGGACAAGAATTGTTCTTGTCTGCTATTCGCTCTGCAATGTGTGTACAAGGCGTATCACATGAAAACCTTGTTGTATTTGCTGTTGATGATGAGAAAATACATCGAATTACTATTAATGACTGTTATAGTTTCGAAACATACGTTCATTTTCCTAATATAGTTTGTGAAATTTTAATGCCTTTATTTTAAGGAACTGTATGCTAATTGTTCAGTACAAGCCAAACGATTCTTCTGTAGCAATTGCTGATGGAAAAATAAAAGAAGTAGCCGAAGAATGGGTGCGTGATATTACGTTTCATGAACGTAAGGTTGTTTCCATCAGTCAATTACTTATGATTGATGGTATTCGTGCCGCATTGGTGGATCTGTATGTTGATCCATCATTGGTTGTAATTGAGGTTTATAACGCAGATGATGAACTTATGGAATCTGTAAGCATCACTGATCGTTATTGCTTGACTTCTTGGAATTCATTTCCACAAGTCCAAGTCGATTGTTTAAGAACTACAATTAAGAGTAGAAAATATGGACAAAACAACTAATACAAGTAAAAGTTTTATTATTCGTTGTCATTGCTCTGATGCACGTGAACATGCTATTCATATTTGTCAGTACAATACTGGTGATGATACTGATGATTCAGAAATCGGTCTTTGTACTATCAATCTTAGTATGGAAATTCGTAATCCGTGGTATAAGCGTGTATGGATAGGTCTGAAATATATGTTCGGATATACTGACCATATGCATTACATGGATACAATGGTAGATGTTGATGTTTTGAAAGAAGTAGTTTCTAAACTAGACGATAACCGTACTGAAGAACAGAAAGCCGCTGCTAAAGAGCAACGTGAATGGAATAAATTTGAAGTATTGTAATGGAAAATATATTTGAGGGTCTAGAGTACGTTAAAAAATACGTACTCTTTGAAGATACAAAAAGTGTGTACTGGTATGATATTATTACTAATACATCAAATAACGTTGTAGTTATAAGTAATAAAAACTTCGATCCATATGTAACGTTAATTGCTGATGGCTACACACTCAAATATGATGGAACTGAATTGAAATTGACCTGTCTTATCGCAGGAAAATCATTTGATGACATTTGTGACCCAAATATTACCGAAGAATGGTTTTTCCAGTTGAGTACTATTAAAGACTTTGGTGCGTTGGAGTACATTGAAATTGAATTTGTAAAAGAAGTTTATAAAAGATGTTTTAATACTAATTAGGGGATTTAATATGCTTAATCCAATTTTTGAATCTATACTCAATGACGAGCGTTATGAAAGATATGACGGAATCAATGAAGTTCTGATTTTAAGTACAGTTGATTACGAAGTGAAAGTAACCAAAGAATACATGAAATTGGATAAAGTGCAATATAATATGAATTTGGTTAATCCACATCATGGAATCCCTTTACACCGCGAGACTGTTGCGGTAATCTACTATGAAACATTCCTTGCGTCAGACGACGAGGAAACATTTGGCATCACGAAAGACGATGTGAACGCCGTTTTAAGCTATTATCGGAGTTTAGGATGAATCAATTTGCAAGCGTAGTTGACCTGAAAGCAGACGAGTTGGAGTTTAAATTTAGTGAGTTCTACCAGCCCTGGAACAGTGTTAAACTAAATTACGATACCGTTGTGTTCACGGAAAAATTTAATATCAACATCAATATCTCTGAACGCAGCAGTTCTGTACATTTTATGGATAACTTTGTCGATGATGGCAATAGTAAGCGTACTGTACATGTAGATTTCCGTACTGATGAAGACGAAGGTTACACTGTATCATTATTCAAAATGAACCTTTCTGGTGATGAAAATGACTTCATTGAAGATTATGATGGCATTGATTATATTCCAGAGGTAGATCTCCGTCGCTGCTCGTTGGATGTAGAGACTTTACGGGCTATGGCAAAACTTGCTGTTGAGATTGTAGAAAATCTCAAGAAAAATGAAACGATTATAAATTCTGTGCTATAATATAAGTACTTGGTGAGTTGGGGGAGTGGTTTAACCCAGCACCCTGCTAAGGTGTCGGCCTCGCAAGAGGCCCGTGGGTTCAAATCCCACACTCACCGCCAATAAGAGAATAATAATGATAATTTTAAAAGAGAATTTTAAGCTTCGCGAAAATGAAGAAAAAGAAGTAACGTACACAAAGACTACAAGTGATGAAGGTAAAGAAACACATCATTATTCGTATTTTGCTTGTACCTGTAGCGACGAAGATGAGAAGTACTGGAAAGATAAATTGAACGATGAGTTCAAAGATTATGATCCAGAAATTCATGCTGATTTCACAAGCCAGTTAGCGATGGAAATAGCCCATACATTTGATGGTGGTATTAGTATTAATGCTGATATGTGGTTCGGAATCAGTACTTCCTGTAATATATGGAATGGTGAAACTTCAGAATCTGTACATGTTTATATGTATTGTGATGAAATTGCAATTGGTCTTCTCGCTATAGTTGAAATACTTCGTAAGGTCACTGATAATGCCACAGATTAAATGGCTTGTGCAGGACACATCACGTATGTATTCTGCGATTGAGAATGAATTCACACCATTGGTTAGTTTAGGATATGAGGTAATACCGTTCGGTGTTATTCCCTTCACTAATACAATAACTGGAATTGATGATTTGAATCCTGACGATTTTTATATTATTCGTTCAGGTACAAAGATTGTACAATTACTTGAAAGTGGTGAACCTGATAATCTTTCTCCAGAATTAACTGCAAAGTTACGATTGGGTATTTCGTACAATCATCGTAACTTTGACCAAGCGTATTATTCACAGTTAAACTTACCGCTACTGAATAGTACTCCAGAGATTTTAAATCTAAGTGATGAAAAAGATTTGTTTGCATCATTTAGCGTACCAAAGTTTGTAAAACCAAGTTCAGACCTGAAAGCATTTACTGCGGGTATTCTTGAACCTGGTGAAGTACTGAAGTATTTCATTGAAAGTCATTACTACCGTTCTGGCTATCAGGAAGAAACTGCTTTAGTCCATGATGTAGTAGATATTATTGCTGAACATCGTTTCATTTGTCTTAATGGTGAAGTTATTACTGGTTCACAATATCGCCGTAATAACAGTACTGTTTATGATGCTAATATTCCACAAGATGTACTTCGTGCCGCAGATGAATATGCAAAATTGTATGAACCTGCTGAAATTTACACGATGGATTTGGCTGAAACACCGTCCGGTATCAAGATAGTAGAATATAACTGCTGGAATGGTTCAGGCTTGTATCATATGGATACTAAAAAGCTTTTCAGTACAATTCATGAATATTACAAAGGTAAACTTTAATGGGTTCTTTTAACACAACTTGTGCAGTAAGTCATTCACCCATTCGTGAAGGTGATAAAGTACGTTTATTCTTTTTAGTATCACAGCCACACTGGTATAAATTTGATCCACTTCGTCATTCATTGAATCAAGGGTGTCAATGTTATGCATGGGATGATTTTAATGTAATTGGCGGCATTTCACTTGAAGCTAAGTATAGTGATTACAATACTTATGAATTCGATGAAGATAGCATTTATGCACGTTACATTCGCTGGCTTATTCGTTCTAATTACGTTATGAACGTTCCAGAAGAAGGTAAAGAATATAACGAATTCCACGATCACATGAATGTTCCTGTGGAAGATTTAACTTGGGAAAAGATTTTCGACATGCAACATAGCGGTCGTTTATTTTTACGAGGTTATGGTTCTGGTCCGCTTCCGTTCGTTGGTATTATGGCAATTCATGAATCTGTATATCAGATTATGTTGAATGAACCATTCGAGGTTTATGTTGGTCGTGAAGACGGCAATGATTATCCTTATAAAATGGTAAGTTTTGAATCAGCACTTGCTAAAAAGCTTGCGGTTAGTGATCAACAAGAACTTGAAAAATTAGTACAAGAATTTAAAGAGTACTGTAAAGACCAAGATTGGTCTGAAGAAAAGCAGAATGAATGTGCATTACGAATGGCACAACACAAAATTGATAGTCGTTCTGAACGGCATCAATTGAATTTTGCATACACGAACGGGGTAACACCATACGCACAAATTCGTGATCTTTTAGCCTTTAATAATGAAAAAGATGACTCGGATGAAACTAAAATTGATTTTGGTGGTGTAACACTAGATGACATTAAAGCCAAAACCTTTGAAGGTGAATTCTTCAATCAGCGTTTTGATGAACGTAACTTTATGTATCGTCCTATCATGACTTCTGGACAAGAACATGATTTAGTACGTGATGGTATTTTCTGGTCTAAAGTCAGTGCTGCAATTGGTTCTATCGGTTCTGAATGGGAAGAAGAAGAACATGTGGTAACACGTAAGTACTCTAGATCTTGGCAGGAAGTTACTATTGCTGAGATTATGGAACGATTAACTGATTGGTACGAATCCGATGATGAAGAATTTATTGAACAGAAAAATCTTTTCGATGAACTTCTAAAAGATAAAGATGTAGTTGTTATTTCAGCAGAAGATTTTGATAAACCAGAATATTCAGCAATTCGTTCCTTAATTTGGAACAAAAGTTTAGACCTGCATATTTTTGCAAAGTAACAAAGAAACAAATTTCTATAAACAAACAAAAGGTACAAGATGTATAATCAAAGCGGTGACGTAATCACGATTGCTCGTGAATTTGGTAATAAAATTGAGAAGATTCCAGCAGGTACTTATACTGTTGAACAGAATCCTCAAACGGGGCAGTACTATCTTCTATCTTCAGCACCTTTCACACGTCCAGAGAAAGTGTACGGTGAAATGGCTTCACGTAACGAGAAAGTAATTAATACTTATCTAAAACGTGAAGGTAAAAACACTGGCGTACTACTAAGTGGTACTAAAGGTGCTGGTAAAACTCAACTAGCAAAAGATGTAAGTATTGCTCTTGCTGGTATGGGTATTCCAACCATCATTATTCAGAACTGCTACACTGATGGTGGATTTATTAACTTCATCAAAGATATTAAAGACAAAGCTCTTATTCTTTTTGATGAGTTCGAAAAGGTTTATTCTGAGCGTGAGCATCAGGAAGCAATTCTAACGCTACTGGATGGTACTGGTTCGTACAATAAATTGTACATTCTAACCTCTAACAACCGTAACGTTTCTGAATTCCTACGTAACCGTCCTAGCCGTATCTTCTACCATTTCGAGTACAAGAAACTTGCTAAACAAGTTATGTTTGATCTTCTGAACGACAAACTAGTGAACAAGTCGTTCATCCCACAGTTTGATACACTATGGGAAGTTGCGGAAACTATCAGTTTCGATATGATTCAGTGTCTAATCGAAGAACTGAACCGTTACCCAACTCAGACTTTCACTGAAACATTCCGTGAATTGAATGTTGAAGTTGAAACTCGTGAAGGTAACTCTTTCGCACTAACTGAGTTCACTATCGATGGTCAAGAGATCAAGTTCGATGCGAAGTACACCAACCGCTTCACTGCGTTCTCATTCATGTCTAAGTACGATTGTCTACGTGCGTATATCTACGCAGACGAAGGTACTCGTGAGAAAGAACTTCTAGCAATCGGTGCACGTGTATACGACATGGATTGGGAAGATGATGAAGTCGCCGCAGAAAGTGACTCTGAATCTGAAGAAGCAGTAGCACTTCGCGAGATTCAGTACTTCTTGAACCTAGAGTTCGACAAGGCTGATACTGTTGTTAACAGTACTAGCATCACCATTAATCGTGCATTCGGTGAACATCGGGTTCATGCGAAATTCTCGAAAGTGGATGCTCCAGACGTGATCGAAACCATGTTCGATGGTAAATAAATAAGAACAGAGAGAGGACTTTGTTAGTACTTGTACTTCCCCCTCTCTCGATTTGGGAGTATCGTATATCGGCTATTATGTTCGGTTCCAACCCGAAAGAGCAGGGTTCAACTCCTTGTGCTCCCGCCAAATAAATTTGACTTCCCATGACAGTGCGTGTAGAATAGCCCTATCTTAAAAGTTAGGGTTTTATTCTATGAAATTGCTCACGAAGGACGGACATAAAGTTTACTACAGCCAGTACCATCTGAAAGTACACGCAGATGTTATTGAGTACTTAGAAGAAGCTATGAGCAAAATTGACAGTAAAGATGAATCATTCATTAAAGTAGCTGTTGATTTCAATAAAACCATCGGTCATAGTACTTGTGTTAAAGTACAAGACGGTGATAAATTCCGTTATGCTAAACGTTTAGGTAGGAAATATCCAACACGCTTCGTAATGAATCGTGAACCTGAACCGTGTAGTACTGTAACTGTTATTATGAAACGTACACCTAATAGTGATAAGTATGGATACTCTTTACTTACTGCTTATATCGGTGGATTAGCAACTAAAGAAGTACACGATCCTAAATTAGAATATGAAGAAGCTCATGAAGCAAATGAGTTCTGGAGTAAACATGCTTTAATTTGGGATGAAACGATATTAGAAAAAGAAGACGCTTAGAGCGTCTTTTTTATTGGGATAGTATGACAGTACAAGAATTAATTGAAGAACTTCTAAGATACAATTTAGAAGACGAAGTTGTAATTGGTGCGAGTTATACCTTTATTACAGCAGGCCAAAGACCAAGTACTAATGTTATAGGTACACAGAAAGGGTTTGATTGGGATAGAGGAAAAATATTCATCAGAACTGAGCCGCATTTAGTACAACTAAATAACTACCAATATGGTGAGTTCTGTAAAGAAATTAGAGAACATGACTGGATTAGAAGTGATATACATCGTGGTATAAAACCTCGTGGTGTAATTCCTCCAATGTTTAATCCTACAGCACCAGAAAATAAAACTGAGGAATAACCTATGCCATATGGCTATTGCCCTTATTGTGGTGGTGAAGGTGTTACTGCTGCCCGTAATCCAGTTGGTCCAACCTATTGCGAAAACGGTCATGAATATCCGCATATGATGCGACAACCTACACCTAATCCATTACCAGTACTAGCAGGTACTAAACGCTCTCTCCGTATCTATGTTGATATGGATGGTGTGATTGCAGACTTTGAAAAGAATCTTAATGGTCGTAATCCTAAAGCTGTAAAATTGATGCCTGGTACATATATTCGTTTAGACCCAATTCCTGGGGCTATTGAAGCGGTACGTAAACTTATTGCAATGGGTCATGATGTTTGGATTGCTACAAAAACTCCAACACATAACTTACTTGCGGATTCGGAAAAGAAACACTGGATTAGTGAACATATTCCAGAGTTACTTCCGAAAACCATCATTACTCCAGACAAAGGTTGTTTGCGTGGTGATGTACTAATTGATGATCGCAAGCATAAAGCAAATTGCGAATCATTTGAAGGACACTTTATTCATTATGGAACAGAAGAATTTCCATCATGGGATGAAGTACTAAAATATATTGAGGAAATAGAATGTTAAAAGAAGTACAGGACGTAATTAAACGCATTGAAGCATTTTTAGCTGAAAAAGAAAATTTCGAAACCGTTGTTGAACAAGATGGTCTAGCAATTCGGGTATTTCCTCGTGATGCTGAACCTTCAGTTTATCATGGTTATGAACTATTCCTAATGGAAAAAGTAGTACAGAAACTTGGTCATACTCTGGACTTTAAACTATCTAAAGATGATGAAGGTATTGAACGCTTTATCGTAACAACTGAAGCTAACTTTAATCTAATGTCTTATATTCGCAGTACTAACGAATCACTTGCGGCTGCTTGTGCACAAAGCGATGAACTAAGTACTATTTTCCTATGTGAAAAACTAACTGAAGATTCACGTGGTGAATTTACTATTCTAACTGGTTATTCTAACGGTACTTGGACACGTTGCGACATTACTAAAGCTGAACTGCTTTATGCTGCAACTCATGACCTTGCTATTACACAGAACGAAAATGGTATCTTCTGGTACGAAGACCTAATCACTATGAATAACTCTCTTTTTGATGAAATCGAAGCAGAGTAATTCAATACAATATGAGTGGTTCAAAAAATCACTCATTTTTAAGTAAGAAAAATGAAACGACAAAATTTTTTGTGATATAATATACACATGAACAGAATGAGACAGATTGGAGAATCAGCAGAATGAAATTAACACTACGTAAAGCACATCGTTTAGTAAAAGAATTACAACAAAAAGCAGCAGTACGTTTCGCTGCAAAAGCAATTCATCATTCTGCAACGGATGAAGAAGTACTAGAAACTATCGCAGCAGTGAACAGCGAAAGTTTCAAAGCTGTTGAAACAGCACTTGCTGTACAAGATGCAATTTACGAAATTCGTAAAGCTCTACAGGAAGCAAATTCCAAAGAAGTTGATGGTAACTCCATTGATTCTCTACTGAATCAGAAGGTTCTGGTAGAAGCTCGTATGAAAGTACTTGCTGTCTTCCGTGAGAAGTCTAAATCCACCGATGAAGAAACGCAAAACCGCATTCTTCGTGAAGTGCAAGACAATCATACCAGTACTTCTGAGTACCGTAACACTTACACACAAGTAAGTGGGCTATCAGCAGTAATGCATGATAATCTGAACAGTCTGTACATTCAGATGAAACAAGAACAAGAAAGTGTAAGCGATAAACTTGCTTACATCAACAACAAACTTGAAATCGAAATTGATGACAAGTTCGCAGAATTGTTTAAAGAACTTCAGGTTCTTTAATAACTGAACACTGCTCCTTGAAGTGTGTTTACAATGGAGATAGGTGAGTAATTTAGATTAACTCACTCCCTAACTCCCCTTGCTAAAGAAGCACATCGCCTACAAAGCGATGCTCTTATCTTCGTATGAAGAATGGTCAATTACAATTTATGTAATCTACTATTGAAAGAGTTTGCTCCATTTATACTGAACAGATATTATATCTTGCTTGGTTGTGGAAATGGCTTAACTCGATTGTGTGGTTGCTTGTTTGTATGGTTGCCTGGTTGCTTCGCTTCTTTAGCACAATCTTTTTACTATGTTTTTATATTGTTAAATAAAAATGTAGTACTGCTTCTATCGTATAATGGCTTATTACTTTGGCTTTGTAACCCAAAAATCTGCGTTCGATTCGCAGTGGAAGCACAAAAATAATCATATTATAAGGATGTAATAAGATGGTGATGCAGAAAATAATTCCCCATCTAATCTAAAAATACTTTGCCCGAATTGTCATTCAATGACACCGACATTTAGGGCAAGAAATAAAAACTCTAAAAGAAAAAGATAATGACTGAAGAACAAATTAAAGAAATATCAGAATTAATTCCAACCGTTTATCATGAACTGTTTTCCAGTAAAGAAGATATTGCTAATCGGTTTGAAATCCCATTGAGTGATATTGAAGATTTAGAAATTCTTTATGCATTTTATGAGTATGAAGATTATTCCGGTTCTGCAACTGTATTCTATTATGATCCTAAAGACAATACTTACTATGAAGTTCGTGGTGGTCATTGTTCTTGTTACGGTCTAGAAGGTCAGTGGGACCCAGAAGAAATTGGTTATTTCAGTACTTTTATTGAATACGTACAGCGTGTAAATTACAAGTACTAAAGAATTCCCTGTAGGTTAGGGTATGCTGCAATAGGTTTTCTGTTGCGGATTAGACAAGTCATCATTTCTGACTATAACTGAAATTTTTTAAAACGTCATACACAGCACAAGCTGTATCGAAGAAATTCTGAGGCCAGTCAGCCAAGAAACAGAATGACATAAGAAAAGTACTTCGGTGCTTTTATCGGGAATTGGTGTAATGGCAGCACAACGTTATAACATAGATTCTTGTATATAGGAATTTCACAGCAACCAATACAATTGCATAGGGAGCCGTGAGATGAGGTTCGATTCCTTGATTCCCGACTAATTAACTAAACCAGCTTTATGCTGGTTTTTTCATTTCTGAGGTCATACCATGAAGATATTAAAAGTACACAAAAGTATCGGATATTCAATTTTGCCGTTTAAGCAGAATCCTACTTATGGTCGTTGCTCCACTTGCGGAAGATATGATAATGATGGTGGTCCATTATGTGGTAATGTATTTTGCCCAGGAGGGAACTGATGAATCCTAATGATTTAAACAATTCTGAAAATTTTACATGGTGTTATACTTGGTCAGACCTTCGTGAGAATTATGATAAAGTAAAACTAGTTAATCCAGAATTCATTGAACTGTATGGATTTGCTATTCCAGATGATGTGAAAGTTGGTGATGTTTTTGCAGTCACAGAACTTACTGAAGATGGTGGAACTCGTGTTGACCGTGGATTTGTTATTCCACGTCAATATCTTGATTACTTTGAGGCTAATTGCTGATGCACTTTTTGATAATGGATAAGTACTTTAACGAAGATGGATTTCGTATCATGAAAGAATACATGGTACAGAATAATATTCCTCATACTTCAGTTAAGCCTGTGCCATTTATTAACATATTCGTACCAGAAGACGTTAATGATTATTCTGATTCTACATATGAAAAGTACTTCGACAAAAGCATTCCTACTATGTCATTTGGTAGTTATGCATTAGCTCATCAGCTAATTGAAGCCGGTTATACACCTGGTGGATATATTAATGATAATCATAATATTGAAATACAGATGCGTGAATGGGGTTCTGAGAATTTCTTAAATGGTAATTGTATCTTCACTACTATGGGTGAAATTGAGAATCCTGGTTGGGATAATATTTTCATTCGCCCTGTACATGATACTAAAGTTATGGTTGCTCGTGTAATGGAACAACGTAATTTTAATGCTGAAGTTGATGCATTCTTTTCATTCTACGGTGATCCAGAATTTGAAGTACTATTAGCAGAAGCACAAGAAATACTGGCAGAATATCGGTTATTCATTGTTAACGGTAAAGTTGTATCACATTCTTTATATAAAGTTCGTGGAACATTTTGTATCAATCCTGAAGTGCCAAAAGAAATTATTGATATTGCAGAAGAACTCTGTACTAAATGGGTTCCAGCCGATGCATTTGTTATGGATTTTGCGGAAACAGATAACGGCTTTAAAGTACTGGAAGTTAATAACATAAATTGTGCTGGATTTTATGCAGCCAACATACCAGCAATAGTTGAGGCATTCCGTGCGTAATCATCTTAAAGAATTTCTTGAAAAACATAATACAGTTGCGTATGAATTACAAACTGATGTTAGAAAAAGTATTGAAGATTTAGAGTTCGTTTATATAAAACTTACGTGTGTATATAATGATTATATGACTCTGCACTATTATACAGATAGTGATAATTTACAAATATGGGATGAGATTGATAAATCGGTATACATATATAATGACTTTTCAAAGTTATCTGATGAAGCATACCATTTCCAACAAATGACAGTACTAGACCATATCGGATTTGAACATGATGAAGTGCAGCCGATGATGGATATTATAAACCGGATTAAAAGAAAACATGAAACCAAATCTACCAAAAGAACCAGATCCAAGACTAATTGAAAGTATGTGTCTACGTTATGACCATTCTCATGCTATGCGTGTACCACGCTTTAAGAATGGGTCATTTGAAATTGAAACAGAAGAAGAATTTGAACGCCGTAGAGATGCAAATCGTCGTGTAATGCGTCAATTGTATGAAGAAGTATCCGGTAACGGTTTCTATCAATATCCAAATCCAAAGGACAAAATGAATAAATCTATTTGCTTAACTCTACCTGAAGGTGATCAGTCCGACCTTGAAATTGCAGTTTCTCGTTTTATTGAAAGCCTTAATATTGGTTCTGAAGAACCGTGGGGTGAATGCTATGTACTGCAAGGTAATATCTTACATGGTGTTCAATGGTCATTAACTGAAGATGGTGATTGTGAAATTGGGTGCTCATGGCACGAAAATGATAATTACTCTGGAGAAGCATGATGAGTACTAAAGTAACATTTAAAGTCACTGATGAAGATATGGAATATGCACGTTCTATTTGGGATAGTGCTGATTATGTACTTTCTGAAGTGAACCGTATATTAGCTGAACGTGGTATTGATATTAAATTTGATGTTGATAACTGCCATGATGATGAATATCTTGAAGAGTACTGGAATGAAGAACATCCAGATTATAATCGGGGTATTGTCATTGTAGAAACACCTAACGATGATGAATGCGACTTCATGGACAAATTGATTAAATGACAAAAACTGATCCAAATCTAAATGATGATTTTATCGATTACTTAGCAGATGTATATCCAGATGCAGCCTGGAGTATTACATACATTCACTGGCATGAAAGTGTTGGTGAATACTGCGTGTATATCGATGACAAATGGCGTGATTATGTTCCAGAAGAATATATCTTCAAAGCAGGGTTCGAACATTATACACGGTGGGTGAACTATTGGAACAAATATCGTGAACAAGAACTTGAAATGTATCTGGTAGGAAAACATGTTAGAACGCTTATCAAATTTTGTACGGAAAAAGGTACTGTATCATCTGATTATTTGGGCTATGTACAGTACTTTATTGATACTATACGGAGTCGGGCGATTACTTCAGAAATGCAGGATTTTGCCTTAACACGAGCTAAAGAGTGGTTAGAACAAAATGGATACACGGCTGGTGCAGGACTTGTGGTTTCGGAAATTGGAAATAAAAGTGAGCAACATTCTAGGATTCAAAGAACTTCTCGACAAGTTCTTTAAACATGATGCAGTACTTCGAAAAACAGTGAATCGTTCAACTGCTTGTTATTTCAAATTCGGAGTACAGGAACATTTGGAAGTAAAAATTACTGAACATGGGCTTGTTGAATTTAAATATAAGCCTAATGTGTATGATCACTATCATCTGAATTATGATATTAAAAATGATTCACTAATTCGATATAAAACATCTGTATCATATGCGGGTCAAAATCATAATCGTGCTGCCCCGCAAAATGAGTTAGTACTAAGAAACTTAAAACGTCTTTGTACTGAAGAAGGATTTTTTCAAGAAATGACACGTCAGGACTTGACAAATCTAGAAGAAGCTGATATTATACGTTTCTTAGATTTGGTAGATAAGATTATAAAAATCAGGAACGAAGCAAATGACAAAGCCAGTACTTGAATATAAGTGTTATGTACTTCTACGTGAAGACCTTGAGATGCCTATTGGGAAATTCTCTGCACAGGTTGGTCATGGTTTAGACCAAGTTTGGGGTCAGTACAATACGTACAAAGAACGTAGCCGTAAAGAAGATAATGAAGACCTAATTATGCCTGTCGCTAACTTTGAAGGTTGGCATAAAGAAGGTCGTCGTAAGATTATTCTTCGTATCAAAGATGAAGATCAAATGAATAAGGTGAAAGCCAAAATTCAGGAACAGATCGACGGTGAACAGTACCATCCTGGTTATTTTGTTCATGACATTTTTGATTACGGTTTCAACTTCTTCAACGGTCTAACACAAACTGGTTTGATTATCTATCCGAACAAAGAAGAAATCAAAGCAGTAAAAAGGTTGCGTTGTTGGTAAAATAAATGAAACGGAACTAAAAATTGTGGTATAATATAGATAAATAAGACAAACGGGGATGTGGCGAAATTGGTAGCACGCATGAGTTTTAGGTACTCACGCCTTCGGGCGTGTCGGTTCGAGTCCGACCATCCCCACCAATTAAAGTTTTTATTTTGGAGTCTTATAACACGTCTTAAATCTTTTTTGACACTAAACGCTATAAATGTTATAGTATGAGTGTTAAGCTTTCAAGCTGCTTAATGCAGCTTTTTTTATTTCTGGAGAATAAGATGAATAATACAAACGTTGGTTGGTTTATCTTCTTTTGGATTGCATTCACTGTTGTTAACATCAAGATTAGTATGTTGGATGTTCGTGAAGAAGTAGTACAGCAATATACTAAGAAAGAAACTGAAGCCAAACGTCAAGACGAACCGATGTATATTGCAGTACTTAATAAAATCAAAGATGAATCCTGTAAAGGAACAACTGATAAAGAGAACAACACTTTCTATGTTTGTGCTGATGGTTCCAAAGTTAGCATGATACATTGGACTCGCGGCACTGATCGCAAAGGTGTTGTTACTCGTGAGTATGATCCAAATGGTAAATTAATTCTAATCTACGGACACCCTGACGATGTTTACTAAAATTGAAAACGCTGAAGTACTAATTAAAACCGCTGGTGGTTATAAAGTACTTCCTGTGTACTTCCGAAACAGCAATGAATATTTGTATGCAAAAAATGGTCAAATGTTCATCGCCCTCCTTAATAGCTCTGTAACGAGTAATGCAAAAATGACTTGGCAGGAGATTAATATTCCTGTACAATACGAAAAAGGTAATATGGTGCAATGCAACACTACATCCTAACGAGTACACAAGGTAATCGTACTTTTATGATGACAAGTCACGATTTGCACTCTTTCATTGTGTTTGACAATCCAAAAAGTGAAGTTGACAAACACGGAAACACACTGGTATACTTCAGTACTATTCACATTCGCAGGATATAATTATGACTAAGGTAGTTCGTAAACGTCGCGTATTAGATAATGATGAGTTTAAAACTTTAGATATTCATCGCAACTTATGGCGTAGGCTTTGTGCTGGCGAACCGCAGTTAGTAGTTACTGAAACTTACGAAGAACCTGAAAAACTGTTTGGACAGTACTTTGCTGTATTCAACCATTTTATGAATAAAGGTCTACTCAGGGTAATTACCATTGATGAGTTAGATCCATCAGAACACGAATTTACTGTAATTAAATGAGGATTTATGTGGAATAACCGAATAATGATCGAATCATATACTTTTGAAGATGGTGAAGTTGAACTAACTGCAACTGTTCATGAAGTATATTATATGAAAGAAGGTGTTGGATATACTAGTCCTATCTCACCTGCTGGTACTGGAGAAACTGAACTTGCCGCATTAGAAGAACTGAAGTTAGAACTTCAATTAATGCTTGAGGCAGTTGATTATGCGATACAGAATAAAACTTCTGTTTTCGATTATGATAATCCTGAAACTCATAATCCTGGTGCACCTTCTTTAATCATGCGTGAACATAAAGCAAAAAATTCAGTACTGGACAAAGATGATGCCTACATGGATGAAAAATATGGCGAAGAAGATTGAACTACTTAGTTTTAGAAATATTATTGATAAAGCAAACGAATTAATTGATTCCAATCCCATTCTTCATCAAGAAAGAGATGATGAATGTAAAATAACAGTTCCTAATCCAACTAATATTGGATATGATGAATTGTGGGAAATATGGGGATATGAACGATTCGTGAGAATTAAGTTCAGAGATCCAGACCAATTAATTGAATATCAAATCGATCTTCTTCCCTGGAACATGTCAGTAAATTATAATATCTGGAATGATAATAAGAATTCCCCTTCATCGATGGTAAGAAAAATACATATTAAATTTACCGACACAGAAGAAGAATACTTTCAACGAATGACTCAACAGGATAATTCATTCTTCACGATGGAAGAATTGCGTGATGCAAAACTTCTAATGAAAAGAGTTTACGAGTACTTCAATATCACTCCAGTACCACAAGAACAATAATTAAAATAGAAAAGGATTTCTATGAAACCAATAACAGTACTATCGTTATTCAACGGTATGTCCTGCGGGTATATGGCATTACAAAATGCTGGTATTCCTATTGACAAGTACTACTCATCTGAAATCGACAAGTACGCAATTGCGGAAAGTCAAGAAAACTTTCCTGATATAATCCAACTTGGTGATGTTACTAAGTGGGAAGAATGGGATATAGACTGGAGTAGTATTGATCTTCTTATGGGTGGATTCCCATGTCAAGCTTGGTCAGTCGCAGGTAAACAAGGTGGAACTAACGATCCACGTGGTATGTTGTTCCATACAATGATTGATATTTTCAATCATATAAAAAGTGTAAATCCAGATGTGAATTATCTTTTCGAAAACGTCAAGATGAAGAAGGATTTTGAAGAGTACTGTTCTGGTATTATTGGCAGAACTCCGCACTTAATTAATTCAGAAAACTACACAGCACATTACAGGCAACGTTATTATTGGATTAGTACTGATAACTTTATTATTCCTCCACCAAAAAGCATTGCACCTGAACTTTATCAAATACTTGAATCAGGATTTGTTGATAGAACTAAATCTTATTGTTTAGATGCAAATTATTTCAAAGGTGGAGATGCTAACCAGTACTTTAATAAATCCAGGCGTCAGCTAGTATTTTTTAATTATCCTATTGACAAGCAGTATCTTGTTGAAAACGGTAAAAATGGGGTTGACTATCGTAAGCTAAGTGTGGTAGAATGTTGTCGTCTTCAGGGTGTTCCTGATGATTTTTTTAAAGTTTCTTCAAATACACAAGCGTACAAAATGCTTGGGAATGGCTGGACAGTTCCAGTTATTGAACATCTTTTAAGAGAAATATTTAATGGATAAGATCGAATTTTTAAAACAAGCCGAAGCAGACTTATGGGAACAGGTTCAGAATCTACGCAACCGTAGTAATGAATCACTTGAAAGTGATGCTCAGTACTGTTTTGTTTTGTGCAATGCGAAGATTAACTTTATTAATTCAATTTTGAACTCAGTTCGCTTCGCAATGTCTGGACATGCACCTGAAGAAGTGGTAGAATCTACCATAGAAGCAGTGAAGCACGTAGAAGAAAACTTTAAAGTATTCTTGGGTACTCCATGCGAAACTTCAGTTTGTAAACGTACTGAAAATGAACTTGGTATCTAACCATGAAAAAAGCCAAAGTGAAATTTCTTATTGATGCATATGGTGTTATCGATGGTATTAATGATGGTACTATCTATGCACGAATTTATGATATTAATACCTATGAATATATCGACGATATAACATTAAGTATTGATGAATTTTGTACTGAACATCAAGAACTGTTGCATCCAACTGTTATATTCACTTGGCGGTTAGGGTACATTGGTAAGAAGGCATTTTCTAACTTTAGAGTTAAAATGCGGGAATATCCACGTTTACCAAAAATGACTTACGAGGAAATATGTGAACTTTCTCGTAGGGTACGAAATAACGATTCAATCGACTTTGGTGAAGCAGAATGAATGAAAAACTGAAAAAAGCATTAGAAGCTGCTGCGGAAGATATTCGCAATATGCCACGTGATGAATTCTTTAAATCACTATTTGGGTATACTCCAGAAGAAGAAAAAGCGTATACTCAAGAACAGTTTCTTGAAGAACTGACTTATCTTCGTACTTTTTTTGTAAACGGGCAGTATTCTTTTGAGCCGAAATATAATGGTGAACCAGAAGCAACTGTAAGTAAGTTATTCTGGAATTACATCAATAAAAATGCACGTTCTAACTATCAAGATAGTACTGAAACGTTCCCAACGTACTATATCGAATTACCACAATATGGCATTCGTGTAACGCAAATTTACGGCCAGGGTACACTTACCATTGTCGAAGATTTTGATTACAGTGATGTGAAGTACATCATTAGTAATGCTACACGTCTGAAGCGTGAAGCAGTTTGGCGTGAACAAGAACGTATCAAAGAAATGCTTCGTGGTAAACCGAACCTTTATGATGAAGTACGGTTCAGTACTGAAGTGAATGGTATCGGTATTGTAGACACTGGTGTAATCACTAAGGTTTACACGAAGAAAGGTGTTATTCGTTACATGATCGATTCTGTACACAACGGAACAGTACTGGTTTATTTTGAACAGGGTGACAAATATCCTATGGACATGGTTGAAGTAACCGTGTATCATCCTGACAACTACGATAATTATTAAGGTACATAACATGGAAATCGATTTCAAACTGGTACGTGAAATTACCCATGATCTGGAAATGAACGGTCGCCAGTACATTATTCGTTGTCGTAAAATTGACGAAATGAAAAATGACGGTACATACGATGTTAAACATGGACAAGATTTACAGTACTTCCATATTGTAAGTTCTATGGGTAATGCAGTACTGGAAAAGATTTTCATGTACTTTGAACTTCGCCATCTTTCTGACGAGTTAGAAAAAGCATTTCGTGAGAATGTAGAAAAAGCATATGCTGAGTACAAAGAACGTTTGACGCACTCAGGCTTTTTAACTGAAATGGATCGTAAGTACTGTTTGAATTTTTATAATAAAACTGCGGAATAATTTATGGATTTGAAAAAACCAGAAATCATTTCACGTTTGAATGCAATGGCTAATAAGTACCAACAAGTAGTAAAAGATTCATTTCGTTTGTTTAATTACGATTTTGAAATCAGTTGGACAGGACATTTCATTGACCGTTTCATTCAGCGTTACCCGACTTATGAAGTAGCTCAAGGTATTGTTGAACCAATGCTGGATTTGTTCTTTGAAAACAAAAACGAACTGATCTTTAGTGGTGTTGATGGTTTCAAAGAGTACAAACTTGTAAACATTCGTCATTCGAACTTACAACGTCAAAATGTAATTGTTATGACAGTTGAACGTATCGACAATGTTTTTAAAATCACGTTTGTAACGGTGTATCGTAAAACAACATCGTACATTAACAACAATCCAACTGAGTATGTACAGCTTCATAAGAAACCACGCTTTTTTGTTCCAGGTGTAGTTGGTAAACGTTTAAAGAAGTTTGCTGAAAATAATGAAGTGCCTGAAGAACTGAAATGCATTAGCAAACTTTGGAATTAATATGCAAAAAGAACCACGTTTGACGCCTAAATATTGGGCTGCACATGATTCACGTACTGATGATCTACTAATCAGTACTATGTTTAAACACCGTCAAGATACCTATGATCAACTGGTATCAATGTTCGGGGAAAATTGGGAAGAAACACATCCTCATTTTCAAATAGATTTGGTTGAACTCAAACTAGTTCAGCAATAATGATCACTGACCGTTGTTAGGATGTAGGCTTAGAAGCAGCCACATTTAAAGAGTGTCGAGGACGATCCGTAATTGGGAAACATATCACAAGTACCAAACGTATAAGTTCAGGGGAAGAAAAGACCGGATACAGTTGTATTAATATGGTATACACGGGCGGCGTATACTTAATGACATGAATCGTAGGTGATATTACGTGAAGCGTTAGATGTTAATACAGACCCTTAGAGACTTTGGCGTAACAGCACACTATCAACGGCTTTTTAATTGAGATTTTATTAACCATAGAAAGAGGAAATAAAAATGGCACAATAGAATGAAAAAACTTGGATTTACGTATTTGTTCGCACGGATCTTCCGATTGAACAAATAGTAGTACAATCAAACCACGCAGCTTATGAAAGCGGCTTGGCCTTCGAAAATAACAGTACTGAGACTAGTTCTTTAATTGTTATTTCGTGTAAGAATAAACATAAGTTACAAAAAGCATATGATGAACTCAAAGATTCTGGTATTGACTTTGTTCAGTTCCATGAACCTGATTGGGATTATGGCTTCACCGCCTTTGCTAGTGCTCCTGTAACTGCTGAACAGCGTAGTATCTTCCGTAAGTATCAATTATTCAAGGGAGGTGCTAAATGATTTATCCTAACACTTTCGAAGAATTACTACACGTAATGCAGAATACAGAACAAATGAAAGATCTTAGTGTACATGCACATGGTCTGATGGTTGTTGAGCAATATAAAGTACTAATTTCTGAATTAGACACTGGATAGGGCGATTCTGTACTACTTGAAGTATATGGTAAAATCAAAGATAAGATTCTACCAGATGAAATAGTACTACGATACCAGGAATATCATGATTGTGGTAAACCATTGTGTCGTGTAGTTGATGAAGATGGAAAAGTACATTTCCCTGATCACGCTAATATTAGTGCTGATACTTGGAAGCACTTATTCCCTGAAGAAACTGTCATTCAAGAGTTAATGCGAAAGGATATGACTTTTCACATGGCAAAATCGGAAGATTTTGAATCCATCTGGAATGATCCGTTAGCACCAACTTTATATTTGACAGCGTGGGCTGAAATACTCGCGAACTGCACAATGTTTGGTGGACAGGATAGTACATCTTTTAAAATCAAAAAGAAAAAACTAATCCAAGCGGGTAAAAAGTACTTAAACTCTTTGCCTAAATAAAAATGTATTGGCACTCATCTGAGTGCCACTATTAAGGAAACTGTAATGCAAGATCCTATTTTGAAGTTTCAGAAATATTGTTCACAAACTGATAAACTTATTGATGTGTGTCAGATTCGTTTGCAGTACTTTACACCAGAAGCAATCACTGAACTATGGGATTATGAAGTAGACCATAAAGGTGATTGGAAACGTGCATTCAAATGTGGTGAAATAAATTCACGTGAACATACTACCAAAATATTGTTCGGTGTTAATGGATATGTTTACTCTTTTGCTAAGGTATTTGCTAAAAGTGGAAAACATCATCCACATGATCATTTGGTTGCATCATTTAGTGGATATGGTGATTGTACTGGCTCTACTATTATTATGGATCTTGCACAGTACTCTAATGCAGCTTCCTCCGCATTGAAACCGATCATTGATGATTATGATCTGCTGATGCAAAAATATAATGAAATTAATGTAACATAAGGAAATGTCATGATTACAGAAAACGTGACAATCTATGATAACCTAAATGAAAGTTATGGTTCTCCATATGGTTTCAGTTATCATGGGTTTATCTTTGTCTTCGAAACTGCTGAAGAACGCGATGCGTGGATTCAGGATTGTACAGTAGAAGATTTAGAATACATCATCAATGAAAGTGAAGAAGAAATAAACGCCGAGGGCTAAAATGGGTTCGAACGTAGAAGCAGAAGTTAAAGTTAAACTCCTTAAACAACCACGTGGTGTTAAAGGAGCAACAATTGATATGTCACAGTTACACAAAGATCTTGAAACAATTGTAACTGATGAAAGTTTTTATATTCAACGAGATACTTTTGTTGCACAGCAAGAATGTCGCTGGTATTCGATTGAAGAAGATATGCGTAAACTTTCAGCGATGTATCCAGGTGTACTATTCACTGTAAAATCAGATGTACCTGATTATGGTGAAGATCCAGTTGTTCAGTACTTCTACGAAGGTAAAACACATAAAGCAGTAATCACATATTCGCCATTTGACGAATCATTGTTAAACTAATAGAGGAATAATGGGATATTACACAAACTACGAAATTTCTATTGATAAACATAATTCTGAAATAGATGTACATAGTTCCGATTTTGTTGAAATTGTAGTTAATCGTTTAAACGAACTTTCTGACTACGGATTCGATGAAGACCTATCTCAGTACGGTATTAAATGGTACGATTGGGAAGAACATATGAGGCAACTTAGTTCTGAATTCCCTTCAGTACTGTTCACCGTTAATGGTGTTGGTGAAGAAGATGGTGATATTTGGCGAGCATACTTTACTAATGGTAAAAGCCAGATTGAACAAGCACGAGTTTCTTTTGCACCGTTCGACGAAACAAAATTGAAGTAAATAATATGCCACAAAGTTTTTGAAACAATCAAAGATTTTGTGGTATAATAGTAATATCAATGCTCCTATAGTTAAGTGGAAATAACAGGAACCTTCTAAGTTCTAGTCCCTGGTTCGATTCCAGGTGGGAGTGCCAATTTAAACCCAAGCATAGTCTTGGGTTTTTTCTTTTGTGGAGCAATCTATGAGTAATAAAGATAAAAAGCCATCGCCTATGGATCGAGTCAAAGACCTCCTTAAAACGCCTCCTATGCCCGTCAACAAGTACCCAAAGGATGGTAAGCAATGAGCCTCGATCTAGGCATGAGCTTCGGCACGTTGACTCTGGAGGGCTGGTCAGCCCAGGGTTTCACCGAACTCTTTGAAAATGCTAAAAAAGTACTTGACACGATACCAGCAATTCGGGTACAATTTCACTTCAACGGATACATGATCGTAGTGAACGATAACACTGCACAAAGTGCGTGGGAAAAGTATCTTAACAAAGAATTTGAAAAAATAGGTTGACTATGAATCCACGACCGAATACAATGGCTAAGCCGATGAGTGATGAGCAAAAACTTCGCTTACTGGAAATGATTAAACCCAATAGTAATGTAGTATTCGTTGACTTCAAAAGGAAGTAATTATGGATACGTTATTAACTTTGATGTACTGGTACATTGGTTTAAGTTTTGCTGGTATGCTATATATTGCATTGTACTTCGCATATACAGATTTGCGAGCATATTTCCATATTAATGGGCATAAACCAGACAATAAATTTGGGTATGCGTATGGTTCTGGAATTGTGTTAACAATTTTCTTTATCCTTGCTGCACTTCCATTTGTTAATATAGTGTCTGCTGGGGTAGTGATTTATCTTTCTATCTTTAATAAGAAGGAAAGAGCTAAACGTGAAGCACAAAAGGCGAACCAATGAAACTTACATCGTACACTGAACCAGTACTGGTAACTATTAACGGTACTGAAGTAAAAGTACCTAAAGGTATTTTGTTTTTAACTATTAACCAGTACAATCATCTTCAGGGATGGATTACTCGTCCATCAATTGATGAAGGTTTTTGGTCATCTTCCACGCAACCTATTTCTTTAGGTTTTGTTGAACTTGAAGAAGATGATAAACGTTGGGATATTTTTGATGTTAAACGCAACGACTGGTACGAGAGTTATTACTATGACTAATAGTGAAGTTTACAATGCAGCTATGATCTATCGTGAACTTCGTGCTAAACGTGGTTGTAGTAAAGATAAAAAGTACTGGAATACTGAATTAAGAATTCGTGTTGCAGTAGTTAATCATGAGATAATCATGAATCGTGGAAAGGCTGGAACAGATAAAGAACGTCCTGAACTTCAGGATGCATATGATTATCTGGCTGAAGGTTTAAAAGAAGCCATGACTTATGCTGTTCCACTTAAATGTCAGTAAAATAAAGAAAAAACTTGAAACGGCGATAAAAACTGTGGTATAATAAAGGCATCGGTAAGGAGATAAACAAATGGCAAAGAATGGTCGTTTGGGTCGTTACACGGTGATTATTAATGGTGATTATGGTTATCTGAGTAAACATGTTAAAGCACATAGTTATTCTGAAGCTGAAGAAGTCGCCACGGAAGAATACAAAAACGAGAATCCTGAAGATAAAGATGTTGGCTGTGCTGGAATTATTCGCGGCTGGCATGTAGTTTGGGGTGCTTAAAGAATTACGCCTTTGTAGCTCAGCGGTAGAGCGGGGATCTCTAAAATCCTTTGTCGTGGGTTCGAATCCCTCCATCGGCACAAATTGAAAATATAAGTGAGCTTTAGTGGTTCATTGGTAAAACAATGCGGGTAGTAGTGTTATTGACCTAGCACGTATCGGTTTCCTTAACTTTAGCCGATAAAGATTGGGGGTTTGAATCCCTCTACCCGCCGCACTAAAGGTAGCGTACATAGTACGAGCAACTAACACGAGGCGTCGGATTCCACGCCTACACTTATATTAAACTGTACAATGCGGGTGTGGCGGTATTGGTAGTACGCAAGGGATTTAAAATCCCTCAGACTTCGGTCTTGTGAGTTCGAATCTCATCACCCGTACCAATGCATAAATGACGGAATTGGTAAACGTAGAGTCTGACAATAGCGAAAGCGACGATAGGACTTCGGGAGTAGCCGTGAGGTTCCCTTGTAGGTTCGAATCCTGCTTTATGCACCTTTTTAATTAAGCGGAGTTTATCATGGATAAATGTACTGTTTGTAATGGTGATGGTTGGCATTATGGTGGTGATGGTACTATGTACGAATGTGAACCATGTAATAGTACTGGTGTAGTTCAAACAAATCGTCGTGTACTTTCTGAAGAATCTTTCAATCAAGTACAAGAAGCAATTAACAAACCAGCTAATCCATTTTTAATGCTGCGTAAACTTATGCGTCGTAAAAGTACTAACAGTACTTATATCAAGAAATAATTAATTCGGCCCTTTGTACTGTCGCGTGAAAGTACTCTGCTCATAACAGATGTAAGGTGGGTTAGACTCCCACAAGGGCCACCAACTTTTTAAATGGATTTTGTGTTTTAATGAAAATGGATTTAGAATATCCGTACAACCAAGATTGGCAACGCGGATACCTTGTGGTTAATCCAGAAGGAAGAAAAACAGTTATATTGTTTAATTCGGATAATGATAGAAGCTCTACTGCATATGCACGATATTTACTAGCAGTAAAAGAGGGTAGATATTTAACTGAAAATGAACAAGCTGATCATATAGATGCGGATAAAACTAATGATAGTATTGATAATCTGCAAATATTAACAATAGAACAGCATAAAGAAAAAAGTTTATTTGAATCTCCTGGTAAAACGTATGTTGAATTTATATGCCAATATTGTGGGGAATCATTTAAAAGAGAAATTCGCCAAATTAAACCATACACTAAGTATTGTAGTAGAAGATGTGGATGGGATAGTTTAAAAAAATAACTAAGAATTATGCCGTGTACAGGTTCGATTCCTGTTCATTCACTGAGAGAAAGTACTCGAAAGGTGCACACAGTACAGTACGAGTATCAATAATGGTATTGTGATAGGGTGACAAGAAGATATTCTTGAGTGGTTGGTACTACGTTCATCTGAAATGGGTTCGAACCCCATTTGCGGCTCCTATTAATTGAGGATTGAATATGATGCAGTACTTAAAAGAAAACTTGTGTTTTATTTTGTTCGGTATCTTATTCTTATGCGTCTGTGGCATTATTACTAATGCAATTATTGACGGTGTACAGCGTAACATCACTCAGAAAATGATTGATGACACATATCGTATTCACAAGTGAGATCATATGACAATCAAAGAAATCCAAAAAGTACTCAGTACTTCGTTTAAAAACGGGGTATACATTCGCCGTCCAAGTTTTAACAACATTGAACTTTATATTAATAAAGATGGTAAAGTGTGGCAATGTGAAAAACTAACTGGTCACGTGTTCGAAACAGAACTCATGAAGCATGAATTTAATCATGATGATTGGGAAGTTGTATAATGAATACTATGTTTGTAATACAACTTATTATTTCAGCCATTCTCGGTGTAGCTTCAAGTATTTTGTATCCAGGTTTTAAATCCGGCTCATATAGCAGTATTTTTCTTGCTATAATCTTTATATCTATTTTCCTAATGGGTAAAGGTTTTGGTGAATTGTGTACTGCAATGAAACTTCGTGAAGATAAACCAGAATCGGGGTTTAAAAAGAAATGAGTCCAGTACTAGCAATTATTTGTATTTGGGCGTTTATGTTTTCGATTTATTATATGAGTAAATCTATTAAAACTATAATCGCTGGTGAATTTCGTAAATTCGGGTCTGCTGTTGGTATGTTTGTACCATTTGCAATTGTTTGGATTGATGCGTTTCTTCGTATCTTTTCGGTTCAACACACAGGTTTGTGGTAATGGAAATTCTAACCCCTGATAATATGCCAGTTAAAGTACTGGCTGAAATGGCATTAAATGAAGGTTTATATCATTCACCAGCATGGACAATGATTTCATGTTATCGTGATATTATTACTAATCCAGATGTTGAAGAAACTTCAGTCATGCTGGTACTGCGTGATGATGAACAGAATTGCATTGGTGCTACATTCTTCAATGATGAATTCTGTGATTATTATTGGGGTACTAACATTCAGATGTTTGTTAAGCCTCAGTATCGCGGTCAGGGGTATGCAAAATTATTATTCACACAACTGAATAATTACTTGAAAAAATCTGGCTGGAATGGTACACTGTTTTGCGGTTACGGTGTTGAAGGTTCAGGTAATTTTTGGTATCAAATGAACAAATTACATTTGAATGAACCTGAACAGTACTGTCAAGTTTGTTTAAATTAAAAATTTAGCGTTTGTGGTGAAATTGGTAAACACAGGAGACTTAAAATCTCCCGCCTTTAGGTTTGTCGGTTCGAGTCCGACCAGACGCACCAATCATGAGGTTTATATGGATAAGTACGTAATCTCTTATGTTGATAGTACTGGTAACACACATTATCTTATAAGTTCAGGTGCACAGACTTATACTGCCAATGTTGGCGAAGCTACAGAGTTCGATCATGAAACTGCAATTGCATTGCAAAACTATATTACTCGTGTGAAGAAAACTGAAGCTCAAATGTCACGTGTTGAAAAAATCTATCATAAGGTTCAAAACTGATGAAGACTTTGAATAAACTGATTTTGGGTGTAGCAATTGCTGCTGCCCTAGTTAGTACTGCAAACGCAGAAAGAATGCGACCCGCACGATATATTGCAGAGTGCTCCACTCCGAAAGGAGTTTATGAAGAAAAAGTGTATGATTACGACTACTATAATGGTAGTAGTATCAAAGTAACACCACTTCTCGGAAAGCAAATTTTATTTGTAAATGCTTTTTGTGTATTTTATCCATTGGAAAATTAATAATGAAAATTATCGAAGATGCAGTACTGGCTAAAATGAATCTGCAACGTCTGAAAGCACATCGCACTTCAGTACTTGCACATATTAGTAAAAACTTTTATGAAAACGACGAAGATGATATTCGCCGTCCAGTAAATCACGATACTCAAGAATTTAAAGATGCTATTGAGTATCGTAATAAAGTAAACAAATACTACGACTCTGCTCGTACCGCAATTAAGGTTAAGTAATGTCTGATAAGTTTATTCTTGAAACACGCTTTTGTATGGTAAGCAGTGATGTTAATTCAGTAGGTAAGATGCTTGGCCTGGAATGGAACTATGTTTGTGGTTTAGTTTCTGAGGCAGGATTGTACGGCGAAGATGGTGCTGGTTATACTATCGTTGAACGTGATGAATATGAATTTGATTCAGAACTGGATCAAATCTTTGACAAAATTTTTGCAGACAATCCAGAATGTAATGTAATTTATATTTTAGACGACTGCTAAAAACCCTTGACAGTACTGTAACTGTATGATATAGTACTGTTTATTAAGTGAGAGAACAAATCATGACTAAAGCAGAATTGATTGAAGCATTGAAAGATTATCCAGATGATGCCTGTATTGAAATAGTACATGGTTCTGGTGGCAATCATTATGATATTGGTAAAGTAGTACATTATAATGATTATGGTATTCAAATTGCAGAACTGGCTATTAGTGAACCTAAAACTGTGCCAGAATCTATTATTCGTGGTATTCGCGAGGCTTAAATGAACGAGTTCATCGAGAAGTTTATTACAGGTTATACTGGTTTGAGTTCTAAAACTCGTAACCATATTCGTTCTTTCAACCGCCGAATCAGTAATTACAAATTTGTAATGATTCATCCAGTACTTATTAAAGATGATTATGAACTGATGGTGGGATTTGTTAATGACAACTCCAATATCTGGCCTTTGGGTGAAGAAGAACAGCGTAAAGCGTTTGAATTCATTGGTCATCGTGGTCATGAATTCCTGCGTACTGATGATAAGCTGGATACGGAAATGTTCAACCAAACGTTGTACATTGAAACTTCCCGTTTCTCTCCAATTGCTTTGGAAACCGGTTCTTGGGAGCAATTACTGAATGCTCCGAAAATCGAAGATGGTGACTTTGAACTTCTCAGTGAACCATTTAGTACTTTCTTTAATCTGGATGAACATTACAACAACGATTTTGACGTATGGGAATTCTTTCAAGAAAAGAATAAACCATCTGACGTAGAACTGCGTGTTGTCTGGAAAGATGTTGACAGTGACCATAAGTACGGGAACATTAACACACTAATTTTCTGGCAGGGTGAATTCATCGGATGGGTGAATAGTGGTTCTAAATGGTTGGCAACACACGTGTATAATACTGTGAATGCTGAACGTTGGGCTGCATTCATGCAGTACTTGTATCAGTGTTCCGGTCAAACGCCAAATAATACATTACGTGGAATTTACGTGGTTGACATGAATAGCGTTACTGACGTTGAGAGTGTTATCAGTATTCCTGGATTAACTGAACCAGATTACGGTGAATAATATGACATTCATGCATTTTGTTAACTTCGGAAAGAAAAAACCACAAAGTGATGAAAAAATTATTATTCATCTTGAACATTCTGTTTTTGAAAGTGGCATTACTGAAGAATTGGAAGGTATAATCGCAAAAGCATTAAAAGATGGTACATGGTCACGTACTACGCTTATACCACCATCACCAATAAGTATCAATATGAGTACTGGTGAAGGTACACCATTGCCACTAGGTCAAATGTCAACGGATATTTTAATTGACATGTGTAATGAAATCCTTAAACGTTTGCAGGATGATACTGATGAATGAACTGATTGAAACTTGGATGCACAATGTTAAAGTGTATCCACCTGCGGAAATCTTTTTTGAAAAGTACGGGAAAGAAGCAAAAGCTGAAGAACGTATTAAGCAACTTTGTGAAGATGTTTATCGTTTCTGCTTCCCTGAAGGTACTAAAAACCCGTTGGGTGATCTTGGTCAATCGTATCGTGAATTTGAAGTTGCATATCTTATGGGCTTCGACGGCATGAAACCAGAGTACATCACAAAAGTTAAAGATGCGTTCCTTGCTGATGTGAAGTACGCAATAACTGAACTGGAAAAAATGTTCAAAAAGGATCAAATCCTTCAGCAGTACTATGCACCGTGGAAAGTCAAATTCGCGGATATTAACTCAGCCGTTTATGATATGACTAAGGATTATGTATGAAAATCTTAGCCATTGAACGTTATGGTGATTTTGATATGCCATATCTGGTATTATTCAAAGGTTCAGAAGAATCCCCTGAACCATCGGTAGTACTTGCTGAACTTGAAGCAATCAATGAACCAACTTGGTTGGAACAAGAGAAACTTCATAATCAAATGGTTCGTATTTTGACTAGTCATGGCTATACAAAATTTGAACCACCAATGGTCACTATTAGTGATTAATATTTAAAAGCAGTGATCGTCTAGCGGCCCAGGACACGAAAAGCGATTCTTGATTAAGAATCTTACGGCATCTATAACTTTCATTTCACGAACGTAACGTAGGTTCGAATCCTACTCACTGCTCAAATTATAAAAGGCTTTTTAAAATGAAAAGTATTTTATTCTTTCAATATGCAGCAACTGGTGAAGGTTGGCGTACAGAAATCCGTTTCTGTAATCAGTCAAGACTCAGTGATGAACAAGCGATAGAACAGTTTAAGCAGAAACATCACGAGTACTTTCATTGTGGTATAGAAATGCATGACATTGATGAAGCGAAGGAAGACAAACGTTTTCTGCAACATTTGCAAGAACACGTACCTGCTTTACATCGTTATGTTGTGGGAAATCGTGGTTGTTTAATTGATATTGACTACGTTCATTACGTGAATTTCTCATAAAAATCCTTGACTTGCGTCGGTTGACCTGATAGAATGTATTTACTGATTTGAAATATAAAAGTTAACGAGGCTATCATGAGCAACGGTACTGGTATTGCAATGCGTATTCAGATATTACCTAGTGGTCTTATCATCGGTCATGTGGTTCCTGAAGAACATCCGGCAAATGGTCATATTACAATGAAAACTGATCACGTATATGAGTTGCAGTTTGAACTTGCATACGGACGTGAACAATTGCGTGATATTGGCGAAGCCGATGTGAAAATGTTTGATATTCAACCTGGTGGTTGTGGTCTGGATAAATTCATTGCTCTGGCTGGTGGTAAACATCTTACTGTGAAGAACGGAAAGTAACCATGAAAGTACAATGGATCAAAATTAAAAATCCAGACGATATGCAATTCTTCGCTGGAAAGATTTATCCAAAAGATGATGCTGACTATCAGTACATCGAAGATGAATTTGGTACTCAGTACTCAGTAAGTCCTGATGGACTTAAAGAACTTCAGAATTTCGGATGGGAAATTGAGGTACAATATGAAAGTATACATTGATGATATTCGTGATCCTCAAAAGTACTTGACTGCTGAACAAGCTGAAGGTATTGTATGGCTCAAAGAATGGTGGGAAGCAAAACGTTTTTTGATTGAACATTCTTCTGAAATTGAAGTAATTCATTTTGACCATTATATGGATGAACCAACTTTAACTGGTACTGATCTGTTTATGATGGTTGCGGGTGATTGCATGTGGGGTGATAAAGAAAATTGGCCTAATGTGAAAACCATTTATCTTCATTCTTCGGATGAAGACAGTATTGAAGAATTGATGGAAAACTATGCAGAACCTATGCATAAGGCTGGTGTAGAAGTTATCAATAATAGTCAGAGGAATAATTACTGATGAAAGTATATGTTGATGATATTCGTAATCCAGAAAACCATCTCAGTGCTGAACAGGCAGAAGGAATCCACTGGAAAAAAGAATGGTGGGAAGCAAAGAACTTTATCTTCGATAACTGCGAAGAAATTGAAACTATCCATCTGGACAATTTCTTAGGTGATCGTACTCATACTGGTGCTGATATACTTCGTATGGTAACTCGTAGTTTAAAACGCGGTACGTTCCCTAAACTGAAACAAATTTATCTTCACAGTTCTGACAAAGAAGTTGTGAATAACTTATATAACTCTCAGATTGAGTGTTGTAAAGAAGCAGGTGTTGAGTTAATTAAAAACTCACGTCCTAATCGTACTTAATAAAATATGGCGAGTTAGCTCAGTGGTAGAGCACGTATGAAACCCAGGATTCCTGTACTTGAATCCCGCAGCAACTATACTCTCAAGCCTTTTAAGCTCGTGGTCATTGGTTCGAATCCAATACTCGCCACCAAACATTGAGGAAAAGATATGTCTATCTTTGCTGAAATTAAACAAAGTTTTTTAGATGCAGTACGTACTGATGTGACTTTTGCTGATCCAGCAATTGCACGTGAGCAATCATCTAAGTCAGTAAACCCTACTACTTATGATCGCTATCAGAAGTATCATTTTGACGCTGGTGAAATGTCTAAACTGGACAAAGTACTTGGCAATTTTATTAACCCTGTAATCGATAATATTAAAAAGGTTATCATTAAATGACAATTAAACTGACTCCTGTTAGTACTAAAAATCCATTAAGTCTACTTCGTGTAAAGCTATCCTTTATGCATGGTGATGCAGACGCATACACTAGTGACAGTTTTGATGTTCGTCTTCCAAATGTGGAAAACAAAAATGAACTGATCGGTCGTATTCTTCGCGGAGTCAGTATTGGCTTAGATTTGATGGATGATGATAATTATCCAGAATGTCCGTTTATGGTTGCTGATGGGGATTGGAATACATCTAATATGATTGATGGTATTCCGTTAATCGGTACTAAAGTTCAATTCGTATATGAAGTTAAGCATTCTGAATACTGGACTGAACGTTGTATTGATACTGGTACTGTAGTAGAAGCAAACGAAGACACAGTTACTGTTGAATTCGAAGGTTCTAAATACGTAGTACCGAACGATGAAGATCATATTGCACCAGAAAGTTCAGTTGCCATTATTGTTGATGGTAATGAATGTACCTTTACGGTTGATGGTGCGAAAGTGTATTTTAACGGTCAGGGTGATTGTACTTGTGATGGTCAACGTTCAGCCCAGCCAAGTTTTGACGAAGTACTTTACTTTGACGAAAACGGCAACAAATTCACTGTTTCGGGATTCTAAGTGTAAAAAAACCAGCGGGAACGCTTGACAACTGCCAAACACCCCGCTATAATAGTGGGGTATCCTATGAAGTACTTTTTTGAAGTTTTAATTTTAATTATCATAGTTATGGCGTTGTTGGCATTCGTCTTTAAAAGCCATGTAATAGCAATCACTGGCATTACCATATTTCTTTTGGGATGCTTACTTGAATACATTCTTAACAGGAATTCAAAAACATGAAATATTTTAGTGAAGTACTTTTCCTCGCTCTGGCACTTATTCTGTTTGTATGTGGTCAAACTGGCCTTGCAATATTCTCTGCAATGTTCTGTGTAATTGCATGGATGTGGCCGCATTATAAAGAACCAAAAACTGCTGAACAGTTGATGGCAGAAGCTGATCCAGGTAATGCAGTACTGGTATTTGTTGAATATGAATTTAATTCTAACAAAGGTGAAACCTTCACTGCTGAATTGCATCATGACAGTACTATTCCTCTTACTGAAGAAGAAGTACTAACTGATCTGGCTGAACATGTAACTGAACACACTGGTATTCCGATTGATGCTTCACGCCTTCATGTACTGAAGTTCAATCAAATTGCAGCGTAATTAAACGATCCTTTAATAAGTATTAGTTTAATAAAAATAAATTTTAATTAAGCCCTTATCATAGGGCTTTTTATTTGGGAATATGGCGAAATTGGTAGTACGCACCACACTCAAAATGTGGCGAGGCAACTCGTGTCGGTTCGAGTCCGACTATTCCCACCAATTTTAATTGAGAAAGGTAGTTTATATTCATGCATACGTTTGATGTTTGTGAAACGGATTTAGAACTACTAGGTGAAGGTTCTTCGCGTAGAGTTTATGGTTTAGATCCAGAATGGGCTATTAAAAAGCCAATTAATTACGGCGGCATTTGGCAAAACAAAAATGAAATAAAAGTTTTTAAAAAGTACAAGAACAGTACTTTACCGTTGTGTCCAATTGATCTTGAACGTTCAACATCGCAATCTATTATTATGCGTAGAGTGAAGCCATTAGATGATATGCAATTAAGCATGTTTGATGGTGCAGTAATGGATTATGTTGATGAATGTCATATAAAATATATTAGTACTGAACAGAAGCGTAACTTCATAAAAGAAATGATTGAAAGCAACTATGATCCTAAAGTAGTTGAATTCGTAAAGAAACTTGCACGTTTCAAAAGTGAAGATATTCATCATTTCTTTTATGATGTTTGCTCTTTTAATTGTGGTATGTTAAATGATCAAATTGTAATTATTGATTATGGTTATCCTGATGAAGATTACCATGATGATCATTTTTATACCAGTACTAAGGAATATGAAAGATATTTTGAATGTTCTTTGACAGCTTAATTAAAAAAGAGTAATATTATGTCTGATACAATGTTTCCTTATATTGGTAAAGGTTGTTCAAGGATGGTGTACGCGATTAATGATGATATAGTCATTAAGGTTGCACGATACTTAGATAGTTCATCTGGCACTACATTAGCCAAATGGGGCATAGATCAGTGTAAAACAGAATTAGATACGTACTTAAAGTACGGAGAAAAGATGCCATTCTGTAAAATTTACGTTGACATGTGCACAGATGAGCGTATAATAATGGAACGGGTCACACCACTGTCTGACCTTCCGAGTGAAATTACAGATTTTGATGAAGTGACTGACTTGATTTCACGTTTAGAATTTGAACGTGAGAACGAGTCTGGATATTTAGAGTCGTTACATCCTGCGATGCAGCGGTTTGCTGAAAAAGTTTTAAAAAGTGGCTTGACACGTCAGGAAATACGAGATATACTCTCTGACGTTGAGTACAGTAATATGGGTATTAAAAACGGGGAACTTTATATTTTAGACTTTGGAATATACGGCTAAAATATTTAAAAAAGTCCTTGACTCTGGTTTGAAAGTTTGATACTATAATCACATCGACGGATGTAAAGCGTAAAAGTTGGTATATAATTATAAAATAAAGATTATAATTAGTACTTTTTGTAAAAATAAAATATAAGGTTTATAAAGAATGGCTAAGAATGTTATTACTGATATTGGCGAAGTTGAACGTACTGTGAACTACATCCAGTTCCAGATCTCTCAGGCAGATGCAATGCTTGCTCCTTTCGCTAACAGCGATAAATCAAAGATCTGCTATGCACATCTTCTGGATTGGAAGAAGTCTTTGCAGAACGAACTGCATGAGATCCGTAAGGCTCAGCAGAAAGCACGTTACCACAAGTAATGTGAAGCCATGCCGCCAACATTGTTGGCGGTACTTTTAAGTTAGAAACAAAGGAACTGCAAAATGAAAAGTGCAACTGACCTTAAAAACTTGCATAAACGTATTCAACAGTTGAAAGGGCAGCAGAAGTTACTTAATGTAGAATATGCTGAACTGGATGCTAAAGAAAACAAAACCAAAGATGAAACGAAACATCTTGCGTCTATTCGCAATTTGCAGTGGTCTTTGATTTATCAAATTCGTGGGCTGGAATTAACGTTCAAAGAACTGAAAGACCAGGTTATTCAAGAAATTATTAACTCGTAACTGGAGATTATAATGGGTACAATTATACTGTACTGTGTTTTGGGAAGTCTAGGTTTATTCATTCTGTACATGTTGGTGATCACTTCATCTTTGGGTACTGAACGTTTTAAAGTACCGCAATTCTTAATGTCATCTTTGACGTACAGCGAAGAAGCAACAACTAAGTTGAATCTTCTGATTGATAAGTACGAAGCTGGTCTTCTGAACATTCGCCGTACTGATAAAACATTAATTTTTACTGATGTTGAAACTGGTCAAAAAGCTGGTGAAATCTGGATTCAGAACAAGTACTATTCGTATGGTAATCTGCATCGTTACGGTGCACAAGATGACAAACAATGGTCTTGTAATAAACCAAACATCAAAACGTTCAAGCGTATTATCAAACTTGAACAAACTCTAGAAAAAACTTCTCAAGAGCAATCTGCGGTTAGTACTCCTAAACCAGCAGCTAAAGCTGGTGAAGAAGTTGTTCTAGACTAAGGGCGAAAGCCCTTTTTTAATTGAGATGTTTTTCAGTACTTTATGAAAAATAAATGAAACGATAGAAATTTTTGTGGTATAATATAGTACATAAGGCAACGGAATCTTACAGCAAAAATAATTAATTTTTGATGAAAACAAAACGATGGCGGTTCGAATCCCCACCCACGATTTTGCCTTATTTTAAGTGGGAGCATGGTGCTGGATAAACAAGAGATTCCAGATTTTAATTTAGAAAATTTTTGAAACGAATCAAAAATTTGTGGTATAATAAACGTATTAGCAACACGAAATCTTACAGCAAACAATATCTTATATTTTTTATGCGAAAAAAACGATGTGGTTCGAATCCACAACAACCATGTTGCTATGTTGGTTGTGCATGGGGCTAGAAAACAAAAGATTTCAGTTTTTTTAATTAAGACAAATAGGACAACGGCAATGACCGCAGAAGAAAATTTAGAAATCCTTCGTAAAATTCTTGACGGAATTCGTGATGGCGATTTGAATGAAGTAATGTCCGAAATAGGTTTTGAAGTATCCAAAAGTACAGATAAAAGTACTGAATGGATAAACAAAAACCAATAACAATCAGTTCCCATCGTCTAGTGGTAGGACTTTTGACTTTCTATCAAAAAACCTCGGTTCGAATCCGGGTGGGAACGCAAAGATATTTGGGGGAATAGTCCGTAGTTGGTAGCGGGGCAGACTGTAAATCTGCTACACGAAAGTGTTCGGGTGGTTCGACTCCATCTTCCCTCACCAAAAGAATCGCACAGCAAACATCAATCTTATATATTTCATTTGGCGAAAACACCTTCGGTTCGATTCCGATTTACCACTGGATGTGGGGATAGAAAAACACGATTCTTGTTTCTAATTTAGCGTGAGTTAACAGAATTTAGCACACGGATTCAGACAGCAAACATAAAATCTTAAAAATCATATCATATAACGAGATTGTCTACTCGGACGTAAAACTCCCTTCGTAGTCACTTGGCAACTAGGGATATATAAATTAGTTGTATCGAACAGTGCTAAGGTTTTTGTTCGATTACATTGAATCCAGTAATCAAAGTACTTCATTGTACTTTTATGGAAGATTGGCAGAGCGGTTTAATGCACATGTCTTGAAAACATGCGGGGGTTAATAGCCCTCCCTGGGTTCGAATCCCAGGTCTTCCACCAAATTTTGGGAAAGTAGCTCAGTTGGTAGAGCACGTATAGACGATTCTTGTAGTTGAATCTTACAGCAACCATACAATTGCATATATGAAAGCACGGTGTCATTGGTTCGAATCCAGTCTTTCCCACATAGAATCTAACAGCAAACCTTATTTTATCAAACCTAACCTTTGAAGCGAAAATAATAGATTCTAGTACTTTTAATTTGAGAAATACATATTGGAAAATGATGAAATTGAAAATATGTTAGTTGACGCATTGCGAAAAATCGACACTTCATCATATGATTTTAAATCTTCCAAAGAGATTTCGAATTCAGAATTCGGTTCTGACGGCAAACGGCGATACTTGAAACTCTACTTTCAAAAAAGTTCAGGTGAAGGTATTATAGAATTCATTTATCATTCGATAAAAGATACGCTACGATTCAGAATTCAATATATTGATAACTCTGATGAAGATGAAGATTTTGATGGAACTAGCATATCGTATAAGATACCAAGAACTGAGGAACAATATTTTCAGTACGATACAATTCAGGACAACATGTTTAGTTTAGAATTCTATATTTTACTAGAAAAAACAATGTCAGAATTGACACTACTATGGTATAGTAGATGATTTAATCACCACAAGGAAATGAAATGTTTTACGATTATTATTATAAAGTAGATGGTGCACTTCGTCGTCATACTTCTGCGGAAGAACTAAATGATGAACAAGTAAGCAACATCTTCGGTGCACAAAAACGTGTAGTACTTCTTGAGCCAGTAGTGTTTGAACGCGAAGTTCAGGAAGATGAAAAAACTAAAACTGTTAAAGAACATGTAGGGTTTATCGGTTACGTAGAATAATAAATGTAACGTACTGATAAATAAAATAGAATCCATCCAGCATTGACCGGAAAATAATATATTGGATTCTTGTATTAATTGAGATGAGATATATTATGGATAATCAACACAAACAAATTAAAGGATACCGAGATTTATCTCAGAAAGAGATTAATCAAATGAATGCATTAAAAGATATTGCTAATAAAGTTGGCGATATTATTGAAGCACTACAAGATGACCCTGACGTTGATCAACGATGGCTTGCAATTGCGAAGACTGACCTTCAAAAAGGTTTCATGTCAGCAGTTCGAAGCGTTGCTAAACCGGACTCGTTTTAATGGACAAATATGATCGTTTAGATTCAATAGGTGAAGAACACCTGTTGAGCTTGATGAAAGTACAAAATCCAAGAACAATGATAGGATTATCTGACCAGATAGTGTTTAATGAAAATGATTCATTCTCACTTATTACTGGAGAGGTAATCCTTTTTCATTTGGATGATGGTAGTAACACATTTAGTGTAATGATACTACCAAACAATACATTCAAAGTACTGTACTATGTAACAGATGATGAAGATGATGGTAACTACATATTCACTTTCAACAATGTTCCATATGATATTACTGAAGAATGGCATTTTCAAAAGAGTACACAAAAACGTTTACCATTCACTTATGAATTTCATGAGAAGATGAAAGAATTCGTTGAGTACTGTTTGAAGTTAATTTAACCTAGCGGGTTAGTATAGAGGCATTACACTCGACTGATAATCGAGCGAAGGCGGATCGTTACCGCCACCCGCTACCAACGAATTTTCGGAATCTAACAGCAATTAAAAATGTTAACTAAAAAATAGCTGCCGCAAGGCTTGTAGGTTCAAGTCCTACAAATTATGTCTTCATGAATAATGATGGTGAAAATGGTAAACACGGCTATTAACTAAACAATGGATTCCTGTATTAATTAAACCACAAGAGCATACGTACATTGATTCAATAATCTATAGGCTTTGTACGATGGGTGGCAGATGGATTATCATCTGAAGATAGTTACGCTGCGGCTATCAACAAAATTTGGAATTTGCCAGCAATTAACTTATTCAACGCTGCGGGTCGCAGGTTCGAGTCCTGCCAGATATGAAATGATGCTTCGTAAGATAAATCAGATTAGTACTGTAGCTCAGTTGGGAGAGCAGCAGCCCACACAAAGATGAATTCCAGTATTAATTAAGTAGGGCGGTTGTAACCAGTACTAGAATAATACTTAGGAGAGTAGTGACTCAATAGTACTAGTAGCTTTTCAGAAATGAGAGCTTTCACGAGGCCAGCACAGTTAAGATCACAACTTAATTGTACACGTAGAGTTGGCAAAAAACGGATAAGTAGTCATTCACTGGTTAGGGTGGCCTTATAAACTATTAATTGAGACATAAATATTCCTATACGTTTTTTAGTAAGGATATAATTATGGAAATGAAAAAACTAATGGAAGATATTTCTGCCATTATGGAAGGACAATTACCTGACTATTACTATCATGGTAGTTCTTCACCAATCACAAATTTCAGTGATGAGTTTGTTGGTAGAGGTAATGATGAATACGGTCCTGGTATATATTTTAGCTCCGTTCCTAGTACTGCAATTGGTTATGCCAAAGATGGTGCAAATGGTGTAGTATATCAGTGTCAGATAACTTTAAGAAAAGTACTCTCAAAGAAACAAAAAATCAATAAAGCAGTACTTTTAAAGTTAATGCAAGCAACACCAGATGATGAAGCATATACTAATTGGGATGAAAACCCCAATAGAGCATATCAAAATGCATTGAATTCATATATTGATGCAGAAACTAATATGTATGATGCTTTGATGGATGTATGGTACGATTGGTATCGTTATCATGGTACTGAATTTGTACGTAATCTTGTTAAATTAGGTTATGATGGTTATATCTACGAATTTCCAAATGGAGAAAGATTTGTAGTAGTATATAATCCAGCAAGTATTAAAGTTGTAAATAGTTATTCTCCAGAAGAAGCTCTACAAACACTAGTTAAATCTAAATAATTATAGTACTAACTATATTAGAAGGATTTTTAAAGTGTTTAAGACTAGATTAAAAGTTGAATTAATCAACAACGAAGGAAAGAAGTGGAAACTTATTGAAGATTTAGTTTACGAAGATGAAATGCATGGAAGAATTACTGTTCCTGCTGGATTTGAAACTGACTTTGCAAGTGTACCTAGAATACCAGTTGTGTTTGAATTGGTAGGGGATCGTGGTCATGCAGCAGCAACACTTCACGATTGGTTGTATCATAATGATAATCTATCACGTAAAGAAGTTGATAAGATTCTACTTCAGGCTTTAAGAGATACGAATGTGGGTAAAGTTCGTTCATATTTGATGTACTTTGGTGTACGTGGATTTGGATGGTTATTCTACATGAAATAAGAATTTGGAATTTAACAGCACAAAACATTTTGTCGCAGGTTCGAATCCTGCCAGAAATATTTAATTTGTAGATTACTTTATTATCATTTTCTAGATATTGATAATATTGAACATGTAACACCGTGGAGGTAACAGCTTTAGCGGGTTGTGAGATAAACGCAGGGGTTACAATATATGTTGCAACGACCGATATGGCTAATCATAACAAATTAACTTAGTTCTGTAGCTTAGCTGGTAGAGCAAATGATAACGAATAAATTCCAGTATTAATTAAACTAAAAAAAAAAGGTGCAATACAGTGGAACACGCTTTTAAAATTAACATCGGAGATTATTCTGATGATGGTCATGGTAAAAACGAAGTTATTATTGTTAAAAGTACTAAATCAGTACAAGATGTACTTAATGCGTTCATCAGTGCTGGTACTAAATTGAATGTAGTTCAACATGGTAGATTTGTAATTGCTGAAGAATATGAAGATTCAAAGCTAAGTAATGAACATGCTGACTTCCTTCGTAATGCAGGTATCGAATTCGAAGATCTAGTTTATAACGATGGTGACGAAGAAGAACCTGAATACATGATTAACGGCACTAATGAAATCATCCATTTAGTAATGCGTATTGCACAAACAGAATTAGACTTCGATTATCAAATTGCGAATGATACAATTCCATCATTCAATGGTTTTAGTGGAGCGGGTCCACAAATCGGATACGGTCTATTCTGGTAATAAAATTTGGAATCTAGCAGCAACCATAAAATGAAATCAACTGTTAATTGAAAACCTCAAAAAATGGATTCCAGCCTTTTATGAATATAAAAGAAATTGTAGAACAAATTGAAAGTACTATGAAAACTTCAGGTGATAATTACATGAAGGAGTTAATACTAACAAATAGGAAGAAATTACGTAACACATTCTGTGATGAATGTAATTCTTACTCCGTGTTCATGATAGTACATGATGAATTATGGAACATCATAAGTGACGGTAACTTAGATATTTTCTTATGTCCTAAATGTATGGAAAATCGATTAGGTAGAAAAATAGAAATTGCTGATTTAAAAATTTGTAATGTAAATTACCCTTACTTTTTAGCATTACAAATGATTGAAAAATAAATGAAACGCCACAAGAAATTGTGGTATAATATAAGTAAGAAAAACAACTTGACTGTATAGCTCAGAGGCAGAGCGGCTCCCTGTTAAGGAGAAGGTCGGGATTTCGAAATTCCCTACGGTCGCAAAGAATCAAATTCACCAGGCGTACTATGGTGCAATACGGATAGCATGTTATTCTATAAGATTGGAATAGAATACGTATTAGAACCTTGTAAAGTTCTTCTGTAAACTCAATTTGATACCTTCTTTAGAATCTAACAGCAAACACATTTAAACATATATTTTTGGGATATAAAACGTTAAAAACGGATTCTAGTCTTATTAAAAGCAATCGAGAATATTTACATGAAAACGATCAAAATGTATTTGCTACAACGTCCAGGCCGCGATGATGATTATATCTCAGTACTAGATGATAAAATCAACGTTCAGTCAAGTCTATTAAAACATATGTGGAATGACCCAAGTAAGATCAATTTCAAAATTCTGACATTCCCTTATACATTAGAAACCTATTATGGTGATTCTAATGTTCTGGAAGATGCAGTACTATTATGGGAACATAATATAGATTAAAAATTTAGAATCTAACAGCAATTAAAACTCATTTGGATAATATGAAAACCGATAGATTCTAGTCTTTAGGCGTATAGTGTAATTGGTTAGCACACCAGGTTTTGATCCTGGTAATCGAGGTTCAAGTCCTTGTATGCCTGCAAAATAAAATAAGGCAAATTATGTTCGAACAAGAATACAGCAATTCAACTCCAGTACAAGATATGCTTGCATATTTTGTAACCGGTACAGTACGAATTAGCGATTATATGGTTGAAGAACCAAGAAGATATAATAAGTCACACATTGTTTATGCTCTTGATGAAAATGACGCAGAACGTAAGTTCATAGAACATTATGAAAAGAAAACTTCAGAGTATGAACGTTACTACAGTGTAAGTAATGTAGAAGTTTCAGAAACCTTAATTTAAAAAATTTCATTTCCTTGTGAAACAAGCTCGCATGATTCCCCTAGCTTGTAAAATTGTATGATGGGAACCGCGTTGCACCTGTACAGGTCAGATTGTAAAGATCAAGTATGTACAGTACTGAGAGCGGCAGTACACTGCATCCATCGTATATCGGCTATTATAATTGGCTTCCACCCAATAGAACGGAGTTCGACCCTCCGTGGATGCTCGAAGATTAACAAACAATAAGGTAAATTATATGCTATAGAATCCTAGTACTGGTCCTCCTGATAAGTTTAATTCAGAACAAACTACTAAATTAAACAATATCAAAAAGGAACATATTATGTTAAACAAAGAACAATACATTACTGTAAAAGCAACCTGGAAAAAAGTAAAAGAGCACACTGTACACGAACACATTATCTATAATGTACTTCGGGGTAAAGAGGCTGATGAAGGGTTTGTAGCTTTAACTGATTGGGGTCGTTTGAATGCAAGTGATAACAATCCGTGGTTCAACTATGATAACGCAGTACGCGAAATTCACTATCAGTTGAATGCTAAACGTTATAACTATGAAGGTACAGTAAAACATTATTCCGATGTTTTCGGCATTGATTTAACACCTGAACTAATTGCAGAAGTACTACAAGCAATTAAGTTCAAGTAACAGAATTTAGAATCTAACAGCAATTAAACTCATTTGGATAATATGAAAAACAATAGATTCTAGTACTTTTTTAGCTAAGAGACAAATATGAAACGTGAATTCATGCATTTTATGCCTGAGCCAAAAGCGAAAGAACCAAAGAAAACAATGACTCCTGAAGCATTTGCTGATATGGTTGAAGAACAAATCAGAAAAATGTTGGAAGATGGTGAAGAATATGGTGAACTTCGAATTGATATTCCTGAGAATTTAACTCCAGAACAAGCTGCACAGTTTGTTGAAGAAATCATCAAACGTTTCAATAGTGAGGAAGATGATGAGTAATACTACTGAAAGAACTTTACAGGTATTACGGATGTTCTTCAATAATAAAGAACAACTACAATCAATGGTTGACAATGATACATTAAAATGTCATCCTTCTTTGAAGTTCTATGTTAAACATGTACTTGATGGTACTGTTGATAGTCTGGATATGCAACTATATTCACGTGACATTAATGAGTATCACAAGATTTTCTTAGACTTAAAAGAAAAGAGTAAGCCAATTCACGGTAACTTCTACGATGACTTGCGTCAGCGTTACTTTGATTTACTTAACTGTACACCAATTGAAAATCCCAATGAACCACTAAATGATACACATTTAGCATGGATGTTAACTAAACTCTCAGATGATACAATGTCTGAAACTAAAAAGCATCGTTGGTTGGGATACATTCAGGGTTGTATGGCGTACCGTGGATTTATTACAGTGAATGAGGAACGTGATAATACACGTGAAATATTCAAAGGAAAATAATATGAAGTACTTTGTACGATACACATATAAAGCTGATTATAATAATGAAATTCATGATTATGATCGAATTGAAGAAAGTGATATTATTAGTACTGAAGAAGAATTTGATGATATTTACGATGTGAAAACAGTACTGAAAGGTATGTTCACATGGAAAAATCTTCAAGAAACAGATTTTGATATTATAGCTTTAACCAAGCTGTAATATTTTTGGAGCCATCGTTCAACGGTTAGGATACGGCACTGTCACTGCTGAGATGGGGTTTCGATTACCCCTGGTTCCGCAAAATAAACAAAGAGACATATATGAGTATATCAGCATCCATAGATTTTAAAATAATACAAAAATCTGATTTTGATGGTATAAATTTAATCAGAGAAATACAAACATTCATAGAACGTATTCAGCGATTGTCTTATTATACTGTTGAATTCGATAATGATTTAAATTATTTTTCAATTTTTTATGATAGATGGGATCATGTAAATCATGACCATATTAAACAATCTATTTCAGGATTACATTCATTTGATTTAGAATACAAAGAACATGTTTACGATGGCAGTACTGAACCCTATACAATTAGATTAGTAAAAGGTACTGGTGAATGTATCAATCAAATGATTAAATATTATCCGTGGCTTGAAATAGAAGATGAATCTGTACAGGTCGAAGATCTACATGAATAAGAAAGCTAAGCAACGAATAATGAATAAATTAATCGAAGCTGAACCATCATTAAGTACTGACTATAAAAGACAGAATCGTTTTAAAAAGATTATTCTGATGAGTAGTAGATGTACTGGTGACAAGATGAATGAAGAACGTATACTTAATATGTTGCTTCGTCATATTGAAAATGCAAAACAGTTTCATGCAGCAATAGCAAAAAGTGCAGTTCGTGAAGAACAATACTATGGTCTGTTGTGTGGTAAACCAAATTAGTAACAAAGAGTGTAAGGGTTAGTACTCAGTATCATATTCCCCCTCTGCCATCTTCCCCCATATGTTATGGGTTCTAGTCGCAGACACAGTTAGTACTTTGTTACTCGCGATTTTCCCGAAAGGGTGACGGTGTGAATAGTGCACATCACTGCTGTACGTGACAGTACAGATTTTACAATAATTGTTTGTGTAGCTCAGTTGGAATTAGAGCATTTGTCTACGAAACAAAGGGTCGCAGGTTCGAGTCCTGCCATGAACACAAAATCTAAAGGATTAATGAAATGAGTAAATTACTAGACATGGTTAAAGACAAACACGTTAAGTTTAGCCATTATAAAGAAAACGAGTTATGGTACAGTACTGAATGCGGCTTTATGTTTCCGGTTCCGGTATCTGATACAGGTAACGCAGAATTTAAAAATGAAGACAAAGCCACGTTCTTCATGCGTTGGATTCGTAAACATCTAGAAATGCTTACGAAAGAACAAGAAAATGCATGATGAAACTTGGAAGGATTATCCCGATAAAAGGGATTTTCCATCCGAAGACCAATGGAAGAAGGTGCACTACGTACTCAATGTTTGCCAAACGGTAGGTGTTAAGTACTGTACATCGTACTTCACATATGAGTACTTTAGAAAGTACTGCTATGTACCGGATACGGGGTTTTGTTTTAACACACAATATGTGTATTTTGACGGAATTCCCCGATACATAGATAAAGTACATTCAGAAGAATCATTCTTTCAGCAAAGTACTGTACATGATTATCATGATCTCACATTCGAAGAAATCATGATACTCAAAGAAATCTATGAATTTATAGTAGGGGATTTTCCGTAAGGGAAATCCCTTTTTTCGTTTAGGGATTATATGGCAAGCTTAGTACAAAAATTTAAAGCATTTACTGATATATCAAGTAATGACATTACAAGAATCTATGATGCTCTTTACATACAAAAAATATTAGTTAAGTTTCATCCTAATTTCACATTGTATGCAGATAGAGAAGATATTCTAATACTAGATGTTCAGCAAAAAGAAGTACTAACATATATTGAATTCCATGAGAATCATATGCTTGTTAATGTATCACGAGATTTCACGGATGACGAAGTAAACAGTGCTGAAGAATTTATTTTGAAGTACGATGCAACATCAGAATGGTTGTTCCAATTAAGTACTATTCACGATTTAGGATTTATTGAGAATCGTTATATGAAGTACTTGAATAAGTTACGTGACCTTTATAGTACTGACTATGATTAAAAATGAAACGAAAAAATAAACTATGGTATAATGTAGTTAGAAAATAAAAAATTCTCCGGTTGGGTCAATGGTTGATCGCTTGTTTTGGGAACAAGAATATGGAAGTTCGATTCTTTCACTGGAGACAAAACGGGATGTAGCTCAGTTGATAGAGTGCGTCGTTTGGGGCGATGAAGCCGCTGGTTTGAGTCCAGCCATCCCGACCAATTAAGGATAACATAATGAAACGTAATAGACAAATGATATTGTCCAGTACTTCAGAAACCGATATTAAAGTTACAAGAATCAACCATCGTTATCATGCAAGATTATTCGTTAACGGTATATTCTCAGATGAAATGGCTTGTGAACTGCGTTCTGATATTGGATGGATATGCAGAGAAATGATGCGTTGGTGCGATAAGTTAGGTGCTGGTAATAATCATACTGATAGTGCTCGACGTAGACATAATAAAGATGATGCACCTCGCGGTAAAGTACTTTATTACGGTGAAATCCAAAACAATATTGAAAAACATAAAGCAAAGAAACAAAAATAATTCAATGGTGACTATGAGCGTAACTGGCTAACGTTGGAGATTGTGAAACTCCTGATTCGGGTTCAAGCCCCGATAGTCACACCATATTTGATAAGGAAGTACTGTGGCAAGTTTAGATAAAATTCTCACTAAGATGAGACAAAATAAAAGAGATTGGTCAATGCAAAGTTTGCTCACTGTAGCTAATAAGCTTAATATACCATACTCAAATTATAAATCAAGTCATTATATTTTCAAATATGATGGTATAGTTGAAAACCTGAGTATCCCCGAAAACAAAAAAGATATTCATCCAGACTATATCACAAAGTTTCTTAGATTCGTCGATAGAGTCCAGGAATTGCAAAGCGGTTGAAAAACCGCTAAAATGGGTCGGTAACTCAGTTGGTCAGAGTGGTACACTGAAAATGTATTGGTCGCGAGTTCGAATCTCGCCCGTCCCACCAAAAAGTACTTGACAAGCAGTACGTTAAGTGTTATCATGTGCAGGTTGAATCTTAAACAGGAATTAAACTTTATGTCTGGTAAAATTAAAAGTACACTGAATTTTGTTAAAAGTTGGCCTACTGAGAATCGTCGTGAGGACACGCCCTTCACGATTCTCAGCAGTACCCAAGCTGAAGCGAATGCTGAAATCACCAAAATCATGAATGCATGGGTCAGTACTGAAACTGATTCAGACGGTAAGATTGTTTATCAATGTTATCTTAAAAGCGTAAAGACTGAAGAAATTTACGTTGCAAAACGTGTTCCAGTAACTTCTTTTGAGAAAGTACTGACGTATGAAGAACTGTTCGAATACATTGTTGAAAACAAAGTACGTCTGGTTCCATCTCCGTTAGTTTGGGAAACCGAAAATGGTGAACCTGCAACGTTCGTAACGCACGATGTATATTTCGATAAAGAACGTTATCAGGGTATGTCGGTATACGACTGTATTCACACCCATTTAAACAAATAATAAAAATAAAATGGGGATAGATATTATCCCCTAACGGAACTTTATGTTTGGTTTTTTTAGGAAGATCTTTTGTGGGCATTACGTGAGTATGGAAGTTTGTAAGATCCATTACTTACCTGGCAGTACTGAATTGATTTATACCAAAGTCTGTAAAGGTTGTGGAAAGAAGTTAGGTAACAGTACAACTAAACAAGTAGGCAAATATGAAAAATAAGCAAGTTCCTTCGTATGAACCGGATGACGGTCCATTAACTCCTGAACAAATCGAAGCAATACGTAAGCTAAGTGGTGCTTCACATTTAACCGAAGCTGATTTTAAAAATAGTCTATTCGATGAAAAAGAATAAAGGTCTTTCGGACTTCATTCAAAGAGCCATGAACACTCCTGATATGATTCAGCGTGGTAAGATTCATGGTACTGATTCACAAATGCATCATAATTTATCTCGTAAAGAGATAATGAAACTTCTTGATGCTGGTGATAAAGGTACTGATACAGAAATAACTGGCAGTACTTCAGAAGAAAGAAAATCAAGTTTACGCAGTATTCTTGATGAACAAAAAAAGAAAAAAGGTACTTAGTACCTTTTTAATACCTCGTTAACTCAGTTGGTAGAGTAACGGTCTTTTAAACCGTGAGTGGTGTGTTCGATTCACACACGAGGTACAAATTATAAAGGATATTATTAATGGAACAAATTATAGAATTTATATCAACCACTCGTGCACGATGTGCAACATTGGTAGGTATACCAGCACCGTTTCCTAGAGGTTATGGTAATGTTTTATTTTTATACAGTCCAGATGGAACTACAAGATATTATGTAGAAAACTTATCATATGAAGATTTGAGGGATGCATTAAAATTAAATCTCATTGATGAAAATATAAAAGTTATAAGTACGGTGGTCGATGCCCCTGCACATCTTTGGGGTGAAACACCATGTGAAGTGTATAAAAATGTAATTGTAGTCGATTCAAGATTACCGAAAGAATGCTTGGGAAATTACGAAGAACAATTCTTAGATTTTCTATCTAAAGATATTGATGAACATCCTGAAAACGTTCGTCCAGTATCGAAAGAGTTATGGGAACACGTTGAACAATTAGTTCAGGGTGTTGAAGTTAATTTAGACGAACCATTGGAAGATGACGATGACTTTTGAAATGACAGTAGAACAAATTCCGGTATCAATTGGTAGCTCATCCTTAGTTGGGGTTTCATCTGAATTTCCACGTGGTCATGGTAACTATATTAGTACTTTCAAACGTAGTAATGTAGCTACGACATATGAAATAGTAAATCTATCATATGAAGATTTGGTAGATGCCATTCATAAAGGTATCATCGACACTAACACAATGGAAGCTGAAGTTTATCACATTTCAGAAACCATGAAAGTTGCTTTTGTTATCGATAAACGTTTTCCTCCAATCTGCTTAACTCCTGAATGGTTTTATGGTAATCGTTCAAAAGTTAAAGTTGATATTGTGCGGCGGAAATATAATGTACCAGAATTGGTATGTTCGTGTGAATATGAAGATTCACGCAATGCAGCTATTATGTACAATTATTTTAGCTATAATATCCCTGATTGTATTGATATGAATGGTAAATGTATCGAATGTGGAACTTCCTATCGTTTAGTAAGGAAAAAGAATTATGAAGCCTGAACAATGGATAATTGATGATATGCGAGCGATGCGAGCTATCAAAGAACGCACATATGAACAACAAGCGTACCTTGATTTGCTTCAATGGTACTGCTCAGTACTGAACGGGAAAGCATAATGAGTACTAATATCGTTTTACTTATCGTTTCGGGTATGCTGGTATTTGCTGCACTTCGTGTGTACTTCGGTCATAAGAAGATCGTCAATGAACTGTACGCCCGACTTGTTGAAGATTCAGCAACTGCTGGTACAAAGAAAAGTCCATACACTATTCGCCGCCAACATAGTTCTTATTCTGGACGTGATTACTATTACATCTATGAAGGTGATAATGTAGTTCAGACAAAGAACTTCTACACTGCAAAAGAAGCCCAAGTATCTATGAACGAATTAGAACAATTGGGTGGATACCAGAAGACGAAGGTGGTATAATGACAGACATTCAAATATTAATGTTTTGTACTATAGTGGTTAGTATCTGTGCTTGTGTAATTCATAACAGTACTAAAACAATTGCTGCACGTTTACATTGTCGTGCAATGGGTATTGAGTATGAAGCACCAAAATCTCTACCACATAGCCCCTATGGTGTAATTCACACTAATGCTAATGATGGTTCATGGGGATTTTGTGTTACAAAGAATGGAGAAATTTATCGTTCAAGTAAATATGCTTCTGCTCCAGTGTATAGCAACATTAAAAGTGCTATCACTGTAATGAACACATATGAAAAACTCGAAGGGTACAAAATAACTGTACTGGAGGATTAATGACAAGTACTTTAATTATTTGCTGTACAATAGCTTTTTGTACTATTTGTTTGATGATTTGTAATGTACGAAAAGTAACAGCTAAGGTATATGCACAAGTTGCAACATACGATGCTTTACCAAAAAGCCCGTACAGTTTAATCCGAACAAAAAGTAGTTCAGGTGGTATTGGTTATAGCATTACAAAAAATGGTGAAATAATCTATATTCCTAGTACTGATGATAAACAGTATGAAGTGTTTGGTAGTTTATCTAATGCTATTTTTCATATTAATACCCTAGAAAAAATTGAAGGTTATCGTTTAACTCAAGTTTAAGGTATCATCATGCAAATTATTGCTAGTATTGTGATCGCTGTGATTGTTATTTGTGTTATGGTGTACATGAACAAACGTACTGCTGCTAAATTGTATGCAGATTTAGTACTGGATATTGATAAACCTGCAAGCCCATATGGTGTATCTCGTGAAATCTCTGAAGGTGGTTCATGGGGTTACTGTATCACTAAAGATGGTGAAGTAATGTATAGTGGTTCTAAAGCTAAGGTTTTTGATTCAGTTAATGCTGCTGTACGTGAAATTAATAAACTGGAAGCAGTACAAGGATTTAGGAAAACTCGTGTCTAAATTTAAATTTGGAAAATGCCCTCAGTGTGGCTGTACTGGTATTCATGCTTGCATGGGTAAGCCTTTGAAAAAAGGGGTTGACATGTCAGAGCATTCAATGTATAGTACTTTGGAGGAAGCAATTGACCACATAAGAAAGTCAGAAGCTAAACGAAAAGGGGAACGTAAAAATGGCCGAAATGGTAGTAGTCGTTGAGCACTATGAAACACGGTACGGCTATGAAGAAAAACGTATCTTCAAAGCGTTTACCAACATTGCTTCATTTGAAGATTATTGTATCAAAAACGGCATCCAAATTTTAAAAGGTGCTTTCGGCACTACTTATTATGACGATGATTATAGTTACATTGTAAATCACGTGGAGTGTTTATAATGAAAGATGAATTTCCTGACTACTAAGAGAAAACAATGAAATTGAATCCAAACACCGTTATTAAAAAAGGTTTTGTAGTTGACATTTTTTCGTGGGAAAACGATGCTGACGATTATAAGCATACGATCACTACAAGTCTAACTAAAGCCCAGGCTGATTTTCTGATCAACATTGCTCGTGCATTCATTTCTCGCAATGGTTCACGGATCAACCGTAATGCAAGTGGTTTTGGTAATAATGAAATCACTCCTGAAGTTGTTGCGTTTTTGGAAGAACAAGTTGAATCACTTGGTGATGAAAAAGATTCTATTATGGAACGCTTCGACCTTGAAGGTTATGAAGAATTCGGTGATTATGAATGGTTGGATTTCCTTCACGATTACGTACTTGGTTCACCAGTACAGTACGATGATGATTTTTGTCGTGTAGTTGAAACAATTGAACTGAAAGAACTGACAGAAGATTTTGTTGTTCCTGATTTCAATCCACCGTTCAAACGCATTAGTTCAGAAACTTTGTAATTTCTATAGTGCTGCATTATGCAGTACTTTTAATTAAGAGATGGAACACATCATGTATACACCATTGTCTGAAGAACAGATCCAGAAAGTTAAGAAGTATAATGTAGATTCTGATTATGAAGCATATAAACGTGCTCAATCGATGATTGGTTGTAAAGTAATTAAAAGTTCCAAACGCCCTTTTAAAAGTACTTTAATTGTTAACACATGTAAAGGTGTTATTCGTAATCCATATACAAATCTTTGGGGAATAAAGTTCGAAGAAGATGATAGTATTGTGGATGTTAAACAAGTGAAAATTTACACTGAGACTGAATAATGAAAAAACTTCTGTTAGTACTTGCAATTTTTACCCTGATTGGTTGTGATCCTTATCCTGCACAATCTGCACAACCAGAATCATCTCAACCAAGTGAAAGCACTGCTGCAAATACTGAAGCGGCTCAGGTTGAAACTGAGGTTGATGTAGAAGAAGACACTGATGACAATGTTATTCAGATAGCACCTCAAACTAAAGAGCAAAAGAAAGAAGCGAAACGTGTTGATTATAAAGCACAAGAAAACATTCGTGTATCTGACAAAGAAGTTATTGTGTCCAAAGGTCGCAATGATAACGTACAAACCGTAAAACGTGTTGAAGATAAAGACGCTGTTTGTTGGGTCGTTATGAACACACATGAATGGTCTGGTTCTATTAGTTGTATCCCACGTGCACAACTTGCACCATCACAATCAACTGAACCTGCACCAGTAGCACAACAATAATCCAAAAGTACTCCTAAATAATTAGCATATACAAATAGGAGTACTTTATGATTCTTTTAAGTAAGATTTGGTCTATTCTAAAATCATTTTGGGCGGCTCTATGTGAAGAACCAGCCAACAATGTTTTAGGACAGGATCTTCCACCAGATGAACCTTCAGACGAAGACCAATCACATTAATAAAAGGGAGCGGATTGCTCCCTGTTTTATAATGCATAAGGAAATGGATAAGAAGTGAGTGATTTAATAAACAGACACAATATTGTTGACCGATTTTTTAACAGTACTTCATTATTATCATTAAGTAAAGAAAGTACTGAAGATGTTATGATTTTCGAAGTACCTGAGTTTTTAGAAATACGAAGATACCCTAAAGAAAACCGATATGTATTTTCCATGTTAATTAAAGGTACATTTGAAGAAGAAGAATATGATCATAACTATAGCCATTTTAATCCAGCTTCAAGGGGTAGGATAATGGTTAAGAAAACTCGTTCTAACTTAGTTGAAGTAATGCGTTATACTGATGGTAATTTTAAAATGGTCAGTACTTCATCTGATAGTAAATGGATCGAGTTTGCTCGAAGGGCTATAATGGTTCCTGGCGGTGGCCGTCAAGTAAAAGAAGAATTAGTCAGTACTTTAGATATGGAATATACTAAGCTTCCATTAACTGAAGAATATCATTTTCAAAGGATGACAACCAATGAAGGTTTAATTCTGGAGTTAGAGTACTGTTTGAAAGTACAACAAATTATTGAATTCATTGATAGCATTGGTAGTATTATTGCTGTTGATTCAAATAACAATTTAACAATACCTCTATTGTTCACGGAAAGATTAAGCGGGGATGCCTGAGTTGGCTTAAAGGAGCGGATTGCAAATCCGATGTTCGTGGGTTCGAATCCCACTCCCTGCTCCAATTTTGATAAGGAATGTATATGCACCATTTTAATAGTTTAAAAGAAATTGCTCAGTTCTTTGATAAGAACTACTATCACTTTCTCAGATATGAAGATCACACCATTGAGTATAACGGTATTACATACCTAATGGAACTTGATGAAGACGCACCAGTACCGCTAGTTAAGATTGGGTACTTTGATGATGAAGGTGATTTGAATCTTCTTCTATGTGTTGTGGACTTCGGTTTACTAATCAACACGGATATTACCGATGATGAGCGTCCAGACATTTACGAGTACTGTACTATTATTCGTGATGAATTGTTTGATTTAAATCTTTACGATCTTGCTCGCTTCAACTTTGTTTTGGAACGTGCAAAAAAAGATATGGGTTAAACTGGTGTGGTTTTATACAGTGCTTAAAGTACTGAAATAAAACCACAAAACACCTTGACAGTGGCATCCTCTCATGGCAAAATATACGCATGTTGAATGAGAGGACGAGCTATGATGATTACTCAGGAACGATTAAACGAGATTGAGCAAGAACTCTTGAAAATTCAGCTTGAACTGAATGAGGCGATTGTAACTGACAACAATTCGAAACAGTTTGGTATTACTTTGTTTCAACGTGATTCAGTCAATAGTATTAGTCGTGCTCGTCAACACATTGGTAAGCTCTCAGAATTGTTGTGAGGATTATATGTCAAAAATAACACCGGAACGGTTGAATGAACTCGAACAGCAGTTGATGCAAATTCAACATGAATTGCAAACCGTTGTTAGCCCTGTCAATTCAGATAATAATGTATTACTGAAGTACGCACAGGATCAGGCTGTTGGTCATGCACATAATACTCGTGTATGGGTAGAAGTACTGAAAGGTTATTTGGTCAGTTAGTTCAGTTGGTAGAACGCTGCACTCATAATGCAGAAGTCACTGGATCGTAGCCAGTACTGACCACCAATTTGACGGAGTGATTATATGTTTAAAAGTTTATTTTGCAAACATCAATATCATATCAATCTAATTTCTGTTAAAAACCACAAAAGTGCTTTTGATGCAGACATTAAGTACAAGATAACGTACAATGCAATATGCACTATATGCAACAAAGTAAAAATCAATTCATTTAATATCAAAAGTGATGAAGAATTGGTCAACTGTGCTCAATTATCTGACGAACATTTACACGGAGTTAATTAAATGTCTGTATTCTTAGCAATACTGTTCATGATTATCTGTTGGGTAATTGGTTTACTTGTTTTTGCCAACTTTGGTATTGCTGCACCGCAGTACGGTTCGGATAAGTTTAAACGCAATTATTACATAAAGTTTGTTTTGGGTTTGGTAGTACTGTTTATCGGGCTTCCTGGTCTTGGGTTTTATATTGCCCTGTAATTAAATTAAAAAATATAAAAATAAATGAAACGATAGAAAAAAATGTGGTATAATAATCACATAAAGGAAATGCGGAGTAGAGCAGTCTGGTTAGCTTGCAAGGCTCATAACCTTGAGGTCGGTGGTTCAAATCCATCCTCCGCATCCAATTATTGAGAATCAAGTAGTAGCAATCGACCACTGTATTAACGCAACTCGATGCTTGATTCGATTAGGGGCTATAGCTCAGTTGGGAGAGCGTCTGCCTTGCACGTAGAAGGTCAACGGTTCGAACCCGTTTAGCTCCACAAAGTACTATATACTTATCGTCTAAAGTTTAACTTGCATAACAGACAGCACTTGTTGTAATAGTTGAATAGGATACTGATTCGCTCGCAGGAGGTTTCGGGGATACAAGTGAAAGTCTTGTTGAGTATACCAATTTTAAGTAACACAAAAGTAAGTAACTAAGAAACTCAATCAAAAACCAATGAGGTATATCATGCAAGTAGAATTTAAAAACGCACTTTTCGGTCTGGAAGATTACGATTTCGCAGTAGTATCTGGTGACACTCTTATCATCGCACTGAAAACTCGCGAAATTCATCTGGAATTCGAATCTGAAGAAGAAGCATTTGATGCTAAATCAGAACTCGCAGTTGTAATTGAAGCTGCAAAAGCCGATTCCATTTCGATCACTGATGTACTGGAAGAAGCAGCAAGCGTAGTAACTGGTCTGTTCGGTGGTCTGGTTAGCTCTGTAAAAGCTAAAGCTACTAAAGCATCTTCTACTGTAGAAGCTCGTGCTGCTAAAGTTGTTGCGGATCTGGAAGAAGTACTGGATACCGTTGCACGTTCTAAAGCTGAACCACGCAATACCGCTAAAGATTCTGCTGATGCAGAAAGCGTATTCGGTACTACTCGCACTGCACGTAACTCTGCTGCTGATACTGTAGTATCTGAACTGTCTGATAATGCACTTCGTGTTGCAATTTCTGACAAAGCTGATCATCTGGTAGAAAACGATACTCGCGTTAAAGCACTTGTTGCACAGCTTCGCACTTTCCACAGCGATGAAGAAGTTGATGACGTGATTCAGCAACATAAAGACCAGATCTTCCGTATTGCTCGTGCAAACGACCATCTGACTGTTAACGAAGTCTTTGTTGAACTGCTTCGCGGTCTGTAATCTGAATTAAAAATACAAGGCAGCCATTGGCTGCCTTTTTTCGTTTAAGGACTATATGAAAATAACAGAACAATATAGAAGTGTTGGTGTACAAGAGTACTATCAAAATGAAGAAACACAACGCACATATGAAAACCCACACGCTGAATTCGTAACCAAAAGCTTCCTGACAGCCTTTCATGAGTACTTTACCGAAGATGCTACAGTACTTGATCTATGCTCCGGTAATGGCATTATAAGCTCTGTACTGAAGTCCTGTGGAGTACAGAATATAGAGGGTGCAGACAAATATATGTATGAACGGTACACAGAAGAAACTGGTTTCGTTTGTCATCCATATTCGTTTGAAGATATAGCAGATTTCAATGTGCAATTCGAGAAGTATTATGATGTTATAGTATGTAGTTATGCATTTGATATTGTACCTGATTCATACAGGAATAAACTTCTGTACGCATTAAGTACTTATGCTGATGCATTGATCCTGATTAGGCCGAACTCACATATTCTAGAATCCGATATGTGGGAATTAAATTTTCGTACAAAAGTACATAAAAGCACTACCACTGTATACAAGAAAAAAAGGCACTCATAAAGAGTGCCTTTTGTTTTACGCTTTACCTGCAATTACAACTTTACCAGTAAAGTTATCATTACTGATTAGAGTTATATTGTCAGAATCATCAATTTCAATGGTAATAGCAACAAGTTTAGTTCCATCATACACAGACAAAGACGGTGTTGGTTTGTTGTGAGTACTGAACGGTATTACCATTTCATATTCACTTCCATTTGCAACCCATACTAATGAAGTACTGTAAACTGTAGTTTGGTCAGTTGGTCCAATAATTACAACGTCTAAATCTTGTGCAACATCCTGTGTAATTGTAACGTTACCATTTGCATCCACTGATACATCTGGATTATAAATTACACCATTAGGACTTTGAATTTGAAGTACTAAGTCAGTACCACGATTATGTTCACTTTCATTCAATACATAACTGAATGTACCATCTCCATTATCAACAAACTGACTTGCTGCTACTGGAACATGTGTTGTGAAATCTGAATCTGCACCACTAGGTAATACTTCAAATGGAACAGTTGCAGTATTATAATGTGGTGAAGTAACCGTAATCGTACCCATTCCTGGAGAAACGAACTGAACATTATCAAATGTAAAGACACGATTATGTACTGTAGTAGTATACTCAACTCCTTCTGGAGTAGTTAATGTCACAATCATACCATCTTCATTTAGAGTTCCACTTGCAGCACTTATTGAACCAGTAACAGTTGTACTGTCAACGGTTACGGTATTAACTACAATAGAACCTAAGTCTGGAGTTGGAATACTACATTCAGGTGTGTACATATCGAATAGATATATACCATTACTTAATACAACTTTATTATACAAGAAACGGATTACAAATCCGTACTGAGACATAGAATCATTATAACCACGAACAAAGAATGAGTTTACTGGAATAAGATCCAGCAACTGATCATCTGTTAAACTATAGTCAAGAACTCTATTATTTGTGTTATAACCAGTTAATTGTACTTTTTGATACACCACTTCTGATACTGGATCAATCAAATCAAATACATTAATAGAACGTTGCTTGTAAATCCTTACATTTTTCAGCTTAGTTCCATTTTTAAGTAATGCACCATCAACAATAAATCCACATATACCATATGGGTAATCATTTATACCAGCGATAGGTTTAGCCATATATCACTCCCTAGTTATTATAAAGTATTTATTTTATATGACCTGTTTTTCTTGACATTTTCACCCCCTTCTAGTACTATAAAAACCAAAGAAAACATGTATTAACGACAGATTTTGCTTGACAAGACGGCATTTTTTGTTTATAATATATGGACATTAATTGAGGTAACATTTATGACACGTTTGATTATTCGTGAAAACAAAATGAAGATTCGTTTGCACCAGGATGAAGCAGAATCTTTCATGGCAAAGGCAGCAGCAAAAGCTGACAAGTACAATAAACTTGCACCAGCAGGAAAGTCGCCATACGGCTTTAACCACGCACATTCACACTTAGTTGGAATGGCAGCAGAACATGCTTCGTGGATTCTGTTCAATGAGGTTGAGGCTCTGGCGGGTATTAACCTAAACATCGATCCTGCGTTTCAGGATGACCGCCGTGAAGGTGAATGCGACATTTACGTAGCAGGTAAACGCATTGAAGTAAAGGGTATTAAGTACGGTTCTTGGTTACGTTTCGGTCCATGTATCAGTGCACGTCAGTTACCTAAAATTCAAAAGAAAGCTGACATTGTTCTTTGGGCGTTGTATAATGAACGTTGTCAGGAATTCACTTTCGAGGGTTTCAACTACGTTGATGAGATTGCAACCTTAGAAACTGTTATGACAGGTGCAGAAGGTCGTCCACTGATAGAAAACTATCCAGTACTACCTATCATCAAACCAATGCAATCGCTTAGTTTACATTAAGAGGTCTTAAAATGAAAGTGTTCGGTATTTTGTTTCTCGCGGTAGTAGCGTATATTGCTTTTATTCGTTTCGCAGATGCAAGTACTTTACCAACAAACAAATATGCTTTTTGTTCAGGTTACGCAAGTAAAATGCACGAAGTATATCGTTTGAAACATTACCAAAAAATGCAAGAATTTTTCGAAGCACTCATTGGTAACAAAACAGATGAATTTACATCAGAGTACTATCAGTCAGGTTCAGAAGTAGTTAAAACTGGTCTTTCCATTAAACTGAACGTCAATGATAAGTGCGAGGTGCTTTTCCATAAAGGGTAACACATGACAGAAGGTATTATATTTTTCTTTGCGTTTCAGGTTTTATTTGCAATTGCCAGTGGTGGCCTTGCACCTCGAATCATGTACGCATTGACAGTAAGTAATGGGTTCTGGAACTTCTTACAGAACTATGCTTTATCTTATCAGGTATCATACGATCAGATACATAGTACTGAGAAGTTTCTACCTGAAGTTAATTCTAAGTTAGAGAAACTTTTAACTTTAGCATTAATTAATGAAGCAGGTGTCGGTATAAGTACTGACTATCGCCGTGATAATGGTATAATACTTCGCATTGAAAAACCACATACGTTCACTGGTTCTGGATATGGCAATACCGTCCATTTTTATATGGACAATGGTATGATTGATGAAGAAAAATATGCACTATCACCAACTGTTTTTATTCTTGCACAAAAAGTGTACAAGCGTGTACTTGCCGCTAAAGAGCAGGAAAAAATTGAAAAGAAACGAAGTAAAATCTAATTGACTTCAGTTTTAAATTAAGTATAATATTTTAAAATCAAATTGTGCGAGGATTTAATATGTCATCTGTACTAGCAACTAAAATCACCAAAGGTATGATCAATCGTGCTGGTTATATTCCGATTGAAACAACGATGGATAATGGTGGTTTTCTCAGCATCATGGATGATGACTTTATGTATTATACTTTCAAAGATTGTTTGAAGGTTGACCGTACCGATTTCCACAAATGGGTATGTTATTGGGATTCTTACCCATTTGCAATTGTCTGTGATGTTAAAGCTGACAAACTCGCAAACGGATATACCAAAGTTGCCATTCTCAATAAACAAATTGTTCCGGTTTCTGAAGTTGGTGAATTCCCTTCTAAACGTAATATTTGTTTTGGTTCGATGATAAAAGGCAAATTCGTAACCAACAAAGGTGTTGAGCAGTACGTTACTGACAACTTCGGCAATGTTCAGGTTAGCACACGCACCAATGTAAGTACTGGTAAAAAAGAAAAAACTGTACTTTCAAATGATGAAATCAAAAATCTAAAAGAAGAAATGCAACGCAATTGGGGTTGTACTCTAAAATAATAAATTCGGGGATTAACTATCCCCGAAACTTTTAATGGTGAAATATGAAACGTTCAACTTTTCTTGGTATTACCTTAGCATTAATTGCAGTTGAAATTGCATATACTACTGCAAGCCTGAATGAAACATATCAATTCATGAATGGTGTACTACAAAATAAGTACTACGCTCTGTTTGCAATTTCATATATCGGGTTCGTATTATTCTCAGGATGGTTCTTTACTTTTTCAGTACCAACACTTGAGTATAAACGCCAAGTACATGGGTACTTTGAAGAAGTATTCGGACAAGAGAAATATAGTTTCCTGTATACTTATCACTTCCTTGCATTCGCGGTAGCAACATTTTATCTCAGTGCCTGGCCGTACTTTATTATGAGTACTGTTATGTGGCTATTCTGGACATGGGTACGTTCTAAGCAGAATGAATATGCGGAAGAATACGAACTCGAACGTAAGAAGGAAGAAGCTAAACATAAACCAACTGTAGTACTTGATCGTACTGATTTACTATAAGAGGGAACTATGTATTCACAAATGTTAACTAAGTTCTTGTTTGGATTCTTTGCTCTGTACCTTATTGCATTGTACGGTTCAGTAGCAATAACTTACAAAAGCTTACCACTAATCATTGCTTCACAATGGTATACTTTAGCATCAGTCATTGTAGTACTTACCGCATTCTGTGCGTTATGTGCAACAGTTTTAAATGTAGGAATTATTTTTGAAGTTGATAATGATTGTAAACGCTTTAAGCTCAAGATATATGAAATACTGAACGATAAAGTTATTAGTCCTGTATGGCATTGGATACTTGCAATCAGTATGATTGGTTTATTCCAAATTGGTCATTACGGTGATTCATTAGTAACGCTTTGTTTATTTTCATGTATTCTAACTTTCCGTATCGCACATCAAAGTGTTGTGCGAAAAGCGAAAATACAAGTACTGAACGCAGCTATAACTAAAAAATAAATCAAATACCAGTTGACTCAACGTGGGTTAACTGGTATACTTTTCAGTATATTAAGTGATGGAGAAATAAAATGAACCAGCAAGAAATTGTACAAAGCGTCAAGGAAAAAGAAGTACTGATCAACGATCATCATGTTCGCATCAAAGCGTTGTATGAAGAAATCAATACTGGTCTTCAGCAATCCGGTGGTGTACGTACTTCAGAAGTAGATGAGAAGTATAAAAAGATCGATGCTGCCTTTGGTGCTAAATCAAAACTCGAAGGTGAAGTTCGTAATCTGAAAAAGCAATTGCTAGAGATGGTACTGAGTGAATAAATCAAACATTGAAACCTTGATCTATAATCTCAGTGCAGTGAAGTATCAATTTGCAATTGTATGTGAAACTGCACTAGACCAGTTGAGCCATTATTTTTGTACAATTGGTAATGCAATTAACTACGATCCTGTTCGTGGTATGATAGACTGTGATCGTTCTGGTAATTATTTTTGTATTATCGAAAATCACATCTTCAGTTTCGATGATATTCAGGCACAACGTAAAAAATCATGCGAAGAATTGGAAGTACAGTACAATCGCTTGAAAGAAATTTTTGGCGATGAAGTACCTGAAAACATGAAGCGTTTGTACGTTGATGAAATTGAAAAACTGAAAAAACCGTTTGAAGTACTAGACGAATCATACTTTTTCAGTTATAATGATATTGCACGTGAGATGATAGATGCCGTGCAAAAACGTTTTGAAGAAGATCGTCATCTGCGTTTACAGATTAACACTCCTGTAATCGATGAACAGTGCTCTATCATCTTTAAAGTAAAGAATACTGACAATCCACTAATTGTTAAATTGGCTATTACTACGTGTAAAGCTTGGATTGAAGTACTGGAGTATTATGTACAAGCTGAATGGTACTTTACTGAAGAAGAAATTCAGAAGTATCAGGGAGCATCGCATTACTTTTCGTTAAGTTACATCAATACATGTATTGATAAATTCAAACAGATTGTTGAAAACCTGGAGAATCAAAATGCTTAAACCAATTATTCTGCTGATCGTTGTTCTCGGTATTGGTGCTGCTGGTGGTTATACTTATGGCACAAAACATCCTACAATGGGTGATTGTGTAAATTCGGTTATTGGGAGTTAAAAATGGAAATCAGTCGTAAATCCTGGCATTATCGCATGACTGCATGGTGCTGGGATCATTTTGGGAAAACACCATCTAATTCACTGTGTGGTTATTTCTGGCAGATGGTGTTTTCCCCATTTGTAGTAATTGGTATGTATGCTGCAATTCTGGTCGTAGCACTTATCATGCTAAGTTGGGGTTTGTATTTCTCTGGTGCAATGCTTTGTAATGTTCTGCACTGGATTAATGTACTTCCTGATTCTTTTGATATGGTTCCTGGTGTATTCAACTGGCGACACATGGTAGTTTCAGTACTGATTACATCTGGTATCGCTGCAAAAGTTGCATATTCAATCTATAAAGAAGATCATCCAAACAAAGAGCCAAACGTTATATTCGAATTTATTAAAGCGAAGAAACGTAAAATCTGCCCACTGATCGAATTTAAAGATTAAGTTTTAATGTACTACCCATTTAGAGTAGTACATTTTATTTTAAGGAAGTTATTATGTTCAAAGTTGGTAATTGGATAGTTCTTACGCTCGAAGATGCATTTAACAGGTGTCATGCACAAAATAGGGATATTACTAATATCATTCGTGATACTCCCATTAAAGTACTGCGACTTGATAGTGATGGTGATATACGTGAATGGTGTACTCCTAGTGGTGTACGTCACTCCATGACAATTACCACACGTGAACAACTTTTTTTCACGTTACATGATAGCAGTTCAGAATATGGTTCTTTCAAAATTATCCTGACTTATATCGAAGATGGTAAAACGATTGAAGAAGAAGGTGTAACATTTGTCTCTATGGATCACAATTCCATTGAGTACAAATACAATCGTAAGAAACTTGGCTTTATCAAATATAAAGGTGAAGTTAAGTTAAACATCGATGAACTAAAACAAATTACGATTAGTACTCCTGAAAACGAACGAGTATATCATATCGAAAATGGCGTGATTGTGCGTGAACATATTATGTATGATCATGAACGTAAATTTAAACGTTTCAAGCTGGGGAATTAAAATGCAAAACAATAATACGATTGGAACACCACTGTGGATGCGAAGTCCAATGCATGAGTACTATGTAGTACAGAATGGTGCTAAGTACATTGCTATCGACCAACATAGTGGTGGTTATCCATATGACACTAATTTTTCTTCTGCTGAACGTTATTCAACATTAGAACTAGCAGTACAATCAATGAAACGTAATTCAGGTACTGCTGTTGTTCATTGTAAAATTTACGGTGAAGTTGTTCAGCAATGTGAAATTGATCACCAGTTGCGTTTATCTGCAATTGCAAAACTTACACCTGAAGAAATTCGTGCATTGGGGTTAGGTTAATGTTGGGTTCATTGGGATTGTTCTGGAGTGAAGAAGATGGTACTATGATTCTTTCTCCATGTGATGAATCATTCCAGGAACCTAAAGTGGCGTATTTTTACATTCAAGTTGAAACTGAATCGGAATATAAGCATATTCGCATAGACAAGTGGAATACTCCTGTGCGAACCAATGACCATTTCGAATGTACCCGCTTCGATACGTATGAAGAAGCGTTGGAAGTAGTAAAGACATTTAACCTTGTCAGTACTTCTCATGTACATAAGATTCGTCTTGCTCGTGTAACTGGTACGTACATGTGGGATGATATAGTGTACGCTCATTGCTCCTTGAAAAATCTAGGAAATGGTAAATTTGGCCTTGCAATCAGCGAACGCATGTGATATATTATTTTACATCGAGGGGAGATAACCTTCCCTCCCTATTAAGTGAGAATTCAAATGACAGCATATGAAATGTGTATTGCGAACATTGCTCGTAAAGTCCGTTCTACCAACCATAACACCGCTGAAGGTGTACAAATGCCATCTGCATTTGAGTATTCAGTCGGTATTGCTGCTGGCTTTTGTAAAGATCCGAAAGAAGTTGTGATGGACATTTTCAACTTCAGCGAAGATAATCATAATTCCTGAAGGTACATTCTAGAGAAATTTAAAAAAAATCCTTGACAGTACTAAACAATGTGCTATACTGATAAGGTTCAAGCGGAAAGACAAGTTTTAAAAATCTTCTCGCTAAAAAGTTTAAAAAAGTACTTGACAACCACTTCGTTAGATAGTACAATGTAGTCTCTGATAAGGAACAAAGTGTTCCGAAGCTGATAAAGAGTTCAGCGTGTTAAATCTAAAAAGAGGATTGAACGCAAATGTAACAGTTAAATATTAAATTTTATAATATTGATGACTAGGAACTTTTTTGATTTTTAAATCTGGGCGAATGGTTCCCCCGATAACCGGAAAACTTTGAGGATCGCAATCATGAAGTAATTAACACTAATTGAATCTGATCATTTAAAATATTGCCGAGTTATTAGTGGTACGGGGCGGTGTCCAGGCAAAAAACGCCGCTACCTATTATCCACGAATGAATGACATTTTGCAAAGAACGAGTACTGCGTAAAGAGTACAAGCTGAGAGGAAACCGATACTCTTGAAATTATCAGTTATCGGCAGAGAATCTATGAAGGCTGTTCTTGTCTGACTTCGCCGTAGAAAAGTAACGGTACAAGGGTTATGTGAGATGTGTGAATCTTGCTGTAATGATGGATAACGAGTTAAGGCGTTTGATGGCTTACAGTCGGGTGATCCGGTCACAAATTAGGAGTAGAAACACAACTAACTGATCATGGTTAGATGAAGCTAAGGCAGAGCTTTCTCGTAAGTATTTGGTACGGGTACGGTGAGATGCATACCGTGAGTGTTTCAAACATGTGCGAACTGTATAGCGTAGATACAGTAACTCTTTCGAGAGTTGTTTGATTAACCGCATATGTCGAACTTTCCGAACAAAGTTCAAAACAGAATTGAAGTACTACGAAGTTGCGTGTTATAATCAGTTCGGTGAGGACTAACACGCAGCGATTTAATTACTGTACTGAATTGTATCATTCACAGTTTCGAGTTTGTGATGCAATAAGGTGATAGTAATAAGTTCGAGCAAAACATAGGTTGTCTGAGCAGTGAAGCTGTTAACTTCATGATAAGCCTTGACAATTAGGGAATAGCCGACTATAATGTGTTTATAGATTCCCCACTACCTGTAAATGGTTAGCCCAAGTGCAGTAAAGATGTTTCGGTACGGGAGTTCACACAAAAAGGACTCCCACCTTTTAAGTTAGCTGATTAAGTGAGAATAATAATGAAAAACGCACTCAAAACCCAATTGTTCAAAATGATTAAGAGCACTGCATCTGAACGCAATATGTCTCAGCGTGACCTGGGGAAAGCGTTGCAGGTTTCTCAACCACGTATTTCTAACCTTCTTGACGAGCGTCAAGATCTGTTCAGTATCGATAAACTGCTTGAATTCGTTGATACGTTAGGGTATCATGTAGAAATCAAAGCAGTGGAAAAGGAGACAGTACAATGAAAGAATATATTGTAGAGTACTTCCAGAAAGGCGGTTCTAACCCGTTAGCTACTCGCCAGTTCGCACATAACGAAGCAATGGCTCGTACTAATGCGAAGAACGAAAAAGGCCAGGATATTATTATCCGCAGCGTAAAACCTGCATAACAAAAGCCAGTTACCCCACATTCAGAAAAGCCAGCTTAGCTCTGGCTTTTTTTATTGGATAATTTTAGTTGTTGCTATTTTGTACGGAGATAAAAGTGAGTCCAAAAAAATTAAACTTAGATGATATTCAGGAAGATATCCTTGACGAATGTTTTGAAAAAGAAGAATTAACTTTAGAATCACTTGTGGTAGATGATTCTGACGAGGATACAACTTCTGATGCTGATGATGTACATCACGGTTTAACAATGGATCAGATTAAAACACAAATTAAAGCTGACCAGTACATTAGCAACGAAGATCTAGTACGAAAAGTACAATCCGGCGTAGATGTAGAAGAATCAAAGAAACTACTTGTTATGTTCAACAGTGGTTTAGTGTACAACGAAGCGAAAAATTGTACTTGTAATATTCCATTCCAGGATAAAGTACAATATGGTTTCGAAGGTTTAATGAAAGCTATCTATGGTTTCAATACAACTTTCCGTACAATGTTTAGTACTTATGCAACAACTACGATCCGTCAACATATGTATCGTAACGGCAATAACGATGTTCGTATGGTAGCTCTACCTGAACATCTGTCGGTTAACAACATTCGTATACAATCTTTTATCGAACGTTATATGAATGATAATACTGGCTATCCAACTAATGAGCAAATTGCTGAAAGTACTGGAATTGATATTCGTTCAGTAAAACGTATCATGAACTATAACAGTAATACTTTTAGTATTGATACGCCAATGAACAAAGGCGACGAAGGTTCAGAACAAACACTAAAAGATATTATCCCTGGTGAAAGTGCTGATTATGTGGTTGATGAACGTTGTGTTGCAAAAGACTTTGTAAGTACAATGGAAGAAATCATGAATGAACTTGAAGAACATGAACGTGTTCTACTTGGATTAGTTCACGGTTTAGATGGTTATCGTATCCATACGTTTGATGAAATTATTAACACTGGATACATTGATGGTAAAGGAAAGTTCGTAACTTCTAAAGCTACACTATCTCGTCGTTACAATGATATGATGGATAAAGTACGTCGTATTGTTGAACGTAAACAAATCAACTTTGATCTTTAAAGGTACTATTTAATGACACATAAAGATAAACGTTCAGTTAGTACTGATGCACTTGATACGCTCGGTACTATCCATACTCGCGAAGAACATCGGGATGCAATTCACTTAGGTGTAGAACCAGTTATTGCTGGTGAAGATATTGCTGTAGGTGCAAACATTGGTATTGGTAAAGATGGTTTTGCATATGCTACCGATTACCGTTCTGATATTAAAGCAGTTGGTATTGCAGATCCATTTCTTGCGAATCGTATTCAAAAAGGTGAATCTTTCTGGCTCGTAGTATATCCACGTAAGATTACTTCGCTACGCCATGTTTGGACTCATCCTGATTTTGATTCTGAAGAAGATCAGAAAGTACTTGACATTGCAGAAGTCTCAAGCGATGATTTAATGGTAGAGATCCAACGCCGTTTAGCTACTAATAACATTGTACAAACGGTTCAGGAGCCGCAGCAGAAAGCCGCTGACAGCGATGAAAAGGCTAAGGCATGGGCTTGGATTAACGAATACGCAGACGGCTTAGGGCTTGATACAGACGAACTGATGGACTACGCCGATATGTGGGTTTCCTCTGAACGTCGCGGAACCTGGGGTGATTACCTTTGCAAAGGTGGTGATCTCGAAGGTGAATATGTCTCTGACGAATTTTGGGATAACTACGATATTGTCCGTGATGAAAGTACTGATACCGAACGTGGTTCCTTCTTCACGTGTTCTTGTTAAGGTGTTAAATGAAAGAAGAACACAAAGGAATCATTTCTGTTGGTAAAATTTTAAATCGTAATCTGTTTGGTTTAAAAGGAAGTCGTCAGGGTTTTGGTAGTTTAGGTTTAGAGAATTTCAAAACTGAAACTATTGTTGATACTACAAAGATGACACCAGAAGAAAAGAAAGAATATTTGAAGAATTTCAACAAACAATAATTCATAGGGTTGACTTCGGTCAGCCCTTTATTTTAATTAAATTTTATAATTATTATGGTTGCTAAGTTAACACAAAAAGAAGTTGAAAAGAAAGTCCAAAATAAATGCAAAAAACTGAATTATAAAGTTGAAAAGTTTGTATATACAACTGCTAAAAAAACTAAACTATTACTTACATGCGATAATGGACATACATGGAATAGTACTTCGGTTGAAAACTTTTTAAGACTTTCTACTGGATGCCCCAAATGCAGTGGTACTAAGAAGCTGTCTCAGACTGAAGCAGAAGAAAATGTCAAATTAAAATGTTTAGAACTTAACTATACATGTGAACCATTCGATTACATATCTTCTAGAAAAACTTTATTGACACTGACTTGTAATAACGGGCATACATGGAATACTACTACATATCACAAATTACTACAGGCAAACATAAATTATGGTTGTTGTAAAAAATGTGGTTCAATGAAATCTTCTGAAAAAATGAGGTTTGATAAAAATGATGTTCTACAAAAAATTAATTTAAGGTGTAAAGAATTAAATTATAAATGTGGTGAATTTGAATACATTAGTAGTGTTAAAACTAAACTTCCATTAACGTGCAATAAAGGACATTCATGGAATACTACTATTTGTAGAGATTTTTTAAATGGTTCATTATGTCCTATATGTAAAGGGCATTCACAAAAGATTGCATACATTAATTTAATAAGTGATGGTGATATTTCTATAGGATTAAAATATGGAATTGAAAGCACTAAAGGTAGGAGATGTAAACAACAAAATTACAGTAGTTCTTTTAACATAAAAAGGATCAAAAGTTTTGAATTCGAAACTGTCGATCTTTGCAAAAATGCCGAAAGCGAATGTAAAAAAATGTTCCAAGCAGAAAACATACGTCTTATTAAGAAAAAAGGAATTTTTACAAAAAAAGAATTACCTGATGGCTATACTGAAACTACTTATATTAAAAATATAGACAAAATAATAGAAATTTATAAAAAATACGGCGGTGTTGAAATATGAAATACAGTTATGATTCATTGGATTTTAATAACGACCTTAAAAATGTATGATAAAAATATTGACTTCGGTCAGCCCTTTTTGTTATAATGAACCTATCATATATAGAGATACAATTATGTTAGATGAAATTTATTTAAAACTGTTGAAGAATCCACAAAATGGATTAAACATTGATATTCATTTTCAAAATGGAAACAATGTTAATATTCTGTTTATCGATAACCTGTATCATATTTTCAGTACTAATGGTATTGTTATGTTGGATCATTGGTATAGCCGTCGATTATTGAATATCAAAAAACGATTAGAAAAACTTTATAATGAGTTTGGTGAATCGGGTGCAGTAATTACTAAAATCAATAATGATGTACTAGCCAGTTATTATCAAATAAAAGAACAAGTTGGAGTTTAATATGAAAGATGAAAATGTTAAGAAAGGTTTAGTAGTTTCCTATAGTGTTGTTACTAAAATGAATCCTATTGAAACAAAAGTAGAGACGCTACTCTTTGAAGATATTGAAGAAGGTCGTGAGTTCGCAAAGAACCACACTACTATCAGTAAAGAAATTGTTCAGTTCGTTAAATGAAAAAAGGGTTGACTTCGGTCAGCCCTTTTTTGTATAATACGGCAATGAAATCAGGGAGTTCCACAATGACACGTATTAATTTAGTTCCAGTACAAGAATTAGCCGATCAACATTTGATGGCCGAATATCGTGAATTGCCACGTGTGTTCGGTGCAGTTCAAAAGCATATTGATGCTGGTAAGAAAATTAAAGATTTTAAAATCAACCAAACTTATATTCTTGGTACTGGTCATGTAACATTCTTCTATGATAAATTGCTATTCTTATCTTTACGACATGAACAAATAGTACTTGAATGTTTAAAACGTGGAATAAAAATTAGTAATATCGATAAGTATGATGTTTCTAGTTTTCCTTCTGTGTGGTGTAATGATTATATTCCAACAGAAGCAGAAATAAGTATTTCACGTACTCGTTTGATTGAAAAGTTAAAAATTAAACCTTCTTGGTACAGGTTCAGTACTGATTCAGTTCCTAAGTATTTTGAAGAAATGCTATAACTTTGACTTTTTCTCAGCACTGTCTACTATATTAATTCCTTGCAGAAAAACAGTAGGTATATTATGATAAGTCAATATCTAGTAGATCGCCTGAAAGAAAAAGGTTTTAAAATTGTCAGCCAGGATGATAGTGAAGTTGTGGTGAAAGGTACACTTCATGGTTCATCCGTAGGAAACTGGACAACTGAAGAAGACGTACCACTGTACAACGACCGTGAAATTCGTAAGTTTCTGGAAGTTCACGGATAATTTTAAGAAAAGGGTTGACTTCGGTCAGCCCTTTTTGCTATACTCTCTGTACTGTATAGTCAGAGGAAAATAAGATGATTAGTACTTCTATCAATCATGAATCGGCAATGCGTGTTCACGGTGTATTGAAAGGTAAACCAAATCTATTCATCAACGAAGAATTGCTTTTTGAAATATCAGAAGCAACTAAAATTTTAATTGAGGCTTATGCGAATCGCAACAACTCGCGTAAAGAGTACGATTACTATATCAGTATGGTAGAAACTTATCTGGTAGATTATCATCGTACTACACCAGAAGCATTCGTACATTTCATTCGTTCGATCACCGATAATAACATTTGTATTCGGTACGATGATGTACCATATTTTCGTGAAATTGTTCGGATGTATGGTCCGTTAATTCGTTATGCTCGTTGTATCAAATGGGATGAATATGAAAGTTTTGAAATGGGAGTACTAGGAGCATGACTTCATTTCGTCGATTTACTATAGCCTTTTGGGGCGGTCATGTTATCGGTGCAGTTGGGTTAATCGTTGGTATGATTCTGATGGTGCAACATCAAGATTTTACATACTTAATTGGTTCAGCGATATGTGGATTGATTGTTGCATTCTCATACGTACAACTTATGTTTAAATTCGTAAAGGTGAAATCATGATTTATCAATATGCTATCGTCGATGAAGAATCAGAAGAAGTAATTGGTAAGTATGTTAATACTGTTAAACCTTTTAAAATGCGTAACGTGATTTATACCCTGAAATCGCCCGATGGTGAAGTACTGTCACAAGGTAAAGCATTTCTTTCCAGGGCTGAAAAGTTTTGGGATCAGGTGAAAGATCCTCTGTACAGTGCGAATCAGAAAAACAATCTGATTATCGGTGGTTAATTAAATGAAACCACGGATTTTTTTATGGTATAATCATATAGACAATCCTGCTTGATAGGGAGAGAAATCTTCCTAATGATTGAATCCCTACTTCGATGAAAATGTAATTGGAGAGTTGAGAAGTTCAGGCAGTTCGGAGAGCAAAAGAAACCCGTTAGGAGATGGCATAGTTTGTACCACCCACGGCAATGCGGCTCTATAAAGAAGTACATCTAATCGTTACCAGTACTTCCTCGATAGACATATAAGTGCAACCTTACCAAAAACGATAAGGGAGAATATGCACCAATTTTGTACAATATAGATCCGTCCAAAATTTGTGAATCATATTCAAGTACTTTGTTTGATTGTATAGACAAGTATTAAGTGAGCTAAGACCTCGACCGTTGTTAGAACTGAAATAGGAAGAAACAGGACAACCCGCTTCCGTGCTGAAAAGTAATTTTCAATACAATTGCCGACGACTATCATCGTCAGTTTTCATCCTCCTGCGGGGGGATGAAATTGCCTCTACAAATCTCGTCAGTAATAAATGTGTTGAACAGTACAACGATTGAATTTTAAATATGATTTTCTTGCAGCGAAGCGTAAGAAAATCCTTGACTTGCTTCAGCAAGGCGAGTACACTACTCGAATTGAAGCATAAACAAATCATAAAATATGAGGTACATCTGATGGGTACAATCCTGATGAAAGCAGAACTGCAAGATGTTTCGGTTGATAATATTAAGCAGTACTGCTTCGATCATTTAAATGGTCGTGAAGTTGAATTCTTTGCAACTCGCCCACAATTGCGTGAAGCTTTGGTCAAAGCTGACATTAGTCCATCTTTGCAGCATAGCTTGAATAGTTATAAAACTCTCACACGTGATGAGTGTATTTCTATTTTGGAAAATAGCTCGCAAATCTGGAATTCGATTGTAACTGATTACCAGTACGATCTCGATCTTCTGTATAAAGTTGCAAATAAAATCAATTTGTCATACGTGGATTGTCAGGAAAGTCTTGACGTTGCATTTGTTAAACAATACGCAGATTCAATGGACATTTCTGATTTTGTTTCTCGCCGTATTAATAACGGCACGATTGAACAATTCTTTGAAGTTCCACAAGTAATGAACCGTTATATGCGTACTGCGGTTCGTTGGAGCATTAGCCGTCCTGAACTGGTAAGTTTTATTGCTCGTCATAAAACTGATATTCAGCGTACAGAAATTGAAAAATTTGTTGATGAACTGTATAATAAGCCGGTTAGTGAAGAAACATTGACTGCTGCATATTCAGATCATCGCCGTGCTTCTCACAGTGTTGATACTGTAGTTAGCTACTTCAAACGTAATCGTACTAAAGTTGAATACGCTACGTGGGATGATTATGTACTGGATTGTCAACGTACTGGTGATGATGGCCTGGCTGATTGCTGGTTCCGTGATTTCTTCCGTCCAGAAATTTGTGAGTACGCTGGCATCCAAATTTAAAAAATACATTGACGTGGCACATTTTTTGTGCCATAATATCGGTACTTTCTTAGAACAAGGCAAAAAAACATGTTAACCATTAAGTCCGAAAAAACTTCTCTCATGGATCTGAGCATCAATGAACTTTCAAATGTTGCATGGGAATATCTTGAAGTTGAAGAATTCGTTGATGATTTGAATAATCCGAACTTCCTCGCACGTATGATGTACGGCAAAAATAAAGAAGTACTTGCATCTTTGACGAAGTGCGACAACTTCATTGCTTATGTACCAGAAGCATTTCTGGCGAAAATGATCGATGCCCGTAAAATTCAAACTGAACATTTTAAAATCGGTTCATCGATGTTCTATGATGGAAAACAATACTCAATCGAATTTCTCAATAAGTACGGTGCACACATTGACATGTACCATGTTGAAAATCAGAAAAGTATTACTCCTGAATTCCTTGAGAAATACCATGATGAAATCGATGTAAGTTCATTCTGGTCACGTTTTGATCGTACCTTTGGTATCGAAAATTTGAAACATTTCGCTACTTATAAAAATGGTATGTTCCTTGAAGAAATTCAAGAATCTGAAGCAATTCGTTATTTGACTATTAGCGATCTCGAAAGTCTCGATATGCCAGTACCGGATTATTACCATAACGTAATGACTGAACAGCGTGTCATGAGTGGTGATCCATGTAATGATGGTCAACGTTCATTCAGTATTTGGTTGCGTAAGTATCGCCGTGTTTCAAATAATCCAACTGGATTCCCAACATGGAATGATCTTCTGGAACTTTATAAAAAGTACCCACGAATGAATCAGCACAACTATGTTGATTGGCTTCATGATCGTGCAGTAACTAATCGCGAAGATTACGTTAACGAATATCCAGAACATTTGTCCTATTCACCAAGTAATATTTCGTTCGGTGAGTATCGTGATATTGCGGGTGAAGATCATAAAGAAGAAGATTATGCCATTGAGTTTTCTGACGTACTTCAACCGGAAATTACACCGGATGTACAAGTTGCTCGCCGTGTTCCTGCACGTGATCCGGTAACTGGTCGCTTTGTTTCAGCAAACTAAAAAACTAACTTAGTACTATATAATGCCAAACATCGTGTTTGGCATTTTTTATTAAAAGGTATTTGTATGTCAACAATTACAGCAACAAAACATGTTTCAATCGATACACTCAGTGAATTACTGAATGCAATCAAAACTTATGGTAAAGATAAGGTAAGTGCTGATAATATGTATGAACTGTTTCGTGCAAGCATTAACAACATTAACACTGCCGAATGGTATGAACTAATTGAAATCGGTAGCGATGATTTAGTTGCCAGTACTATCAGTGAACTCTTTGCACATAATCATTTCCGTACACCATTCGTAAATGCTTTTGGTGTAACTGAAGAAGAATTTACTTCTCGTCTAATCAATATTGCATTAGAACGTGATCTACATTTGTCTCGTGTTCCACCTTGCACTACAATTGAACAGCTTAATGATTTGGCTGAGCGTGACTTAGTATCTTTGTATTTTGTTGAACATGTTGAATCAATTGATCTTGACTTTGTTCGCAAATATGCTGATGGTCTAGATTTGGGTGCTGTTGCTCGCCATTCTAATAAGCAAGATGTACGTGAATTTGCACAAGAACTATATTACAATTAAGGATTACTGATGTATATTGAAATTACACACGATTACGATGTTAAAGAAGTTGCAAAGGATATTCGTAGTTTCTGCTTCCGTGATGATATTACAGTAAAAGATTTCATTGCTTTAGTGGAAGAACTGGAACCAGAACGTTATCTTGAATTGTTTTATCGCAATGTTCTTGAGAATGTTAAAGGTGAGCTTCCAGATGATTTGGTTGAACTACTACTAACGTCACAACTTACTGTGGGTCATATTATTGGTTCATGTAAAGTATCCGATGCTATGGTTCAAAACATCATTGATAACCGTCTACGTGAAGTTGATAGCGAAAAACTTATCAGTACTCAAAATCTAACTTTCGAACAGTTTGAAACTGTTCTCAAAAATGGTTCAGACATTTATACTAGTTCACTTGGTTCTATGCTTGGTGATCTACGTAATGTAGAATATGCATTGTATGTAATTGATAATTGGGATCAAATTCCATCTATTGCAGATGAAGATATTGCTGAATTCCGTTATTATCTTTTCAATGGCTTTGGTTCAGTACTGCTTTCTGATGAAGAATGTCTGAAACTATTTGGATTTGTGCGTCCAGCATTTAGCTCCGAAGAACTTCGTGAACATGAACCATGTACAGAAGGCTGGAAACGTGCATACAAATGGGCTGGTCGTAGTGATACGAAGTACACATGGAACGAATTTATCGCCCGTCATATTCTTGCGAACCAGAATAACGTTGAAGGTGCAAAATCAGATCTAGAGTGGTTAGCTGAATCTTTATCTGATGAGCAGGATTATTTTGATCACTGGTAAAAGTACTTGACTTAGGTCATAAGATTTGATAGACTGGATTCCTATAATTGAAAGGAGTCCAGTTTAATGTTTAAGTTAGATAATGTGTACAAAAACACATGTTGTATGTGTTGTGGTATTCCACAGGAAAGTCCACGTTTTTTTGTAAAAGAAGATGGAACTAAAGTTCGTGTAACAGTAGATCATGTTCTTTTGCGTTCACTTGATGGACCAAATACAGCAGACAACTTAGTACTTATGTGTCATGATTGTAATCAGATGCGTGGTAACTTGTTCGCTGAACTTTCGGAATTCATTGATTGGTACTGGAGCGATACTCCTTTGCCTAAAGAAAAGAACTTTTCATATTTGCGTGGTAAACATCGTGTGAATAGTAAGTTCGATAGGTATACGTTTAAAGGTAATAACTTTGTAAAATCATCTACTCGTATCTTAGATGAAAATGATAATACTATTCGTATACAACAAAAGAATATAAATTCTAAACAAGTAATTCCAGTACTTAAACCAAAATCATCTTCGTCAGTTCTTATAGGAACGATTGAACTCAATGGTTATGTGTACGAACAATATAAACATCCTTTATTCGGAACAAGTCTGGTGAAAGTAGAATCTCACCAACAGGAACAATAATATGAACGCATTTGGATTTATGGTTGGAACAGTACTGGTTAATACCTTATTCGTATTTGATGTATTCATTTCCAAATACCAACGTCGCTGGTCACTTTGGGGTTCAACAATGACTGTTATTGTTGAGAGCTATAATGTATTCCTCGTTACTCCAATATGGACACTAATTAGTTTATGGTTCAGTGGTTTGATCTTTGGTGATTCGGTAAACATTGTGCAAGTATGTGTGAGTGTAATGTTTTGGGTATACATTGTAGTACTGTACGGTTTTAGTACTCACAAATATTACGAATGGAAAGTACCGGAGATGAAAAAAGAGTAATGACTTATAAAATATGGCAACCCAGGATAACCTCAATTGAAGTTCTTGGTAGCATAACTACAACAAATCATACAACAACTGATACAACACCAATACCTGTTATTAAAAGGAATAATATGATCGCGATTACCGATCCAGTTCGTTTGCAAGTAGAAGATATTCTACGTGCAAGTTTGAAATACGCTTCAAATCTACGTGTTAAAGATGTAGTACGTTATAAACTTGCCGAGAAGTTTATGAATACTCACAGCGATACTGAGTATTATGTGAATGAAAATGAAAAAGAAGGTAAGAGTACTTTCAAACAAGTAGTTAGTACATTTTGTGAGAAACACAATTTGGGTACTATTAGTATGGGATACCAAGAACTTGTATTCAATGAAGAACAAGTAATTGGTTCAATTTCATTTGTATTCTATACTGATAAAACCTTCGGGTTTGATTACATTATGGATGAAACTCTTGTTGATGATTTCAAACTTTGCATCAAGAATCGTGAGAACTGTAATAACACTCCTATTCTTAATCGTTTGAGTCTGGACAACATGGGTCGTATGAACGAGAATAACATTCTGTTCAATCCACCTAAGATCAATATGCCATCAGAGATCATGTATCCGTGGTTTGATTTTACACCTGAAGAACTTGCAAAAAACTTCATGGATAGTACTGCGAATGTTCTAGTACTATACGGTGATCCAGGTACAGGTAAGACTACGTTTATTAAACGTATGTTGCAGGGTGTTGGTTTTGAAGAGAACCGTTCTATTACGGTCGTTGATACACCAGCAGTAATGCAATCACCAGAACTGGTTAATAATATCTATACGTCTAAACACAAAGATATTTTCATCTTTGAAGATGTTGACCGTCACCTTTATTCACGTGAAGAAGGTAATGATATTATGGCTGGTCTATTGAACGCAGCAGAAGGTTTAGCATCACCTGATGTTAAGATCATTATCAGTACTAACATTAAGAATCTTAATGATATTGATAGTGCATTGATTCGTCCAGGTCGTTGTTTCAAAACTCTTGAGTTCTTGAAACTACAAAAAGAAGAACAGATTAATGTTCGTAACTTCTTAGGTCTTGATGTAGAAGTATGTACTTCTGCAACACAATCTCTTGCAGAAGTAATGAATGAACGTGCAACTACCGGAATGGTTGGTTCAGGTTTTCTGTAATTAATTTGGGATGCTTCGGCATCCCTTTTTTCGTTTGACATTTGGGAGTATTTCATGTTATCATATGATGTAGTACTGAAAGGATTAAAAGATGGTGAAGACGTATATGAAACTATCGAACTCAAAATTGAAGCCGAAACCGAAGTTGAAGTAGATGCATTGATCGCAGATGCTATCTATCAGGTTCGTTTAGATAATATGTATTATAAAATGAAATATGTATCTAAGGTAAAATGTGAATGACCCGAAGTGTACAATCCTATATCAATCGTTATAAAGCATCCTGGAAAACTCGTCGGGATGTAAACAGTACTATCAAACAATTGCAAGATAAATTGAACTGTCTGATGAAAACACGCTCGAAAGATTTAAGGAACTCTAAGAATCTGGATGAGAAAGTAGCAGTACGCAATCGTTATGATAACGATATTAAATTTTATGATTACCTTCTGTACATTATTAAGTTAGACTATTATGAGATTGTGAGTGAGTTATGATTTATCAAATGATTGTAAAAGCATTGAAAGAGCTACAGGCATCCGGTACTGACATTGGAAATGCAGTTAAGTACTGTTCAGATAACGCATTCGACCTTGTGCAAAAATATGAGGAAGGAACAACTATTGATGAATTGTTAATGATTTGTATGAATCATAAATAAATGAAAGGAAATCATTTATAAGGATATAAACCATGATTCATCCAGATATGAACGTCATTAAGAAATGGAATACAGTTAAAATTTCCCAGCTTGGCGACTTGCTTAAATCACAAGGTTTTCACTTTGTTAAATCATTCAGTACTGATGAGCACCGTATTTTCGTTAGCGAAGACAATTCACTAATGATTATATTTGAGCGTAATGTTGGTAAAGTGTACAATACAAAAGACCGTAAAACTGCTTTACATTCTTTTAGTGCCGTTCCTGACATGCCAAAATTAAATGACGTTAAGCGTCCACAATAACCAAAAAGGGGTTGACTTCGGTCAGCCCCTTTGCTATTATGGCGGTACTGAAGCGAAAAACAACTTTTAAGAGAGAAGAAAATGGAAGTACGTAACTGCCGTAACGTTAAATTCAATGGTCAATTCGTTCTTAAAAACCTGCAAGTATTACGTAAACAATATAAATTCAAATCTGGAGTTTTAACTTTAATTTCAGTTGCAACTCGTGATGGATTAAAATGCGATACTTGTCAGAATGATAAGATTCATTTCGAATTGCACCCTGAATACGGTATGGCAATGTATGCTGGGTCAGTACGCATGACTAAGGATCATGATCTTCTTAATTCACTCGAAGGTTCAGATGGTGCAGATAACCAGCATCTTCTTTGTGAAACTTGCAATACTTTGCGTGGGAATCGTTTTGCTGAATATAAAGAATTTAAAGATTGGTACGATTCAGTACTGGCAAAAGGTCTTAATCCACATACTGCAATTAATAAAGTAAAACGTAATTTCTCTTATATGGATTTCCATAAGAACGGATATTCAGAATCACAACTTCCAGAAATTTTAGGTACTATTGATATAATTCCTGTTGATGTTAAAAATTCTTTAACTGAACATTTCCTAAAACACCAGGCATTCAAAGCAATTAAAGGTATGTTTAGTTTTCACACATTACTATCATATTCTGAGAAAGCATGGAATGATTACCTTAATGAACTGATGGTTATTTTGGTAAAAACTCGTACTAAACAAGATATTCAAATGCGTAATACCAATTTTAATATCTACAAATACAAAAAAAGTAAAAAGAAAATTACAACATTCTTCGTTCATATTAATGAAACTATTAAAGTCGAATATCAAAAAGTTAAAAAAGACGCACACAAAGTTGGTATTCAAAAACAAATTAAAGAAGTACTGAACAACCAAGAACAATCATTTAAAGTTATTCCTGTTCGTCCGAACTTCTTCCAGCGTTTGAAGAATGCATTTCAAGTACTGGTAGCAGCATAAATCAAAAGGGAGCCAATTGCTCCCTTTCTATTATAGTAATTGTCTAACTTCGAACTCATAAATTTTGCCGTTAAAGAATGGTGTAGCAGCAGTTCCACTAAAAGCATTCTTACCTACAGTGTAGTTTTGTAGGGTATTGATATTAAAAACTTGTGAACTTGATTGAAAAAGAACATCGTTGATGTAAACAAATGAACCTGTACTCAAAAGTTGAATTCTAATTTCCATTGGAGTATTGGCATCATTTGTGAATGTTGATGTACTGTAGTTGTCACCTGTATTATTAATACTCATATATGTTTTAAATGGGGCTACTGCGTTTGATGTGTACCCAAATAAAAAATAATTTCCGTTGGTTTGTATCGGTCTAGTATCCATTAGAAGTGTAAGATATTGTCCACCTCTATATACTAACCCTGATATTTTATAATAAATTTCCATATTAGTTCCAATGGCTAATTTATTATCCTTGAAGTTAAAGTATGAAGAAGCACTCCCGTTAAAATTCATATATGTTCCATATTGGTTTAGACCAACTGTAACATCGGCTCCACGGTTTATAGTTATATTATTATCACTTTTGTCTTTAATGTCAGAAATAGTATTAAACTCATGCATACTAAGAAGTACTTTATAGTTCGGTGGTATGATTACGTTTGCGTATTCAAATAATCTTGGGAATGGTAACATGTGAATAGTTTTCCTTATGTTGGTCTACGAATTTCAAAACGGTAAATTTTACCATATAAGTACGGTGCTGATGGTGCACCATTGTTAACCCACGCATTCTTACCAATTTTATATTGTTGGTTAACCATACTTATTGCTGCGGTAGTGCTAAAAAATAATGAGTCATTAACAAATAATTGTGTACCAGTACTCCTTATTTTAAATAGCATTTCAATTGGCTCAGCAGATGTGTCAGGGAATGTATTAGTACTTTGTAATTCACCAGCACTTTGATAATACATCCAAAGAGTATAAGGTGCTGGGGCGTTAGATGAATATCCAGCAACAAAATATTGCCCATTAGTACCTGCTGGTCTACAATCTATGATTTGATTTGAATATATTCCACTTCTATATGTGAAGTTGCTTATTTTAATATAAATGTCAAGTTCTCCTAAATCCAACAAACTAGAGTTAAACTCTACCCATTGTGCTTGACCAGTGAAGTTCATATAAGTACCGTATGCATCAACACCAACAGGCAAATAACCAAAAGCAGATACTGGAATTTTATTAGGACTTCTATCAACTATGTCAGACGTACTAATAAAATCATATAAAGCAAAAACTGGAACAGAACTAAGATCATTTCCATATTGAAGCATTCTTGTAAATGGAAGCATATTATAATAACCTCATATTTTTAAAATTATTAATTATTTAGGCTTGACACGATGTTAAATCTTTGATATAATGTCAGTATTAAGTGCGAGAGGTAGAAAATGATTAGTCGTCGCGAAGTACTGAAACTGCGTATCGCTGAGAATTTTGATGCGATGATGGATACGCTTGAGTGCATCCTGAATCCGTTGAACCCAATCAAGGCTATGACCGTGACTGGAGCGAGTGGTATTGGTAAATCTTATAACCTGATTAAACGGTTAGAAGATGCTCATGATCATGGTTATTGTAACTTCCACTATCTTAACGGTAAATGTACTGGACTTGGTTTGTATCAGGCATTATATAATGCTCGTCACTTAGGTTCAGTACTGCTGATGGATGACGTTGACGTATTTGATACAGAAGATAAGTTGAACCTTCTGAAAGCATCTCTTGAATCTGATGATAATCGAATCATCACTTACATGAGTTCTTCACGTCACTTAGCTGATAACGGAATTCCTACTCAGTTCGAGTTCTGTGGTAAGGTTATCTTTATCACGAACAAAGACCTAGTGAAAATTTCCGAAGCTAACTCAGCATTGTCTCCACATGTTGAGGCATTGATGACTCGTGGTGCATTCATTGACCTTGAGATCCATGATAACGAAAGTGTTATGGTTCACATTGAGAACATCATGCGTAGTACTAACATTGTTAAAGGTCTTGGTGTTAGCAGCGATGGTGCAGAGAAGATACTGAACTTCATGTTGAAGAACAGTGCTAATCTCCGTAAGCCATCATTGCGTATGCCAGTTCAATTGGCAGGGCTGTACTTGCAGTTCCCTGATAAATGGGAGCAACATGCAATGAAAGTATGTGTTAAATCTGTAAAGGTGTAGTGTAACGATGGAAATCATAGCAGTACTATCAATTATAGTTTTTATTATCATGTTCGTCGGGTACTGGACATATGCTGATTACTATACTAATTTAAAAATAGATATACGCCGAATGTATTGGGTGACTCATGTAATTATGTACGGCATTGCTGCTGAATGTATATTACTTTCAATGGGTGAACCTGAACCACTTAAAGCTGCGATAAAAGCGTGTTCCGCAGTTATAGGTTATGGTACTATTATAATTGTTGCGTCCAGTTTTGGTGCTGCACTTATTTTGTTTTTTGGTGAATCTCGTAAGTACTTTGGTCGCAAAAGAAATAAACTTTAGGTGGTGTAATGTTTCATGATTTTATGTACATCAATGGTGTATTGTGGGCTGTAGTTGGTATTATCATGATAATCGGAAATTTAACTTATGCCGATTATTATACAAAGTTGAATGAAAAATTCGTATCAAACTTTTGGGGTACTTATGCTATTTGTATGGGTGCAGCAATAGTTAACTTCGTTTTACTTTTGTTATAACGTTGGCGGTTGGTAAAACTGATGGACCAGAACCATTGAATTATGGATTAGGTTGGCTTGCAGTACTGTCCATTATAGTGTATAGTATCGGTGTTATTTGGGCTATCTGTATCGGATTTTGTAATTTAAAACAATATTTCGGTCGTAAACGTAATAAAATTTAAGGTATCAATTAAAATGATTAAACTTTGTATTGAAGATATTACACTGAATCAGTTAGAACCTAAACTGCTTCCTTTTGTTCAATGGAAATCTCTGAAAGTTTCCGATCTCGAAGGTGTCAGTGACGAAATCATTTCGAAGTACATCTTCCAAATGGCACGTCCAGTTATCAAATCTATGATCAAAAATAAGAATATAGATTTTAGTCATCTTACTGACGATCAATGGGTTGACCTGGTACATGAAGCATACAACGATGACTATTCATTGTTTGACTACTTCCAGCTTCCGTACAGTGCATTGATGAAATTACTGGAATCGGATCGTAATGTTAATCGCTATGCTAGTGCAATGGCAAAAACACAAAAGAATATGCCAGTACAAGAAGCATTACGTCATGCTAGTAATAGTTTCTTAAACCATATTCTTCTGACGAATAGCAATCCTGCTCTTATGGATTATATGTTCTCTGAAGAAGGTATTGCACAACTGAAAGAGAAACGCCATTCACAGTATCTTCAGTATTTGACTTCAGAAGAAGCAAAAAAGATCGGTGCACGTAATATTAAGAACCGTCGCATTAGTCCTGAGCTTCTTCGTCGTGCTGGTGCTTGCCATAATGGTGTTTCGTACTGTTCTAAAATGCTTAAAGAACTGAATCTGGAACAGATTACATGGGATGAAGCAATTCATACAATCCGTAATAATCCTAAACTTCAGAAACGTTCTTCACTTCTGGACTATATGGAATGGATCTATCAACGTAGCTCACACCTTCCAGAATAAATTATAAATTAAAACTCCCTACGGGGAGTTTTTTATTGAGGCTCTTATGGTTCTACCTAACGTATTATATAATATTGCAGTACTTCTATTTGTACTTAATCTTTCAACATTAGTAGTACTCTTTGTTGGTTGGTTAACTCACGCTAATTACTACTATAAACTTTACGAAACTGTTGATGACGTTGCAATTTTTGTACATAGTTTATTCACTGCAATCTTTGGCTTTATTGGAATTATTGGTTATCTAGTTGATGATAGCAAACCTCGTCTATTTGATGCAATCATTTCATTAAATGGGTTGTATGTAGCTGCTATACTATTGGTTATAGTACTAGGCTATCTTCAAGGTTATATAATGAAGGTGCATAATTACTTCGGTAATAAAAGGGGAAGGTAATGGAAGCGTTACTAAGTATATCTGAATATGTTGTGTATCCATCATTAATATACATGGCACTGTATGTGTTCATCTTTGTTATGTGGTTGTTCGCAACGGACTTTTACGATGTTGTAGAAGATGTAATCGGTGATGGTAAAGCATTCTTCACTACGATGTTTGTAATAAGTATACTGAACTATATTATTGGTAAGTTCATATGGTCATGGGCTAACCCAATAAACTACTTGTTTAACGGCATTCTCTGCATTATCCTATTGCTCATTATCGGTATTCTGTTTCTAACATTTTGTGAATCATTCAACCAGTACTGCCGAGAAAAACGAGGAAAAGATTAATGTTATATATTTTTATTAACGGTTACACAATAGTATTTTTAACATTTATTATTGTTACAGTACTGGATTGGGTTTTGGGTATTGATAAACTTAACCCATATTTGAATGAAAAGCTTGAAGGTGTAAGTAAGAAAAACGCAGAAGTATTCTTTCCTACAATTGCTTTAACTTTATTGGGTATATTTTCTGCACTCATGTATTTGTGTACTGGATTTATATTCTTCCACGTTATATACTTCTTTGTAGTCTTTTGTGGCTTAGTGATTTTGGGAATAATAATTGCAGTTTGGGCGATCTTTAAAGTACTGTCCAGTATTCGGAACTTTATTATTTCCAAGAAAAAACAGTAATTTGGCTTGACTTAGGCTTTCGAACTCCGTATAATAGCTCCATCAAATGATGACGAGGATTTAGAAATGAACAAAGAAGATATGATTGTTGAAGCTGCAAAACGTACTCTTGTTGAACTTAAAAAACAAGTTAAGTCTACACCTCCGATGGTTGTACCATTTGCTGTAGTCGGTCTGATTGTAGGCCATTGGTGGGCTACTGTAGTTGTGATCATTCTTATGCTTGTATGGGAAGGTTATGAGCACTACAACGATGTAGTTGCAGAAGAAGTTGCAGGTATCAAATCTGCTTCTAAAGAAGCAGCAGACTCTGCCAACAATGTACAGTCTGAAGAAGTCAGTACTGAAAACAAAGAACAATAATAATTATACCCGCCAGCATTGTTGGCGGTTTTTTAATTGCGAGGAAAACAAATGAAACGTACTAAAAATATTAATAAAGACCGTTTCCGTAAAGTTCATACATTCTGGAAATATAGTGCATTATTCCTGGCTATCTCAGGTAGTACTTTATTTCTGACAGGTTGCGACGATACTGAAAACGTATCAGTTTATCAAACGATTCAGGACTGTGAACGTTCTGCTGCGAATGATAAAGCTAAAGAACAATGTGCTTTGGATTACCAAAATGCATTAGCACAAAATAAAAGTACTGCACCTAAGTACAGTTCACAACGTGATTGTGAAGATGAATTCGGTGCGAATCAGTGTACTACCACGAATAGTACTCATAGTTCTATGATGTGGTTCCCATTAATGAGCGGTTATAGTTCTTCTCATGCGAACTATCCGAGCCAGCCATTATATTCAAGTACACGTTATAGTTCACCAATGCACGGAAAATTTGTAGATGCAAAAGGTAATTCATTTGGTTCCTTTAAACCATCTGGTACTTCTTCTGTATCTCGATCAGCACTGTCAAGCAAACCAGCGGTAACAACTACAACAACTCGTGGTGGATTTGGTAGTACTGTTTCAACTCATGCTGCACGTGCATCATCATCACATTCTTCCGGTGGTCACAGTTTCGGTGGATAAAAGAAAAGCCCCAAAAGGGGCTTTTTTAATTTGTGAGATTTAATGGTGGTGTCGGAACTGTAATAGTACTGCCACCATTATATAATGCTTTATTTGTAATCCGTATTTGATCATAGTACGCAAGTGAATTTGTTTCATATCCACCAATGCGTAACGGAGTATTATTATCTCCCCAAATATCAGATGTTAAAGTAATTTTAAGTATACCATTGATGTACAAATAAACATTACCTGAATGTTGAAGGATACAGAAATGTGTCCATGTGTTTAATGGTATGTTAGCACTTGACGAAACTGAACCACCTTTTGCTCTACCTTGTAGGTATAGACTTCCACTGTATATTTTCAAACCACTAGTGGTTCCTGTTCCTGAACTCATGTACCAGTTGTTTGATGTATTGTTTGTGCAATACGCATACCATTCAAGTGTGAAATCCTGACCAGTACCAATAGTTGTATCAGCACGATCCACAGCACTGATTGTATAGTACCCGTAACGAAAATCATAGCTGTTCCCAATAATAGCGGGTGTTGTTGGTACAGGAACAGAGCCAACAGTATTAATAACCCTTGTTGGTTTAGCAATATCAATTTTGCCGTTGTTTGCATGTAATAGGAATTTTGTAGCGTATTCAACTATTACATTTGCATATTTTATGATTCTTGCGAATGGTAACATAATAGTTCCTTATTTTATCTCTGTTATTTTTAATTTAGCAAGTGAACCACCAAAATAATATGGTTGCCCACCAACTTCAGCACTAACATATGATCCACCAATAGATAGCTTATATCCAATTCCGTATGGATATAGAGGAAATGTTTGTGTATTATTGTAATAAGAACTTTTCACCGTAATACCAGAATTCTTTATATATGTGAATGTCATAGTTTCCCACGACATATGGTTAGTTCCATTCATTAAAACTCTATTATATGTTTCCCCGCTATCTAAAAAGTACTGGAAATATGTTGATGGAAATTGGTTTAATGCACATGTGATTCCTGGAATTCTTTGTGAGCTATAATTACCAGTTTCCCATAAACCTTCCATCACTGAAGTTCTGTTAGTTTTAAACTGTATTACTACCTCAAAACTTCTATTAGTAAGATCTAGTTTTGAACCACTTATAATTGGTGGTGTTACATAATATCCTGCACCACTAAATTTAAAAACGTTTTGTCCTAATTGTGGATCGTATTGGACAGAGCCAGCAGTTCCAATTGTACTAAATTGTGCTCCTGCATTATCTCTGATAAAATTGTCACCAATTGTTTGTGTACTGAAATCAATATCTAACAGTACTGTATTTGGAGGTAAAATATTTGCATATTCTACCAATCTTGGAAATGGTAACATAATATCCTCTATTGAAATCTATATTGTGAATTTATTGGTGAAGTTGAATATCCATACATACTATATACTTTAACGCCATCTAATGATGTATATAATGCTCCGCGAGATATACCAACTGAAGTGTTAAAACCGACTTGCGACCAAGTATTAGTACTAATACTATATTTGTACAATCTTTCAGCATTAACACAGTAGATGGCATCATTATATTCATTATAAGTCATTCTACCTTGCATTGATGCCATAGAACTCCATGTTCCAGTAGAAATTAAAAATTTCTGACCACTAGAACCTTGACAGTACAAATAATTTCCATCAGTTGTCATATCACCAGCCAACGAATTAGTAATACTAGAACTTGTTAGTGTAGTCCATGCATTAGATGCAATGTCATATGAAAATAATTGTGAACCGCCGTCACTACCCCATAGATATAGCTTTCCATTATTTGTACTTACAAACCTACAATGGTGTCTAGCTGATGGCTTATTAGTACTCGTTGTATTTTCAGACCAAGTATTAGATGATATATCGTATATAAAAAATCTGTTTTGCATGGAACCAGTATATCCACCAAACATATATATTTTTCCATTATATCCAGCTAAACCTGAACCATGCATTGCTAATGTTCCATTAGCTAATGGTTCCCATGTTTCAGTACGAGTGTCAAATCTCCAAAATTCATTATTATAATCACTGCCAACTACTGCACCACCATACATATAACCATAGTTATCTAAACTAGTATATCCAAAAGAAAATCGTGCACTAGGGGAAATAGTAGGTGAAATTTGGATTCTTGTTCCGGTATTATTTTCTTTTCTGATATTTCCATATTCTATCAATCTTGGGAATGGTAACATTATACTTCTCCGCTTAATTCATGTGTATATATTTTTGCAATTGTCGCATTATCTAATAGATAATCATACATCCTGTGTCCAGCAATTCCCCCAGCTAACGGTGTAGCGGTTGGGTTACTTGGATAGTACCCTAAACCAACACTACGTGCTGTTGTTGTACCAGTACCGTAACCAGTAAATGTAGGACTTACTGACTGAGTTTTTATCAATACTCCATCAGCATAAAAACGTAAAGTATTAGTACTCCTATCATAAGAATATACAGCATGTACCCATGTATTAACAGGCATTGAGTACTGACCAAAATAAGAATTAGTAGTACTCGCAGTATTCACACAATAAAAATTCCGTACTAACGATGGAGAACCACCAGTATTGTAACTGAACCCAATATTACCAGATGCATTTATGTATGCCTTTGCAGCAGTACTAGTAGTGTATACCCAATTCATTGCAGTCCATGATGAATTTGCATAAACTATTTCATCATAGTATAATCTCTGTGCTCCATTACATACAAGAGCTTGTTTACCACCAACTGTACCTATTGTACCAGATGTATAAGTGAAGTTCGCTTGTGTAAATTTAGGATTTGTGGTATCACCATGATTAGCAATATCAGCACGTAAGGGTAAGTACACCAATGGTGCTGGAAGAATATTTGCAGCATTTCCATATTCTAACATTCTTGAAAAAGGTAACATAATATCTCCCTATTTGATTTTGTAAAATTTAGTTCCGTTTACTGTCCAACCTGTATCATATGAACATGCTATAGCAACTTCATTTCCACCAGCAGGAGCAGTATTGTTAATTTTTGTCCATACATTAGTGTTTATACTGTACTGCCATAAACCCGCCGTTGGCCCAACTGCATAAATGTAATTACCCATTCTACTTATTTTATTACGTGTTCCAATTCCTGCACATGATGCAAGGGTTTGCCATGTATTACTTTCTATATGATAACGTGCAAATGAAGTACTGTACATCATATACAAATAACCAGAACTATAAATTAAACCTACCTCATCACCATTACTGCTACCAAAAGGTAAAGTTGCTAAACCTGTGGTACTCCATGTATTTTGTAACACACTATATCTCCACATAGCTGAACCTTTAACTGCATAAACATAATCACTATTATCATAGTTCATCGCAATACTTAAATCATACGTGCTTTGTGGTAGTACTGCCATCTGACTCCAAGTATTCAAGATTGTATCATATCTGTCAAATCTGTTCGTACTACTATATCCACCAGCACAATAGATATATCTGCTATCAGCACATATTCCAATGTTTCTAACATTTATTGGTCTTGTTGTAAGTAAGGTGACTGCACCTGAAACTGGATTCAGTTTATATATTTGGCTTGTCTGGTTAATGAAATATATATTGTCTCTGTATGTACAAGATCTTGACCCATATGTTCCAAAGGTTGAAACGGTGGTATATTCTTGTACTGTTCCTGATAATTTATTTGGGTTTGAATCATCATAATTAAACACTACTGTATTTCCGTACTCATTGATTATAGAAAAAGGTAACATTTCAATCCCTCAAATTTATTAATATTATGTATTTACTTACAAAAACAGAAAAAGCCCAACCTAAGTTGAGCTTATAATTAACTTATAATCTTTAATTTTAAATACTTCATGTACCCATAAAAATTAGTTGCCGTAGGAGTTTTGAAATAACCACCTACACCAAAAGACTGTCCATTAGAACATTCAAATGCAGTATACGTGGACTGATTGGCAATAACACCATTTACATATCTGGTAATAGTTACATTTGAATCAACTTTTCTGTACACAACTCTTTGCCAATCACTTACTAACTGACCATCAACAAAATGTCGAACAAATGTACTAGCGTTCTGTAGAAAGTACTGATCATTTCCTGCGTACTGTAATATCTGATGAGCAAATCCAGGTATGTTATTCGTTACATCTGGATAATATCCTGTACCATAAAGTAATTGAATTGCGTTAACCGCAGAGTTTCTTTTGTACATAACATCGAACTCATAATTCTTCCCGTTCAATGAGATAGATGCATCTAGCGGGGTACTGAAAACTGCACCATTGAAATACATAACATTTGCATTCAACATATTATCCAGTACGATTTTACCCTCCAAAGAATTTAACTTAGTGAAAAGTCTATTCTTATAACTATAATCAATTATATTAGTATCACCCAATGCTTGTCGAGAAAAATCTAAATTTATTTCATACTCATTGGAAACTACTTTTTTATTACCGTACTGTAATAATCTTGGAAATGGTAACATATAAATTCCCCTCTATATCTTTTAATATCCTGTATTTACCATTGTTATAACTATATAAATATCTACTATCCGCACATAACATAGAATTGTTTAATTCAGATGTTCCTAATGATGCAGTACTCCATGTGTCACTTAACATATCATATATGTACAGATTACTATTACCTATACCATATAACTTGTAATTGTTATACGCCGTGCCAGTACTATAACTCAACTTCAACGGAGGAAATGTAAGTTCTTCCCAGGTCCACGTACTTATATCTATCCGATACATACCATTGTATAAATCAGCAGCCCATATGTAAAAGTAATTAGTCTCACCAATATTAACAAAATATATCATCGCTTGTGATAATTTTCCTGGAGAATTCGTAGTAACAATAACATCCCATGTGTCAGATTCAATACTATATCTATACAACTTATCACTTACCTGTGTGCCATTACTATCCTTTACACCACCGTACAAGTATATGTGAGAATTATAATACGTACTCGTTGTACCATATAAAACTTCAGGCATAGATGATAATTGATGCATGGTATTATCTATAGTACTGTACCTGTACAAATTATTAGTTACCTGTGTACCATTCCATCCACCACATATGTATATGTCTGACTGTACTGAACATACCATATGACCATATAATTGTGTGCCACCTAGTGTAATTCCTTGCGGTTCTACAACTTCCATATCTCCATCAATAATACCAGGTGCTGAATTTCCATAAGCACTTACTATACTAAACGGTAACATTTTAAATCTCCTATTGATTATTTGTTAATGTATTAGGGAATGAACGATCATCTCCATAAATTATTCTTACAGCACCACCAATTGCGGAAAAGGTAACATACTTTTATCTCCTTCTTATTTTTTTATACGTCTCTATTATACTATGATAGAAACTAATATAGGTATTTACCCACTTTATCATTCCTAGACACTCCTTAGAACACATGCTATAATCCCCCTAGAAGCTCGTAGAACGCTCTACAACGCACGTGTTTGATTCCTGTAGTATCGCTATTGCGATATCGAAAGGATTCAAACTAGCTAAAATAGCGTTCACGATATTCTATGTATTAATATACAGTACTGTAATAATACACAATATGGATAAGTTATCAGTACTATATGTTTGTACAGGAAAAGATAGGTTCTATCTTATAGTACTATAGAAGTACAGTTCAGTACTGTTGACCCCTTCCGCTATATCCGTTCCTGAAGTCGAATGCGAATAGCACAAAAAGTACAGCAACCTTTTTTCAAAAATGATAACATGAGGTTGGGAAAAATCTGGAGTGATCGTGAAATCAAATACGAATCAAGGAAATTTTGGAGTACCCTTCAGACTTTTTCTGAGATCTCGAAAGTACACCAAAGTAAAGACGCATCGTAGAAATTACGTTCAATACTATAATACAAATACAAAGTACTGAAAATTTATACAGTACTGTTATTATGCACAGTGCAATATAAATTTTAAAATCAGATGAAAAAAGTACTTGACGAGGGATGATGGAATTGATACTATAGCTACAAGTTAAGGAGACAGGCAACGGTCAAGCCTCTCAGCCACGTAGCCTGGAACCTTAACAGTACTGCAATGATGGTTGCCCCCTGATTTGCAGTCCTCTTACCAGAGGTGTTCTCTTCATTGCTTAGGAAACATTAAGTACTAAGCGTGTTAAAAATTTGAAGTACTTTATAGTACTATGCAGTGTACATTCTACTAAGTCATCCTGCCAATAACTTTTGAATGTATAGTGCTAGTACTATATCTTTTTAAGTGAGAATATTAGTACTGTATAAGTACTGATGAATTACCAAAGTACAGATACAATGAGGGTATATGTTGTCTGAATTTTGGGTGTACTATCCCTATCTGCTATCTTCAGATGGATAGACTTCTGGCGGTGTAGATGGCTGGATGTTTAAACGTCTAGACTGCTATCCTTCTGGATGGCTAAAAGGCTAGATGGCTATCCGTATAGATGGATAGACGTTTAGACGGCTAAATGATTTTTTCTGTCAAAATTCCATTAGCTCCCCTTCCGCGACTGGATAGAACCAGGCAGAATCGAAAGTCGTCTTTTCGTGTTGACAGGGATATAATACCACACTGAAAAACAATTGCAAGGGATTTTTTGCAGAAAAATAAATTTGACAAGTGAACCAGGATTATAGTACTATATAAGCAAGCCAGAGAAATGGCCTAGCCCACAGGGTGCGGAGATCCGTCTATTGCTTTTTATTTGAATTTTGGACACAATTCCGCACCCTGTGGGTCAAGGAGTTTCGCCTCCATGTAAAGTATTATGCCAGTACTGCGAACATAATGCAAGGACTTTTTACGATTTTCTTTAAAAAAGTTTCCCCTTCTATATACGTATAAAGGAAGCGTTTAGAGCGTGTCAGATCCTGGGGCTTACAGTTTTGTACTTTATACTTTATAAAGCCGTGTAAAGCGTCCTATGCGTTCCTTGTACGTGTATACGTATATAGAGAAGGAAAAGCCTGTTAGAAAGAATCTTATAAAAACTTATATAAAGTACTTGCAAAGGTTTTTTGGTGTGATAGTATTAATCCCGTCGAACAGGACAACGCTCTTTAAAAACTTGCTGGTGAATACTTAAACATGCCTCCAGGTACTTTGAAAAAAGAATCTGAGAGAATGAAAAAGTACTTGACAGCAAGAATAGAAAGTGTAGAATGTTCAATATCGAAAGGCGGTAAGGTTCGCCGGATGGTAGGAAGCGGTAGCAGGGCGATAAAGTACTGCTACAGTGATAAGCCGGAAGTGCTATCACAGCGTTATAAAGGTTAACATAACTGTTAACGTCCTATCTACTGCCTTTTGATTCTTTCAGTACGGTAAAAGGTACGAAAGAATAAAGATTCAGAAAGTTATCAAAAAGTACTTGACGGACTGAATCGCACGATGTAAGATGTTAAGTAAGCCGAGTGGCTAACCCAAAATTCAAAATTTAACTTTTAAGAAGGTATATATCATGACTACTACTAACAACGCTAAAGCTACCAAAGTTACCCTGAACTCTATCGTTTTCGCTCCGGCTCCGGTACTGCGTGAACTGAAAGAAGGTGAAAACTACACCAAAACCGAACTGAAAGCCCACGAAAAAGAAATGGGCGAATATCTCCGCACCACGTCGCACGATTTGGCGATGTACCTGGTAAACAAAACCGACAATACTGATACCATTGTCAAACTGTTTGCCGCTACCGCCGAAGCGATCCCTACAGTACTGGCCGAAGTACTGAAACAGCGTGAAGAAGAAGAAGCCGCTAAACAGGCTGAACGCGAAAAAGCGGAAGAAGAAAAACGTCGCCTCGCTGAACAGGAAGAAAAAGAACTGCAAGCGAAGAAAGATGAAATGCTTAAACACATGACCGATGTTCTGGGGCTGGATCTGGATGTTGCGAAAGCTGCGGTTGAAACGGTGGCGAAAAAGCTGAACGTTGGCAACCATACTAAAAACTCTTATGAGCGTGTAACCTGCACCATTGAAGGCAATCAGTACGATGTTCCGGTGCGTGGTAATATGTCTCAGGCACTGAAAGATCTGGCGGCGAAATATGGTTTCGCTGATGACCGCGATGGATTCATCGAAAAATTCCGCGATGAACCTGCAACTGCTGATGCTGACAAAGATACCGCCGAAGCGTAATATCAAAAGTAATGCGGCAAGGGGGCTAGAAAGCCCCCTGAGCCTTTCTAACAGTACTGTAATACCTTTCCTCAAAGTACTATTAGAAACGCTTAGAATCAATCCTACAGCGTTTTAAGATGTATACTTATTAAGTGAGAATAAACGCTATGGAACTAAAACCACTTTCTGAACTCCGCGATAAAAAAACCATTGTCGCCAGGACAATGATCCACACTTCCCCACGTCAAAAGGTTTTATCTGGCTATCTGGTTTTTGTGCTGGATGGTAAACTAATACAACGTCGGATCTATGATATGGCCTATAATAGTACTTTTATGAGTGCTATGTATATAGTTTACAAAGGCGTTAACTATGCCGTAGATCTTGCATGTAAGACGATTAGCGGGGCTTTCAGCGTCGAAACGTTGAAAGTATAAGCCTACAATCAAAAGCCCTTAGAAACGTTTCTAGGGGCTTTATATTTGATTTTAAAAAGTACTAAGAAAGTACTTGCAATTTATTTTTGAATCTGTAGAATACTCGTTATTGAAACACGTAACGAGATTTAAGAAATGCAAGTAACACTGAACGGATTTACTTTTACAAAGAATGTTGATGGTACTGATAACATTCAGTCAGTACTTAAAAACAAAGATAATAAAGCATTAGGCGGGATTGTCAAAGATGCTAAGAAGATGGCAAACTTACAACGCCTGAAACGTTCGCCTGATGTTCTGGTATTCCTGGCTAAAGTACAGGAAGAAACTGAAAAAGTTTACTTTGAACAAAAGAAACCAAAACCTTACAATAAGTACAAAAGGAAATTTAATCCTTGCATTCATTCTATAAATGTGTAGAATGTCTTATATCGAAACGCGACGGAGTAAACAAGATGGAAAGTAAAGCGAAGTTAGAACAATACAGATTAGTACTTGATGTACTGATTCAAATGAAAGATTGTATTGACAAAGATGATACTTATACTACAGTACTGAATAAGTCATTCAATCTTTCTCGCTCCCTGGGTATCTGCTGGCATGTATATGTTCACACTCCACCAGCGGAGATCACTGGTATCGGATCGGACTATCTTGAACCTGCATTCATTGCGTTAGGGCTTGATCGTGAATATCCGGTTGAATGCCAGGTTGATACTGATTCGCCGCGAATCCTGCACTTTACACAACGTAACCTTTACGATCCTGATAACGAGTGCGGAAAGTTGCGGATCAAGTTGGTTAATGATTTGATTCAGTACTTTGAACAAAAGTTATCGCAGTAAAAATCTTTACAAAAAAGAGGTTGACTTCGGTTGGCCTCTTATAGTACTATATTAATAAGCCAGAACAAAGGCGTGACCCACAGGGTGCGGAGATCCGTTCAGTGAAAAGATAATGAATTTTAGATATAACTCCGCACCCTGTGGGTTAAGGAATTTCGCTTCCATGAATAATAATATACCACTGCTGGAAAGTACTGTCAAGGAAAAAAACAGGGGAACTTTCATGTTCCCCCTAAATGCGACAAAGGCATATATCGGACTTTGTGCGAGCTTCGTTGATCGCATGAGTACTATATCACAACGGCCAGGCGAGTGCAACTATTTGATCTGTGATAAAAATATACTTTCAAACGTGAAAAGTACTTGCAAAGAATGATTAAAGGAGTATACTTAACTTATCGAAACGAACAAGAGGATTTAAAAATGGCTAGTTACAGTGCGTCAATGATTGTTAAGGATTTAGCAGGAAAGCCGTGTTTAGCTTGCGGTTCCTTTGGTAACATTGCGATAGATGGTAGATTATCTATTTCCAGGGCGATAGAGATAGCGGAGGAAAGTTTTAAGAAAGAATCCAAATTTCAAAACAGCGAATACTTGGGATTTGTAATTGAGAAAACTTCTCGATTCGTTGAATATCGTAATCCGAGTATTATCGGTAATAAAGAAGTAAAAACTTTTAAAGAACTTGAACGATAATACTTGCAAAGTGGGTAATGGTTTAGTACTATTACCCTATCGAAACGAACTGAGGATTTAAAGATGGGAACTCCAGCATGTATCGCAGTAATGAACGACAATAAAGAAGTTACTTGGACTTATGTTAACTATGACGGTTATTTAAACGGCGTAGGTAGAATGTTGATCGAGCATTACAACGATCTGTCAATAGCTAAAAAATTAATTTCAATGGGTGATATTTCAACATTGAAGCGAACGATGGATTGCCCCGTTGGTCACTCATTCGCTACACCTGCACCAAATTGCACAGTATTCTATGAGCGGGATCGTGGTGAAGATAATGTAAAACCACGTCACGGCGATTATGCTATGTTCCTGCGTTGTAATAAAGGTACAATTAGTTATATCTACACGGATGGACAATGGCACATAGTACGGGAAACAAGTAAACGCGGTGCAATTTTAGACCGTCATAAATTGTTAGTACTTGGCGAAGTGTTATCCGGTTTATATGATTTTTCGCGTTAATTAAATTGTATATAGTACTTGCAAAATTCTGCGAGTACTATATAATTACTTATATCTTAAACGGGAGAACAAAGAAATGAAAGCTATCGAATTTGAACAGAAAGTAAGAGAATCCTTTTTGAAGTACTTCCCGAACGGGCATATTCGTTTATCTAAACTTGCTTTAGGTGGCGGCTTACATATTGCTTGCGGCCTGATTGCAAACGTTAAAGAGATCACCGCAACGATCAGACAAAACGACCCGTTAAACGTTTCTATCTTTATTCATGATAACTATGTATTCAATGATTCAGAAACGGATCTTGATAATGTAGTACTTGAATTTGATAATTCTCATGTATCGGTTATTCCTGATAATCCGCACATGTACAGCCAATCGCACAAGATCGCAGCACGTAAAATTAACGCTGCACCAGAAAAAGCACTGGTAAACCTGGATAAGTATTTTAAACGTGTTAAAGATGTTGTCACAGAGCAAGCGGCATTAAACCGGATTATCAAACAAGATACAATCGATCCTAAGTATCTGTAAAATTATTATCAAAAGTACTTGCAAAATGAATGCGAGTACTTTATAATAAAGTTACATTATTAATCAAGAGGAAGTAACAAATGGTCACTATCGAAAAAGTAAAAGAAATGCTGGAAGAACTCCGCGATCAGGGTTTTGTTGTTGCTGATACTGATGACGAATTAGAAGCAGCGGCAGAAATAGCATTGACCGTTTTAAATAGCTAATTAAAAATAGTACTTGCATTAATTTGTGAGTACTATATAATTACTTATATCGAAACAGCGGAGTAACTTGCAATGATTGAATTTCGCAGAACTATGGAAATGTCTATCACTATCACTGACCCACGTTATACTGAGAAAGAGATCGCGGAAGGGTTATCTGACGGCTCAATGAATATGGGCGAAGAAGATGGCGAAGATGCAGGAAAGATTTTTAATAGTGCATGGGATGAAATCGCTACTATTGATGATCTTCATGTATCGGATGTTATGACGCCGGATGTTCAATTTTCAGTGATTTAATTATCAAAAGTACTTTGACAATTTTGTTAGAGTACTTTATAATTAACTTACATTAAGCGAGAGGATTTTAAAAATGTTACAAGTCAGAGGTTATGCGGAAGGTGGTTTCTGTTTCATGTTGGATGATAAAGCGGTATCAGTACATGAAGCATTATTAGCGAATGGGGGTAAGTTTCATAAGAGAACCATTAACGCTCTTAATCGTAATAACCTGGCGAACGAACAAGATCTGGCAGAGTTTGAAAAGCTGGTAAAGGTTTTACATACTGGCTTAGATGCCTTTAATGCTCGTAAAGTACTGCGTGATCATTTCAATATTGATGTATTGAAGATTGAGAACTATTATATTTTAACTAGTTCTGAAATTTATGATCTCATGAAAGTATATGAGATCTGTAAGTACAAAGTAAGTGTAAAAAGTCCTGCACACTCAACGATGTACTATTTCTTTGAGTACTTAAACCGGAAAGATGTTCGCCGCCTGGAAAGAACATAATTCAAGAAAGGGGTTGACTTCGGTTAGCCCCTTCTGTATACTGTATTCATTGGCAGATAAAGCCGCAAGCCCATAGGGTGCGGAGGTATGTCTGTAAGAATATAAATTTGAATAAAGTACTTGCAATCTATTTTAAAAGGCGTATACTTATCTATATCGAAACAACACAGAGGAAAACGAAATGGAACAGACTACCCTGGTAAATGAAGATGCAATCATTGATTGTCTCCTGAATGTAATCCTTAACGCTGGCTATTGTGTAAGCGTGAATGATGGGGAATGTACTGTTATTAATCGCAGTACTGACAAAGAAGAGATTATGTCTGAGCTTCGCGGTACAGACAGCGATTGGATCAGAATTTATAAACCTGGTGAAGCCTACCATGTTGGATCTGTTGAACTGATTTACAACAATGGATCGGACGGATTAGATCTTATCAGTAATACAGCGGCAAGTGATTTAGAAGCCCTGGATGAATTACTTATTCCAGTATATGAATTGATTGATACGCTGTAAACATTATCAAAAGTACTTGCAATTAGAAAGCGAGTACTTTATAATGATTATATTAAATCAGGAGGATATATGGACGAACTTTTAAAACTCTGGCAACAATTCAGTACTGTATCAGTTAACGATGATGATGAAATTGAAGAATCATTTTTGCACTTTGAAAAGGGAACAGACAGATTAGAAGTGTGGAAATGGTTTGAGAATCAGAATCCTGATTTTAAAGTATCTGATTTAGTTTAATGTAAACATTATCAAAAGTACTTTACTTATTTTGTAGAGTACTTTATAATGATTATAGTTAATTAAGAGAGAGGGTTTAAGAAATGAAATTATATGCTTATGCGTCTAATAGTGGTGAAGCTATTGCAGTTGGTAGATCTGAGCGTGGTGCTAAATCTACTGCTACTAAAAACAAAAGTACTGAAATAGGTTATATCAGTACTATTAACAATATGTACATTCCTACTCATAAAAAAATTAATAATAAGTGGGTATCAATTTAATGTATATAAGTACTTGCAAGTTATTTGTGAGTACTATATAATGATTGTACTTTAAGTGAGAGGAAAGAAAACATGAATCCAGTATATGAAATCCAGGCAGATATTTTCAACACGTTCTCTGAGATCGTTACACGTGGTCATGATGAGGAATCATACAAAAGAGAACAGGCCAGAATCCAGAATGATATTAACCGCCTTAAATTAGTGCGGGATCGTTATGCCTGTAATACTCTTATGACTAGCATGTTTTGCAATGTCATGTTGCGTAAAATGTGCCTGGCTTATCGTTATGAGGGTATTCTTTATTGTACGGCTAATAATGTCCCTGGCCGTCCAAATACTGACTACTTACATACATTAAACTTAACATCGGATCAATGGGATAGTTTAAAACAATTCCATGTATGGATCAGTACTGGCGATGTATACGCTCCAGTGCCTTAATTAACTATAGGGGAACATTGTTCCCCTTTTTAAGTGAGATCCGCCTATGAATATTTTTTATCAAACTAACAGGTTATGCGTTGCATTTGATTGTGATTCTGATAAAATACAATGCGTAATCTACCGGAAAGGAACGGCGGTATATGATAACTGGAAAGTACTACAATCATATACAATGCGGCGTAAAGGTTTTAAACGCCTGGATAATCGAACACAGAAAGCGGCCTTGCGACAAATGATCAAAGCAATGCGGAACCGTCAAACAATGGCTTTAAACATTGCACTTAACAGTAAGGAATGATACAATGATTCATGATGTGGTTATTACTCTGACAGTACAATCTGATAATGAAGTACTGACTAACGACGAAATTATAAAGGCGATGGAAGAAAAACTATCCCTGATGAAAGCCGAACCGCAAATGGTTAAAGAGCTTGCGGAATCCGCAGAAGTGTTTGATTAATTAAAAAAGGGGTTGACATATGTTAGCCCCTTCTGTATACTGTATTCATTGAAATAAATTAGCCCACAGGGTGCGGAGATGTATCTATTAAAAAAGTACTGTATACTTAACCAGTACCTATCAAATATAAATTCAAACGAAAAAAGTACTTGCAATGGATGATAAAAGGAGTATAATTGTTTACATGGAAGGGCAAGAGGTGAAAGGTAATGAGTCGCAGTACTGAAATAGTTCTGTTTATCTTTGTACTAGTAGCACTATCTATTAATTTTAATTGAGAGGATTCAAAATGTCTTTATATGATGTAACTGTAAACAGTACTGGTATTGGTCGTTCTGGTACTACTAAGATGCTGGCTGTTGCTTTCTTTCCTCATATGAATGAAGCAAGACAAGGTATCAATGAGTGGGTATCAGAGAACTTTGTTGCTCCGGTAACTGTGAGTGTTGAATTAAAATCTCACTCAAATATTATCTATCCATCAGAAGTCCAGGGATATGAGCGTATTGTAATTATTGAATAATTCATTAAAAGTACTTTGACAAAATGGTTAGAGTACTTTATAATGTAGTTATTGAGTGGGGAGGAAACAAAATGCAATTTGTTTTCGGTGCAATTAGTGGTGTACTGATTTATCTGAATTGGGATGTTATCAGTCCCTGGATTGAATCAGTACTGAAATTTACATTAACCTTTTTTAATTGAGAGAAACAAAAATGGCACAGAAAGATCGTCGTTATGCTATCGCTGCTGAGTTCACTGGTCACGCTTCTGGTAAGAAACGTTTTGTACTGCGTTTTGAAGGTACTCGCGTATCCGATCATGGTTCCCGTTATGAAGCGGAACAGGAGATCGCGAAGTACAAGAAAGCGGGTACTATCCCTAACGTGAATGGTTCACGTTTGCTGGTGGAGGCGTAATGCGGGAGTTTGCATTGTATGACAAGGTACACATGGAAAGGGAATATCCGTTAAGTACTAAGAAAGTACTTGATACTGTACCCGATATTTCTGATCATGAAGTTGAACGTATTATCAACATGAATGTATCAGAAAGTATTGAGATTGATAATACTATTATCATTCGTACACTGTAAAAAAACATTATCAAAAGTACTTGCTAATAGAATGCGAGTACTTTATAATGTACTTATATTAAGCGAGAGAATAAAGAAATGAAAAGACTTCAAATTGACGTATCGGAACAAGCATTCAATCAATTGAAAGAATTGAAGGGTAAATGTGAAAGTGCTAGTTACGCAGATGTTACCCAAAAAGCATATAAAGTACTCGACTTCTTTATGAATGCAAAAGCTGATGGCAAATCTATAATTGTCGTAGATAAAGATGGTAAAGAAACGATAGTAGAAATGCTTTAACTATATTATCAAAAGTACTTGCTAATAGAATGCGAGTACTTTATAATGTAGTTATTGAATCAAACAGAGATAAAGAAATGAAAACTCCACATCATAAAGCGTATGAATATCATTATTACTTTGTTGGTAAAGATGGTATTCCTTATGTAGCAAAAAACTATCTCGCTGTAGTTCCTGGCGTTAATGTTGAAATGCTGATTAAACGCTGGAACCTTGCTGCTGGTCATGGTCGGAAGTATGTTCTTAAAGGTGAGGTGGATCTTAAAACAGCTTTATATACTCGCGGCAGTACTGGAACTATGATTGCGAATGATTGGAAGTTACTCGATCATATGCAATTCCACGGTATTGAATTTGAAGTAAAACAAATCGCAGCATAATTACAAAGTACTGGTGAAATATCCAGTACTGTTTTTATGTACAGTACTATATCCATTGAATACATCTCCGCACCCTGTGGGCTGTAGCATTGTTCTTGCTATGTGATAATAATATACTAGTACTTATATAATGTCAAGGAAATAATTATACTTTCAAACGTGAATTTGTCCTTGCATTTATTAATTAGTACTGTATAATACTTGTATTGAATCGGGAGAACGAACAATGAACAAAGATTTAGTACTGTATTCGATTGCAATGATACTGTCAAGCATAGTAGTATACGTTGGTATCGATGAAGCAAGATCCGGTATCTTCTGGCAAGCTACGGTCATTGCAGAAAACATCAACGATACATGGTTTAACTTTATAACTCATGGTATCAATTCGTTGTTCTTTATGGTGGTATGGATCGGCGTTGGTTCAATGATTGCATTTGTTTTTCATTTAGTGTTTGACAACGAGCAAGAGTCCTGATATAGTACACGAATTGAAACGGAGAGATACTATGAGAGTTCAACCGATTGCACCAATTTTTAAGTTAGCCAGCAGTACTGTTAAAGATGAATATCCGAAACATATTGTTGACAATCCTTGTAGTACTGTAGTATCTTTGGGTCAGAAAACTTTTGCACAGTTATATGACAAACAATGTAAAATCAAATGAGGTTTTAAATGGGTAAGTATATTTCGTGGGGTATCTTTGGGGTTATCGCCCTTGCAGTAATGGCAGCGGTATTTGGTGCATCATTCACAGTAAAAGAAACTGAGCGTACTGTACTGTTGCGTAATGGTAAGTTCGTGGAAGTAGCACAGCCGGGTTTTCACCTTAAAATGCCTTTCATTACTGACACAAAAGCAATTCAGGTAACAGGCGAATCCCGCCGTTGGGAAAAGCTACAAGCATATTCACGCGATCAACAACCTGCGGATATGGCTGTATCTGTATCTTTCAACGTACAGCCTGGACAAGTCGAACAGTTATATAAAAAGTATAACAGCATTGACGCGATGATTTCACGTGTAATTGATCGCCAGGTGCCGCAAGCACTGGAAAACGTTTTCGGCAAGTACACAGCAATTTCAGCAGTACAAGATCGTACTAAGCTGGTGGCTGATGTTAATAAAGCCGTTAAAGAAGCAATGGCTGATGAACCGGTAACAGTATCGAGCGTACAGATCGAAGGTCTATCCTTCTCTGATGCATACGATAAAGCAGTTGAAGATCGTATGACTGCACAGGTTGCGGTTGAACAATCCCAGCAAGATCTGGAAAAAGCTAAGATCACTTCACAGATTGCACTGACTAACGCTAAAGCCGAAGCTGATGCAAACTTTGCGAAGTTAGACGCCGAAGCGAAAGGTATCAAAGCAAAAGGTGACGCCGAAGCATCTGCGATTAAAGCGAAAGGTGAAGCCCTTAAACAAGCTGGTGATACTTTAGTAGCATATATTTACGCTACTACGTGGAAAGGTAATTCACCTACTACCGTAGTGCCTAATACCTCCATCACTGGCTTGAGTCTGCCAGGGCAGCAAAAGCCGCAATAAGTACTGAATACTACAAAAGCCTAGCAATGTCTAGGCTTTTTTATATTTCGAAAAATATACTTTCAAACGTGAAAAGTACTTGCACAAAATGATCTGATGTAGTATTATCTTTATATCGACAACGAACAAGGAGAAACAAATGGAACAACATTATGTACATATCCCTAGCCCTCTGTTGTTTTCGAGAGAAGCTAGATTGTCTCGCATTAAGTACTTGAGCAAGGCAAAGGCAAGTACTGAGAAAGAAGATCGTGAATGGAACTTGATTATGGCGAAGATGATGAAGCGTCATGAAAAGCAATGGATGGAAGTTTACAAAGAAGACTTTCTGAAGTAAACATTATCAAAAGTACTTTGACAAAATGGTTAGAGTACTTTATAATGATTACATCAACCACTAAGAAGGAATGTACAAATGACTACTGAAGAATGGCGTAAACTTTCTCTGCAAACATCAATAACTGAGAAAGAAAAACAGCAGAAGACTATGTTTAATAGACGTTTGAAGTATCCCCCAAGAAGTGAATTACGTCGCTTGTGCGTTCAATATTCATGGTGGTTTCGTCACGAATTAAATGATTTTCGTGTACGTTTGGCAAAAATTCAGTAAACATTATCAAAAGTACTTTACTTAATTGATAGAGTACTTTATAATGATTACATCAAATAATGAGGAAATTGAAATGAGAAATTTATTATTAGTACTGGCGGCATTTGGTACAGGTTTAATGTGTGGGAAGTTTATCTACAAAGAGAATATCTCGTTTGACTTGTTTAGTGAAACAAAGTATACTTGTTCATACAAAGCTTACAGTGAAGAATTACTTCCAATATCAGACAGTAATACTTATACTGAAAAAGAGTTGAAGAAGTATCAAGAAGGTGATAGTATTATGGGAATGAAGATTGTTAGATTGTTTCCATTCCCTGATGCGTACAGTATGTTTGTACAATCAAATACGAATCCTGAACACAGTATTTTAATTAAGTGCGAGAAGAAAAAATGAAAACTTACGAACAACTGAAAGGTGTAGCTGGTAAGATTGTTGACAACATTCAAAAGAACAGAATCAATGAAGCAGTATTCACTACTGTAACAGGCCGCAAAACTAAAGCTATAGAGTTGGGTACTTTGGTCGGTATGGTATCTGCGGCATGTTGTGAACGCAAGATTGATACTGCGATCTTGGAATTGTACTTGCGTAATGTTCATGGGTTTGAATATCGCGGTGTCCGTAACATGAGCAATGCAATGTTGGACGCATACGCAATTAAAGTACTTTCACATTGTGGTGATAAAGTTTTACGGTCTGGACACTTCAAAAAGATTGAAGAACTCGCCGCACAAAATACACCAGTAGATGAAGCAGCAAAAATCATCTTAGCAATGTAATTATTATCAAAAGTACTTTGACAAATAAGTTAGAGTACTTTATAATGATTATATTCAACGAGGGGAATATAATGAGCAAACAATTTACTCATGCACCAAAAGCTGGTGGTGGTTATGAAATCATGTTCGGTAATAATGTGATCGATAGTGCTGATACTTTAAAAGAAGCACGTAATAAAATTGCAAAGTTCAAACGTGAAATGAAATTTTCTAATCTGGTGAATAAGTACTTTAATTATTCAGACAACTTAAAGAAAAAATAGCTTGCATCACTCGTAATTATGAAGTATAATCTTTACATCAACCACTAAGAAGGAACAACAAAATGTTTACTACTCATTACTTTGAAACAAGAACCCTGGCTCGTAACAACGTTGCTGTACTGAACGGTAAATTCAAAGACTTCGGTACTGATGCACCGAAAGGCCAGCGTTGGGCTGTATTGGTTGAAGCACAAGAAGCACAACCAGTGCCGGAAGTCAAAGAAGAAATTAAAATCGAACAAGCAACAACTGATAATTCTTCTGTCAGTACTTCCATCAAAGATCTGCATGTTGCCGCCATTGCAAATGCTATGCCAAACGTATCCTTTACGCCAGGTATGAAACGCCGCGACGATCTGAAAACGCCTAATGGTAAGCCTGTACGCCTCATGGTACGTCGTTCGATGGTGGCTGTACGGTTGGCTCAACATATGGCTAACTACGCTTAAAATTCGATTGGGGGCTTATATGCCCCCATAATTAAGTAAGGATAATACCATATGCCAATTACTCCAGTTGTTTTGTTAATTGTGGTGTGTATAATAATTTTTATATTGTTGAGGCCGCGATGAAAAAGATGGTAATTGATAATACACAATTACGCATACACTTTAAAGCAAGTACTAAAGTACTGGACAAAGCATTAAGGGTTGTGCGAGAATATACAAAAGGTGAAGTTAGACCGAGGCGATTAGGTTGTGGATTGTTTGAAGTACTGGACGTTTCGCATAATGAGCGAATCGTAATTCAAAACAGTAAACTTAACTTAATGACTCATGAACAATATAATAAGTTCGTTGAACGCCGTTGACATAATCCCCTAAATATGATTATAATAAATTTATAGTCATTAGGGGATTTTTTATTATGCCAGGAACATTCCGCAGTAAAAATAGTGCTACCCTAGCAGGTCACTCTGATAAATGGAGTAACTCTAATCGTAGTGCGTCAAGTCATGATGCTGGTCAAGGTAGTAGAGGAAGCCGAAACCAGGGAACAGGTATTCAAGGGAAACTAAACACTATGCCATCACAAGGCGTAGACACTTCCAAAATGAAACCAGAAGAAAAGTTAAAGTACTTTAAATCGTTGGGGTTAATGCCTGGTGCAGAACCTACACCAGAACCAGAAGTACAACCTGAACCAAAACCAGAACGTAACAAAGTACAAGCATTAACGCAAGACCTACAGAAAGTATTTGCTAACACTCCAAACTATCTGCATAGTATTGTACAGCAGCTTAAAGAAGTGCCACCAGCACAATTTAAAAAAGCTGTATTCGCGGCGTATCGTGCAATGCAAGAAGCTACAGCACAAGCAAACGTAGATCCTAAAGCAGTACTTAAACATATAGAAGATGCAATTAACCAAAGTATCTACGATTAATATTTGACAGTACTCAATTCATCTGATAGTATTAAGTTATTCCAAACAACAAGGTACTATCAAATGAAAAGAATTTTATTAGTCGGACTTCTGTTTGCAAGTACTGTTAACGCTCAAATGTTAACTTGCTCTAACAGTACTCTTTCTTTTCGTAATAACGATGGAAGTTATAGCGAAAAGGTAGCAACAAAACTTTCAAACATCAACGTAGAAGTACTGGAACAAGCTATAACGTTCTATGCTGGTGGAATTGATAAACTGGAATTTTGGAAAGATTACAATGAGTATCGTAATGATACTGGTAAGGTAGTTCGCTCAGGTGATACTTTTTCATTGTATACCACTATTCCAACTGATACAAATAAAATGCAGCCTGTTAAAGTTGATTATGTCTGCAAATAAATTCAAATAAAAGGTTGACTTCGGTCGGCCTTTTTTGTTATACTTACTTTATTGGCAGATAAGCCGTTAGCCCATTGGGTGCGGAGTTATGTCATTTTTAAGTACTTTCTATTTTGAAAATATTATACAAAAACTTATAAAAAGTCCTTGCAGATAATTCTGATTCTGCTATTATAACCACATCAAGACGGGGCAACGTCTTAGAAAACAAAATTCAAATATTAAGTGAGAGGCAGTACAAAATGACTAAATCAATCAAAGTTAAAGCTACTAAATCAGTTCAGGCAAACAACGTAGAAAACATTAAAAGACTGCCTATTGGTACTGTAGTAGTTCATAACTATGGTGAGTTTACCCACGGTGTAATTGTAGGTCATGCAGAACATGCTTACCAGGTTTATTTTAGTGCTGATATGTCACCGATGCTTCCAAAGTATCAGGCTAATACCGATGAAGCAATTAAAGCACGTATGCGTACTATTACCCTGGGCAAAGGATTCTTTGTAAGTCGCTTCAAAACAATTGAAGCAGTTCGTGAAGCACAACGCAAATATAAAAATCGTGGTCTGGATCTCGAATCAGCAGCGTAATTGAATTTAAAAAGGAGTTGACAACAGTTGGCTCCTTTGCTATACTACCCATAAGAACTTAATTGAAGTACTTTTTAAAGGCATATCATCATGAGAAACATTTTAGAAGAACTCCTTAAAGAACCAACCGAAGAAGAAATGCAAGCCAGTGCAGTACTGCGTGATCTCTGTATTCAAAATGAGCTTGAGTTTCCTGAACAATTGTTCATGTTGCAGTATTTTGCAGGTATTGAACCAGGTCTGATCGTTTCAAAGGTGAACGCATTAAACACGCCTTTGATTGAAAATGCAATACACGTAATGCACTAATTAATTCTACAAAGTACTTGACTCCGGTTGAGTACTTTAGTATTATATATTCATTGGCAGATAAGCCGTTACCTACAAGGTGCATAATTGTATCTGTATAAAAGAAAATATAAATTCAAATAAAAAACTTGCATTTATCCGTCAGTACTGTATAATGATTTACATGGATTAGGGAATGGCCTTAATCATTTTAAGTGAGAATACTATCATGAAATTTGAAGAACTGAACGAGCAACAAAAAGCTAGAGCACTTGACAAACATCGTTATATTAACGTTGATTATGACGAATGGCATGATTTTGTCAAAGACGATCATCATTCGAAACTGGAAGCCGTTGGTTTTGAAGGCGTAGAGTCGCGTTACAGTGGTTTTTGTTCCCAGGGCGACGGGGCAAGTTTTCTTGCAAGTAACGTTGACATTGAGAAGTTTCTGCGTTCACAAAAACGTTGGACGCATTATCGTGCCTTGCATGAGTTTATTCGTATCAATGAGATCACGGCGAAAGTAGTTGCGTTACCTTCTCATTACGTACACTACAATACAACTCAAGCGGAGTTATCAGGCGATTGGTATATTGATTTTACTCCTAAGCAGGAAGCACTATATAAAGAACTCGAAGAAGAGATCGACGCATATATCACACAAGCGGGTAAAGATTATTACGCTGATCTTGAAACTGCGTACTACGATCTTACCAGTGACGAACAAGTAGAACAAACAATCATCGCGAATGATTTAGATTTTGAAGAAACAGATCATTCAGTAACTTATCTTTGACAAGTACTAAAACTTTATGATATAGTACTCGCATAGAAAAAAACACGAGCAAACAACTATGCGAGTACTTAAATCACATAACGATATAATTTTCGCTACTTATGGCGATTGTTATATGGTTAAAAAAGGGAGGATGAAAATAGTTTGTAATAATCCCGTAATTGCTTTATACTATTACTGTAAACTTTTAAGTGAGAATATAAAATGAGAAAACCTAACGTAGAAATTCTTTGTGATTCGCATCATGGTGTACATATCCCGTCCATCATGATTCAACGTCTGGTAGATGCAGGTTGGCGAAACATTCCCGCCGATGCCGTAGAAGTACTTTCTTCCGTAGACAATGAAGGTTATTGGGATTGTTGGGAAGAAGTACTTAACAATGCAGAATGGCATGATGCAAGTACTGGTCAAGTATTCAAGTTGCACCAGGACGGCGATCTGTTTGCTTATTGCAAGGATAGTATGACTCCGCAAGAGTATCATCATATGTTTGGTGAATATCCAGACTGGTACAATCAGGAAGAAGAAGCATAATTAAATTTAAAAAGTACTTGACTCCGGTCAGGTACTTTGCTATTATGTATACATAGCAAGAACAATGCTTTAGCCCATAGGGTGCAGGAGTGTAGTTATAGTATAAGGATGTAGTACTGAAAGAAATATAAAGTTAAATGAAAAATTCCCTTGCTTTCTTTCTTTCGTGTGGTATACTTTAGTTATTGAAACAGAGCGGAGTTTGAAAAATGTCTAAATCAGGAATCGAATTTAAAGTGCGGAAATGGTCTGAGCATGGTGCAAGACGCCCATTCGATGTAGTAGCACTGGATCACGACAACAACAAACAGCACTACCAGCCAGGCTGCACTTTCAGTACTGAGGATGGGGCAGAGCGTCACGCTCAAGTACTGGCACAGCGTATTAAAGACAATGCAAACACTATTAAGTTTATTCGTGATTGCTGGCCTGTAGACGGCGGGATCGAATAAAAATTCAAATGAAAAAGTACTGGACAATCTAAGTTTAGTACTTTATAATTTAAATACAAAACGAATTGAGGAACTGATTATGTTGAAAATGTATAAAGGTATCAATGGCTTGGCACTGAAAGCTAACCGTCCACTGAACAGAACTGAACTGTTAGAAGTTGTACCTTCAATTTTCGCTATCGAAGGGCATTCTTCACGTAGTTCACGTTTTGCACCAGTTGCTACTATCGACGTGGTAGACCGCCTGGCACAAGAAAACTACTTCCCGATGTACGCGATTCAATCGCAGACTCGCGATGTATCTAAACGTGATTATACTAAACATATGATCCGTTTTCGTAAGCCTGGCGATCGTGAAGGTGAAGCAAATGAAATCATCCTGGTTAACGCCAACGATGGTACAAGTGCGTATCAGTTAATGGCAGGTCAATTCCGTTTTGTTTGTTCGAACGGTTTAGTTATGGGTGAAATGTCTCATAACACTAAGATCTACCATAAAGGTACTGACATTATGGATGATGTTATTGAAGGCGTTTATACAGTAGTTAAAGACTTTGACGAAATCGAACGTTATAAAAAGGAAATGAAACAGATCCAGTTAAGTACTGCACAACGTGATTCATTCGCAATGACGGCGTACATCATGAAAGAAGGTTTACCAGAAAACGGTGATTGGGCGAATGCTGTATATCAACCACGTTTGTTACTTTCTGGTAAAGATCTTAACACGGATGATCGTTATGATAACAGTCTGTATAGTACTTTTAACACTGTACAGCAACACATGATGGCTGGTGGTCAGCGTGGATATAACCCGCAAACTGGTCGCCGTCGCTCAAGCCGTGAAGTAACTAACATCGATAAAAACATCGAACTGAATAGTAACTTATGGAAAGCTGCAATGAACATGGTTGACCAGTACGATTTACTGAAAAACGCAGATCCAGAAGAGATTCTGCAATTTTAAAAGCTAAAAGGGGTTGACAATTGGTTAGCCCCTAAGCTATACTCATATCTGACAAGTAAACGGAGTAACGGAACCATGAGCATGAATTTTTTCATCATGACCAATACAACGAAAGACGGTCACACAGAGTACGGCAATACTGAGTATGTAATTGTAGGGCAGGATCGTTTAGGTCGCCGTTACCGTCTGGATTCATCAGCATTGACGAACGCAGATAAAACTGATCGTGAATGCCGTGATATACAGAACCGTCGCATTATGCGTATGCTTCAAAGTATCGCGTATGGTCAGAAGGTCGATCTTAATAACTGGACTGAGATCGAACCAGCATACGAATCTGAGGCTTTCTATAAGTTAGATACTAAGAAGCGTATCACGCTGGAACAAAAACACGTTGAGATGTACGGTGTTTAACTTATAGTACTGCAAGATCCATGCCAGGGCAACCAAATAACGGTTGCCCTTTTTTGTATTCAGCGTATAATAAATTTCGGTTAAATGTTGATTTATATCAAGTTTCTTATTGCAGGTTTTGTAAATCATGCTACGGTGCTATTGACAGATTAGGAGTAGTCTGAGATAATAGCCCTACGTTGAGCGAAGCGAGTAATAATAATATGATCAGTGTTGGCAGCAGTGAATTAGAAGCATTAAAGATCCGTTGGTATCAATTAGCCATTGACGGCAAGCCAGTTATCGGAGAAGATAAGAAGTTGTTCGACTCTTTAAACTGTTACGTACAGGACGAATTAAAAAAGGCATATCTCTTAGGCGTTGGCGACGAACAAGAAACCTGGATGATACCACAAAATCAATCCAGTACTAATAAAGTTAGTCAAAAACAATAATCCAAATTCTTCTAAAAAGGGTTGACTTAGGTTAGCCCTTTTTGCTATACTCTTTTTACACCAACAAATAAGAGTACTTGACAATGTTAGACATTTATATCAGAAGTGACTTAGTGCCAGATGGTTGTGATGAATGCGGTACTCCAAAAGAAAAAACAGAGTACTACATTATTGCTGAATCAGAAACCGGCCAGCGTCTTAGATTAGAAAGTGTTTCCATTGTGAACCGCGATTATACGGATGAACAATGTGAAGCGTATCTTCAACCAACTGTAGATAAAATTAAAAATCATTTAGCTGGTGGCGGTAAACTTAATCCTGATTATTGGTGCGAGATCGATCCACGTTACGGATCTAAACGTTACCAGGATTTAGATAGTACTGGCTTCTTCTATCAACGCGAGAAACGCGAAGATACTTATCGCGATTAAGTAAACACCAATTCAAGATAATTTCGAGTACTTGACAAATCAAATACCAGTACTCGAAATTTTCATTTAGTGATCAGCAGTTGTCTAAATTTTCGTGAGTGCGTGAACGTGTATACGAATGCGTATGATATGTGCGTTATATACTTGCATATGTATCTGTATACGTGTATACTATCTATAATGAATAAGGAGATACAACATGACCAAAGCACAGTTTGAAAGTAAAGTCGATGATGTTATCAACTTAGTAACTCATTCCAGTATCACAATACCAGCAGCAGTTGAAAAGGTATGCGGCGAACCCATCAATAAAGAGAATAGCGAACTGCAATTCTCATTACAAGATGCAGTTGAAAAAGAATTGCATCCTGAATGGTGGATTAAACAATAAACTTTGTACTTGACAACTATATATCAGTACTGATATACTAACCACACATTAAGCGAGAAAGGAAACATCATGGTACAGGTAGATTTGTCAGAACTCAGAACGAAATGGTACAACCTGGGGAAAGCGGGTACTGCAATTGCTGGTACTGATGCAGAACTGTTTAACTCACTCGATCCGTGGCAAAAACGGGAACTCCGCAACGCCTACGTTGAAGGAACTACGGAAGCCCTTTCAACCGTAGCATAACTCTAACAGGCTATCTTATCATAAAAGTGTTGGCAAAGTCCAGCACTTTTTTTCGTTTTGAAGCAAAAAAATTCCTTGACCTTCCCTGCGATATTTGAGAGAATACCTACAAGCCAGAACAAAGGCGTAGCCCACCGGGTGCATAGGCACGTCCAAAATTCAGTACTCAAATTTTAGATAGATCTCCGCACCCTGTGGGTCAGACCGTTACACCGGTTTATGTACTTATTATACATCAACCACGAATCAATGCAATACCCTAGAGAAAATAAAATTATAAATTCAAACGAAAAAATACTTGTATTTGTTTGCTGGTGGAGTTAATATCTATTCATCGAAACAAACAACGGCAAGACGAAACAGCCGATAACGTCAAGCCCAACTACGCCTAGAGGAATTCATCATGAGAGTAACAACACTGATTAAAAAACTGTTTGGTGAAGATTCAATTGCTGATTACATGGAAACGCTTGATTCAGAGGACAAAGAATCAGTACTGGAGTTTTATACTATCCAGCGTGAAGAAGATGCAAGTGAACCAGATTACTTTGTAAAACTTTTCACCGATGGTCTGTACCAGGTTAAAGATCTTAAAGGTAATACTATCGTTCACACTTATGATGTGAAAGAATTAAAAAAACAATTAAAAGTACTTGCACAATCTTCTAACTAATAGTATCTTATCTGTGTCGGACGGGAACAGGGTTACATAGTGTAACCCGCTCGCTCCAGGAGATTCATCATGACCATCATCGCCCTTCTTTCTTCTGTTGCTGCTGTTGCTAACCTAGCTGATGTTGATTCCGTTATTATCATGGACGGTGAAAACAACTACTATGATGATTCCGATTTTTACTATGTTGGTGTTAACATCAAAACAGGTGAATACTTCAAACACTATCATAGTACTACACGTGCTTACGGTTTCAGAGATCTCCCAAAAAGTGTTTGCATTAATGCCCTGGCTGACAATGTACAGGAAGACGTTAGAGCTATGTATAAACAGGCTTGCATCAATGAAGCACGTCGCCTGATGGATACTGATTACGATTATATTATCAGTACTGGTGATACTGTTAAAGTAACAAACACTCGTGCCAGAAAGCACAAAGGAGAAACTTTTGTGGTTACTCATACCAGTACGTATGAAGATAACTATGGTCGTACACAGACTGTTTACCTTCACGGCGGTGATGATGTTAAGACTAGCCGCACTAACTGCACTCGTATTGCAGTAGGCGATGCAGTCATTAACAAAGTAGCAGAACGCTTAGCGGTAGGGCTGGCGATTAAATTCTAAAAGTACTAAGTACAATAGTACTTGACAAATACGAAAGGCCGCTGTCATAATGACGGCGGCTTACTTTATGGGATTAACTTTATGTTTAATGTGATTGGATGTTTAGGCGTCAGTGTTGGACAGGCTGACAGTATTGATATGGCTACGCTGTTAGTACTGCGACAGATAGCAATAGGAGCTAAGAAGGTACGCACCATGCGTAACGCTCTCTCACGCCTTACCACAGGGCAGGAATACCACGTGGAATACGGTGGCTCAGGCTGTACCATACGCCGCTTATAAGTGCTTACAGAAAGGATTTAAGTACTTTTATCTAAGGTCAAAAAATATTTGATTCAAAATAAAAGTACTTGACTTTTAAAATGCATAGGTAATCCCTTCATATTTCTATATGTAACATTGTTGCACTATGAAATAAATTTTTGCTTACTAAAGGCCAGTAACGCT